TGGAAATAATGTAATGGAATCAATAAATAGTATTTCTAAAATTAATGGTTTTACTGAACATATGCTTTTGGTAGATGATACAAATACATTAACTTTTGATGAAATTAACACAAAAGAATATATAAATTTTGCTAAAAACTTACTTGATAAAAAAGAAATTTTTGGTCCATATTATAATGAAAATTTTGTAAAAATCGATGAACCTTCTTTTTTACAAGCTTTAAATCCATTAAAAGATAATACAGATGAACATCCAACTAAATCTGGAGTAGTTTGTCAAAATTTCTTATTTGAATGTGATTATTTGTCAAGAGAAGAACAAGAAGAACTTATTAAGCCAATTGAAAAATATACATATCGTATAGTTTGGTCAGGTAGTAGATCTTACCATATAGTAATTAGAATTAATAAACCTGTATCAAGTATTTCATTTAAAAAAATTTGGTATTATCTTCAATATAAATTAGGTTTAGATGGGGCTGATGAACAATCAAGTCTTCCATCAAAATATACAAGGGTACCAGATCAAATTAATCCAAAGACAGGTAATATGCAAGAATTATATAGTGAAAACAAATATATATTTGATTTAGATGAAATTCTTGAAAATATGCCAAAACTTAAAGATGAACTAAAACGACCTACACAATATAAAGGTAAAGTTGATATGAAAGCACTTGAACGTCATATAAAAAGACTTAATTTTCAAGAAGGTAATCGTTTTGAAGCATGTCAAAAATTATCTCCAGTATTAATTTCTCAAGTAACTATGGAAGAATTAATTAAAATGATTCCAATAAAATTGGAAAAAGATCATATTAATGTATTAAGAGCAAAATATTATTATTTTGAAAAATATAAAGATTTATTAACAGTACAAGAAGAAACACCATTAGATGAAAGTGAAGAATAAAAATGACAGAGCAAAATAAAGATTGGACAGGAAATACTAGTATATATGCATGTAATCATAGAGGAAAAGAAGAAAATGTTGCACAAGGAGATTTTTATGCAACACATCCTGAATCTATACAATTATTTCTTAAAAAATGTCAAGAACGTAATTTAATATTACCTGAATATATATGGGAACCGGCTGCTGGGCAAGGTCATATATCTAAAGAACTACAAAAAGTTGGTCATAATGTACTTTCAACTGATTTATATGATAGAGGATTCGGTTTAAGTAATATAGACTTTCTTAAAATCACACGTGATAATATAGATGAGTCTTTTAAACCATATTTAAAGTGCATATTTACTAATCCTCCGTATGCATTATCTAGTACTTTTGTAGAAAAAGCATTAGAATTATTAGATGATGATGGTATTTGTATTATGTTTCTTAAAACTACATTTCTTGAAACAAAAGGACGTGTTAATTTATTTAAAAAACATAAGCTTAAGTATGTTTGGCAATATGTAAATAGACAAGGTTGTGGTAAAAATGGAGGTACATTTAAAAATGGTGGAGCAGCTGCTTATGCTATGTTTATTTGGGATAAATCTTATAATGGTTTACCAGAATTAGATTGGATAGAATAAAGGAATTTAGAAGATGCAAAAAGGATGTTTTAGATATTATTTTCGTATAGGTGAATTTGGATTTAAAATACCTAGATATAATAGTTATAATGCAAATCCTTTTCTTGGATTTTTATGTGGTATAATTATGAATATTCTTGAAAGAAAACGTTATAAATATTATGTAGAATATAAACCTATAAAACAATGGGGAAGAAAATGGAAATATAATTGGATGAGACCAATATTATGTCCTTGTTATTTTAGCTTTTTTGGATTAATTAATATATATAAACATTTACCTACAAAATTGGATTGGGATGATCTTTGTACATTTGGTGAAAGAGTTAAAGATATAGATGAACAATATTTGCAAGAACATACTGCTTATTTAATTATTAATGATATTAAACCAGAAAATTTTAGATGTGATAAAAATGGAAATTTATACTGTATTGATTATGGAGATTTTGAAATAGGAAATATGAGAAGAACTGGAGTTTTAAATATTGATTATAAATAATGGAAAAATAATTTATTAAAAAATTTATTTATTCATATTCTATATAATAGTTTTAATTTTTTAAAGGATTAATATAAATGCGATATACAAAATTTGGAAATGTAAATTCACCAAAAGGAAATAGAAAAGAAGATACAGGTTTTGATTGTTTTGTACCAAATGATTGGAATGAAGGTAAACCATATATTTTAAGACTTAATGAACAAGTTAATATCCCTTTGAATTTGAGCACAAAATTTAATTCTAATAAGACTTTGATTATGTTTAATAAATCAGGAGTTTCTACCAAAAAAGGTACTGTACAAGGAGCTTGTGTAATTGATCCTGCTTATCGTGGAATTATTCATTGTAATTTGCTTAAAGCAGCTAAAGGTAAAGAAGACATAAAAGTAAATTATAGAGGATTTTTTGGTTTTCTTGGTGGATTGTTAGGAATTAAACAAAATGCTACGGTGATTAAACCAGGTGAAAAAATTACACAAGGTATTATTTTTAAAGTATCTGATGAAGAATTAGAAGAGATTTCTAATAAAGAATATGAAAAAGGACCAAAAACTAAACGCGGTGCTAAAGGTTTTGGAGAAGGTACAGGTCAGAAGTAATTAAATAAGCCGTTTATTATTACAAAATGGTTTTAAACGGCTTTACTTTTATTAAATTTTATACTATAATATAAATATAAAGTTGAGAATAAAGGTATAGGAAAATGCAAAAAGTAATTGGAATAACAGGTTTAAAAGGTTCTGGAAAAGATACTATAGCTAGTTTTATTTGTAAACATGATTCTAGTTTTAAAACAATAGCATTTGCTGATAAAGTAAAAGATATTTGTGCTGTTATGTTTGATTGGAATCGTGATATGTTAAGTGGAAGATTTCCAGAATCAAGAATTTGGCGTGAGCAACCTGATATATTTTGGAGTAAAGAATTTGATACAGAATTTACTCCAAGAAAAGCGTTAACTATGGTTGGAACAGACCTTATAAAAAATACCTTTTTAAGAAATATCTGGGATATAACTGTTAAAAAAACTATTTTAGATAATCCTAATACCAATTATATAATTACTGATTGTAGATTCCTTAATGAAATTAATATGATACATAGTATTAATGGTATTATTGTACAAGTTGAACGTGGTAATAGACCAGATTGGTGGACAATAGCTGAAGATTATAATTTTGGTAAACTAGGAATAGACTTACCAAAAGAACTTGAAAATATTCATCCATCAGAAAGAGATTGGATTGGAATTAATAATCCAGTACATACATTTTATAATAATAGTTCATTAGAAACACTAGAACATGAAGTCATTAAATATTTTGGATTGAATAATGAGTAAAATTGATTTTTTGACATATTTAAATAACATTAATTTTGGGCATTTGCACTATTATATACGTTCTACAGAAATTTGTTATTTTCCATTTTTAAATGAAGAAATAGACATGGTTACTTTAAGTACTGAATTAAATAAATTTGGAGAATACTTAAATCATGCTGAATCTTTTGCTGAACGTAAATATATGGCCGAAAATAATATAAAATGGATTAATTTTACTCAACAACTCAAAAAAGAAAGAAAATATACATGTGAAATAAGTAGATTTACTTATAATGATATTAAACAACTTAATCATGATATATTTGGTTTAAAATATGATGAAACTTGGATAAATAATTGGTTAGTTATACATCATAAAGATGATTTACAAGAATATGAATGTTATGATAAAGATAAGCTTTTAGTTTTAAATAGAGCAGTTCATTTAATAAAGCATAGATATAACAATTTAATTAAACATTTACCATCTCTAGAAACAAACTATAAACTTTGGTTTGAATTAGGATGTTTAATTCCTGACAGAAATGGTGAATATCCATGGCGTAATGTAATAAAGAAAAATGTTTAATACATATGTAAGTAAAGTTGGAAAATTAGAAGCTCCATTTGAATTAAAACTTGGAACAGAAGCTTTATTAACTTATGAATATTTTAATGATAAAATATTAGCTAAAAATACAACTCTTCCGGCTATATTTAAGAATACTATTCTTCTTTTAGATAAATTAAATCACCATAAAACAGAACATACTTTTTATGATTTTCCTTATGATGTAAATAAAAACGATTTTTGTATGAATGTTTTAATGGCTTTTTCTGGAAGTTTAGATTCTATTTATCAGACAATACATTTAAAAAATTTTGGTTATGATGTTACACTTTTTTATTTAAATTATAATACAGCACTAGATTATAAAAGGCTAGATATAATTAAAAATTTAGCAAATACATTAAATTTACCTCTAGTTATATGTAATGTAACATTAAATAATAAACTGTTTGTTGAAAATAGTTTTAATAATTTATTTATGTATGCATTAATGTTAGATTGCTGTCAGGCTAATAATATTTATTATATTTCAAGTGGAGATAGTTTAGTAAACATTAGTCCTAAAAAAACCATCTCTAGTTTAAAACAAGTAACAGAAACATTTTTTAATGAATTATATTTAAAATTTAATTTTGATTTTATTCCTGCAGTAAAAGTAAATAAAATTGATAAATTGTTGAAATTAAATAGTTTAAACTTAGATGAATATTTTACAGATTGTATAAACACAGATAAATTTTTAAAGATAAAACGTAATAAGTTACTTACAAAATTAAATATTGATTTACCTGAAAATAATTGTGGTGTATGTCCTAAATGTGTATTTTATAATTTATTAAAATATTATTACTTAAATGAAAACTTACCACAAAATTATATAGATTTTTGTTGGAATAAAGTTGTTACTGAAAATACATATGATTTATTTAATAAAAATCTTCCACTTGCCTTACGTATTGATAATCTTTCCAAATGTTAGTAACAGAAAAATAATTTAGTAGACTTCATATATAGTAAAATTCTATAATATTATTTAATGATATATGGAGTAAATTATCAATGCCATTACAACCAAAAAAATTTAATTTTCATAAAAATAGTATAAAAAATAAATCAGTTATGAATAAAGATTTTGATTTAGATATACAAAAAGATAAAGATGGTAATATAATATTTGATTTTGATTATTTAATATCTGATACAGTTAAAGGAACAGAATGTAGAGATGAGCCACATGATAATGATATGTGGGAAATTATAAAAAATAATACTAAAGAAATAAATAAATATGAAGAATATCTATTTATAAAATATTGGTATAATGCTCTAAATTATGCATTAGAAAAATTAAATGATAAAGATGATATATATAATACTATAAACTATTATATACCATTGTTTTTTAAAATTTTAGATAGAAAAAAATCTCCATTTAAAACATTTAAAATTTTTAATTTATTTTCTAAAAAAGAAGTAATTGATCAAATTACAAAATTAAATTTTATTCAAAAAGCGTTAAAAAATAGTATTAAAGAAAGTGGACTTCCAACTATTGATGAAATGCTTTTAGTAAAATCAAAAGAAATAAGAACAATATATTTAGAGTGTATTCAAAAAATAATCATAGATTGTGAAAATTTTTTAAATAAAATTGATGAAAATAAATTGAAAAAAAGTTTTTATAGTGAAAATTTTAAAACATATATAGATTTAATAAATTTACCTAAAGATTCAACTTTTTATGATTGGGTATTACTTAATTTTTATTCATCTTTAGGCATGTTTCAAAATGATTTACCAGAACTAAAAGCTTGTCTTAAAGATAATTATCCATTAATATCTGAAGTAAGAGAATATAAAGATTTTCTTGTAAATATTTCAGATTCATGTTTTTCATTAAAAAGTGCATATTTAGATCATATTTTTATAAAAAGATGTTTTACTAAATATAATTCTAAAGAAGAATTAGTTAGTGAAATATTACATAAAGTAAAAAAATCAAATTTGTCTGCAAAAGATTTTACATATGTCCCTGAATATTCATATATAAAAAATATACTTAGATATGCTCTTAAAGAAAAAAAGAAAGGTGTAAATATATTATTATATGGTAAACCAGGTACAGGTAAAACTGAATTAGCAAAAACATTAATAAAAGAACTAAATGCTGATGGTTATGAAATAATTGATACTAAACGAACAAAAATTGTTGGAAATAACTTAGATACAGATTTAAAAAATATAGATTTTGCTACAGCAAAACAAGTATTACAAAATACAGAAAATTCAATAATTTTATATGATGAAGCTGAAGATTTTTTTAGAACACCTAATTTAAAAAATATGCCAACTAAAACTGGTATAAATTATTTATTAGAAGATAATATCAATCCAGTTATTTGGACAGCAAATAGCCTTTCAGATTTAGAAAATTCATTTATCAGAAGATTTAGTTATGTATGTAATGTTGAATATATGCCTAAATCAATTTATAAAAAAACATTTAATAAATTAGTAAAGGAATATCATATAAAAGCTAATGATGCATTATTTGAATTTTGTTTTTTAAATAAAGTATCTATTGGTATTATTAAAAAAGCTTTTGAAAATAGTAATTTATCAAAAAACAGTAAAATAGAAAATGTTTTTGAAGATATAAAAAATACCATTAAGACATATACTACTATTAAAGAAAATGTTAGATCTAATCGTTTAGTAAAATTTAATTCTAAACTATTAAATACTTCTGATGATTTAGACTATTTTTGTAAAAAAATTGTCAATCTAAAAAAGTTAAATTTTAGTTTACTGCTTTATGGTGTATCAGGATCAGGTAAATCATATTATGCAGAATACTTGGCAGAACAATTAGGAATGCCTATATTAAAGAAAAAAGCTTCTGATTTAGAGAGTATGTGGGTTGGTGAAACAGAAAAAAACATAGCTATGGCTTTTAGTGAGGCTAAAAAAGAAAAAGCTATTTTAGTTATCGATGAAGGAGATCATTTTATTTCAGATAGAATGAAGCATCGAATGAGTTGGGAAACAAGTCGAACAGAAGAAATGTTGCAACAAATAGAAGCACATGATTTACCTGTAATATTTACAACAAATTTAATAGAAAATATTGATAAAGCTGCTATGAGACGTTTCACATATAAAACTAAATTTGATTATTTAACAAACGAACAAGTTAAAGTTGCATGGAAAGATTATTTTCCAAAAGCAAAATTACCAGATAAATTATATTTGTCTAAATTATGTCCTGGTGATTTCGCAACAGTCAGAAAAAAAGCAGAATTTGAAGGATATATTGATAATACTGATTTATTATATAAAAAATTAGAAGAAGAAATGCAAAATAAAAAAGAAATGGAATATTCTTCAATTAAACTTTGAATTATTTTGAATTCTATAAATAGATGTAATATAAATATTAAGGTGTATAATAAAATGAATAGTTATGATAAACAATATTTAAATTTAGTTGATGAAATAATTAATGAAGGTGTAGTTAATCCATGCCGCACAGGTAACAATACATATGTTAAACTAAATAAAGTGTTAACACATGATTTAAATGAAGGATTTCCAATTTGTACTTTTAGACAAATGCCTTTTAAAGGAGCCTGTGGAGAATTAGAATGTTTTTTACATGGATATACCAATAAAGAACAATATGAAAATGCAAAATGTATGTACTGGAAAGAATGGTGTAGACCAGATCAAGTTCCATATGGTGATAAAGAAAATATGTTAAAAAATAAGGACTTAGGTCCAATATATGGTTGGCAATGGAAGTTTGGAGGAGCAGAATATATAGATTGTAATACGGATTATACAGGTCAAGGTTCAGATCAAATTAAATATCTTATTGATACATTAAAAAAGAATAAATACGATAGACGTTTGGTTGTAAGTGCTTGGAATTTACATGATCAAAATAAAATGGCATTGCCTCCATGTGTATATGCATTTCAATTAAATTATCTTAATGATAGATTACATATGACTGTTACACAAAGAAGTTGTGACTTAATTTTGGGTGTACCAACAGATATTGTATTTTATAGTATATTATTACAATTAATTTGTAATACAGTTAAAATGACTTCTGGAACTATTACTTTTAATCTTTGTAATTGTCATGTATATGATAATCATATAGAAATATATAAACAGCATAGGGATGAATTTTATAATACTAATTTTGTTTTACCTACACTGAATTTAGATACAGAAGCAGATGTATTTAATTTTACACATGATATGGCAAAATTAGATAATTATGAACATGGTCCAAAAGTTAATTTTCCAATAGCTGTTTAATAATAAATTAAAGGAACCATCATGAATGAAATAGAAATAAAATGCAAACCTTTTTATATAAAAATATATAAACGTTGTAATTCGAATACAATTTCTTTTAGTAATAGTTGTAAATTTACAAAATCTAGACCTAAACAAGAATCTGATTATTTTTTATATAAATTTACTAAATATTATGAAATTATTCCTACTGATTTAGAAAAATCAACTTTTATAAAAAAACATGAATGGGACGAATCAAATGATTCACATGGTTTTGCTCAATTTTACAAAGAATTAACAAATACTGATGATTATCCTTCAAATGTATATAGATATGAATTAGTAGATAATTATTATAATTTTGTAAATGTATATAAAACTTGTAATTGGAATGATAATAATAAATATCCATATACTATAAGTTTTGCAGATCATATTTATATTGTAAAATTACAAGATGGAATACTTTTAACAGATTATACTAAAGCAGAACTAAAAGAACAAGAAAATAAAAGAAAGCAAGAAGCTGATTATAAAGTTATTTCTAGTTTATTAAAAACTTCTATAGATAATATACTAATTAAATATGGTATGGAATTAAGAGATTCTGGTATTCGCTTTAAAAATAGTACTGAATATTATAAATTTGTTAAATTAAGTCTAAATAGAGTAATAGAAGAATTACAACAAAATGGATATAATGTAAAATTAAATCCGCGTGTAAGATCTATAAAATATTCATCTTTAATTGTCGATAAAAAAGATCTAAAATTAAAAAATGAAGATAATTAATGACTTAGAGAAATATCGATAAAAATGTAGTAAAAAATCTTTTTAAAAAGCTATTGTGAGAATTAACAAAATGCAAATATTTCTAAGAATAACACAAAATTATGTCAAGTTCTATACATTACTTTCAGTAATTTTCATGGTAAATTTCTAAACAAAAAATGGACAAAAAGGATGGAAAAATATAATATTATATTAGAAGAAACTTATCTCGATTATCCCTCTCCAGATGGAAATGCTGTTATAATTTATATGATTGGTTGTGAACATCATTGTCCAGGTTGTCATAGTCCGTTATTACAACAAAGTTTAGAATATACAGAATCTAATCAGGAAATTTTAGAAAAAATACAAAACTATGCACATCGAGCAGATACAAATAAATTAGTATTTCTTGGTGGTGATCCGATATATTCAAAAAATTTAGCGTTAACAATATTTCTTGTTAATAATTTAAAAAATGATTTTGATATTTGTATTTTTACAGGCTATACAATAGATTATATTAAAAATATTGGACTAAAAGGAGTAAAATATTGGAAATGTGGAAAATTTGATCAAACTAAATTAAGACAATCTAAAAAAACCGATAATGAATATATTTTGGCTTCGCCTAATCAAGATTTTTATGATGGTGAATATAATAAATTATCAAATAATGGTATACTTAATTTTAACAACTTAGAAAAAGGAAATTGAATATGGTTAATGATAAGAAACCTATTAAAGTTACATATCCTAGTTTTAATGTAAATGAAGAAAATCCATATCAAGATGAAATGGATAAATGGGTTGATATTACGTTAGCAGAAGCTGGTACTACAAGAACACGTAAAAATATTATAGAATGTTTAACAAAATCTCTTAAATCAAAATATGGTATTGTTAACAAAGATGAATTGAAAGAAAAAGTTAACAAATTCATGGATTTACATGGTTTGGGTGAAGAAAATTTTGATCCGTTAGCTGTTATTTCAAAACTTACATTTGGTAACTTACAAACAGTTAATGATATTTCTATTGATGCTAATGCCAATAAAAGTTCAACAAACACAGAAGGTATTTGTGCAGAAGCTATGTTACCATTTAAAAAATTAGTAGGATATGATTATTTATATCAAACATTAAAAGAATTGTATGGCAAAAATGAAGCTAAAAAATGTTGTGCTTCTATGTATGATATGTCTTTGTTTTTGCATGATGCAACAAATATCTTAAAGCCTTATTGTTATTGTATCGATGCTTCTAAGTTAGTTACAGAAGGACGTAATTTTGGGCAAGTACATTCTGGTCCAGCACACCGTATTTCTACATATATTACTACTCTCGGTGATACAATAAGGGAAATTAGTTTTAATATTGCTGGTGCGTGTGCTATTGGTACATTTTTTGAAGATATAGCTAATTTAGCTATTTATCGTGAGCGTATCACACTTGATGATCTAAAGAATGATAGAAAAGTAAGAAAAGCTATTAGTAATTATATGCAACAGTTTATTTATACAGTTAATCATTATTCTAGATCTGCAGTAGAAAGTCCATTTACTAATGTATCATTATTTGATAGAGAAAAGTTACGTGGTTTATTATCTGATGATAATTATGGTTGGTATTTTCCTAAGAAGGCAGCTGTAGTAGAAGACAATGGATTAGAAAATACAAAAGAAGCCTTTAAAGAATTTGTATTAGATTACATAGAAGAATTACAAGAAATATATTTAGATGTATTTGATGCTGGTGATCCTTTAAGAAATGGTTTGCAATTTCCATTTCCCGTAACTACTATTAATTTTAGTACAGAAAAAGATGAAAATGGAAAAAATACATTAACACTAAAAGGTTCTGACAATAAATTATTAGAATATATTTCACACAAAGATATATCAAAATATAACATTTATTGCTCAAGTGGTACAAAAGTAGCTTCTTGTTGTAGATTACTTTCTGATTCAGAAATGCTCGGTCTCGGTTCTGGGGTTAATTCATTTGGTGGTTCTCAAGTATCTTTAGGCTCACATCGTGTTGTCACAATAGATTTTTCAAGATGTGCATATGAAGCAGAATCTTATGACGACTTTAAGCATATTATTACAGATCGTGTTGAAGAAATGACAAAAATTTTAAAAGCACATCGTGTGTTAATTCATAAATTAGAAAAATGTAAAACTCAACCGTGGATTTCAAATGGTTTTATAAATATGTCACATATGTTTTCTACCTACGGTTGTGCTGGATACGTTGAAGCTGATGAAATTCTCAAATTTAAGTTTAATCACAGCGATTTTGACTACATGAAAGATTTTTTAGTATATTTTAATCAAGAATGTGCTAGAATCGGTGAAAGAGAAAAAATGATTTGGAATTTAGAAGCTGTCCCATTCGAAGGAGGTTCACCAAAAGCAGCTAAAGCAAATAAAATATTATTTGCTGATGAAAATGGTGATTATGTAATAGATTAATTAATTTTTTTTAAGGATAATATAAAAATGCGTAAATTTAAAATGCCAAACTTACTTGCTAATCAATGGTGTTCACTTTGGAAAGATTATACTCTTGCTGAAAAAATGAAAAGAGATGGTGAAATAAATGCCTTGATGACTGGTGGTTCAATTATACATAACAATATTGATGGAAATATAACTGCAACACAAGCAAAGAATCTTATTCAAAAAGCTGTTGAAAATAATGCTGAACATTTTGCTTTAAATGCATGTTATATTGAATGTCAAGAATGTGGTCATGTTCATAAAGGAAAATTAGATAAATGTCCAGAATGTGGATCTGAAAAATTAAACTATTATTCAAGAATCATTGGTTATTTTTCTAAAATAAATAATTGGTCAAAAGATAGACGTGAATACGATTGGCCAAATCGTAAATTTACTAGTCAAGATTCTATAAATGAACAATTGAAAAATTAAAAATTATTTAAAAAACTGAATCCTCCGATAGTTCTATATATACAGGATAGATTATCGGAGGATTTTTTATGTCTAGTAAAATTTATAAAATAACGAATTTAATAAATGGTAAAATATACATCGGATATACTAAAAAATCATTAGAAGAAAGATTAAAGCAGCATTCTAAATATAAGACAGATGCTCATCGTAATATGCCTATTGTTATTGCTATTAAAAAATACGGTATTGAAAATTTTAAGATAGAATTAATAGAAGAATCTCAAGATGATGATTATATTCATTATGAAAGAGAAGTATTTTGGATAAAAGAATTAAAGAGTCAAAATCCAAAGATAGGTTATAATATAGCAAATGGTGGAGATGGTGGAGATACTTTATCTCATCATCCGGATTTAGATAATATTAAAAACATTATGAAAAAAGCTTCAAAACATAGAAAAGGATGGCATCACTCAGAAGAGGTTAAAAAACAATTGAGTAAACGTTTTAAAGGAGTAATAAGATATATTCCAAATGAACAACAAAAGTTAAAAATGAGTGAAAGAATGAGAGGTGAAAATAATCCAAATTTTGGAAAAAAAATGAGTGAAGAAAGAAAAGAGTTTATGCATGAAGTAAATAGTAATAATTATTATTGGAATAATGGTATTAAAAATAGACGAGCTAAAGAATGTCCTGGAGAAGGTTGGATAAGAGGTATGCTTGTTACAGAAGAATCTAAAAAATTAAGATCGAAAGTACATAAAGGTCAACCATCCGCATTTAAAGGTAAAAAACACACAGAAGAAGCAAAGGAGAAACTAAGTAAATCTCATAAAGGATTATTTAATGGTGAAAAAAATCCAGCTGCTAAAACTGTAGAAGTTATATCACCAAGCGGAGAAAGATTTATTATAAAAGGAACAATGAAAAAATTTTGTGAAGAACATAATATTTCCTTTATAATATATAGAAGATATAAAAATAAAGGACCTTATAAAGTAAGTAAATATATAGCTAAAGATAATCAATTGGCTAAAAATACAGATGGCTGGACCTTTAATTCTTTAGATTGATAAAAATTAAAAATTTTAATTACCTTTATATATAATCTATGTGTTCTATATAGTATAATGTAGAACACATATTTTTTATCATTTTGAATTAATGGCTTTACTTTTTATATAGTATATTATATTTATTATTTATATATAATAGTATTGAAAGGAACAAAAATGCAAAATAATAATTATTTATCTAAGTATTTAGATAATTTATCAACATATTCTAAGATATGGAAAACAATATTAAATCTTCAGGTACCTGTTTATGTTAATAAATATATAGAAGGTGATAAACAAAAATTACTTGTTAGTTTTGATTTACCTGAATTAAAAAACGAGCATAAATATTTTAAACTTGAAATTTTGAGTCGTATGGCAACATTAAATATTTTTGCTGAAAATGTACAAATCGGTAAAAAAAGATTAGTTATTTCAATAAATAAAGAAAATGCTAATAAATTTGATACATTAATTGATAATGCAATACATTTTAAAAAACCAGATGGCAAAATTAGAGAAGATTAATTTTTTGTGGTTTTACATTTTGGATAATTTATTTTATTTTTTATTAAAATTTTTATGGAAGAGAAATTAATGTGCGCTTTAAAAACACCTCAACGCTTCAAAAAAGATAATTTCGATCTTAATAGTTATATTGAAAGAGCAGCAATACTTGATATAAAATATGGTTATTATGATAGAAATGATTATTTGGCTCAACAACCAGCATATATTGCTAAAAGAAAAGAATTACTTGAACATTTAAAAGATAGAAAGGAAAATAAATAATGTGGTCTATAATGTTTTTAATTTTATTTTTTGCTTCTGATAAAAGACTTATTTTGGCAACATTTTTAATTGCATCAATTGTTCAAGGAATGGAATCATATTTTGATTATAAAACAAAGCAAGGATACCAAACTATCTTAATTCAAAATCAAGATAAAGTTAAAGAATTATTTGAAAAAATAATTTATCCAATGGATACAAATATTGAATATCAAGAGGATAAAAACTAAATGGATAGAGAAAATATCTATAAATATTTTATACTTCAAGCTGATTTATGGCAAGTGGCAATAAATTGGTTAAGAAAAAAAGTAGAAAATACAGAATATCAAAATATTCCATATAAAATAAATCATATTCATTTAATAGACGGTGGATGTATTGATTTTAATGTAACATTTCTTTTAGATGATACTGAAATTAATATGAGTTATAGGATTAATGTAAAAGATTTAGAAAATATATAAATTTGTTAAATATAAAGGAATTAATAAATGTCATATGATGTTAATATAGGTACTTATCTTATAAATCATACATATAATGGTTGTGAATGTTGTAAAGATATAATTGGTATAACTCCACGTGATTTTACTGGTAAAAAAGGATCAGATGTACTTTTATTAGCAACAAAAGTTTACAATGAATTAAAAAATAATCCAAAGCGTTATGAACATTATATGCCAGATAATGAATGGGGTACTATAAAAACATGGATTAAATTTATGAAAGAAATAATAGAAGCATGTAAAAAATATCCAAATGAAATAGTAGAGGTAAATTAAATGTCAATATTTTTTACTTCAGATTTACATTTTGGACACAAAAATATTTTAAATTTTGCCAAACCTCGTCCTTTTTCTACAATTCAAGAGCATGATAAAGCTATAATAGATAATTGGAATAGTGTTGTAAAAGATAATGATATAGTGTATATTCTCGGTGATTTAGCACTTGGTTTAAACATGGAGCAACTCGAAATAAATTTAAAAGCACTTAAAGGTCATAAACACCTTATAATAGGTAATCATGATAAACCTAAACAATATGCTTATTTTTTAAATAATAATTTATTAGAATCCATGAAAGAATATATGTCAATTAAGCTTATAGATAAAGTTGGCCGTGAATATGAATGTATATTATTTCATTATCCTATATTAGAACCAAATCATGTATTTTGCAAACCACAGGTTGGAAAAATTGGTCCAACTTGTCATTTTTATGGTCATATTCATAATATGAATGATTATGATGAAATATATAAAAATTTAGGTTTTAGAGCTGCACATATTGGTCTTGATGTATCTGATAAATATCCAAATACTAAAGCTTTTACACCTATAAATTTTGAAGACTTATTAACATGGTTTGATGAAAATTTTTAGCTATATATAATTATAGCTTTACATTTTAAAAATAATAAATATAATTAATATAATTGATATTTAGATTATAGATTAAAGGGAAATTGATATGTCTAAACCACGCTCACCAGAAAGTATTTTAACAAAATTAGAAAATATGAAAATTGGAGATGAAATATTTGTTAAAAAGACAAACGGATATTGTAGTGATACAATAAATACAACTGTAAAAAAATTTCCTGGTAGAAAATATACACAATTATCAGTTTATACACATGAAGGTAGTGAATTTACATCTTTAAAAGATTTTATAAAAATTATATGTATAACACGTATTGCTTAAATTCAAATTTAGCTTAATTTGAAGATAATTATCTATTAAGTTCTATATACAAACAGCTTTTGATGCTAATTTTTAGATTTACATTTAATCAGGATAAAAATTATGCAATATAAATTGATGATAGGTATAGCTTTTATAATGGCTATATTATCTGCAATAATGACTTCATTTGGTATGATGGATTTATTCGCTGCAGCTGGTACCTTCATACTTTGTTTATTTATTATAATTGATTTAGGTCGTTTTCTTTTATTTAATTTTACAGTGAATGAATGGCATAACTTAAGAAGTGTAAAATATTTTATAGTTATTATTATTACACTTCTTTTTGGATATTCAGCTGTTGGTGTTTATTCAAAATTAGATTCATTAGTTACAAATGAAACTAAACAAGCAATGGTTAACGCTGTTATTTATAATAAAGCTAATGCTAATGCAGAAGTTAAACAAAACCGTTCAGAAGATTTAGCTAGAATTGCGGAAGAAGAATATAGAAATGCTTTAGATTGGAATAAAAACGATCTTCAAAATTGTATAGCTAGAGCTAGAGGCAATAAAAATGCTGAAAATAAGTGTAATAATACTAAAAGAGCTTTAGATAATAAAGCTTCTGCTGCATTAAAAGAAGCATTAACTAAAGCAGATGAATCATTAGATATAGTCGAAGCAAAAACTAAGATAAATACAGAAAATAGAAACGAAATAGCTAATGTATTGATGACTATTTGTAAATTAACACAAAAATCATGTGATAGTTATGAAAATTTACAAAATTCACTTACAATTGTAATTATATTAGTTATTATAGGTACCGATTATCTTCAAATTGCAATCATATTAGCTGTTAATACACGAAAAAATAAGAAAAAGATCATTGAAAATACACAAAATTCTAAAGAAAACAAATTAAATAATGAAAAGAAAGAACCAAAATTTGAAAGACAACATCACGCAGAATATATACAAAAACCTAACGAAAAACAAGAAATAGAAGTATCTGAAAAGGAAATAGCTAGTTTAATTGATAAAGATGAAAATTTTAGTAAAAAAGAATTAGCTGATGGTATTTTAACAGGAAAAGAAACAATAGGATTATTAAAAAAAGTTTCTAAAAAATTAAAAAATAAAAAATCTATTTTTTCTCGTCCATTTAGATTTTCTGGTCCAAGACCACAATAAAAGCTCATTTTTTGACCATAGAGCACATTAATTTAATTTTTTTATAGATTATTAATTTTTTTTTAATCTATTGTTCTATGGTCATTTTATGAGCATTTTGTATAAAATTTACAACACGTTTACTAATTATTGAATCACGTGAATATAAATTAGTTACTATATGCATATCATCTTTATTTCTTGTTCTACTCAAAGCTACATATAATTGTCCATGAGCAAAAGCTCCTTTACCCATATCAATTATTACTTTATCTAATGTTTTTCCTTGAGACTTATGAATAGTTATGGCATAACCAAGCTGTAAAGGAAATTGTTTAAATTCTCCTGTTTCTTTTTCAACAATTTGCTTTTTACCTTTTTCATCAATTTCAATTTCATATTCTCTGTTTTTCCAAGTTTCTTTAGTTACAACCACAATATTGCCATTATTAAGCATTTTTACAAAAATAGAATCTTTTTTTAATGCAACAATTATTCCTGTTGAACCATTAATCCATTCTGGAGGATTATTTTTATTAAACATTACTAAAGCGCCCTCTTTTAATATTAATTCTTTATCTGCCGGAAAAGTAGAGCTATTAGTAAAAGATCCAGATATTTCAGCTTTATATTTTTTTGAAGTACCTTTTAACGTTTTTAATTTTGTTTGATTAATTTCTTCTGCTTTATTACGATAAGGAGTAATAGTTACTGCTGTATCTAAAATATCTTTATCTACAATTTTACAACTATTAAAATATTTTATTACATTTTGAATATCAGAATTTAAGCGTAATTTAGTAAGATTATCTAATAAGTCATCATTTAATTGGCGATAAACATAACTAAATTCTATGAATTTAAAATTTCCTTCATGATAAGCATATGAATCAAAAAAATATGGATCATCTGTACCATATTCATCTTTGAATATCTTTAAAGCTCCGGCTTTTATAACCGGTGGTAATTGATAAATATCACCTATTAGAAGTACTTGAAGTCCACCAAAAGCTTTAGCATTATTTCTAATAACTTTTGTTAATTTGTTTATAGCATCTAACATATCAGGTCTAACCATAGATACTTCATCTATAATTAAAACTTCAGCACGTCTAATTACATCTAATATTTTTTTACGATTTGTTTTGAATAGTGTATTTTCTGCTAAAAAATCACTTATTGGTAATTTAAAAAGTGAATGAATAGTTTGTCCACCAATATTCATCGCAGCGACTGCAGTAGGTGAACAAATAATCATACTTTTGGTAAGATTACTTTTAAGATACATAATAAATGAAGATTTACCTGTACCAGCTTGACCTTGTATAAATAAATTATCATTTGTATTTTGAATTATATCAAAAGCTTGTTGTTGTTCTTTTGATAAAATTTGATCAGATATATTTATTTGTTTATCTATAATTTGTATTTCATCTTGTTTTTGGGTCTTTTGAATCTTTTTTCCCATAACAAATTTCCCCTTTCAATATCTTCTTCTAAATCAGGTAAACAACTTAATATACATGCAGATTCATCTCTATTGCATAAAATTTCTGCATGTATATCTTCTAATGAATTTCCACCAAGAGTACCCATTTTAATATTATTCTTTTTTGCCCAATTCAGAAACCAATCAGATGCATCTATATAACCTTGTAAATAACCAGCCACTACTCTAGGTTCATCACTATGACGACATGTAAAGCATTGACAACCTCTTCTTTTTACCATAAAACTATCCTTTTTATAAATAAAAACTATGAATTATTTCTTTATATTGCTCAAATGTACGATTTTTAGCTATTGTTCCAATAATATTATTTAATCTTATATTACCAGACTTATAAAATTTAAATTTATCAATAATCAAAAATTCACCAAATATATCATGATCAATTAAACCTTCAATTTTATTATTATGACAATATTTGATAAAATCATCCCAAGTCATTCTAGGCTCAAAATACAGATTGTTTTCATAATCTGGAGCATTACTACCAGGTAATTCTTTTGTCATTTTACTTTTTTTAGCTTTAGAAACTAATTGTTTTACTGCTTTTGTCAAGATTTTTCTCCTTTTGCTCAAATAGTAAATATTCGAAAACATTTTCTGATGTATAATTACCATCTTCAAGAATGTCAAGTTTATGTTTAGCTATTTTAAAATCACCTGCTGTAATATATTTCAATTGAGTATATTGTTCATCGGTAAATTTTATACCTTTACTAAAATATGTTTTTAATCCAGCTTTAATATTATCTTTTGTCATATAATCAAATTTCCATTTAAAAACAAAACGTCTATTTGCTGCAGGATCAATTTTATCACGTAAATTTGTTGTCATAATAAACGGATAAGGATGATTTTCCATTTGTGTTAATAATTCATTTGTATGTGATGTTTGAAAATCTTGTTTAGCGTATTTACGATCAAATAAAAATGAATCAGCTTCATCAAATAATAAAATTGCCTTTTTTTCTTTAGCTTCTTTAAAAGCATTAGCTATATTTTTTTCTGTATCACCAACAAATTTGTCAATCATATCGGATGCGCGTTTTTTAATAAATGGCATACCTAATTCTTGAGCTAAATATTGTCCAAAATAACTTTTACCTGAACCAGATACACCATAAAGTAAAATACCATAATCTGTTCGTTTAGATTTTTTTAATTTTTTAGTTAATTCTTTCATATCATAATTACAATTAACCATTTTAAAATCATACTTAAGCTTTTCTTTTTTAGAAATGTCTTCTTCCTTTACATTTTGTGGATTAGGTTTACCTGCTGATCCATTTGTAATTTCTCTTTCTAAAACTGCTCTAATTTCTGGTGGAATAAAATCTGCTAATCTAGGATCTAATAAGCCACCTTCTCCTGGATTTTTAATAGTTATGGTTGCCCATAAATTTGGATTATTTGAATTATTATCTTCAGGTTTCATAATTTTCCTTTCTATTGAGATATAAAATTAATTAAATTACGATATAAACTTAATGTTTTGCGAATATTATTAGAATTATCATTTCCATATTTACAAAGCATTTCAATTGTTTGCTCAGATATCTTATTAAAAGCTTGTGTATTTATAAATTCTAACATCATTTCAGTCATTTGTAATTCATAATGTAAATATGCATCAACCAATTCAATCATTTTCTTAGCTAATAATTCACGTTCTTCTTTTGGTGTAAAAGCAACATAAGATAAAAAATCTTTACTTGAAAATTCATTATCTAATTTAATTAGTGTTGATAATAAACTTTCAGCCTCTTCTCTTTTAGTGATTTCATTAGGTAAACTATCTATAAACCAACGAGTTGTTAATTTATTTTCATGGTCAAATTCTAATTTTTGTTTCTTTTTTATAAACTTATTTTTCAAAAATGTTATAACATTATTTAAATTCATGCTGACTCCTATGTAAATTTATATTTATTATATAAACTTTATTTTCATAAAAGTAAAGCCATGAATATTTAAATTATGTTATATTCATGGCTTTTTATTATTTTATTTATTATTTAATTTCAATAAGTTTACGTTTTTGTTCATCTGGAACTTCTACTTTAACTGTAATTGATAGCAAACCATTAATAAAAGTTACATCTTTAATTACAGCATATTTTGGAAGAGATAATTTCCAATTAAAACTTTGATTTGTTATACCTTTATAAAAATAATCTTCTGATACATTTTGTTCTTTGTCTGTTTCTTGTGCTTTACTACCGACATAGAGCATTCCTTCTTCAGTCTCTACTCGAATGTCTTCTTTGTTCCAACCGGCTAATGCCATTTCAATTACAAACCCATTGTCATATGTATTAGAATCACCTTTTTCACTATAAAGGCGTTTAATATTATATTTTGGAAATGAATCTTGTTTAATTAAAGTTGTTGGAAAAGAATTATTAAAAAATTCATCGATTAAAGAATTGAATGGTGAATCTATCATTCGATCTAAATAGTTACGTGCAGAACGTAACATTAAAGTATTATTTTTCATTTTCATAAATCCTAATTAAAGTTAGCAATTAATGTGTTTTGTATAACTCATTCATATGACATTATACAATTATATAGAACAACATATTTTTATAAAAGTAAAGCTTTATTTGAAGTTCTACTAAAATAAATATTATTTACAAAAATAAAAATACATTATATAATATATAAAAGGATTTTATATGATAAAAGAATATGATATGATGTTAAATGGTTTCAAAAGACCAAATTTAAGAGCAATTTCTTTTGCTTCACCTAGACGTGGAAGAATAATACATACTCATACAACAAATCATTTTACAAAATTTCCATTTTTTAATAAGCAAAAAAAGTCAAATTTAACATATGCGATTGCTGATAATGGTAAAAAAATACGTTGTGGCAGTTCTGTAATTGAAGATAAGTGGCTAGATAAATTAAATGTTCGTTTAAGACAAAAAGTAATAATATTAGCAGGTAAAACATATATCGTTGATGGTTTTGATCCAAAAACAATGACTTGTTTTGAAATGCTAGGAGACTATTATCATGGTTCACATAAAGTTTTTCCAACCAATAGAAATCTTATTTCTAAGCATTTAGGAAAATCACCTAATGAGTTATATAATGGAACAATTGCAAGATTTAAAATTTTAAAAAGCCATTCATTTAAAATTTATTTTGTATGGGAATCAGATTTTAAAAAAGGTCAACTTGGTCGTTTATATCGTGGTGGTAATGATAATTTATATTAAAAAGGAAAAAATATGAGATTACAACAAGTATTAGATGATTTATTAGAAATGCTTAAAGCAGAAGAAGAAGGTAAACATTTTAAAACTCTAGGTGCATTAAGAAAATCAAAATTTCAAAATAATAAATCTGAAGATGAATTATTTCTAAAAAGCGATATGTATGCTGGAACGATTGGTAATTCAGAGGCTGTTAAAAAAGGTCACATTACACGTAAAAAACATGGTATTGATAAAATTATTAATAAAAAAGCTGCTGCTAAACGTAAAGCTTGGTATCAAGACCCAGAAAATAAAAAGAAATTTCAAGCTATTATTGCAAAGCGTGATGCCAAAAGAAAAAATTTAATAAAAAACAAAAAGGGAAATGACTAAAAAATCATTTCCCTTTTCCGGTGAATTAAAGGTCTATCTTAAAATTACTTCTTCTATAGACTTTATTTTATCCATTTTATCAAAAATAGAATGAATCTTTTCTTTATCTTTATATGTTAAAAAATGATGTGAAGCTATTTTTTTCAAAAACGGTTTAGTTTCTTGATCATAATATTTTAATGTTAAATCTTTATGTGAAGTTTCAGCTTGAACTTTATCATCGAAATAATAAAGATGTTTACAAGCTGACGATAACCCTCCACCATTTACAGTTACATCAAAATAATATCTAGCTTGTCCATTAGTTTCATTGTTTTTACAATTTACATATCTACATATATTAGATAAATTTACAATTTTTGTTTTTATTTTAGGTAAATCATTTGTATGAACTACCACCTGTTTATAACCAACTGTACTCATTACTATATTCTCCAATAATAATGTTAATCTTCTTTTATATCTTTTCCATATACTACCATATTAGTTGGTTCAAAACGTTTAATCACATTCATTACCGACCAATGATCAAAAAGTGGATTAGAAGCAGCTAGTTTTTCTAAATCTGTTTTATGTTTTTGCATAAAAGACTCAGCTTCTTGTCTATTAGAAAAACATAAACCTGAATATAATTTTTTTCTATCTTGAATATACGAAATATCTTTACGTCTCGATATACTAGTATCCCAACTTTTCCATTTCGTACTTCCAGACTTTAGTGTTATTTGTTTGGAATCTTTAGACATTTCTACAAAACCTTCACGAGGAGCTAAACCACGTTTAAATTTTGTATCACGCGTTCCACAACGATTCCAAGTATTCATACGTATTTTAACTAATGCCATATTTTTTTCCTCATACATAAAATATATTTTTCTACATTAACAAAATATATAATAATAAGAAAAAAATAAAAAGAAAAGCCAACTTTATATAATACACACATTAAATTTCCAAATAGTAAATTATTATCATTAAGTTATTGTTTTTCAATAATAATTTTCATACCATTGTAAGTTAATGAAATTTTATCCTGATTATTATTAGTATTTGTATTAAAATTTGATAAATTATTTATATATGTTTGATTACTAAGAATCGCTTTAAGATTAGCAAAAGTTATTTTAAAACCTTTTGTATTACCAATAAGATAAAATGTAAAATTATCGTCTTCTTGATTATACATATATTTAACTTTAAGTTCACCTCTATCTTTTACTGTAAAAATAATTTCATTTTTAAATTGTCTTAAAATATAATATTCAAAATTATCATCTTTTTGAGTAGTCAAATAAGCATCTAATTTTTTTATAAGCTCTTCTTGCTCATCAAAAAGAGATAAATATCGCATAATTGCAAATGGAGTATTGAGCTTATTTTTAAAATCTTGATAAATCGGAACATTGTTATCTGTTAAAAACTTTTCAACAGTTTCATTATTTAATTCTTTTAAAATTGTGGCTTTTTCTCCAATATAAGGTATTAATTCTTCTAAAACAAGATCTATTTTTTTCTTATTTTCATCATCTAATAAATTATATTGCCATTCTTCTTGTTCTGTCATTTTTTTCTCTTAATGTTTATTTGTAAAATCTATTTCTGCAGAAATACCTTCAAATTTAACTAAAGTTAAAATCAATTGAGTTACTTCTTCAGTACTACATTCATTATTTGAAATAAATTCATTTCCATTGATGATAATTTTCCACTTATCACCTAATCTTTCTACTTTTATTTTCATAGTAAAGCCTTTCATTTTTTAATTACACACATATATAGAATATAAAAAATGAAATATTCTACCAAATTAATTTTCTAAAATTTTTTATAAATCAAGAGTATCAATAATTAAATTTGGATTGAATTTAGGTTCGATTTCATCTTCTTTATAAGGAATATAACCACAAGGATTGACTATATATTTTACATTTCTTTTTCCAAAAGTAAAATTAGATCTATTATGTACATGACCAGAAATAACTAATTTTATTCCAAGTAAATCTCTATCTATCCAATTTTCTAAATCTGAAGTATAACTTGCATTGAGTAAACCTTTTTTATATTTTTCTGATATACATTGTGGAGATAGACAATGATGAGTCATAAGTATAATTTTAGCTTTAGGATTTATTTTTAAAATTTTATCATGACATCTTTTAACTTCTTTTTTAGCTAATTTGTGTAGTTTAAGATAATATTCAGGTGAAAGATAAAATCTATTGTTTTCTTTACCCCATTTAAAATCATTCATTCGACTACTAGCTTCAGCCATAGTTTCATTACGAATAATTTGCTTAGTTAGTTTTTCTACTGGTTCATACTTACTCGGAAGACCATAAAGTCTAGTCCAAAAATCCCATGATTTTAGTTTTTCATTAAATTCTTCAAGTGTTAAATCACAGTAATTATAGTCAGTATAAAATGTACTTCCAATAATAGCTGTGTTTTCATCTATCCAACACCAATTATTTTCTAAATATTTCCAAAACAAATGAGTAATTGGAAATTTTTGCTTCAATTCTTTTTTGAGTTCAGACAATATTGGATGTTTATTATCTTTAGTATATTCATAACATATATGATTGCCATCTATAAAGATTACTTTTTGATTAGGAAAAAATTTTTCTAAAAATTCTTGATGCTTATTAATACCTGCTGCAATATCACCAGCAATAAGATTTATACAATCTGTATCTTTTTGTAAATCTTTATAGTATTTTTTATAAAATAAAGAAGTATTAAATGGATCTCTAAAATCAGGTCCATTTATTCTACTTGTATAATGTATATCTGATATTATTCTACATTTTGTCATTATTTTAATTTATAATCTAAAAGTTCTTTTATTTTTTTAATTTCATCTATAGTTAAAGGTTCTTGTTTTCCATAACCATATGCTAAATGTTCTAATTTTTGCATTAAACAGCAATAGCTAGAATTAGCTTTTTCAGTAAATTTATTTATTTCTTCTTTAGCTGCTTCATATCCATCTTCATATGTATCAGTTTCTCCGTGAATATCAGCATAAGCATCATCGACATCATCATCAGAAAGTTCTATCTCATCCACCCTTGCATTTAAACGAAAATACTCAGGAAAATTTGAAAGCATATCTAAAGCATCTTCTAAATTACTTAAATCCTTTTTAGTATAGAGTTTAGCAGTTTTATTCCATGATTCAAATTGTTCAATTAATCTTTTGTTATTGTCTTCATCGAATTCTACATCAACATCTTGTTCTTTATCAACATTAATAAAAGTCCACATTATTAATTTTTTCCTTTCGTTTTTTTCTTTTCTTTTCTTTCTATTGCTTTTTGTATACGACGTTCTTTATGATTCAATTTACGCATAATAGGGGAATTACCAGTATCTTCGGCAATCCATGAACCCTCTTTATTAAACTTCATTCCTAATAAATCATATAATGATTTATTTTCTTTTTTCTCATCTTCTGTCATTATAACATACCTTTCGTAACATTAATGAAATTTTTATGATTTGGTAAAAGTACTAATATACAATTATCTTTTAATTTATTATTTGTTTTAGGTGCCCATAATAAAGAATCCATGGCAGCCATATTTTTAAGATAATGTTCTGTATAATTACGACTATATTTATTTTTAGTTTTAATTAAATTAAAATGAATTAATTTATTACATTTCATAATAGTATTAGAATTAGCTTGAATATTTTGATAATGATATTTATTAAATTTATTTTGTTTAAGCATAATTTTAATATCTTCCATTATATTAGTAGCTTTATATAAATCTTCATAACATAATATATTTTTATTATCAAAAATATTATTTGATAGAGTATATATTTTTTCTTTTTTCATAAATAATTTTTTTAAAAAATTAAACATTTACTTTTCCTCCAAAAAACTATTTATATATTCTAAATCAACTTTGTTTATAAAATCATTAATAATTTTATCATCTTTTAATGCTAAGAACATAATAGATTTTATATTTGATGGTTTATTTTTTATCATTTCTGCATAGTTTTTCTTACTAAGTTTTTCATCATCATTATTATTTATTTTTAAATCGCTATAAATATTTTTTGCTGAAATTATGATATTATTAATTTTAGTCTTAAATATTTTTAATTTTTCTTTAAGTTCGGTTAATTTATCTTTAAGTTCTGGAAATATTTCTAACAAATCATCTTCTGATTCATTACGTATACATTGAAGTAAAAATTTTTCACTTATACCCATCTCATGTTTAGCAAATTTTATTTTAAGATATTCATTACATTTAATTTTAAAGCGATGAAAATTAATATCACATACAACGACACCTTCTTTATCTATATTATCATATCCATTACAACGAGTTAATACTTCTTCGATATTTTTGTCCATATATAATTCTGGATGTTTAAAAGCACTTAGAATTATATTGTCAGATATATCTTCTGGACCATATTCCCACCACGTATTTATATTACGACATCCTAAATACCAAAGTTCTGTTTTTGGATAATCACAAATAATTCTCGTTTTTGGAGATACTAGTTCAAACATATATGTATAATTTTTATCTAATTGTTCATACCAATTTTCAGTTAATTTAGCATGTTTAAATGCAAGCTTAAGTAAATCCAAAAAACTGTTTGCGTTTTTAGAATCTTCTTCTTGATATTTTGAAATTAATGTTTCTGGTAATTGACAATTTATATCCCAACCATTATTAGATACCCATATCCAACGATTAAGTTTTTTCGAATACCAACATTTCATTAACATACCATCTATTTTATCATGCACTTTGGCTGTTGACCAATCTATTTCATCTTCATCATCTTGTCCATGATTCATAAATTTATAGAATGGTGTGCATATCATTTCAGGACTATTCAAATCTGATACATCAACAATAGAACCTCGGCATGCTTTAACAATTCTATTAGTAAAATCACTTTCAAATTGACTATAACTCACCATATAAGCTTCTGAATAAATTAAATTATTATTTTCATCTTTAAATGGACATTGTTTGGCTGTAATAAAATATGGAGCTTTAGCTATTTCAGAAATCCAATTTTTACCATGAAAACGTATAAAATCAAGTAAATCGTTATAATAAAGTTCTTGCATTAATCAATCCTTTTAAATATTGTATTACAAATATTATTTACACTTACATTTAAATCCGCAGTTGTTTCTAAAGTATTTAACAAAAATTTTTCTATTTCGTTTTTTGTTTTTGGTAAACTTAAATACTTTTCATACATTGTCATTGCTCCCATGGCTTCTCTTGCCCCACAACCAATAGCTACATATGCTTTATCTGTCTCTCCAACTTGAAAATCTGATTCTATTTTATAAATTTTATTTTGAATTCCTAATAAAATATCACCAGGACTAGCAAAATCAGTTTCATCATTCTTTACACATATATTTTTTTCTATAAACAAATTTCTAATACCATTAATAACTGTTGTTCGAACATATTTATCTATATCTTCATTTATCTTTAATTTTGGTATATCTAATTCATACATTAATACATCACGCATTCTAAAAGATCCACATGTAGCAATTAACATATCATTTAATTTAAAAATTTTTGGATCTAGACGTGTTTCTTTAGTATCTTCATTTGATCCTTGAGTATCACTAGCAAAGCAAAGCATTTTATTAGTTTTATAACCAATACAACAAGTCATTTCCCAACTCCTAAATTATTTCTTTAAGCCAATATAATATTTCATTATGATTATGTAAAGCCCTAAATGAATACATGTTTGAATTTTGCTTTAATAAATTTCTATACATTCTTTCAATTACATTATCTGGTACACGTTTATATTCTGGTAATCTTAAAGAATTTCTAATTTTTGCTTCTGATAATGATACATCTGAAAAATCAATTATGATTAATTCTGCTCCATATTTATTAGCTAATTTTTCATAATTTTTTAATTGCCAAACATTAATATTAGTGGCATCAATTGTAGTCGATTTATGTAATTCTAATGATTTTTCTAACTGATTAAATATTTCTTTCCAAACAGTTTCATTATTTAATTGACTAATATATTCTCTACCGTTTTCAACTGTTCTACCACTAATTTTTTCGCGAATTATATCAGATTCAATAACATTTGAAATCTTAGTCATATAATCTCTAGTGAAACTACTTTTTCCACATCCTGGAATTCCACGCATTACAAAAAAATAAAAATTATTAGAATTATAAGGTTGTAGCATTTATATCTCCATTTTCTTTTGACTGCTCTAATTTTCTTTTCCAAGCTGATGAAATTTTCTTTAAAAATTTATATCTTAAAGTTTCTAATTCTTCGTCATTATATTCATCTCTATGTGCTAATAAATATTTTCTAATTAAACTCAATTTATCAAAACTATAAGCATCTAACCTTTTTGCAAACCATAAATTAACTTTTAATTCATAATTATTTTTTATTACTCTATCATCAAAATTTTTAATTTTTTCTTCTTCTTTTTGTTTTTTCTCAATCAATTTAATTTTACGCCACGACATAATTTTTTTATTCCATGCTTTTAATTCACATGGATCTGCTGTTTTGTTTATAATAGAGCAAATAAGATCATTTAATTTTTCTTTATTTTCGTTAGATTTACCATTAGAATCATGAAAATATTCATAATTTCCTTCATAATAAACATAATGATGACGTATATAATCTACTTTGTCACCAAAATCTAATCTCGAATCTTTTATAATGTCATAAATACTACGTCTACCAAAATGTAAAGTTTTTCTTTTAACACCGCGTAATATTTTATAATCATAGTGTTTTATAGTCATTTTAACCTCCTAATATATAAAATATAGTTAAAAGGATTAAATGTAAAACCCTATTTTATTTTTCTAAACCAATCTATTAATATTTCACGAGAAACTTTCATATAGTTTTTATTATATAATTTCAAAAGAATATCATATTGTTGTTTTTCTTCTTCTGTTGAACATGCATATAAAAGCATAAATAAACTAGCAGATGAATTCATATACTCTTTTAAAGACTCTTCTGTGATCACTTTACTGTCATTTAAAGTTATGTTACCTATATATCACATTACCATTATTTTTTATTCCTATCTGATTCAAGTATTAATTTTATTAGAGCTTTGTCTCTTTCTGTTTTAATTAATTCAGCTAGTGCTGTTTTATAATTATAATTTGAAAGTTTAAGTAGTGTTAAATATTCATTTTTTGTTTCAGTGTTATCTACTTTTTTTAATTCTAATTCAAATAATAACTTGTATACAATTTCATCTGAAGAATTAGAAATAGCTTTACATAAAATTTCTATAATGTTACCTTCATGAGCTATTTCATTTTTAGTTCCTGTTGCATTAGCCCAAGTTAAAGTAGTCGGATTAGTTGAACTACTACTAACAAAAACTGGATTTGTAAAAGTTTTTGATCCTGAAATAGTTTGACCAGGAGTTATGTGTACAACATTAGAAATAGAATTATTTGATTTTGCTTGTGGCATTTTATAATCCTTTATTATATTCAATTTGTAAAACAGTTTTTCTATAATTATTGTCATTAAGTTTTAAAAGTACTTGATATTCTGCTTTAATTTCATCATCTTCATTTTCATTCAATTTATCAAATATTATATGATAATAAGCTTCAGTAGATATAGTATTTTTTGTATTTATCCAATTGAGAGTAGCCAATTTTGGAAAAGATATATTTTTTAATTCGGTACATTGCTCAAATATATTATTCATCATAATAAATTCCTATATGAATTCAAAATATTATTTGTATCAATTGTTAATCCATTATTATACTCAATCTGTAAAACTGTACGCCGATAATCATTATCATTCAACTTTAATAACGTTTCATATTCTGCTTTTTTATCCTCATTTTCATCACAAAGATTCATGAATACATTACGATATAAACAATTATTATCAAATGGAAGTCTGCTTTCTTCATTTGAGGCTGAAAAAATTGATGGATATAAACTAGAAGTATCTAACTCTACTAATTTAAGCAACTCATTTTCATTTCCAACAACATAATTTATACCATCAAAATTAAACATTGAACCTGGAATAAGTTTATCTGGATGCATCATTATTTCCTTTCAAAATTTCTTGTATTAAACCTGTTTGAATAGCTAATACTGTTTTAGCACAATTACCATCTAATAATTTAAAAAGCGTATCATATTGATTCTTTGTTTCATCATCAGCAGCTCTCCAAAGTTTACGATATATAAAACTATATAATTCATCAAGGTCTAATTTTTCAATAAAATCGTTAATACAATCTTTAATGTTATAATCTTTTATACAACAACCTAAATTAATTTCTATATCGCGTATATCACGTATAGCCTTAAATATATTATACTTTAATTTTGATATATCTTCGAGAGTTTGTACCTCGTAATCTTCATAATAATCACGATTATAGTCATAATTCATGGTAATTAAACTCCTTATAAGCTTCATCTAAAGATAAAATTTTGATTCCTAATTGTAAAGCCTTTTTCATTTTAGTTGAAGTACTGTTTTTATCTTTAACAATTAAACAATTTGTATTTTTTGTCCAATTATCTCCAGCTTGACCTCCATTATCTATAATATGCTGAATAAGTCCTTTATCACGTATACCTGAAAAGCAAACAACATAATCTTGATAAATATTTGAATTTATATTATTTTCTTCTGTTTTGAATTTAACACCATAATCAAAAAGTTCCATGTGTGTTTTACGCATATACCAAGCATTTCTATATTCCATATATTGACTAATTCTAGATTCACCCAAACCTGGAATTGTTCTAAGTTCATCTTCTGTACAATAACAGCTAAATTCACCAAATTTATCCCAAATAGGTTGAAGAACACGTTCACCCATATCAGGACCAAATGCCCCACAAGCTACCGCAAATTTGACTTCCGTAATAGTTGTTTTTTTGGCTTCTAGACTATTTTCTATCTTTTTTCCATTCTTCCCTATTACTTTTTCAATTATGCCTTTGTGAAGTGAAAAAATGTCTTCTGAATGATATATTGTGTTTTTGTTTAATAAGGTTTCATAAATTTTTACACAATTACCATAACCAAGCATATCTATTTCTAATTTTTGACCAAGATATTCTAAAGCTCTTATTTCTGCTTCTTTACGATAATCATCATAATCTGTTGACCAAATATATTGTAAATCTACACCATTTATTTTTGTAGCACATTGTGGCAAATTATATTGTTCAGATGGTACAAGTACTTCTTCTAATTTAGGAATAACCAAACCAGCTCGCTTAAATTTAATTTTTGCACCTATTCCACATTTAGATTTTATGACATTTTCATAATTATGAGCCGTTATATTTGTAATTAAAGCACCTGCGACTTCTATTGGTTCAATTTCAAGTACAGGAGTAAATATACCCCAACGACTAATTTGCCAATTAATGTTTTTTACAACAGATTCAGCAACATTATCATAAATACCTATTTTAAATTTACGACTACACTTTGGATTTATAGTTCCTCCAACAAATCCAGTATCACTATAATCATTCTGAGTAATAATTATACCATCTAATTCGTAATCAGAAAATTTTAAACGAGTTTTTACTATTTCTAAACAATTTTCATCAGTTAAAATTTCACTAGAGCATTCTTGATAATAAGGTACAGTAAAGCCTAAATGTTCTAATTGTTTAAAAGCTTTTGCTGTTCCTTGATTATTAGATGTCCAATAAGCAACAAATTTACAATTATTAAAAATATTAGCATCTGTATCTTTTTTATTTAAAGCACCTGCTATTGTATTACGACCATTTTTTTGTTTTTTACCAGTTTTTAATTCAATTTCATTAAGTATAGATTCAATTCTATTTTTCTTAAAAAGAAGTTCGCCCCGAATAATTAATTTATTTTTGTAATCAATTGTTTGTGGTATATTAGGAACCTGACTTATGTGACGCATAATATCTTTTCCTTTTATACCATGACCACGAGTGGCCGCTATACTTAATTTTCCATTAATATATGTAAGAATAACGGAACAACCGTCTAATTTATCTGAAAATACAAAATTTTTATGTTTACCAATCCATTTTTCTAAATCACCTTCTTTTAATTCTTCCATACTACCCATTGGAATCTCATGAATAATATCTTGACCATATCCGGTATTTTCTGAAGTTAATTCATTAAAAAATGAATCTTCTGGCCATTTTTCTTTAGCACAAAAATAAAGTAAATCATATAATTGATCGTCTATGAATAGACTAGGAAGGGTAATATTAAATTCATTTTCTATAACAGGATATTCATCTTCTTTCAAACAATATATTTCACCCTTAGAATAAAATTCATTACATTTTTTCAAAATATGCTTAATCTGGGTATTCATTTGCATTAAATATCTCCTTTTTATACTTTTCAACCATCGCCATAAATTTCCAATATTTTTTTTCATCATATTTAAAATTTTGTTTATATATACATAATACTTCAAATTCATTTAGTATTAATTTTGAACCAAGTGTATAATTTATATAATGGAAAAATTTACCAGTTCTGCAATCATATATAATTGCATTAATATAATTATCTGTATTTTTAGGCTGAGTAGAAAGAAAAATATAATCATAACCACTGTTTGTAGTTTTTATATATACATATTGTCTTGTTTTTTCTTTAACTATATTCATAATTAACTCCTTATATATTAATTATATAATAGATAAAGCAAATAGTAAAGCCATTATAAATTTAAATTAGTACATTTAACTCCAGCTTCTTTTAAAATAGATTGAGCAATATTTAAATTATCTTTCCAATGTTCAGATATTTGATATTCATTTGGTATTGTGTAATATATAGCTTTTATACCACTTTGAATAATCATTGCTGCACAATGTGCACAAGGTGGTAAACCATAAATATACATTATACAATTAGATAAATCTTGTTTTGAACAAAGTATTGCGTTTTCTTCAGCATGTAAAGTAATTGCTCTTTTAAATTCTTTATCATTAAGCCTATCTTCTGTATCATTAATATTTTTAGGAAAGCCATTATAACCTGTTGAAATAATTTTATTTTCTTTATTTACAATTACCACACCTATTTTTTTAGATGGATCTTTTGACCAAGTTGATACAAATTTAGCCATATTTATAAACCTAATATGCCATTTCATTATATTCTTTCCTTATTTAGCATTGTTTCATTCCATATTCTTATAGCACTTTTTTTACTTGCTCCCAAAAATTCATAAATATCCCAATGTTTACAATTTGGACATTGTGCATAATAAAGTTCTTCACCATTAATTTCAACAATTCTTGGATAAATAAGAAGACCTTTACGCTTACAATGCTTGCATGGTGCTGCACCATCTTGATTATACATTATTTCTTTTTTTATCATTTTAAATCTCTTTTCAATTTTCTACAATAAATGATATTTTATTCATTTTTAAATTAAGTGATTTTACTTCATTTTTTATTAAATTCCAAAGTATTTCTTTATTTAAATATACTTCTTTAGTAGTTATATGTTTAATAATTTTACTATGTTGACATATTTTTTTACATTCATTTCTAGTTTTAAAAGATTTTTTATCTATTAAAATTCTAGCAGGATTTGGTTTATTTATAGCAATACATTTATAAACTGCAATTTTACCAGGTATTAAATTATATGTTTCATAATGATGTACATATTCTCTATATTTTGCTTTTTTATTGTTATGTGTAATAATTAGCTCTCTTCCTATTTCACTTTCTTTTACTGAATTAGTTCGTTCTATTTCACCAGTCATTTTAAATAATGTAAGATATTCATTAAGTTTTTTATCAGTATGTATTGGTTCAACTAATTCTAATACAATTTGATGATAAGATTGATTACCTAATTTATTAGATAAATAATAATCATCTGTCAAATATAGATATTTAGGAAAATTAAAAAATTTTGACATATTATTATATATCCTTTTGAGGTCTAACAATACATATAGTAAATTTTTTATTTGCCATAGCTTTAGCTAATTTAAATATTTGTTCTTTTGTTACATTCATACGCTTTTTCAATTCTTCTTCATAATTGAATTCTTTATTGAAATAAAATAAATTATTAACATAATATTTTATTATATTTTTACCTTCATTTGCAGTCGCAAAAGCATATGATAATGTATTTTTAGCTTTAGTTAATTCTTCATCTGTAATTGAATTACATAACGTCATAAAGGTATCTTTAATAGCTTGAATAGCTTTGTCTTCATTTACTGGTTCTACAATTGAAAATATTATAAAAGTATTAGCAATTCTACAAGTATCAGTAAAAGTTGAAGTACTATATGTCAAACCTAACTTTTCACGCATTGTTTGAAATAATCTTGTTGACATACCACCATCAAATATAGCCATCATAACATCATAAATAGGTTGCCATTCAGAATCAATTTTAATGGCTGGCATTCCCATATAAATATAACTTTGTTCTATTCCTGGTTTATAAATTATTGTTTTTTTATCTTCTGCAATTTTTACTCTTTCAAAAATTTCTTCTTCACCACGTGATAAATCATTAAACAAATTAGAAATATAGCTTGTAATTTCATCTAAATTATAATTTTCTGGTACAATAAGAGAAAATATCATATTATTCGGAATATAATGTTTTTTATAATATTTAATTAAATCTTCTTGTTTAAAATTTTTAATATTTTCTAATGTACCTATTACTTGACGTTCCAATCTATGTCCTTCAAAACCTAATTTCATTAAACCTAAATAACCTGTATAGTTTGGATCATCATTACGTTGTTTATATTCTTGAATAATTACTTCACGTTCTTTTTCTAATTCTTCAATAGGAAAAATTGAATTTCTAACAATATCTGTTAAAAAATTACAAGCCTCTTTCCAAAAATTACCTGGCATACTTACTGTATAGCAAGTTCTATCATCAGCTGTATATGCATTAGTATTACCGCCTAAATTTTCAATATAATCAATTAATTCTTTTGCTGTTTTTGTTTTAGTACCTTTAAATGCCATATGTTCAAGAAAATGTGATATACCATTCTCTTCGTCTGTTTCATTCAACATTCCAGTTTTAACGGTAATTGCCCCATTAACAGTATATATATCTTTTGACATAAGTATAATTTTTAAACCATTATCTAAAGTAACTAATTTTGTTAACATTTAATATCCTTTCTTTTAATACATCATTTGATTTATAATAATTATATAATTATTATTTTATAAAGTAAAACCATAAAAAAGGCCATATTAATTATAAAACTAATATGGCCGTACCCAATAATGAAAGGAGGTATTTGGGATTTTACTTATCAAAGTCGCTCAAAATACTTAAAATTTGAGCAGCTTGAGAATAGTTTTTTGTATCAGTCAATAAATTAGCAGACTTAACAAGATTTTGAATAATCATATCTTTTGTTGATACTTCTTTAATATTCGATTGCTCAATAAATTGGGTGTTATTATTTCTATGAATGTTTCTTGTAATAGAAGATTCTTTAAAGCCATACGTATGATTTACCCTTTTTACCATTGGTGATAAACGAATATAACTTTTACCTTGTTTATCAATAAATTTACCTGTTTCTTCCATTTTTACACTCATAGTCCACATATTAATTCCTAATTCTTTAGCAATTGCTCCAATACTAGGATAAATCTTACCAGTTTCTAAACATTTTACTTGAACTGCAGCTTTTGGACCTCTAGTTATTTTTTGAATAGGCTTTACTTCAGATTTATATAAATTATAAGAATTTTTTCCAAGTTTTTGTATAACGTAACCTTTAACATAAGATTGATTTTTACTTAAAGCATTATATAATGCACCTTTAGACATATCACATAGATTAGCTGCATCTCTAACTGAATCAAAATGAACATTATCGACACTAATTTCAATAAAAGGTTTTTTACTCATTTTTATAAATCTCCAAAAATTGTTAAAATTAATCATTAAACATTTATTTTATATAGTAAAATTTTTATTTTGTAAAGCCATCATTTTAAATTATTTATCATATTTATAACACTACTTATCGGTATTAATTTATTTGCCCAAAATACAATATTCTTATCTAATTTTTTATTTTTAATTATTTCATAATTTTCTTCATTTCCAGAATACATAATAACTTTTGTTTTAAGATTATTATCATCTAAATATTTTAACATTTCTAATGCAGTTTCATTTTGCATATCATAATCTGAAATTATAACACGTGCTTTTTTATATAATTCTTTTTCTACAAGAGAAGGCATTTCAAATTGTTTTAAAATATAATTAGAAAATTTAGAAAAAGCTAATTTAAAACTCTCTCTAACTATATAATCATCCTCTAAATGTATAATTATTTTATTCATAATTTTTTCTCTTTATTAATATTTCTATGAAATAGTTTTGTTTCTGGATATAAAATAATTTTTCCCTTAGTTGAATGTATAATTACAGACATAGCACAAAGAGAAGTATTTAAATTAGATAAAATTCGAATATCTTGCGTTTCATCATATTTTTCTAAAACACGTAATAATTCTCCAACTGTTTTAATATGTGCTTTAATTAATTCAGCCATAATATTATTCCTTTGTTTTAATCTTTGTTAAATTTTCTAATATTTCAGCTCCTCTTTTTTTTCTATCTTCGGGATTACCAAAAAAGCTTAATTCCCAAAATAAACCGTATATAACATGCATTAAAGTAGGATGTACATGTACTTTTTTGATTAGATTGCCTTTTTCATCATAAAATGGAGCTTCACAATCAAAAGTTAACTCTAAATTTTTAATATCATTAGCACCTAAAAAATCTATACCAAAAATTTCACCTTTTTCATCAATACCATCTACTTCCATTTTAATCGGAGCTGTTTCAAAATATTCTTTATTAAATTCTAAACCATACCAATAAAAACGTAATTTACCATTTACGTCTTTTGCTTCTGATTTTTGTTCAGCTTCAGCTAAAAATTCATCAGCATAAAATAAAATCGGTTTAATTTGTTCATTTTTCTTAACTAAATTAAAAATAGTTTGTACAGTTGATCCTTTAGCAAATACTACAGGAGTAGATGCTAATGTATATGGATTAATATTACATTTTTCTTTTTTTTCAGAATATCTTTTATAATACATATCTCCATTTATATCTACATATACATATTCCATTGGAAAATCTTTTTTCATAACTAATTCCTTTCTTTTTTACTATTTATTTTATATTAGTATATAATTAACTATTTGTAAAACCATTTATTTTTGTCAATTTTTTATATTTTATGTATATTTCCTACAACTGACCATGTTTGCCAAGTAATATCTAAAGACTCTAATGTTTCATCTGGATTATCTGTTCTTAAAACAAATCCTAATTTTTCTTGACACCATTCAACTAAATATTTTTTACCTTTAGTATTTTCAACATAATCATTTTGAAATATCATTTTTTGTGATTTATCTAACATTCCAGTACTTCTATCTAATTGAATATTGTAAGTACCAGGTTTATCTTTATCTGTCAAGCCAGTAATAATATTAGAATAATTAAATGCATTAGCATATGCAACGTGTACCGGAATAGATTTTTTATTCTCTGTCTTATAAGTTACATATCTATATAAATCACCTCGCATTTTACACATTTATTAACCTCCAATATTTAAATTATATTTAATTTATAATTTAAACTATTTAATTTGTAAAGCCTTTTTACATTCTTTTAAAATTTTATTGATCCAACCTTTATTCATTTCTATTATATTAACATTTGGATTATTTATCATTGTATAAGCTGCTAAAGAATGTGTTGCAACAATTATTTGTACATTTTTATTTAAAATACATAAATTTTCAAACCATTTAAATAATCCAAATTGCATATTTAATGCCATATTATTATCTGGTTCATCTGCAATAATTATACAATTATTATCATATTCTATCTTATTATCAACTAATTCTTTAATTTGTTCATCATTTAATTTATGGGTTTTTTTAAGATTTTCTGAAAACCAAGTATGATAATCATAATTACTTTCTCCTCTACTAGAAAAATGACCAGAAATAGCAGTAAATATATCACAACTCATACTATTAAAATCAGGGGCCTCAAAAATTTCATTTGGATTATATTTGATTATTTTACTAACTTTACCTTTTGCTCTAGCATCAAGATATTTTTGAAAATTTAAAAAATCATTTTGCTTAGGACCATTATAACATTTTCTATAACCATTATATTGTTCAATTAATGCTAATAATGATGATTTACCACTAGTATTTGCTCCAACAATTATATTAAGTCCTGGTTTAAATATAAATTCACGAAAATCAGAATTCTTGAATCTTTCATTTCTTCTAACTTCTAAATATTCAATCATAGCTATTATTTCCTTAAAAGTAAAAGACTTAATAAATCTTTTTTATGTCTTTCGCCATTTTTTGTAAGTTTAACTTTAAGTGTAGTTTGAAAATATTTTTGAGCCTTTATATGTAAAATATCTAGTATTTCTAAATACTTGTTTAATTGATAAAAATTAATAAAATCATTTATTAATTTTTCATTTAATTTGTAATCTTCTGTATTTATCATAAATGCTATACCAAACTCATCAGTTTTATTATTATAATCTATATAATCTATAGTAACACAATAAGGTTTTATATATTTCACAAAAGTACCATATATAACCTTAAAAAGTTTCGATGTTACTGTATATTTCATATCTTTTGCCCATTTATTTATTTTATATAAATATTGTATACTATTTTTCATATAAAGTAAAGCCTTTTCAATCTATACTATTTAAAGTTTCTGTATATCCAAATAAAGCTAATAAACCTATTATAAATTCTATGTCATCTTTTGTTATGTTATTTTTTAAACTTATTTTTGCAGCATAACTATTAGGATTTTTACCATATTCAATATCTATAAATTTACGAATACCGTCTTGACTTAATTTATATTCAAAAGAAGTTTGTAAATTATTATTATCATAAAAAGTATTATAATATAGATTAAGCTCTATTGTATAATATAAAGTAGATGAACTACCTACTACAACTTTATTCTTTTTAGTCGTAAATTTTTGCATTGTAGCTTTTAAATAATCTATAAGCATCCACCAACATTTTATTTTTGGTTCAACATTTTCTAACCAATTAATTGACATTATATTACCTCATAGTATTTTCTATTAAAATTAAATTTTTCGTAATATCTAAATATCTAATATCTCGATCTACAAAAATAATTAAATTTTTTTGTGTAATATTACTAGCTCTTGGAAATAAAGCGGTATTAGCATCAAAATATTTTTTAAAAAATTCAATTAATACTTCTCTATATGATTTATGCTTTTCTTTAATTATAGAAAAATAAATCAATGTAGCTAAATCATTTGAAATTTTAAATTCTATATACACAGGAAAAGAATTTTTCATAACTGTAAATAATTTTTTATCAGAATATCTATTTTTATCATAATATTTACCGTATCTGCCATTTTTACATAAATAATTTTTGCTAAAATGCCAAATTTTATATTCTGGACATATTTTGGTTAACCATTTTATAAATTTATCACGCCTATTACCCTCTATAATTAACCAATGTGTTTTTCCAATTTCTTCTAACATTTATTATTTTTCCTATAACTATATGCATATTCTAAGGCTTCTTCAAGTGTATCATCAAAATATTTTTTTATATCTTTCGATGGCATAAAACTAAAAGCAGCATTTAAATAAAGACTAGTTAAATTTATATAAAGTTGAGATGCATTTTTACCTTGTTTATATAAATCATATGCATATTCTTTTTCTAATTTACATTTTTTCATAAGGTAAACAATAAATAATTTATAGTCATTTGGTTTTAGATGACAGAAATATGTATGATCTTTTTTATCAATAAAATCATGTTTACTATAATTAGTTAAATTTACTTTATATATTATTATTTCTTTATGTTGATTATCATATGTATTTTTTAATTGTTTAATTCTAGCTTTTCCTTCTTTTTGTCCACACGAAATAGCTGTTTTGACTATTCTTTTTAACCAATGGCTTTTTTCTTCATTATGATATTTAGTTTCTAAAATATCTTTTGATAAATTCTCTATATTAAACCAAACTGTATCAGCATATTGTTTAAATATAGAAAAAGGATTATTATAATTTTTAAGTGAATTGTCTATATAATTACTAATTTCATTTTTTTCATACATATCTCTTTCTACAATCCAATCAAAGCATATATCATTTAAATCTTTTCCAACTAAATTTTTTAAATAGACAAGATTAAAAAAGATAGTACGATAAGAAAAATAAATTTTATCGCCTTCATAAAAATTAATAGTTATCATATCCTTTTCTTCAGTCATTTTAATTTCCTTAATGTGGATAATATATTAATATTTATACTATATATAATTACAGATGTAAAGCCGTTAATTCATAAAAGGTTTTTGATTTTTAATAAAACATACATTTCTTCTATTGTAATTTGTTTATATTCTAATTCTTCTATTTCAGTTGACATAAATTCATTTATAGATTTAAAAATTATTTTGCTTTTACTTTTTTCTAATCCTAATTTTTCTAAAAATAATTTCCGTATATCAGAAGCAATAGAATAACCAGAATCAAATATTTTATATTTAATATTCATAGTTTTACGATATTTATTAAAATATACATAATCTAAACACCACATAGCAGCTGGTATATTATTATCAATTAATTTAAAGATTGTTTCACATACTATATCATTATCAAAATACAAATCCAAAGCACTCCATTAAATATATACCGCTATATATTATTAAAAAACTTAATAACAATATAATTAATAAATCTAAAGTATCAAATTCCATATTATATTAATCTCCAAAAACCATCTTTAAATACACATAAAAATAATTTATATCATCTTTTATTTCAAAGCATAAATATTCTTTACGATAATCTTTTTCTAAATATTTTAAATTATATTTTTCACATATTTCTTTTACTATGTTTTTTCTATTTTTACAAATTTTAAAATATATTATTTTGAAATTTGAATGAATTAAATGTCTATAATATTTTCCATATCCATCACTATATGCTAATATATGTCTTTTTAATACTCGACAATTTAAAGAATAATTAAAAGAATATCTAACATGACGTTCAATTATCTCTAAGCATTCATCATACTTCTCTAAATATTCTTTAGTTATATCTAAATTATTCATATTTTTCCCTATATGATAGTTTATATAAAGTAACTATATTAAATACTTCATTTAAATATTCTTCTTTAAAACTTAGTTGTAAATAAGTAATTAGTTCACTATTTGTATATTGAAAATCAAAATATTTATCTATATTAAAATATTTCAAATAAAAATTTATTCGATCTATTGGGTTTATTATTAAAAATGATATATACCAATTACTTAAACTAAGTTTATAAGTAAAAAGTTCATCATTTGAATATGATAATGATGAAACATTACATGTATTGTATATTATCTTATTTGTTAACCAATTTGCTAATTCTATTTCTTTACTCATTTTGTTCCATTAATTTATAACTAATAATTATCTCTTCTGTTTGATTTAAATATTTTTTATTAAATTGAAGTGTAATAGCTGATCCAGGTTCATATATACTTGTTGGATTGGTATAATCTGCATCTAAATATTTATTTAATAATTTTTTATTAATATAATCTTGTAAAGTTCCACAAATTTCTCTTGCATCCCTATATTCAACTTCTAAATATACAATCATTATTCCTGATTCTATTACAGATAAAGGAGCATTTAAAGCCTTATGCATAACATATATAAGAAAATCATTAATCAAATCAATTCTTTTTTGATATAAATCTTCTTTTTTTAATAAATTATTCATTTATACTTCCTTTAATTTCATTAATGTATATAAATCTGCAAAAGAACTACCACTGTTAAACGGAGCTCCACACATTACTACAAATTGTTCATCTTCATCAATTTTTTTACCTTTAGCTGCTCCAATATAATATTTTATTTCTTTTGTTAAGGTATCTAATACTTTAACGATACCAATAGTATTAAGTTCACCTTTATCCATATAATGATATGTTGTTAAAGGAAACCAAATACTATCAATTATAACAAAATTAGTCATACCATAACATTTAACTCTACGCTTATTTGTATCAGTCATATTTTTTATCCTTTAATTTTTAACTATATAGTATTATATAAATTTATATAATGTAAAACCATCTAAATCATATTAATCCCATTAATTTTATCAATGTCAAAAATTCATTAAATTCTATTTCAGTTAAGTTATTTTTTAATTTTATTTTAATTGAATAGTTTGATATATTTACTTTAATATAATTATCAAAATTTTTATTTTTTAAATATTGTTCAATACTATGTTTTATCATATATAAAGCATTATTTAATCCAATTTTATCATAATTTGGATTATCTATTAATTTGAATTTTACTTTTGCAGAACCATCATAATTATGCCAAATATTTCCAAACAAAGTTTTATCATACTTAATTATGTGTGAAACAAGTATTTCATATAAAATCATTGAAATTTTAGTTAGTTCTTGATTATTAATAATCATATTTTTATTCCTTATTACTTATAAATTTACATAATGTATACAATTCATTAAATTTATCATTAGATATATAAAAACTTAAATGTTTCAATCTATAATTTTCATTTTCTAAACAAAGACCAAAATTTTTCATGATATTTTCACTTTTCTTTCTACGATTTGTTTTACTCCACACATTAAATTTAATTAAATTATTTGGTATATTATTAAATTGTATATGTACAAACCCTTCTGAATAAATATAACAACCATCTGTAATCCTATCACCATTAGATTCCCAATGATCATTTAAAGTATTAATAATAAAATTATATTTTTTATTAAATTCATTAATATCTTTAATAAATTTTACACGCTCAATTAATTGCATTTCAACAGCTTTTATAATTTTATTTTCTTTCATGATACATTTCCTTTTTATTGATATATTTTTATTATCATTTATATGCATAAATCATTTAATTAACATTTTTGATAAAGTATATAAATCGTTAAACATATTTGATTGTATTTTAAATATATAATATTGACTTCTATAATTAATAATATCAATTGGAATTAAATCAAAAACATTCGTTAATTCTTCAACTAAAATTTTTCTTTTATTACCAAATGTAAATATAAATGTAATATAATCATCTTGAAGATTTGCTTTTTTTGATAATCTAAATAGATTATTTTTACTATTATTATCTATTTCAAATCCATTATGTATAATAAAAGATATATGACGTAAAAAAGATTTTGAACTTTTACCATTATAAGCTAATTCAGTAGTTTTAAATTTATTACTTAAATACATAATAATATTACGATTTATATCATTATATATTTGTTCATATTCTGTGATGTTTTTTGCTATAATTTCAAATTCATCTATAGTCATTTAGATAATTCCTAACAATTTTATTGTGGTTAATGTATTATCAGAATCAATTATTTTATATATCACACATTGTTTTTCAAAAGATCTCTCAATTTCTTGAATATCTAAAAGTTTAAATGTATTTTCTAAAGAATCTGTTAATTTACAAAATGGAATAAATAAGATATTATTTAATTTATACTGATTTATATTTATGTAATTTTCAAAAAAATTAGTATGAATAAGTTTAAAATATATTATTTCTTTAACTAATTGATCTTTAAATTTTTTTGGTAAAACTACATCATTGATAAATTCTGAAATTTTATCTTTATAAATAAATATTTGCTTTTTATTTAAAAATCCAAAACTATTTAATGCAAATATATCAGGATATTCTCTTTCTAATTGATCTACAATTTTAATAAATCTAGACTCATTAAAATGTCTACTTTTCATATAACCTATTTCATATCCATTTATTTCAGAATATGGAGATTCATTTACAAGAATAAGTCCTTGTTTATTTTGTATTCTGTCTGTAATTTTAATTAGTCTATTTAATTTATATTCAATTTTTGCTGTTGTTAAAAAATCTATACTTTTCAACATCTTTTTTTCCTTTCTATATAAAATTATAGGCTTTACTTAGTTAAAAGTAAAGCCGTTTATAAAAATAAATAAAATAAATTATTTATAGATTACCATTAAATCCATATATATTATTAAATTTATATAACATTTTAATCATAGCTATTGTATTAGAGTCATTAGAATAGAGAGAGGCTTTTAATTTATTAAATTCTGGTATAAGATTATGATTATTTAATTCACGTAAATTAATATCAGCTAATTTTCTTAAACCACTATCTGTCCACATACCAATATTTGCATGTGCTAAATTAGACCTATTTTCTAAAGCTGCTTCATTATGTTTATTTGTCAAAATACTTATAAATTGATCATTAGTTATACCATAATCAGCAAACTTTTTCTGTTTTTCTTTCCAATCACGATTATGAGCTTGTTTACTTAAAGTATCTATATTATAGATTTTTTCTTCTAATTTATGACAAGCTTCTCTAAACAATATTAAGTATTTATTCATATGATTAAACATGTATATTATCTAAATCTGGATCATCACTAAATCTATAAAGCATTTTTACCATGGCTGTTGCATTTTTGTCAGCTGGATATAATATTTCTTTAAGTTTATTAAATGAATCAATACAACCTTTTTCTTTAACTATATCTAGCATTTTATTTCCTAATTTTTGTAACCCCAAATCTTGCCAATTACCAATTCTTGCTTGTGACATAAGATTACGATCTTGGATACCTCTTTCTGCTGCATTACCTACAACAGTACTAATAAATCTACCATCAGCAATATCATATTTTTCAAATTTTTCTTTTTGCTGTTTCCAATTTGTAGTGTTAAATTGATTTGTATTTCTAAATGGATTTATATGAGATTTTAATTTATTTGAACTATAAATATCTTCTTCTAATTTAGTAACAGCTTCTTTAAAAAGTTGTACATATTTATTTATCATTTTATATTATATCCTTAATTTATATATAAATTAAATATCTAAAAATTAGAACTTACACAACTAATAAAAAATAATATATATTTAATGGTTTTTATCTCAATATTTTCCATAATGTATAAACTTCATCTAAAAATTCGGATTTATTTGAAAGAGGGTAGAGTTTAAGAATATAAAATTCACCACCTGTACCTTGTAGTTTTACACCTAAATAATTTTCAAAACCTAGTTTATTTATATATTGTTGCAAACCAAAATAATATCGATTGGGCTTTTGTTGATAATGAATATAACGCATAATACAAGGTTGATCTAGATTAGTTTTTACAATTACTTTTTTACGTAATGTTTGTTTATTAAGACTATCAAACCAAGACAAATAGATATCTTTTAATAATTCAATAACTTGTTCTGAATCTAACATCATATTTTTCCTTCCAGCTTTAATAATGTATAAAGATTGTCAAAAGCCTCTCTGAGTATAAATAAACTTTTTTCAGATTTACGATAGTATTCTGGTTGAATTATAGAAAGTCCAAATGTATCTTGTAAAGTTTTACAAATTTGTCTACGTTTACGTGGTATCTGAAAGGTAAATTTAACGATAGTTTTATTATTTTCAACAAATCTATATAATTTTTCTAATTTTTTACTTATACTATCAGATCTACATGGATCATCTAAATTATTATCTAAAAAAGCGATTAAACGCGGAATAGGAAGATCATAGGCATAAATAGTATAATGCAGTTTATTTCTTCGTATAGAATCACATATATATTCGAGAACTGCATAATATTCTTTGTTAAAATTAACAGCTACCTTACGTAATTCTTTATATTCTTTTTGCTTATCGTTAATATCCATTTATCAATTCCTTATATTTATAAATATAATTTAACCTATATTATATCTAAAGTAAAACCATCTTTAAACCATATTAAAATAATTTATGAAAAATGCATCTTAAAAAGGTTTATTTAATCTCATATAGTTTAAATGATATTCGAAAAGTTCTTTACTGATTATTGATATTTTTATTTTCCCAAAAATCTTGTAATTTAAGTACAGTTTCTAAATCTTCCATTTGATCTATGTATTCTTTTTTAAGAATAATATGTATAGAAGACTTATATCTTTTTATATTAAAATAACCGTCTATGTTTTTATCTCTAAAACTTTTTCTTATTTCTGCATAATGCGATTCACTAGCCCAATTTTCTGTATAAAAAATAACTCCTGGTTCTTTATTGTTATATTCAACAAGATTAAATCCATCAAGTGTAATACAATTTTTTAAAACTTCTAGACAAAAATGATTTGCATTTTCATGTCTAAATCTCGCTTCTTCTGAAATACCGATGGCTATCATGATTATTCTCTTTTTATTAATTTACATATATACAAAGCAAAGTATAAAGCATATTTATATCATTAGTTTCTAAAACATAATATGTATTTGCATAATTTTTGGCATATACATCTATACGCTTTATATTAAAATTTGTTTCAAGATAATTTATAAGTTTTTTTCTATTTTTCCATACTCTTAAAATAAATCTTACTCCAGTATTTTTATCATAGGTATATGACACAGCATCATATGGAGCTGAATCAAATATATCTCCGCGAAAAGTATAAGCGTAATTTTTGTATAAAAAAGTACTATAGTGATAAAAATAATCTGTTGTTGGATTAACCTTCATAAATTCATACAAAATGTCATTTAATTTATTAATAGTTTCTGTATATAATCTTTCTTCACAAATCATTATATTTCCTCTAATAAATATAACAAATCAAACATCTTCATATAAACATATAAATAATTTAAACCCTCATCATTTTTATAATTATTTTTGAAGTTAAGAATAAATTGATTTTCATCAGATATAATTTTAAGGTCTATAAAATATTCCAAACCAGTAGTATAAAGAAAATCCCTTGTATTTTTACTAAAAGATACTTGTCCAGTTATAGAAGGATCAATTTTATACATAACCAAATATACTGTTAAATCAGGTGTTTTTGCATTATGAGCATATTCAAATTGGACTACTTTATCACCATTACATGTCAAAATTATATTCTTCAAAAGATGTGTGATTTCATTTAATTGAATCATGATTATCCCTTTCATTCATAAATATAATTTAACCTATATTATATCCAAAGTAAAACCGTTTTTAAGCCACATTAAAATAATCTATGGTGCATCAAGTTATTGAGGTTATATTACAATATAAAAGATATCTTAGTTAGCCATTATTTTAGCTAATGTACAAAGCTCATCAAAATTTTCTCGTGGAATCTTAAAGCTAAAAGTCTGCATCCTATAGTCATGTGTATAACTAGGAATTAAACCAAAGATTTCTACAAGTCTTTGACATATTTGTTTACGTTTATTGAACATATAAAAAGTTATGTTAAAATATTGATTTGGTGTATTATTTTTATAACCAATTTTAGCAGCTAAATTATTTAATCTTTCATTATCATCTGTGTGCATAGTATATAACATAGATTTATAATTTATACCACTAAATGCTGGTTTTATACCGAATTCATTTTTAACATATTGCTGTATATTACGCATCATTTCATTATATCTATCTTGATGGTTTATAGCATAATTATAAAAATCTTCAAATTCTTTACTTGTCATGTTATATCTCCGTCATTTTACAAATCATATATAAATCATTGAAATCATCAAAATCTATATAAAATATATAATGCGATTCATAGATATAAGTTCCATCATCTGGTTTAAGACCGAATGTATTTTTAAGATAAATTTCTACTTCATCACTTCTATCATCTACAGCAAACCAAAGTTTTCTTAATTTTACAAAATAATTATCCAACGATCCAATGCCAGCTAATTTAAAGCCAGAAGAATCTAAGTATCCAGGTACTATACGTATATCTCTACTAAATCTTTTTTGTAAATTTTCAGATATAATACTAGTTACTAAAATAAATTTATCCCAATGTGGATATAATTCTGGCATATATACTGATATTTCATCATTGATCATGATTTATTCCTTTCGTTAACTATATATAATAATATATAAATGGCTATTGTAAAACTGTTTAATTCATTAACTTTATTAAAGTATTTATTTCATCATAAGGAAAATCATTAGTTATTTTTATATAATCAAAATTTGTTTTATAATAGTTTTTGCTATCTATTTCACTTGGTTTAAATGAACCTAATTCAAAGTACTTTTCTAAATTAAACTGTTTTACACCAGCTTTAAATCTATCTACAAAATTACTATTATTTTCTTTATATATAAATATATTATTTCCAAAATAGGTAATCTCAGGACTATATTCGTTTCTTTTATGAATATTCTCTAATGTATTAATTATTCTATTTATCTTTTTATCCTCTTCTATTTTTATCTTTCTATTTAATTCATACATATCAAATTCTAATCCAAGTAAATGTAAATGTTTTTGTAATTCGCCTATATGGCTTTTACTACAATAGAAATTAAAAATTCTGAATTGTCTCATTGTAACTAAATCATAATATGTATATATACCATAAAACATTAAACCTAAAATAGTATTAGTCGATAAAGTTTCAAATGCGATTCTATGTTTTAATTTCTCTTCAAAAGATAATTTATTTAAATTATTAAAAACTTCCATTAAATTATTTTTGAGTATCTTTTCCATATACTTTTCTTGATCTTTTTCAGCTAGACCTGGATATATAGGTTTTGCATATTTTCTATTTAAAGCATAACCATTTACTGGATTAGTATTAGCGTATCCTGTTGATTTCACTTTGAACAAAACTTTTTCTTCACATAATTTATTCATTATTTCTTTTAAATTATCAGGACACAGTGGCTTATATTTTCTATATTCATCTATATATTTTTTTGACCTACATTTAGCTAATATATCATTTTCAAATATTAATACATGCTCTAATATTTGTCCTTCATATTCAGCTAATATAGCATTATTATATTCAGAAAAGCATTCCATAACTACTCTTTTTATTAACATATATAAATCATTCCATTTGGCTGAATCCATAATATTATTCCTTTTACTAATGTTAACTATACATATATAATAGTATATAAAGAAAGAAAAGTAAAGCCATAGAAGCTAAAATTAAGTTCTAATTAAAAGATTATTTTTTATAAAATGGATAAAGCTATGAATAAATATATACAAAAATTTAGAGAATCTATAGCTAAATTAAATGAAGAACAAATTATATATCGTACTTATGCAGATAAGCCATATTTAAATAATATAGATGGTAGTTTTATGAATAAACCATCTAAAGGTTTGTGGGGTTGTAGAGATAATGGTTGGAAAGAATGGTGTGAAGAGAATGATTTTGGTTATGACTCACATTATTTTGAATGGACATTAAAACCAGAATCTAAATTATATACTGTTAGCAATAAAAATGATTTTATATATTTATTAAAAAATTATCAATTAGAAGAATCTGATGGTAATGTATTTATAGATTATTCAAAATTAGCTAAAGATTATGATGCCATTGAATTAACTAAAAATGGTAACATGGATCTTCATTATGGTATAGAAACAGATGATCCTGAATTGCAAGATCCTAAATATAGAATAGCCTTAACAATGGCTATGAATACATGGGATGTACCTAGTATATGTGTATTTAATCCAAGTAAAACTGTAAACGTTATTAATAAACCTATTGAAGAAGATACAGTTAAGCAAGGTAATTCATGGACAAATAAAGGAAAAGAAGGCACACATGGTACCTTCAAGACTAAAAAACAAGCTGATGCTCAAAGAAAAGCTATGTTTGCAAATGGATATAAAGGTTAAATTATTCCTTGTATTTTAAATAAGGTTTCTAATTCTTGTATTTGATTTACATATTCTTTTTTAAGATTAATTTGTATTGAATACTGATATTCTTTAATGTCAAAATATATATCTATTGTATAATTTTTTAAAATTTTTTCAATCATACGCATATAATTAAAGCTAGTATTATTACATTTAACTATAATTCCAGGAACAAAATTATTATATTCAATATCTTCAAAAGAAGACCACATAATAAATTTACTTAAAAGATTAAAGCAAAAGTGATTAGCTTGCTCATGTTGCCATTGTAATTCTTCAGCTATATTTGATGAAATCATAATTTTAATTCCTTTTAATTATATTTCAAGTTCTGGTGATCCCATTTTAATATAGTTACCATAGGTAATATGTTCACCAGTTTTTTGATAATGACGAGCCAACATTTTTAAAGCAGGTAAAGCACTAAGACATGCATCCATATCTTGACTATCATATTCAAAACTTTTACGTATATTATTATACCTAGCTTGTACACGTGCACAAAAACCCCAAGCATTCCATTTCTTAGATGGATTTCTATAATGTATATTTTTTGGTAAATTAACAGTACGTAATCCACTTGGTGTTTCTCTAGTTATTTGTTTTTCGGCTAAAATAACACCTTGTTTACATTTACAAGCACTATATTTAGGATAGGATATATGTCCAATTACTAATTCACCACAATCAAGACATTTCCATGTACAATTACTACCTTCAATTTTAATTAATTGACGATTATTAACAATATCTCCAATATTATACTTTCTTTTATGTTCACATCTACATTTTCTTTCACTTAATTCATCTGATCTTCTTTTTGTAATTTTACCACATTTTAAACATTTTACATTATAAGGATATCTATAATCATTAGTAATCTCTACTATTTCATAATTATTTATAATATCTCCAACACTATATTTTAATTTAGGCAAATTTCCTTTTGTTAAACTTTTAGACCATTCTATTGTATATTCTGAAAAGTCATTATGATGAAATTTTGCCCACATTGCAATACTTCTTTTACTTACGCCTAATTTTTTTGCCATATCAGTTTGATTATAGAATAATTGTCCATTCCATTCTATTGCAAATTTACATTTTTCGCATTTTGCAAGACGTAATCTATTAACGTTAGACTCTTTAAATATATTACCACAACGTAAGCATTTAGTGACATATACCCTACCTACTTTTCCACCTCTAGAAATCAAAGGTTCATATACAATATCAATAACTTGACGAGTACCTATGATATCACCAATTTTTAAATCAATAGACATAAAATATCTCCTTTCATGAGTAATATTTCTTATTTATCTAACATATGACTAGCAAATAAACTTTTTGCATGCTCTATCATTTCTTTATAATTTTCATCTGTAAAATATCTTACGTATAAATTTGTTTTCTGGTCACTACGTTCCTTATCTCTATTTTCTATAAATTTATTTTGTAAATTTAAACGTTGAAGAATATTCATTTTATTCCATCTATTAAGTAACATATCTTCTTCTGCTAAAGCTAATAATTCTTGTAAATAAGCATGATATTCCATTTTATCATTAATATAATCTTTCATATTATCAGATTTAGAAGACATATCTTCTGTAATTAAACCACAACAAGCATCATTATAATGAATTAATTCATGAAATACCGCAAGATTATGCTCTGTAAGTAAATAAAGATATAATTCTGCTATTTGTTTTTTATTTGATAAATCTACAGAATCATCTAATATAGCAAAACTAATTTGATATTTATTATTTTCTCTAAAGCCAAAAGCTCCTGCAGAATTATATGATTTACTAAATAATTCAAAATATAAATCACCAAAAAGAATAGATACGTAATCTAAGCCTTCTATATCTTTTCCTACATAAATATAATTATAATCATTAGATTTAATCATATTTATTAAATGATCTTTTAAAGTTTCCATTAAAAAATAAACTGCTTTACGCTGACTATTTAATTCAAAATCTGTATACTTCATGATATTATTCCTTTTATTATCATTAACTATATATATAATATAGTATATATAATAACAAAAGTAAAACCGTTTATTCATCTTTCCATTCTTGTATTGCATATTTTGTTAAATTATTATCTATTATATACTTATTCCTAGCCTCAACAGCTTCTTTAAGATCAGAATAAAAACCAACATATTTACATTCATTATTTACAATTAATCTTACACTCCATTTTTTTCTTTGTTTATTCCAATTTATTCCAGTATATCCACTAGTATTAGTAACTTTAATAACAGGATCAGTATTAAGTACACTAAATTCACCTTTATATTTTTGTATATGATACTCTAGATTATTATCAATTATATATTTATTTCTAACTTCTAATGCCTCTTTTTGTGTTTTATATGTACCTAAATATATAGTTTTATAATCTGAATAAATATCAGCTTCCCACATTTGTCTATTATTTTTCATATTTTTAATATGAATACCTACATATCCACTTGTATTATTTAATGGTTTATTTCGATTAATAGATTGAATTTTACTTGTTGTCCATCTGCAATTTTCTGGACAATAATCACCGTTTACATTTATTCTATCTATACTTAATCCTTGTTTATATCCATTATTTATAGCCCAATTATAAAAACATTCAAAACTATTAAACCATTTATCACATATTGTTATATTTCGTTTACCATAATATTTATAATGATCTCTATTTTGATTATAACATCTTTGTTTCATATCATTCCATACTAAATATAAAGGATGATCTGATAATCCGTGAGTAGTATTTATTTCATTTAAATATTTTAAAGCACAATTTCGACATTGTGTAGTATTACCATTAATCAAATTACTTAAAGCATGAATACTTTCTGTTCCACATTCACATCTACATTTTACAATTTTATGACCATCTTTACTTTTACCAGCATTTTCTAATATAGTCCATTTACCAAATTTTTTACCAATATAATCTTCTACTTTATATATTTTAGGCATTAATACTTATACTCCTATTAACAATTCTAATTTTATTACAATAGAATACATTTATATATACAATTCTACTAAAATAAATTACTAAAAAAAGAATAATAATTAGAATAAAACAATAAACTATCTAAATTGAACAGTTCTATAAAATACAATAACAATAATAAAAACACGTCAATATAAAATAACTTTTTTATAAAGACATATATAAAAGCATATTTATATCTATTCTGGACATAGTGATTAATAGTAGAATAAAGTATATATAAGACAGGTCATATACACATGCGTATAGAAACATTCTACCACATAACAGACGATGAAAAAAACACGTCTCTAAATAAACTAAAATATAAACAACCTTGAAAAACTTAAAACAAAAATATTTTATAGAAGGAATGATAACTACTATGTCTATATTAAACAAAATTAATGACGCTAACGTAGCAGCTAAAGCTAGAAGCGCAAAAATCAACGAAGGCATTGCTCACGCAGCTAAGGTTTTACACGAGTCTGTACTCGGTACTCGTTGCCCTAACCTCGTAAAAGGCATTGAGTCTGACTCCAAGGAAGCTAAATACCAAGCAGCTACCTTGACACAGATCCTTGAGAACACAGCAGCATATGTACAAAAGATGGATGGCATTAACTTGCTTACAGAAGATGCATATGCTTCTACTAATGCTGTATCTTTGCTGAGCCCTGGAGTTGCAACTTTAACTCCTCAAGTGCTTGATATTGTTAACGTTTTTTACCCACAGATGGTAGCAAACTACATTGCTGATATTCAAGCTCTTGATCGTCAGACTGGTCAAATCTTCACCATTAAGACACGTTACAGCCAAAAAGCCGCTGGTGTTGAAGCTGGTGACATTGTTTTTGAAGAAGCAACAGACGGTACATATTCTTCTGAGTATGTTGGTTATGCTCCTGTAGCTATTGCTGCTGAAGTTGAAGCTGAGCCTTCTTCTGAATTAGATGGTGCTACAGTTAAGATTCGTGCTGGTTCTTTCATTGTTCGTTTGGCTGGTAAAGAAGTTGCACGTGACTATGGCAATGGTTCTGCTAAGTTAGATGGTGTTAACGAAGGTAAATACAACGTAATTGGTCGTGGTGTTTCTGGTACATTAGATGCTCAGACTGGTAAAGCCGAATTAAAGTTTGATGAAGAGATGTTTGCTGAAGCTATTGCTGCTCATGCTATGTTGTCTTTCGAAGCTGCTTTCGATACAGAAACTGATGTTGACTTAATCCGTAAGATTCAGTTTGATATTCCTAACCAACCAGTTACTGCTAAAGAGCACCCATTAATGAGCTCTTACTCTGTAGCTGCTTCTTTGGTTATGAATGCTCACTTAGCAGTTGATACTGATGAATTGATTAGCAATCAAATTGCTGGTACAATTCGTTGGGAACGTGACTTAACTTTGATCCAAACTGTTTCTAATGCTGCTCAGTTAGTTGAAGACTTAACATTTGACTGTGCTGCAAATGGTACTAACTTGACATTACAACAAAGATATAGCTCATACACAACTACAATTTCTAGTGCTCGTGGATATATCCAAGAAGTTGCTGGTCGTGGTACTGTTGAGTTCATTATCTGCTCTGCACGTGTTGGTTTGCCAGTTATTGAACAAATCGAAGGCTTTAAGGCTGCTCCTGAAGCTAAGAAACCAATTGGTCCGTATTTAGCAGGTACATTGCGTGAAGGTACAATTGCTGTTATTGCAGTTCCTTATAGCAAGACCTTACAAGAAGACCATGTAATCTTTGGTTTCAAAGGATTCCAATTAGGAGACTCTAGCATTGTGCTCGCTGAGTGGGTAAGTTTATATTTCACACCTACTTTCCAAGCTCCTAATTTGAAAAACCATAAAGGTGCTTTGTCTTTCTACGATTTATTCGTTAATAAACCTGAATATCTTTGCAAAGGTGTTATTTCTAACTTTAACGTTGCTTAATCCTAAAGCATTGATATTACTGCACTTTGGAAGGGTCCTAGAGAAATCTGGGGCCTTTCTTTATTCTAAAAATTAGACTCATATATTCTATTCATTAGTGATAGAAAAATTTATATTTACTTTATAAAAAATTCATGTTAATATAATGACAAAATAAAAGTTCCATATAATTAATATGATGACAGAATCATCGTTTTAGCTAATTAATATAATGACGAAATAAAGGATAGTTAATATGAATAAAGAGTTTTGTAAAGAAATAGAAGAAATGTTTGCAGATATAGATGATCCTTTTGAAAGAGCTCGATTAATAAAAAATGAAAAAACACGACGCTGGAAATTAGCTAATAAAGAAAAAGTCTTAACTGCACGTAAAAGATATTGTCTAAAGTATCCTGAAAAAATAAAACAAGAAAATGCAAAATTTAGAAATAATAATCCAGATTATAAAAAAGAATATTATCAAGCTCATAAGAAAGAAGCTTCTGAATGGTGGGATAATAGAAGCAAAGAACAAAAAGAAGCAAAAGCTGAATACAATCGTAAATGGAAGAATGATAGATATGCCAATAATATAGGATATAAGTTAAGATGTATTATATCTACAGCCGTAAGAAGATCTTTAATAAGTGAAAAAGATGATAGTATACGTAATATATTAGGATATAGTATTCAAGAGCTCAAAGAACATTTAGAAAGTCAATTTGAAGATTGGATGACTTGGGATAATATTGGCTTAACTGCTAAAGCTTTAAAAGAAACTTGGCAAATAGATCATATAAGACCTATAAATACTTTTAACATTACTGATGTATATTGTGAAGATTTTAAAAAATGCTGGGCATTAGAGAACTTAAGACCTTTAGATTCATATATAAATGCAACTAGACCAAGTGATGGTTCAGATATTAAAGGAGATTGTCATGCGTAAAATAGAAGATAAGTTGTGTTTATATTGTGGTAAATTATTTCATCCTGCTAGAAAGACTAGAGAATTTTGTTCACGTGAATGTAATATTGCATACCGAAAAGAACATGAAGGATATGTTGTCTCACCAGAAACTAGACAGAAGATGAGCAATAGTCATACTGGAAAAACACGTATACCTAAGCAATTAAAATGTTTAACTAGAGAAAGAATAACACAATTAAAGAATACTAAAATGTTTGGTATATCTAAATATCGTCTATTAGAATTCTGTGTTTTATCTGATTTTCCTGGTACAAAGAAATGGCCTGCAGATCATCCAATATGGGACTGTAATGTAGCAGGTAAATTATCACCAAAAGAAGCTTGGAATGATCCTAATTATCTTATTAAAGCTATAGATAATCTTTACTATATGTTAAATAAAGATCTATTCAATGATTCTAACTGGGTAATGAAAGTACAAGAAGCTCTTCTTAATATGGATAATAAGATATTAGAAGTTGTTTTATATCGTTTTACTATAGCTAAGATAGCTCCAAAAGTAACAGCTTTTATGCCTTCAGCTTTTGAAAGGATACTCAAAGAAAGTGGTAAAGATATTTCTAAAGGTATATATTGTCCTATGGCTGGATTTGGTGGAATAGTGGAAGGAGCCAAAAGATATTACGAAAAGAATAATATACATGCTGATATAGAGGCGTATGATATAAATCCTATATTTTGTAAATATTATGGTTGGGCTCAGCGGGATGTATTAGCACAGCATATAAAAACAGATAAAATTGTATTTGTATGTCCACCTTTTGGTCCTAATACAGAAAGATGGAAGGGTACACCGGATACTATGTATTATGACTTTGAAGAATGGGTAGAGCTCATTAAGAAATATATAGATGCTCCAGATTATATATTTGTTGGTCCAGAAATAACAGAAGAAGAAAGTAAAAAGAAAAATGGATTATTTGCTAAAAAATATGGCATTCAATATTACGATACTTATTTCAGTGCTTAGTTTGTTTTTTTTTGTCTATAGCCATTTATACTTACCCCTTATAAAAACAGAGACCAAATGACGTAAAATCAATAGCTTATAAATTTACTAATTTTTAGACAAAAACTTCTTGAGTAAATAAAAAAAGAGCTAGACTATTTAATTAATCTAACTCTTGGACTTTAAATCATAAAATATTCAATTATATTTATATAGTATGTTTTTGTATTTGTAAAATCATTTTCTTTTAGTCTAAAAATTAGAGTTCTATATATACATATATATTAGCACACAGACGCTAGTTAATATATATGTTCCTTGTGTTAGCGTCTAATAAATTTTATAAGGAATGATTACTATGACAACTAAAATTGTTGCTTCTGGTAAAGTAGTTGATACAGAAGATTTGAAAATTGTTGCTGAAGTTGCTGCTGTTTATGCAGATGATGAGTCTGGTTCTAATTCTGGATCAGGTGTAGCTGAAAAGCACATTGTTTCTTTACGCGTTAAGCAATTTAATGCAGACGAAATGCCAGCTGATGTTATGAATTATGCAGCTATTGCAGAATTAGCTGGTGGTGATATGGTTGTTCCTGGTGTAGCTGGAAATGATGATGTTACATTGGAAGAGCCTGTTGCAGTTAAAGCTAATAAAATGAAAGCTTTTATGTATAAAGGTGCTGCTAATATAATTTGTAACTTACGTTATGAATTTTAGTAGTTCTATAATTAGTTAGTTTAATCTAACATATATTATTATAAAAAAGACGTACTGCTTTATTTCCTTTCACAGTACGTCTTTATTTTTTTGGAGATTTATAAATTAATTATAACCATCATTTTCTATATCATAAGTATTAAATGGATCATCATCGTCATATGAATCATAGTCTTCTTCTTCATCATCATCTTCATCATATTTATATCCATCTAAATCATCAAGATCAATGCGTTCTGAAGAAGGATATAAAATAAGTATACCACCTTCACAGCCATATGAGGTATCACCTGTTGGATCGAAAGTATTAAAGTTATTTCCTTCTTCGTCACTAGACATTACTACGGGAATATCTCCTTCTTTTTCTAGTAAATCCTGCAGGTTTTCGATTAATGTAGAAAGTTTAGCTGTTTTAATAGTAACACTCATTTTATATTTCTCCAAAAGCAAGGTTATATAACATATTAAAATTTAAAAGTAAATAACTTTTTGTAATAACATTGAACTATTTTTGTTTTAAATTCTACTAAAATAATTTTCCATTTCTATACATTAACTTTTATTTTTCTATCTACCGTTATATTAACTATACCTTTTGGATAGTCTTTGCCATAAGCTTCGTATAAGTCAGTATATAGATGTTGTATGAGTCTTACATGATCTTTAGTTAAATGCATATATTGTTCTTTTTCTATATCAACGCCAGTATATATAATAAATTTATAATATGCTTTAGTCATAGCTTCTAGCATTTCATCTGGGTCTGAATGATTATAATAGCGTCCAATAGGATGTACACACATCATATTCCAAATACCAGACTGCTGAACAGCCATATAAGCCCAAAACATTTCTTTTGGAATAGCTGACATGTATATGAGATTTTTAAATTTATCATCTACTTCACTCATCTCTGTTCTCCTTCGACTAATTTATTCATTACAAAATATGTTTCTATTTCATTTTCAGTCATATAGAATAAAGTATTTTCATCATATAGACAATCATTAGGGAATCTATGTAATGCTAAACCTCTGCTTTCAAATACTTTTTGCATATCTCTAAGTATATCTAGAGCTAATTCTTTAAATGCATATGGAAAGTGAAATTGCCAATGACCTTTATTATCATATAAAGGCTGAGCTACTTCACCTGTTTCAGCAATTATATTTTCTAAAAGAATACTCAAAGTCTTTTTTAATTTAGGCTTTTGCCGAAGTCTTGCCATTGCATCTAATCTTCTTTTAGTTAAATCAGTCATTGTTATTCACCCCCTTTATGTTAATTTGATAGTTTATTACATATATAGAAATCAGTAAAGTCTTTATGACTCATTTTAAATATGTGTTTAGTTTCTTCATATGGAATACCATATAAATCAGCATTAGTTTTAATAAGAGTAATAAAAAGATTTTGTGGATCTTTCTCATTAATACTTTTATATATAATAAGTTCTTTATCTGTTACACGTAGTATTCCACCTTCTTCTAAATTTTGTGCAATACTAGTTGTCAGATTGGCTATTTGTTCCATCTCTTGAGTTGTTAATCGTGTCATTGTTAACCTCCTTTTGAGTCATTGCATGAAGAATGTATGGAATTAATTCCACAGTATAATCGGTTATATGAGGAGCAAAGAGTTCAAATTCCTCTTTTGTTACACCTCTTTCTGGTAATCTATTCTTAAACTTTTGAAGGAGAACCTGAAATTTCTGAGCACTATCTGAAGTCTTATTAAGACAAGCATTAGCTAAATCAGAAAATTCAGTATAATTATTATCAATTATATTTCTAGCTTCTTCAATAAAAATATTACCAATTTCTTCTATAGTCTTCATTTATATCTCCTTATACATTTGTAGCTATAATTTCTGTTTCTGTTTCTCCATTCTTATAGTTAGGATAGAGTTTTACAAAAACAATTTTATGTGTTTTATATTCTTTGATTAATTCATCATATTTGGTTTTACCTTCTTTTAAACCATCTATAATTGTTTTTACTGTATTACTATTAGTATCGATTTTAGATACCGTATAGAATTCAAATTTTTTATTAGTATTTAGATCTTCAACTATATATTTACAAGTCATTATGAATCTCCTTACTAAAAAGATTAGATAGAGTAGAGAGGATAACTATTATTACCCTCTCTATATTATATATTATTCATAGATGATATCAAAAATACTTGGACCATTAGCCGCACGTAATTGATTCATAGCTTTAATTGCATCTTCCATTGTTAAATATGGTTGAGGTAATTTAACACCATTCATTACTATATAACACATCATGATTAATCTCCTTTACTAAAATATTGAAACAAAAGATAAAATTTAATTTTATTTACGCTTTCCACCATTTTTAATTTTCTTTAAGCCTGCTAAAAAAGATGTACGTGTTGATTTTGCCATAGTTGTTACTCCTTTCTGTTAATAAATTAATCTAAATGATCTTCGACATATTCATGATTTGGATCATATTCACAATAATCAAAAGCCTTTTTAGAACATCTAACAAGTTCAGAATCAGGTAAACCCATATCAATAGGTTTAACTATTGGATGAAAATTATCATGCTTTTCATCATAATATACATTTTTCATCATAGGCATAAGAATCATTTGGGTTTTAGTAATACGTAAGATTTTATAAAATTCATATATAATCATACTCCATCCTACTTGTTTAACTACTATATCACCAACATTAACAGACTGTAACATTTATACCTCCTCTACTATAGGTTGATATGTTTGATAACCTTCAAAAAGTTTTTCAACTTCTTCTTTGGTTTCTGCTGTAAATCTTTTTGCTAAAAATTTATCATAAACAGGCCAAACATGTCTTGATGATTTCTTTTTAATATAATTTCTTGATCCACAAAATAACATAGATACAACAAATGTCTTTTTAACTACTTTAGTTTGAGTCTTTTTATATTCAATAAACTCACGTGCATACTGTAACCATAAATCTTTATCTTTACTATGTGTCCACCAGTCATAATTTCTTTCTTTCATAAACTTGTTAGCAAGTGTAACATTTTTTCTCCAAGATGCTGAATAGAATCTATCACCAGAACCTGTAGAATATAATTCAAATACAGCTCTTAATTCATCATTATTTGCTGTTGGAAATTCTTTACTAAAATAAGTCATATGATAACGTGACCAATCTTTAGGAAAAACATTACTTGATGCACATATACAATCGAATGTACCATCAGGTAATTGTTTAATAGATTTATAAATTTCGTAACTCATATTTCTGTTCCTTTCATTCTGTTGTGGTTGTGAGGGAGAACCAGGCTTACTCATATATAGTTGAGATTACCCAGTTCTTTGTATATTTGTTTGGGTTATATAAAAGAAAGCATATCCATTCATGTGTATCCTTATTTGTTAAATTTAAGGTGTCACTAGCATCTGCTTTATTTCCATATTCCCATTGATTAACAATATACTGACCTTTCTTTATAATCAATCCTTTTGGATATATGTCTTTGCCAGGCTTTACATCTTTAGGTATTGTAACTATAGCACGTATTTCTGTCATAGCTTTATTCCTTTTAGATACATGTTGATTCAATTAGTTTATAATCTATTTGTCTTACTACAAAACCTCGTGGACCAAACTTATCAGTAATTCTTTTAAGTTCAGCTTCAGCTTGTTTCTTTGTAGTATAACCACCATAGATATTATTTAAGTCTATTTGACAAAAATTATCTTCATAACATAAGACCCATACTTTTTTAGACATCATTAGATTCCTTTCATTATCTATTAATAAAATCAAATACTTCTTCTTTAGCTTTATCTAAAGTATTACAGAAATATTCATCTGTACTGATTTCAAAATTATCTTCGATAGTTAACGTATCTATATAATCTAGAAATTTTTGTTGATCATCTGCATTAGAAAATGTCCAAGTTGCATCATTATCTGGATTACCATTACAATCTAATTCAGTAACAGTAACTGTAAAGATTTTATTCATGTCCTAACTCCTTCCAATGTTTAATTACCCAAGAAGCATTTTGATTAATGTCTTTAGCTAATGCTTCAAAATTAGTTGTTTCATATATGCAGTATTCACAATCATCACATACATCTCCATTATCAGGATTATATGGAAGATTAAAATCTACATCATAATCACATTGCATCATACTATTAGATGGTTGATAACCTACTTTAACAGCAAGTCTCCAAGTATCATCTTGATATTTATCTTTATCAGGATCATTCTTATCAAAACCATCTGTCCAACCTAAGACAATACTTATGTCTTTATTGTCATCAGTATTAGCATATACTTTCCAATGATAACAACCACCTTGTTCTTTAGTAGAAGCAAGATAGTCTGCAGCTTTTTTAAGTTCAGTTGCTGTTACATATAATTTAGTCATTATTACCTCCTTACAAAATATCTTTAGTTTGGATTTTAAATTCTAATGGATTACAACAATTTTCATTAAGTTTGTTTGTAATGGCATCAAATACAGTATCTATAGATAATCTATTTGCATTTAATATTTCTCTAAATTTACCATCAAACATTTCATTAAAAATTTCTTCTTTAAATTTAACTAATGTTTTTAATAATTCAGATCTAAATTTATCTTCTGCTTTAAGAGTCAGAGCAATTGTATTACCTCCATCACTAAGTGTTGCTAAATCACTAAAAGAATATTTATTTAGTCCAACAAACTTTAAATCATTTTCTAAAGATGCTGCATACATTGTATTAAATACTTTTAGCTTATAATCATTTCTCAAAGCAGGTTCAGGATATTTTTCTGTAGGAATATATTTTACAGAATCTTTTAGAATAGCAAATGTTTTAAAATGTTTACGTTTATTTCTTTCATTATTAAATGATGATGTACCAAGACCAAATCTTTTGGTATTATAAAAATTAAGTACTTCTGGATAATCATTTCTAGCTAAATAAATATTTGCATATTTTACAAAACTATCTATTGTACCTGTATTATTTTGATAGCAAGCATTAGTAACTGCTTCCCAACAATAAGAAAACAAATTAACTTCAACTACTTCATATTCGAAAACATCACATTCATCTCTATTTACTTTTTCAATATCCTCTTTATCAATAACAAAAGCTCTTTTTGAATATGATATATCATTACTAAATACTTGTGATACTGTACCTTCTAAAGTATATAGACTACCAATATCATTACATAAAGCATCTTTACGTATATTTACATAATATTTTTTTCTAGTATTCATATCTAACATATTATATCTCCTTTCAATTTATAAAAAGTCACAAGTGATTCAAGTTGTTCATCAGTAATAACAATAACATTACTTCCATATAAAGGAAGAAGTAAGCCACAATCATTTTTTATCACAGCTCTAAGCTCTCGTGTTTTAAGATCTTGATAAGCTCGACTACCACAATAACCAGCACAAATCCAATTGATATCATCATTGGCATTTATTATATATCTGGTTTTAGGTGTAAAGATATCAGCTGTTACAAAAATACGTTTATAAATTATTTTTTTCATATTTTTATAAAGTAATGCTCTTTGATATTCTTTCATGACTTAATCACCATCCTTTCTATAAAGTAGACTTTTTTTGACCGTAGAATAACATCTTTTAATTTCTTAGATAAACTATAAGGAAAATTAAATTCAGCTATTCTACGGTCATTTAATGAGATTTATTTATGATTTTAGAGGTTGTTCTTTAAACATTAAAATGTCACCACCATCAATATTAAAATCATAAGACTGATTATATTTAGCGCAATTAACATAATTACTAAAGACTTTACCCATATTAGTAGTTTTACCAGTATGTAATAACTTACCATTTGGACTAAAGACTTTAATTAAACCTTCTTTTTTATAGAAGAATTTAACATTCTGACGCGTAATTCTTATTGCTCCAGCAAAATCATCTTGCTGAAGATCCTGGTCAACAGTTTGTGGTTGTACCGTATCTTCAACAAATTCAATTTTAAAGAAGTTACGTTGTGGTCCCATATTAGCTAAACATTCTTTAGCATCCTCTTCTTTATGGAAAGAAGCTTTAACAACTGAACCGTTTTTACGAATGACTTTATACATGATATTTTCCTTTCAAAAGTTAATGTTAAATTAAATAAACTATTTATTAGATAAAGTAAAACCATTAATTGTTATCTTCAACAATCTCTGCTTCACTAAAATCTATAAGGGTTGTAGCCATAATACTTGCATTTTTAGTGGGTTTAACTCCTGTCAAATGCATATGTTTTTCAATTCTTGGTATCATAGTATCTAGTAGATACAGAGCTGCTTGACGTGCATCTACTATTCTAATTGCTTTACCTCTGACACCAAGACCAGCTTCTTTTAATAAAGCTTTTAGACTAGGATCATTAACAAAGTTAAGATAAAAGTCTGCAGCTTTTTCTCTTTTTTCTTTCTTTAAAGCATTACGTATATTACTATACATATTCTTATAAATTTGTTTGGTTGTTTCAGAACATTGAGCTAAACGTTTGTTATGTTTAACATAATCATCCCAAGCTTCATTCAATATTCTTCTACACACTTCTCTACCATTATAATAAGTCATAAACCTATCATAATATTCTTCAGCATATTGCATATAGTATTCAATATGTTCTTTAATTGACTTTCCTTCACTCATTGTTTATCTCCTCATTTAAAGCAGTTAAATCACAAGCTTTAATAATATTTATTTCAGTAGGTTCGATTTTCATGCATCTAACATTAATCAAATCTCCAATCTGTAAACAATTAATATTATTTTCATTTAGCTTTTTAACAATTATTTCATTAATAGCTGTTACTAAGAAATTTCTAAAGTCTTTAACAGATTTAAATCTAAAAGCTTTAGAGTAATCATTATAGTATAAGCCAAACTCATCCATAATTGTTTCAAGTGATTGTTTTAAAAAGGTATCAAATATAGCTTGATTATTATCTTCAGTCTTATATTTTGCTAAACTTTTCTTTTCAGCATCTGTGTAATCAGTAATAAGACTAAAGTTTTCTTTTTGATAGACTTCTATTGAAGTAGTCCAATCATCAGGTAATTCATTTATTTTACTAAAATCTTTACTAGAGATTGCACTAAATGTAAGATCTGATTTATATTTATTGTATTCTTTACCATAAGAAGTATATCTAATATATGTATTATTTTCTTTATTATATTTATCAATAAATATATCTTCTTTAATAATTAGACAATTATTAAAGCTAAAATAGTTATACTGATTATTTTTGAGTGCATCTAATAAATCATTTTTAGTAATAACTAATTTTGTTACTACATTAGACATCCAATAAAACATTTCTACTTTAGATTTATGTGCATGGTCAACTATGTTTAATCTGCTTTTGAAAATATTCCAAAGATTATCAGTTGTTGGCCAATGTGCATCTATTGAAGAATTATTATCACATGAACTATACGCTTTGTGTACAGTATCATAGTAAATTCGTTTACCTTTTTTAGTTTCAATATACATAACTTATTCCTTTCATATCATGGTTAGTTTCTTGAAGGAGAACCGGCATACTTTTACATACGCCGGTTTTGTTATTTATATTCCAGTGCTGAATTCATATACAGCACCAGGCATTCTAGTTGGTTTCTTAAAGTTTTTATTATCAACTATCAACCATACTACTGGATAAGGTGTCTTGGTTTCAGTATCACCATTAAGATTATCATATCCATCAGTAAATATCATAACTACATCAGGTAGTTTCTTTTGATATTTCTTTTTAATAAATGGTAAATTAGCTGACATATCAGTACCACCAGTTGTTGCAATCTTAAAGTTTTTAATCTCAGATTTATTTGCAGCTGTATATGTTCTGAATGTTTCTTCATGTACTTTTGTACTGCAACACCAAACATCTACTGTGAATGCTTTAAATTGAGATAAGATTGTGAAGACATGGTTTAATAATAATTCTAATTCAATATTACCAATTGAACCAGAAGTATCAATTGCAACAGCAACATTAATCTTTGGTGTCTGACTAGATGATGGAAGAATCAAACCATTTGCAATACCAGCACGTGATGGTTTATTCCAAGTATAATTATCTTTCATAAATGATTTCATATACTTAGTTAATGCACGTCTCCAGTTAAATGGTTGTGGTTTGAATGCAACTTCTAAAGCTCTATCAAAAGCACTCATACCAGTACCTTGTGTTTTACCACCCATAACTTCAGCAACTTTAGCCATAACTTCAGCTTTAGTTTCTTCATCAATGAATGGTAAATGCTTATCAAGACCAAAAGATAAACCGTTACCTTGTTTACCATTCTTACCTTGATTTTGTTTATTACTGTTGTTGTTGCCATCACTGTCACTATCTTGACCTTGACCATTACCATCATTATTATCAAAGGTAAATTGCATATCTCCAATCTGGAAATTCATTCCACCTTGACCATCCATGTTACTGTTTTCTAACAGATCTTCATAAATCTTTTCTGCTGGCATACCAGAATATTTAGGATCCCAACATACCCAATCAGGTTTATTACCAATTGGTTTAGATTTATTATCAGAGCTACTACGATTACTATATAGCAAATCATTGATTTCATAATCAGTTGCCATATTCCATAATTCATTTTTAGCTTTACCTTTAGGTGAGAAGTCATCTGCAAGAATACCAATATGCTCACCACGTTCATATGTATTATTTAATAAGTGCATAAGTTCATGAGCAAGTATAAAGACTAATTCTTGTTTACCAATCTCAACATTATATACTTTACCATTTTTATCAGTTTCTGTTTTCATCTCATTCATTTTGGCAATAGCATACTTATTAATATAAATGCTTTTACCATTTGTATAAGCAGCAGCTGGTACAGAAGGATTATCAACAACTTCAATACCAATTTTAGATATCATATAAGCTAAAGTATGAAATTCAACAACCATAACAATCATAGCTTGTTCAATGATTTTTTCTAAATCTGTTTCTTTAGTCATTGTTATCACTCCTTTCATATTTGTTTAACCAATCTTGAACTGCTTGCTCACCACCATTTTTTCTGATTTCATCAAGCATTTCTTTTTTACGTTCTTCAGATGTATTAGACCAAGCATTACGCATAATAGCATCCGAATCTTCATCTACACGTTTCTTTTCTCTATCATTTATTTCTTGTAATTGAATTGGTTTATATATTGCTGTAGGCTCATCAGCTGTTATTTGATTTATTGCTTCTTGAGCTTTTTCTTTGGAATCAAATTGTGTAGCTCTTGCAGGTTGAGCAGTAGGCTTTGTGTATACACAAATTTCAAATGGATTCAAATCATTTATATAATCATTAAAGATTTTATAATGATCATCACAAGCTACAACCCATTTTGTTAAATCGATAGACATAGTTTGTTCCTTTCTTAGATTGTGGTTAGAAAGATTGAGGGAGCCAGAAGTATGACTCCCTCTATACTATATTTACAAGATAGCTTTAGAAGCTAATTTAATCAAGTCATTACAATCTTGCATTGGCATAAATATACCAGGCTTGCTCATAATTCTTGGTGTTTTAGCTATGGCTGAAGTATTGATTATCTTTAAATCATCACGTGATAGATTACGTGTTGCTTTGATAAAGTTCAAAACATATTCACGACATTTCTTATCATCTGGCTCATTAATCATAGCAGCTAAGCAAGCCATGTGAACAGCCCAGAAGACATTAGCATCTTCAGATTTAAAGTTCTTACCATCAACTAATATCTCATGCCAATCTTGATATTTAGCTTTTTCTTTAATATAGTTAAAAAGTTTTGCTGTTAATATTAAACCAAGACGTCCAGAAATATATCTTTGCTTTTCATCAATGGTAAACTCATTATCAGGTAAAGCTAAGACTTTTTCAACAACTTCCCAAGACCTTGGCGTAATAACAATATCTGTATACATGGTATCAGCTTCAGAACCAACACGTTTTTCCATAGTATCTTTATCATATAGCATCTGTTCTCCTTGAGTCTTCAAGAATGCCATAACATCAAGATTACCACCATTATTCATTCTGTAGTTTAACCATGAATCAAAGTTAGCTACAATATTAAAGTGGCTAAATCTATTAGATAAAGGAACAGATAATTCTGTCACAGTTGTATTGAATGCTGGAGGATTAGAAGATGCGATGATAAGATAACCATCAGGCACTTTATATTCACCAAGTTGTCTGTCTTGAATCAATTGAAAAGCTGCATTTAATATTGCTGCTTGACCTTGATTCATTTCATCTAAGTGAATTACACCACCAGAGAATTCGTTACCTTGAGGCCATACAGAAGGTGTTGCCCAAACTGTTGTAGGTTTACCTTTACCATCAATTGTTTCAACTTGAATTGTTGGAACACCAATCATATCAACAGGTTCTTTCATTGATAATCTTACATCACAAACTTTTGGATTCCAAGGTTTAATATTTTCACCATTAGCAATACGTTCATTTATTTCAGCAACCTTTTGTTGGTTCCATTGTTGAACTGCTTGTGATTTACCAATACCAGGACCACCCCATTGCATAATAGAATCTTGAATTCTTAAAGCAATTTCATACATTCTTTTAATACCAGGAATGGTATGACCATCTTCTGTAACAGTATCGATAAAGAATTTAGGCATTTTGAATTCGTTTAAATTTGACATAGTATTTTCCTTTCTAAAAAATGTGGTTAGATTAAAATTAAATAACATAATAATTTGTTAATGTAAAACCGTTTCTAACAATCAGAATGACCATAAACAGCATTAAATACTTGATCATAGTTAAAGTCATACATTTTAAGTAAACATAAAGCATCTCCGATTATAGATGCTTTAGACTTAGGATATGATTTAGTAGCACAAGCTCTAACAATCATAGCCATTTGTCTTATTTGTTTACAATATCTATATTGATTACGCTCAATTGATTCATACCAGCTTTCACTATTTCTTTCCTCTTGAGTACTTCTATCACCTTTACGCATATTGATTACGCTATTCATTTCTTCAATAATAGCTTTACCATTATAGTGTTTAGCTTTATATAATAATGGTATCAATCTACCATATCGTATGTCAATTGGAAGTATCTCTTGAATAAAATCGTGTATGCTTCTATTACAATAAATATGAATTATAGCTAAATCTCTATCTGTTTCAGATAAACCATCTTCACAGAAAACTAATTCACGAATTTGTTTGAGATAATTATCTTTGAGTTCTTGCTCTTGTATATCATTACGTATATACTGTAATAAGTCTGGTATACGAGATACATCTTTACGAATTAGTTTTAACGCTTCATCAAATGGCATAAATCTAAACCATTTATAATCAAAGTATCCATTCTTATCTTGTATATTAGTAACAAGTAAAGACCAATCAGGATGTTCAATATCATCAGCTGCAAGCAAACAACCAATAAGTCTATCATTACTACCATTTAAAGCTATTTGACGCATGACTGGTTTAAAATCATCTTTAGTTATGAAATTACATAATTCATCAATACTAAACCTATCAATTGATTCTCTAATTGCTGCATAATACTCAGAATCACTAATTAAATTTACTGTCCTAAGTCTTGAAGCATATAACATTCGTATAGCTATTTCTTCTTTCCAAGATTTATGAGCTTTATCAAATGTTGAGAAAAAGTTATTTTCATTATGAGATGGTATGCATTCATATTTTAATTTATAAGCAACTATATCAGAACAATAATGTGTTTCTTTACCATCTTTATCATAACTTTTTATAGCACTTCTACTATTTTCTGCAAGATATTTTTGATTTGACCAGTCTAATGTATCAAACCATTCTTGAAATGTTTTTGTCATAACTGTTTCCTTTCAATCTAAAGAATAGAGGAAGCTAATATTAAAGCTTTACTAACTTCCTCTATCTTATTTAACACTAAGTCTTATAAATTCAACAAAGACTTTTTAACTGTGAGTGGTTGAACTGTTATAGTAACAACCTCTTTATCCGTGGTATAATCAGATACATCAATATTATTGTCTTCACAAGCTTTCTTATAATCAACTGTTGTTCTAACACTTGTTACTTTATTGACAATGGCATACTTGGCAATGTGTTTTCCTTCTGTCAAGTCTTTTGTTAATGTATCTTTAAGCAACTTGAACTTAGCTTCAGCTGCTTTATATTCAGAATAAGCTTCAGCTAATACTTTGCTTTCGTTATCACTCAATGTTTTTACTTCATTTGTCATAATTTTATCCTTTCATAAATGAGGTTCGATATTATACAGTGGAAGTAGATAAGAGACTGAAATAATATAAGACCAATTAAATCAGTCTCTTATCACTGTGAGATTGCAGTTTATAGTCATGCAGGACTTCCCTCTAACCACGGAAGGAAACGTGTTATGTTTGAATCTCTCTATTAATATATATCTCCTGTTTCTATACAATGCTTATAATTTGCATCAGCTTTTTCTTTTGTTATCCGTGGTGTAGGAATCAATCCAGTTCTTTCTTGTAGTTGATAAATTTGGAATAACTTTAATCCAGTCATTCTTTGAATATATTCAACTGGAACTGGAGCACCAATATAACCAGATTTGAACTTAGCTCTATATCTACGTTCATCTTTTGGTGATATTCCATATTCATCTTCATCTTGACAAATATTTAATATTTCATTATAACTTTTGTCTTGATGTTGTTGAAGAGTTTTTCTAGCCAATCTTGATCTTCTTGATACAAGATTATTCCAAAGACGTCTCTTTTCTTTTTCTGGATCACTAAACTTTTGACCTTCACGACCATGTTGACGACCAAGCTGTTCATCAAGTTTAGCAATTTCAGCTTGAAGCTCTTCTAAAGTATAATCTTTATAAGACTTCGTTCTTTTTTCTTTTGTCATATTATATACCTCCTAATTGTGGTTACAGAGAAATAATATTATAAAATAGTTAATTAAATACTAATAAATTATATTTTTTAACAAATTTTTTTGCTTCATCCCAAGATTTATCTGTATCATCATAACTATCATCACATGATAGATTATAAACATAATCATATTTTTTAGCAATTAAAAGTATTGCTTTGACAATTAAAGTATAAGGTTGACGTGCTGTTTTACAGAATTGACTCATTGCTCCAGAATTAGTAATCAGACAATCTTCACAACCTTGATTGTGACTATTAACTTTTACCACATCTATATCAGCAATCACATCAAGTTTATCTCCAGTCTCAGCAACATATTTTTCACATGCTGTTTTTACGTCATCTAAAAACTGTTGTTTCAGTTTATTATAAGATGATTGATTCCAATATACTGTGTATCCCATAGTTATTGTTCTCCTTAATTTTGATATTCATGTTTATCTACTAATAAGTAGTGAACTGCACCACTTACCATTGTTACTTTGCGAAATCTATATCTGATATTATCATCATCGATAAAGACTTCTTTTTCAGATTCAATATGATTTTCATTAATAGTAATCTCACCAATCTCTTTAAGATATTTTGTTACTTTAATGTTATCAAAATCACATTCTAACTCAAAACCATACTCGGTATATTTAGCCATTATTTAACTCCTTATCCTTCGAGATACATTACACAATCAACAGCATCATTCCATTGAGGAAGATTGTTGAATTCAGTTTTAATCTGTTCTTTTTGTTCATTAGACATTTCATCTAATTGAGCAGCTATTCTACTATAAAATCCTTGTGAATGTTTAAGTGAATTTACAGTATCAATAAAGATTTCATAATTAGTTTTAACAGCAGTTGTAGTAGTCATGTTACATCTCCTTAAAACATTCTGGTTTCGTTATATGAAAGAAAATAATCAATATACTTTTTGAATTCTTCTAAAGTCATATCATATTCTCTAGCATAATCTTCTAATTCTTCTTCACTAACATAAGGCTGGTCACATATAAAATCAGGAAAATGTCCACATTCGTAACAATCTTTCCATTCTTTTATAGCTTGTTTTTTTAGTTTAGCATCAGTCCATTTAGTCATATTACACCTCCATCATTCTTTGTTCACGTGCATTATTGTTATCAACAATATCATCTAACCATCTTGCTCCAAACTGAAGTTTAAACATTGCAAGCTTACCAATATCTAATCCATCTAGTTTAAAACATAAAAATGTAAAGTCATCAGGATAGCGATTACTTCCAGTTAGTTTATACAGATCATTCATTAGTTTACCAGAAAATGTATAAAAGGTATCTACTTGACCGATATTTTTTTCAGCAAGCATTTCATTTATACCTTTTATCCAATCATTCAGATCACCACCAGCACCTTCAACAGTAAAGGCACTATTGTTTTCAAGTGTTTTTAATATGACAAAATCTGTATCTTTTAATTCTATAAGTTTAGTCATAGTCTTTACTCCTCTTCTTCATCATTTTTAACTGCTTCTTCAATATGATTAAGATCAAGATAACCTCCATCATAACCAGATATTCCTAAGAAAGTATTAGCACCGTGCAAAAAATATGTATTAGGTTCAAGATAAATTTCATCATTATCATCTAAATCTTCTAGTTGACTTATTGCACGTTCTAATTTTTCTTTTAAATATTTTACTTTAATGCTACTCATTTTTAATTCCTTTCAAATGTGGTTAGATAAAAACATAATAATTTCAATTAGTTAACAATTACATTTATCAAATTCTTTCTGTAATTTATTAAGCAATTTTCTTGTTGGTATATACTTTGGAAAGTATGCTTTAGTTATTTTTAAAGCTTCTGACCAATCACCTGTATATCCGCATTCGTGATTCCAATATTCATATTCGAATATATCATCAGGATTGCATTCTTCAGAAATTTTCTTTGCGATTGAATCAAAATATTCATCTCTTGCTTTAAAAGCTTCTTTTGTTCCGATTCCACCAAAACCGTCACCAACAAGTGTTGCTTTAGCTTGTTCTTCAGTAAGATTATGACGTTTTAAATAATCACGCCATTGATCATTACCAAAAACATACTCAATACCATCACAATGATATTTGGAGTATTCATCCTTAAGTTCTGTATATCTATTTTGTCTAGTCATTGTATTTTCCTTTCATATTTTAATGATTATTCAAGATTATTGATTATACCGATTGTTCCAGCATCTGGACCCTTTGTAATCACAAGCAATCCAATTGCAATATTTGTTTCTTTGATTGTATTAGACATTGTTAATCTCCTTTCACAAAGTTAGAGTTATAGTAAGCGTCGCTCGTCCAATATTTCCAAGCATTTGTATAATTACCAGAATTAGTTTTATCTGGTGTCATTATAAGAATTATTAACATAAATCCAATTAACAATCCTATTATAAACATTAAAATATTTTTTAACATTATTATTCGCAACATTCAATTTTACGTTTTAAAAGCAACATTTCTTTATGAGTGCCATTCGCAATTGGCCAATCAAATTCATTATCAACTAAATTATAAGTACCATTTTCTTGTAATTGTATAGACATTTTTTAATCCTTTCAATAGGTTAGAGTTAAAACAAGCGGCATTCAGAATCTCACAACTGAGTGTCGCTCGGTATATAGGGCCGGGGGTGGGCGGCTAGCCTTGAGTGTCACTTACTACACTATAAGCGCCGCTCTCGTCTTTAGATAAGATGTGTTTCTTTTCCATTGCCCACATTTTATTAGTTATCTGTTTATTTGTATATTCAGAAGGATAATTAGCATTCAATTCTTTATATACTCCAACAGGTTTAGCTTTTTCTATTAGATTCAATACGTTAATAATTCTTTGCTCAAGCTCTGACAAATTAGTCTTTGCTTGTGTCTGTTTTACTTCAGTTTTTGATTTAGTCTCAATAACTTGATTCAAAATAACTGGTTTATTTTTAGCAATTTTAGCATCAAGCTCTTCAACTGTTTTAAAAGTATTAGTCATTATATTTCCTTTCAGTTAATGTTAATATTTATAAAATATCTAATTATTAGAGATTATATAAGTATTAAGTTTTTTATTTAATAAAGTGATAAAGATCGTTTATTAAATTTATCATTTATTATAGTTTTATTATATACACATTTTGTTGACAATTAAAATGATTATTATCAACAATTATTTTTTATTTTATTAAAGCAATTAAAAATTTGTTATAAGCAATTATTTTTAAGCTTTATACTTAATAAATAAAAAAGATAGTTTATTAAATTTTTTATTTATTATAATTTAATTATAAATATTTTTATCAACAATTAAAATATAAATTTATAACAATTATTTTTTTATTCTTTATTATAAATATAAATTTTAATTTTATTCTAAATAAACAAATAAGATATTTAATTAAATTATTTATTTATTTTATATTTATATTATATATAAAAAGTATAACAATTAAAATATCAAAGACTGACAATTATTTTTTATATTTATATATAATATAAAGAGTTTTATTTTTTTCTAATTAAATAAATATGATCGTTTATTAAAATATTTATTTAATTTATAATTTAATTATAAGCATTTTTATAGCAATTAATATATTAAACTTCAACAATTATTTTTAAATTTTATATTATAAACAACTAATGAAATATTAGTTTTGGACAAAAATAATTTTGGACTGACATTTTTGAGATATTTTTGTCTATTTTTTAATAGTCAGGTTTTATTTTCCTATATAGGAAAAAGTAATCCGAAAAAAACTAAAATACAATAAAATCAATATCTTAATAAAAACTATTTGTTAAATATAGTAAATATAATTTTTGTCCAAAATTTTCACAAAGTATATTCAAAAACCATCCTGGGACCCGGTATAAAGGCCCTTATGTATATATTTATTTTAAGGCTTATTAATTTTTAGTAGGAATGTTTTCAAAAGTCTTTAAGCAATAATATAATTCACTTATTTGTTCATAAGACAAAGTAATAAAATATTCCTCGGTATCTCTATATATACTAGGTTTACGTGAATATTTAAACTTTTGTTTTATATTATACCTTTTTAATAGTTTAGATAGTTCATTAAATAAATTACATCTATAGTTTTTCCATAACTTTATATCAAAGGAATATTTATTCAAAAGAAGATATATAGAGACTTGTTTATATTCTCTATCAACAAAGGTTGTAAACTTTATTCTAGATCCATAAAATCCAAATCCATTTACTAAATAATCTAAGATTATATCTTCAATAGACTCAGCTTGATCCCATATAGAATTGACACAACTCATATCATCTACTCCAATGCTAAACTTAAAATAACTATACATTATTTCTTAAACAATTAATATAGTCTATATCAGCAATTAACCATACATAATCAATAAAGCTTGTTTTTTTGACCATACAATCACTATATTCTAATAAATAGATAAATTATATATCTAACCTATTTCCTATAGTCCAGAAGTCAAAAAATAAGGAACTAGTCAATAACTAATCCCTTATATGTTTTCAAGTCAATATAAAATACAAAAACGTATCTATATTAAAACTAAAGAACCTTGATCATCACATACCTCTCAGTCTTTTTGTTTACTCACAATGTACATATATCTATATACATCTATTAAATAACAATTAAAAACCATGACTTTAACAATTATACCGAGTCTATAAAGCATAAAAAGACCAATATAAACCAGTTACTGGGCTAAAATAAGGCCAAAACTAGGCATATGGGGCCAGGGGTACCCCGGGGCAGGGGCCTTTACGTATAGGGTATTTTGGACTGGGGTCGATTTCAGTAGGTCCTTCCTAATTCCTGATTCCAGTCATGAGTCATAAGTCATGATCTATGATCAATAGTCCATGACTCTATGCGTCTGTATCTAGTCTATGTCTAGTTAATTACTGATATTATCCTAGGTATTATCTTATTTGTATTATATTATGTTTTTTTTTTATTCACGTAGTTTTTATTTAGCTATAGATTAGATTTAGATATGTATATAATTGTAAAAGCTCTTCATAAGATAATGTTATAATTAATTGATTTTCAGTTAATTCATGAATATCTTTTTTAAATATGTCTTTATATAGATTATTTATTGTATTAGTTATGCCTTTATCCGGTGTATATAATATAATTATAAACGTATCTTGATTTACTTGGTCTATTTGTATTGTTGATTCTGGATAAGTATAAAAATATCCATTATGTATTTTTATATGATGTTTAAGTAATTCTATAATTCTATTTATTGTATTTGATAATATTGTTTTATTCATTGACGTATTAATCCCCCTTTTTAATATTCTACCACTCTATTTGTAAGTTTAAATAATGTATATAAAGATTCTGCCTCTGACCTAGTTATATTTATTATATATGATTTAGTTAATTCACCTGGGCTATTATGAGCTGGTATATCCCCATTGTCTATGAATTGTTTTGGTAAAGGAAAATATTGATTTATAATTTGAGTTGTAAAAGGTAAAAATATTTTATGAATGTTTTCTGGCTCATATATGATTTGTAATTCCAATTGAAGGTTAGAAGATCCTTTTTGCCTATTTATTTTAAATAAATGATTTACACTAGGCATAATTTTATTATCGTATGCTGTATTATTTTTATGTATTATTTCAAACCTTAATATATTCCAAAGATAATTCCTTATAGTCCTAATATTTGTTTTTGCCATTATATACCTCCAAGTATATTATATTAATATAAATATATGCTTATAAAATTAAATTGTAAAACCGTTTATAAAACCATTGGTTTCTTTATTAAAATTTGAAATTATATAATAACATACTATATTATCCAATTAATAAAATTATCATTTAAAATAATAGATTCTTGATATTTATTTTCTAATTTTAATAATGTCTTTATATCTGATAATATATTTTTATTATTTTCTAATAAATTCAAATTAAAATAAATATGTATTGTTGTACATGTATCAATAGTTTCTAATTTAACCTCTAAATTAATTTTTTCCTGTAATGTCTTTATAATATGTTCATTAAAAAATATAATGTAATCATAAGTATAACATGAAACATATGAATTTTCATTTAACATTAACATTATATTTTCTAAACTTATTTCTTGTATATCAAAACAATTAATAACTGTAATTATTAACTCTTTTACTATAAAAGGTATATTATTTTTATTTTGAAGAGATAAGGTTTTCAATAGTATACTCCGGATTTTTTAAAATGTAACTTATCATATATAATATATCATCATACAATTCTTTTGAAAATTCATATGATGTATAGGCATATAATTTAGATACTAGTTGAAAATAATCATAAATATCTACGCTAAATTCTTTTAAAGGTCCATTAGATATATCATTATATGTATGGATCATAAATATATTTTTATCATTATAATATGTTAAATCTATAAAATGATGTCTAGTATTAAATTTGTCAAGAACAGCTATAAATATATATAAATGTCCATATGGATACATTAATTCAGTATCTATACCATACGAATACCCGTCTTTTTCTACTCTCAACTTATTGCGTCTATACTTATACCAATTATAATTCATATTCTTATCCCCCAAAGTGAGATACGAGCCATAAAATTGTAAAAAATACAATAATCCATCTAAAAGCATATGCAACAGGAAAGATAAAGTATTTTATAATTCTATCAAATATCCAATATAAACAATATCCACAAAAAGCAAATATTTTACTTATAATCAGTATATTCAATAAAGTAGTCCAACCTAGTGTTTCTAAAAAATTATTTTTACTTACAATATATACGAAATACTTTAACCATTTAATTGTATAATTAGTATTTTTCATAGCATTAGTTGGTTTTAATTTTTTTATTAATTTGTTACGTAAAATTAAAGGTAACGTTAGCAAATATACTAGCATTGTTCCAAAAAGTGATAAAATATTTCTATTCCAAATACTTTTTATACAAGATTCGAATTTGTAATTCTGAAATTCTTCTAAAATTTTAAATATAGGTTCAGAATCAACATTTTTATAATATTGATTATCTTCATACCAATCAAAAGGAAAATCTTCATTATTAACTATTTCATCATCATATTTTTCTTCTTCTTTTTTAGCATTAACAAAGGCTGTTGTAAATTGACTAATTATACTATCAGTGATATTTAATTGGTTGAGTATAATATCAGTTAATTCATCTTTATTTAAATTTTTGTTTTTTAATTTATTATAGATATCATTTATTTGTACTGATATGTCATCATCTATTGTTTCTGAATATTTAGCTGTCTTAGTTAAATTATCATAAACTAAACTAGATTTTATACCATGAGCCAAATCATATTCTTTTCTTTTAATTGGATCAGATAATGTTTGATAAGCATTAGTAATTTCTTTAAATAAATTACCTGTTTTTGGATTTATATCTGGATGATATGTTTTAGCTAAAAAATAATAAGCACGTTTCAAATCCTCTTTTGATACGTCATAAGAAACTTCTAATATAGCATAGTAATCTTTAGCTTTTTTGACCATTTTTCTAATCCTTTCTTTAATTTACTATATATAATATATAATAAAATAGGAAAAAAGTAAAGCCGTTTAAAACGATTGGGGAAAGGCCAGGAATCTCACCTGGGCAGTCAAAATATTGACAACATAAATAAATTATGCTACTTTTGTTTATCTCAGTCACCTTTCCATAAAATATTTATTTTTTTGATTTTTTTCTAATATAACTATCTATTGTAGAAGAAATTATAAAAATCCCAAAAATGATATCTATTGTTAGTAATGCATACATAATCCAGCCTGAAAAATTTAAAAAATCATATATACCTAAACCAACAAATATTAAAAAATAAAGTATTAATGTCAACACTAACATGATATTTTCCTTTCTAATTTTATACAATTTATAATATTATATAGCATATAATTTAAAAAGTAAAGTCATAAAATAAAAAAGCTGGATTTTACGTATCCAGCTAAAGTTTGTCTAACAACGAAGAGTTAAATAAATTTTTTATCGTTATATATATTTCGCATGCTATACTTTATATATAACAATACCGATTCTCTTATACCGAACAGTTTTTTAGTGTAGCATAAAGCAATAAACTGTAAAACTAATTATTTTATTAAATAGCAAAAATAATCAAAATGCTAATGGAATTTACCATCATAGTCGTTACTTTTGACAATGGGATACGACACCCCCAAAAACTGGTGGAGAATAGGAGACTTGAACTCCTTACCTACTGAATGCAAATCAGTCGCTCTCCCAGATGAGCTAATTCCCCTCCAAATTAAAAATAACCAATTCTTTAAGCGTGTTAGGTATGCCGTCTTGATACTGACTACTCCTTACATCATCATTCTTAGTTGTATGATGACAGCCTAATAATCTCATAATTGACATTTTGCACATAGAGGCATCTTGGTATTCCTTTTGCCAATACTGGCAACTTTATAATCTAGCTGAGAGACTCCTGACTACTCTCAAGTTATTAATAAGCGTATTATTCAGTCACTTCCGCGTAAATTAGCTATTTTTACGTTATATAGGAAGGTAGGATTGATTACCTACAAACGGATACAGATGTCAGTAATATTCAACTACGATTTGTCCGTTTCTTACGTCACTACAGGTTGGCCGACCTGCGCTATTTTAACCTTATACTTCTTATTACATCCAACCACAAATAAATCTTTTCAGAATTTATTTATGTACTCTTATTAGCCATCAACTAATTATTCGAGTAAAGCCTGATAATAATTAAAATAGATTGGTAGCGGGGGTGGGAATTGCACACCACGACCTTCAGGTTATGAGCCTGACAAGCTACTACTGCTCTACCCCGCAACAAATAAGTAATTGTTTAGAACTATTTTATTTTTATTTAATTATAATATAATGGTAAAAATTTATTTGTAAAACCTTTTTATGGGGTGATCGATGGGACTTGAACCCATATCCTCCAGAACCACAATCTAGCGCTTTACCAATTAAGCTACGAACACAAGAATAGACCAGATATACTGATATATACTTCTATTCGTAAAATTGGCAAGGGTTGACTGAATCGAACAATCATCTTTACTTTTGGAGAGTAAGGTTTTACCATTAAACTAAACCCCTATTTTTGGAGCGATTCATGAGAATTGAACTCATATCTTTAGTTTGGAAGACTAACATAATAACCATTATACGAGAATCGCATTGGAGAACCGTAAGGGAGTCTAACCCCTCTAATTCGGGTTGCAGCCGAATGCATAAACGCTCTGCCAACGGTCCATTGGTGGCAACAACTTGACTTGAACAAGTAACTACATCCTTATGAGAGATGCTTTCTACCAATTGAAATATGTTGCCATGGTGTGTGCAGTAGGGCTCGAACCTACGACTCACGGCTTAAAAGGCCGTTACTCTACCAACTGAGTTATACACACATTGGTGGATCCTCAGAGAATCGAACTCCATCCTTCTGTTCTTCAGACAGACGTACGCACCAGCTATACCAAAGATCCAAATTTATAATAATAAAAAAACCTCTGAACTTTTTATTTTCAGAGGTATGCCTTTAATCTTAATTTTATTTATTAATAAGGTTAATTAAACATTACCTCCGCTAGTTTTACCGGCGAAGCCAAACATATGCCAACATTTTTTAACCATATTAATCATCATATTATATAGAACCTTTCTTTATTTTATATTTTATATATAATTTAAATTTTTTTATTTGTAAAACTGTTTTAAATAAGAAATAATATTAAATTGAAAAACTTTACGTATTTTTCTTGAGTACTTCCCAACAACGGTTAACACTTAAAGGAGTTAAAGTCAGCATTATATTGGAAGTAATTGTATTATTAATAACACAAATCAGAATTTGTACAAGAATTATATGGCTTACGACTATATGATACTTCTTCATATGTCTTAGGCTCATATACTGTTGTGTATGTAATATCTTTATAAATTACTTCTACAGGTTTTGAAACTGTATAAGATGTAGAACAAGTATTACATTCATTATAATAAGATACATTATGTGTTACAACTGGTTTGGTTTCTTGTACTTTTTGTACAGGCTGAATTTCTTCTGTTTCACAACATGTACAACCACTTAATAACATTAAACTCAATATTAAAAATTTTTTCATTTTATTCCCTCCAAAAAGGCATCAATATTTTTAAAACAATTGTTATATAACAAGAACTTTTTATTTTGTAAAACCTTTATTATTTTCATAATCTAAAAAATTATTTATTGAATTATATGTCATATTTATTAATGTACTACTAGATTCTTCATTAAATTTATTTTTACCATCATAAAAATTTAACATATATAGTAATTGACAAAAATTCATATTTGGATATTTTTTGACATAGTATTCTAAAGTTTTTAGAATTTCTTCATTGTATTCTAATTTTGATTTCATATTAAAATATTCCTTTCTTTTATAGTAGATTATTTAAGTACTAACATACAATTTTTAATATTTAAATAATCTACTATATCTTTTTTCCAATTAAACTTTTTAAACTTCTTCTTTTTGTTTGGTATAATTTTTGTTCTTAACATACCGCTTTGCCACATATTCATCAATTGTAAATTACGAATTTTTGGCTTTTTTAATTTAATAGTTATAATTTCTTTTTTCATAAATTTTCTCCTAATAAAAAATTGGCGGATACTGTAGGGCTCGAACCTACGCGAGATGTTACCATCCCCTAACGGTTTAGCAAACCGTCCTCTTCACCAACTTGAGTAAGTATCCAAAAAAGGAGGAAATTAATCCTCCATAAAATTATTTTTTCTTTTTAAATTTAGATTTAATCCAATTATATAAACAAACTAAACTTTTCCAAATCATTTTTAATGTCGACGTAATAAAATCAATTAAAAAAGATTTGATAATTTTATATAAGCCACTAAAAATTGCTTTTAACCAAGCCCACAAAGCTTTTAAAAAAGACACAATAGGTTCTTTAATTAAATGCCAAGAAGTTGAAAATAAACTTCTTATTGCTTTCCAAGCTTCAGTAGAAAAAGATTTTAAACTTTTCCACCACTCTTTTATAATTTCTTTAAATGTCATTTGAGTTATCTCCATAAATTACATATTGGTGGGAAGTTGTGGAATCGAACCATCCGTCTCTTTAACTAGTACTTACGAGGACAAGGGTACTAGTCCTTGTCATAGTCTCCATAGCTATATAAGCTTCCCTTAAATGATTGATTATTACTTTATTTGTCGTGAAAGCGTTAGGCAAGGTTAGGTCAACAAAGTCTTTCGGTTATCACAGCTTCCCTAAGAAAATTCCTATTAGCCTTTTCGATGGTTGCCTCTATCATCTGTGTATTAGATTTACATAATCAATCTTCTGCACGACCAGAATAATTTTACTCCCATTATTAAAATACTGGTGGTTAATTCCACGAACAGAGAATTGTGCTGTGTTAAACCTGAAGCCTCTGGAGTTCAATATTTATTTTTGTAAATAATTTATAATATCTTTAACAGTTATAAATTTTTCCATTGCTGCATCTGGAATATCTTTTCCAAAGTTTTCTTCTAATAAAACAGTAATTTCTACTAAATCGAGACTATCCATATATAAATCATCTGATAATTTTGAATTTTCAGTTATAGTTTCTTTTGAAATTCCTAAATTTTCAGACAAGATAGACTTAACTTTTTCTAGAGTTTTATCCATGTTATACCTTTATTTTTTCTTTTTCTTTGTTTCAATTACAACAGATGTTTCTTTTTTTGGACCTTTTGTATTACATTTTGGAGCTTTACCAATATTTGGATTTAATTTATTATTATAAATAATAGGACTTAACTTTAAATATTTTCCCCATTTCTTTTTAAATTGTTGTTCTTCGAAATTCTTCTTTTTTTCTTCATCTGTCATAATTATCCTCCTTAATTAATGTGAAAAATTTTTAAAATGTTGTTTTGTTTGTATAAATATATTATTATCCATACTTTTTGCTTTTTCTTCAGCTAATCTGTCATAATAAGCATATCTATCTTTCGTTAATGGATAATAATATAATGCTTTCGAATCTAAAATAACATATTTTTTAATTTCTTGCTCTGATTTATTTGCATATACATCACATAGCATATCAAAAAACTGTTGCTGTAACTCTTCATCTTGCATAGACTTTTTATAATATCGTGACATTTTATGAGCTTCTAATGCAATATTAGCTTGAGTTTCTATAGCTCTTTGTTTATCACCAGACAATTTAATAAATTTAGACTCCTTTTTTAAAAATGAAAAATGTCTATAATTCATTTTAATTGTATCCTATAAAAATTTATAAAATTAATCAAACATTATCATTAGAACTAAAATATCATTTGTCCATTTTAAAAATAAGACCTAGGAATTTTTAAAACTCTATGTCATTTCATAGGACAGATCATAACATTACTAAGATGTCATAGGATTACTGGGACAATTCTTTATATAAATTGGCTAGGGAAGGTGGGATCGAACCACCAGTCTTCCGAGTCAAAGTCGGAAATTTTACCAATTAAACTATTCCCTAAATAAAAAAAAAGAAGGGAACAGGGACCATATGATGTAATCTCAGTGTATTGTTCCCATAATGACAGTTGGAGGAGGAGTCGAACCTCACACTATATAACTTTGCAGAGCTATATATTTCCCTCTACTTCCCGTTTTCTTAATCAAACTTTCTTACTGCAATAGTACTTATTTGACATAGTAGAGCCCCAACCATAAAAATAGTGACTTTTTGATCATATAGTTTATCACTATTGAACCTAAACGGAGAAGTCACTAAAGAAACTCCCTAAAACTTGGCACCTCGTAAACTGATTCGAACAGCATTCCCGTACTAATTGACTGGAGCTATAGACTATTCAATTAGCGGTCACCATGACTACAACGAGGTATAATTGGCGCCCTCACATGATTTTCACACGTTATCTTGGACCTACATCCTAAGCTATCTATTCGCGACTAGATATAACAGGGCATAAAAATGTCACCAGTTTTTACCCTTTATCCACTCACTGTTCGAACATCTTAGTGTTGGAGGATCAAGTTACCATTTTCGACAGCACATAGTTACTTAGGCGATCAATTCTAAGTACTAACAACTGATAAACTTGTCTAATTATATAAACATCAACTTAATACTTATTCAGCGTACTTTCATATTAAATTGTACTAGTCTATATAATCATGAATTAGAATTGGTGGAAGGTGATAGAGTCGCACTACCCGAGCCCGAAGGCAACAGATTTACAGTCTGTCCCGCTACTCCTACGGTATAACCTTCCATAAAAAACAACAGTCTTAACGTAACTGTTATGATGGGTAAAACGAAATAATATCAAGATATCTACTATATGTGCACCTATTAAATATCTTACTAGTCATTATTTTAACTAACTTTATCTCAAGTAATAAAGCATACAATAGCATTAACGATTCTATTAAACGGAAAGGGTTTTTTCTCTAAATCCTTTCGAAACGGAAACCGTTTTTACCGAGGTAGGTTTCATACCTATTCTACAAAAAATCCTTTAAAATCAAAGACTTGGTCGGGGCGAGAGGATTCTAACCTCCGACATCTTGCTCCCAAAGCAAGCGCTCTAAACAGGCTGAGCTACGCCCCGAATAAACGATTGAAATTTTACTCATTAAAATCTTTTTGTAAAGAGTTGCCAATGTTTTCAATTTTCGGAAACATTAAAAGGAAGTCATTATATGCAGTTTTATCATCGGGGTTGTATATAATACTCGTAACAACTCTTTGCAAAAGGACTCTAATCAAATATTCATCCTACTAGAAAAATTGGTCCACTGGCTTGGACTTGAACCAAGAATAGAGGTTTATAAGACCCCCGTTATAACCACTTTAACTACCTGTGGATATTGGTGATCCCAGCGGTATTCGAAACCACATTACCAGAATGAAAATCTGATGTCCTAACCATTAGACGATGGGACCTCGAAAAAGTTTTATATTAGCATACCTACTACACAATCATAATGCTAATAAAGGTATATAGTTTATTAGATAGTAGGTTCCATAAACCAAACTTTTTAACCTTAAATGGCGGTGCTTACGGGGCTCGAACCCGTGAATCTTCGCCGTGACAGGGCGATGTCCTAGACCAACTGAACGAAAGCACCTTAATTGGTGCGCTAGACCAGAGTCGAACTGGTACGCCATTACTGGCAACAGATTTTAAGTCTGCAGCGTCTACCTATTCCGCCACAAGCGCATAAATTATTATAAATTATTTCGTATTTTATGGTGTAATTCTCTATGACAATTTGCACATAACATAATACATTTATCTAATTCTTTTTTAATTTTTTCAAAAGATTTTGTACTTCCATCTCCTCCAATTCCAAAATCTTTTTCTTCAGGATTTAAATGATGAAATTCTAAAGCATCTATACAGGTATCATAACCACAAATTTCACATTTGCCACCTTTATATTCAACAGCTTTTTTCTTTAATACTTGTCTTCTTTTTATAACAGCTTCAGATCCACATTTTTTACAACGCCATCTTTTTTCTGAATCTCTAAGTACAAAATCTGTTAAACCATGTTTATTGCATATTCTTTTTTCAATTTTAGATACCATATAAATAATCCTTTAAATTTGGCTGGCCCGGAGGGTCACGATCCCCCGACATCGAAATTAACAGTTTCGCGTTCTTCCAACTGAACTACGGGCCAATATAATGGTGCCGACGGAGAGACTTGAACTCCCGACCCACTGATTACAAATCAGTAGCTCTACCAACTGAGCTACGTCGGCTTTAAGGCTACCTTCTATTTAACCTTGAAAGGTAGTAGCAAGGTGTTAAAGATAGTTTGGAATGTGGAAGCGAATCCATCTTCCTTTTTGTACCCTAGGCCTGACCGATATACACTTTACAATGTATAACATCCCAAGACTTGTAGTTTTCATAACGGTCCATTTAGAGATTCTACTGAGCACTGTCCGTTATGGGAATCTGCTTTGTTAAGGAGCTCTAAATCTCTTAACTGCAGTTACTACAACCCTCTCAGCAGCTAATCCTTAATATTTACTAACTCATAAACATTGATTGGATATTTCCTTTGTTCACAAGCAGCAATTTTATAAATTCTATGTTTATCTATACCTAAGATATATTTTACAATTCTACCGATATCTTTACCAGCTTCGGCTTCTGGGTTATTAATGTTTCTTTTTAGATGGTACTGATATACATAATCTAATGGTGTATAAGACCAATCTCTGAATCTACCACCAACAATATCAGAAGTAGTGAATTGTTTTTTATAAGTCAAAGCTCCTTGAATCATACCATTTATAAAAGTGGTCAATTCAGCTTGTTGCATATAAGATAGTGATTCAAAAGCACTCGACTTTTGTGTATTAGAATTGATAATCATAGCTCTTTTCCTTTCATGTATGATTATAATGTTAAACAAAATTTATTAAATGAGAAATAAATTATTTAATGACTCCTATTTCAAAAAGTCAGTTGGCAGACCGTACAGGACTCAAACCTGTGACACCAAGCTTAGAAGGCTTGTGCTCTTTTCAACTGAGCTAACGGTCTATAAAAAATGTTTTGGGATAGGTAGTGGTACACATCTACGTACGTGACTCTTTTGTGCCTGAAAGACTTACGGTATAAAACCTACTAGTTCGGTCTGACCATCATAGCATTACTGATATGACATCCCAAAAAAATTTTGTAGCTTTTTATTGGCGGAAGATTGAGGTGTCGATCCCCATACCTCTCGGTACTCACTGTTTTCAAGACAGGATTCTAGGCCGCTAGAATTAATCTTCCATAAATTGTACAGGATTAACTATCAAAACAATAAGACGCTCTTCTGATTAAGCTAATCCTGTATATTTAATATTATTTCTTATTCACAATGTCTTTATAACTCTTACGAAAAACAAAATTATATATAGCGTATAATTTTTTATTTGTAAAGCTGTTTATAAAAAACCCGCTAATTTTTTATTTTTAGCGGGTTTAATCTTATTTTTATGATAATTTTGAGTAAAACTAAACCCTCAGCCTAACTATTCTAGGTTGATTATATGAATTTAAGTATGTTTCTATCATTATCATCATGTTTTTATAGAACTATTTAATTTATCTAAAATCATCAATTATTTCTGATAATGCTTCAATTAAATCTTCTGCTTCTTCTAAACCAATTGATAATCTAAAAAAATTTGTATTTTCGAAACCTGTAATTACACTAAAATTTACTCCAAAAGTATCTGCTTTTTGAAAAAGCTTAACTTTTTTTATTGTTTCTATCTTTTGTATACTTTTTATTGATTCAATAAGTATTATTCCAGTTTCAGTTATCGAATAATAATTTATATTTTCTTGTTTTAAATATTTACAGATTTTTTCAGTTGTATCTTTTATTTTATTTAATCTTAGTCTTAATGTTTGTAAACCTAAAATAGTAAAATAACAATCAATTGGATGTGGATAAAAACTAAAAATTTTAGATATATCTTTCATTTTGGAAAATTTATCTTTTGTTTTTTCGTTAGTCATTAATACACCTAACATAGAAGTATTATATCCACAACTACATTTACTTAAACTTTCAATAACAAAATCTACATTATACTCAAATGGATTAAATACTAAACCTGTATAACATGAATTATCTACTAATACATATGCTCCAATAGAATGAGCTTTTTCAACTAAATTTTTTATATATTCTTTGTTATCTATACAATATGGAATACTACACGATTCTAAACATATTATATCATTTTTAGATATTTTATTTAAATCTGTTAATTCTATAGCTTTGCCTTTAAGATTATATGCATCTATCATTTCAGGATATGTATTTTGCAAATAATAAATTTTATTAAACTCATCTGAAATACTAATTAATGTTGCAGAGGCAACTCCACTATTCAAAACCAAAATTTCTTTTATGTCTCTATTATATATTTTACTTACTATTGTAGCTAAAGCTAACCTGTTGTTAATAGAATCACCACGTTTATACTTAAAAAATCTACCATGTTTGATATCTAATTCATCTGAAAAAGAATTGTTTAAATCAATTGTATTTGGTTTAATAATATCTTTATATACATCAGGACTAATTAATAAAGTATCTTTTTTCATGTTATTTAACTTTAAAATATTTTTTATATAAATTTTCTAATTGTTTTTTGTTTTTAATTAAAGATTTGTTTATAACTGTATCTAATCCACAACATGGACATAAAGCAGTGGTATTATTATCTATCCAATCTTTTATTTTATCATATGTAAATTCAGCATTACAATAAATACAAATACATTTTTCAGCAGTTTCTAACTCTATTTTATTATTCATAGAATGTTTATGTATATTTTTTAATTCTGTTTCTTCTTGCTCTTCAATTACTTTATTTACTTTTTCAAATGTGGCTTTTGAATTTTCATAAAATCTATCTTCTATTTCTAATTCGTCATGATCATTATAGTTTCTACCAATTATTCCACATTTCCATAACAATTGCTGAAAACGTAATTCTGGATATTTTTTTATTTCATGCGTTAGTAATTTTATAATTTTTAAATTTATAGATAAATTAGAGTTTTTCATATAATTAATCCTTTTTGGTAATATGTATCATTAATTGAATATCAATATCATAAATTTTTCCATTTACATCAATATCTAATTGTTTATAATTTTCATTTAATATATTTAAAAGCCAATAATCTTTATGTTTTAGTAACCAATCATTTAAAGCTAAATTAATATCATCAGCTTCTATAAACTCATATTCAATATCATTTTCTAATTTTACTTTAAATAACATTATACTCCTTTTTTATATAATTTAATATATTTATAATTTATAATTTTTAATATGTAAAATCATTATCAATATTTTGAATAACTTTTTTTCTATTCTTTTCTCTTTTTATCTTTTTCTGTTCTTTTTCATATTGTTTTCTAATAACTTTTGACATTTTATCTGCTCTTTTATTAAAATATGATAATACAGTACCATCTTGACAATGACCTTTAACCCAAAATAAAAAACTATCGGTACATTCTAAAATATTTTGTATTTTTTTAACTAATGGTTCATCTTTTGGTCTATAACTATTATTTTTTATTGCATTAATGGCATATGTAGAATCACTAAATATAATAAGTTTTTCATTAACTTGTAATAAATACTGAGTATCTTCTATTGCATATAAAATAGCAGATAATTCTGCAGAGTTATTGTCAGCTTGATTTATAACCATACCTGATTTACCTATTTCAGTATGTTTATTAGTAGTAATAATATATCCTAAACCTGATATATTATTATGTGTACTAGCATCTGTATAAACGTGCATTATAAGTTTTACTCCTAATTTAAATAATGCAATGTTTATAAATTAGTAAAATTATTTTTTTATATAAAAAAATTTTGTATATATTTTGATAGTATCTTTATACTCTAATAATAACGGTTTCCATTGTACTTTTTGACATTTTAAAATAAATTCACATTTTTTATTTAATGCTTCTTCTGTACATTCTGATATTTGAAAAATCAAATAATTCCAAGATTCATTTAATACTGTTTGTGCAAAATTTTTATCTGTATAATATGTTATTTCACTCATAATTTAGCCAAAAAATAAATAACCATAAAGTATAGAACTTCATGGTTATTTTTAAATAAGTTATAAGTTTAAAATTTATTTATTTTTATTAGATATTACTTCATTCCAAGAAATAATTTTACCATCTTCATTTAAAACTTTCTTTGCTTCATCTTCTGTGTTAAATACTTTAGCGTTTAATAAACCACTCCATGTATTATTTTCAGTCAAATAGCAATCATAACTTCTTTTTATGTTTTTTATTACAAACATAATTACTCTCCTTTATTTTAACGTCCGTTTGATGTTTCTCTATCAATATGAATTTCTGATTTAGAACTAGAAGATTCATTTTGATGTTTAGCTAAATATTTTTCTATTGTATGATCTAATCTACGCAATTTATAATCTTGTACCTCTTCAATTTCATTTGGTTTAATGTTAAAAATTTCTTTTAATTGGGCCAACATTACTTCTACATCAGCAATTTCTTCTATAATATTTTTACGATTATCTGTTTCTCTGTGAACGTTTTCAAATAATGCAGCTTGTAATTCCATTAATTCTTCTAAACTTTGCATTTTTTGATTTTTTGCACCAAAAACACTTATTACTCTATGAATAGTTTTGTTATTTTCTGGTTTCATTTTCATTTCCTTTCAAAAGTTTTTCTAACTCTTTAGCATATGTTTTAATTAAATCTAATTTAGTTTCAGTTTGAATTGCTTCAGCTAATGTTAATAATTTTTTATCTCTTTCTCTTTGATTTATTAAAAATTTTATATTTTGTAAACGCTTTTTATGAATTTCTTGTGCATCTTTTTTCTTTTCATCAAAAATAGAAAAAGTATTAGCATTTTTATCTATATTATGAATTAATTTATTTTCATTACCTTCAAATCCAATAATAAAATCATATTTATCAGATGTTAATAAAGTATCATTTACTAGGACTAACATCGCTTTCTCCATTTAAATTAATAGTTACACAATCTCCAGCAGTTTTTGCTTCTAAATAAATATGTTGTGTAGTATCTATTTTAGCAATACACATCAATAAGCTATATATTGCAATACAAATAACAATGCATTTACAAATATATTGTATAATTTCTAATTTCATAATATAATCCTTTTATATTTCATATAACATAAAATATAATATGTAACTTTTTTAAAAAATAAAGCCTTTATTTAGTTATATACCTTTACCATCATTATTAAGAATGCGGTTTGCCCTATAAAAAGTACAACATTTTGGAATATCTTTTAAACGTCTAGCTGAAATATATGTCATACAGCTTCTAAGACCACCTAAATATTCATTGATAATGTTTTGAACAGGTCCAGAATATGGTTTTAATGTGACAATACCTTCTGAAGCTCTATATTTTGCCATACCATTCCAATGTTTATCTTGAGCATATTTACTAGACATTCCATATGCAAGTTTAAATTTTTTTATCTCATATTTTGGTTCAGTTTCATTAATATCATATTCATCATAATCATTATCTATAGGATTAAAATTTTCATTATTTCGATTACATGATATAACTTCTACTTCATTGGTTTTATATACCTTTTTAATAATTTCACCTTCTGCTTCATCACTTCCAGCAACCAATGAACCGACCATTATAAAATCGGCTCCTGCACCATAAGCTTTATTGATGTCACCTATACAAGTAACTCCTCCATCTGCACAAATCATTCCATTTACAGCATGAGCTGCTTCTGCACATTCTATTACTGCTGATAACTGTGGTCTTCCTACTCCAGTCTGTTTACGAGTAGTACAATTTGCTCCCGGTCCAATTCCGATTTTAACAATATCTGCACCATTTAATATGATATCTTGGACCATATCACCAGTTACTACATTACCTACCATAATTATTAAGTCAGGATATTGTTTACGAATTTTCTTTACAAAATCTAATAATTTAGAAATATAGCCATTTGCGATGTCAACACAAAGATTTTTACAAAGACCTAAATCAAGAATTTTACAAATTTTTTCATAATCGCCTTCTTTAATACCAGTAGAAACAAAAATATATTCATTAAAATAAGCAATACAATTTTCATTATCTATTTTAAATTCAATTTCTTCATTTTTATGTTTTTCAAGAAAAGCTTTTACCTCTTCAAATGTATAATGTTTATGAAGACACGTAAACATAAGATTTTTAGCCATGACCTCTGCCATAGAAAATGTTCCTGTTGTTGCCATATTTGCTATTATTAAACCATTACCATATAACGCCCTAGTAGAGTATTTCATCTTATACATACGATAAATATCTGGTTCATTTCTTGAATTAAGTGTTGATCTTTTTGGTTTAATCATTACATCACAATAATCAAGCTGTACTTCTTCTATAATATTAGTCATTTATTAACCTTTCTCATGTAAAATTTTATGAATTTTTTCTTTTAATTTAGTATCTTTGCAATAAGCTTCTAAATTTATACCACTTATTAATCTAATTATTCGTTTTACTCTTTCTTTATCCCAAGTATTTTTATATAACTCAATCAAATCTTCTAATATTCGAGATAATGTACAATAATATAAATGATCCCAAATTTTATCTTGTCTTTTCTTTTTTAATTTTTTAAACCAATTAAACATTATTTTCTTTCCTATAGTCATCAATAAGTTTACAAACTTTTTCTAATTGTATAACATATTTTTCATCTAAATCAACTTGACCTTTATTATACAATTCTAAATCCTTTTTCCATAAATTAATCATACCATCATCAATAAGATCAATTAATTCAACCATATTTTTTTGTATTTCTTCAGACCCATTAAAAAGATAAAACATACAATGATTTAAAGCGGCTACCCATTTCTCATCACAATATGACCAATCTTTTTCTAAAGCTAAGCCAAAAAAATTAAGAAAATGTCTAAACCACTTACCTAATTTAGACCAATTATAATTATAATTGTATTTTTCATTAAAATTATCGTGTTTCACTTATAGACTCCTTTTGTTTTAGAATAATTTTTTGTTTATAATATTTATTACGTATTTTTTCTAATTTTTTTCTTTTTTCTTCATTTTCTTGATTATAGAATTCATTTAATTGTTGAGCCTCATATTCATTTTCAATTTTTTGTAAAGTACTTATCATTATTCACTCGCTAAATTATTAAAATATCTTTTAATATATACAATAGGTGTACCTTTATCACCACTACCAGATGTTAAATCCATTAATGAACCTAATAAATCAATATATCTTCTTGGTGTTGTACCTTGAGATGTCATGTTACCTTTAAGATTATTATTTTTTTGTCTAATTTCTTGTTTAATAGCATTTGTTAAATTTTCACCAGATAAATCTTTATATTTGTCATCTGCAAAATTTTTAATTTTAATTTCATTTGGTGTTCCTTCTAAACCATCAGTATAAGCTGGAGAAACTACAGGATCAGCAAATTCCCAAATGCCTCCAACAGGATCTTTAAAACAACCATCACCATATATCATTACTTCAACTTTTTTACCTGTTTTTTCATAAATATAAGTTTGTATACCATCAACTAATTCTTGCGCTTTTTTAGTGTCTGGAAATAGTTTTAACACTTCTTCTGAAGATTTGTTTGAACCATAGAGACCGTATTCACATTTATCTTCACAAATTCTAGCGAGATTCATTGTAAAATCTTGTCTATGAATTTGACAATCTAAAACATCATCAAAAGAATGAGGTAAATCATTAATATATTCAATTACACATTTTTTACACTCTGCTTCAATAATACTCTTGTAGTATTCATCATAATTAAGTCCTGTAAATGGATGATTTTTTAATACATTACCAACTTCATCAATATCAGGCATAACAATAAATACAGTATCTTTAACAGCACGAGCAATTGCTTTCAGAATCATCGCAAATCTATTACGAGAATAAATTGGTTTATAAACATGGATATTTTCTGGATTGTTAAACTTTTTCTTTATATCTTCTGCTACTTCATCAACAGTAACATAATTACCTTGTGCTCTTGCTACAATAGATTCTGTAATACCAATAATATCTTTATCTTCAATATTATCAATAGCATTCAAAACAGTATCACAAACAATTTGACATAAATTATCTCCTTCTCTAATGATAGGAGCAATTAATCCAGTAGAACTTACACCATATTTTTTAGTCATTATTTTTCCTTTCCAAAATTAAATTTATAATTTATTTTTTAACAAAGTAAAGCCATATATGTTCTAATAATAAGGTTATACTAACCTCTATTGTGATTCAATTTAACGAAATCATGGGAAAAGTTTTAGAGTATCCCAAATTGAAAATAGATAATAGTATTAAGGGAAATATTAATTTCCCTTATTTTATTTTGATTGTCCTCCTGCAGATTTAATATTATAGCCAACATTTTCATTTATAGTTTTTGGATCCCATTGTTCAATCTCTCTTACTGAACATTTGCCGAGATTATTTTCAACCCATACTATTGAATTAGCTAAACCTGTACGAGATTTTGCTAAAAATAATCTTGCACGAGATAGAGCTTTTTCTCCAGGATTTGAATTTATTGTAGTCATTGAATGAGCTAAATGTATTTTTTGAGCGGATTCACTAATACTATCCATACTAACCACATCATCTGCTTTAGTATTCCAAGAATATTTACCTAATTGTGATCCACTTAAAACAGGACAATCAAAACTAATAGCTAAATTTTTTAAATCGTTAGCTACTGCTCCCATATCTTCATAACTTCTTCCTATCATTTTTTGTATAGGTAAAAGTTTATCCATATAATCAATGATTATAAAGTCTGGTTTCCATTCAACACCACCCAATTCTTCTTTTCTTTCAATCATAACTTTTCTAATATAATTATGAATTGTATCAGTGTTTATAGTTCCAGGTCTAAAAAATTTTATAAATAAATCAGCACCAAAAGTATTTATAAAATTATTTTTCTTTCTATCGTATTCTTCTCTATTTTCTGGTTTTAATAAATCATAAATATTAAAGCCTGTAACTGATGTATTTATAAGAGCTTCTGTTTCTTCTGCTGTTAATTCTAAAGTAATTAAAATTACTCTTTTTCCCATCATTAAAGCTTGTTTAGCCAAAAAAGCCATAATACGACTTTTACCACCTCCAGGAGGAGCAGCTATAATATGCAAATTGTTTCTTGTAAAACCGCCACCGAGGGCTTTATCCCAACCATCTATTCCAGTTTTTATCATATTTGATTTATCATAAATATTACTCATAGCTGTTATAAATTCATCAGTTGTTCTTTTAGAAAAATCAATACCTAAATCTTTTTCCATACCAATATCTAAAACTTCTTTAAATTTAGCTAAAGCTTCTTCATAATTATGAATTTTTAGACAATTAGTAGCATTATATAATGCAGCTTTCCAAGTTGCTGTTTTTGCAAATTCTACGGCTTTTTCTTTAAAAAATTCATAATCATCTGATTCAGATACATCAAAAATTTCTTCCAATAATTGTTGATATTTATAATATTCTTTTGTCGATAGTGATAATTTATTAATTAAATCTTCAGCTTTTTGCTTTAATACAAGTTGTGTAGGAACATGTTTATGTTTTTTACAATAATCTCTAATCCATTTACAAATATTCTGCAAATAATGATTTTCAAAATATTCTGGTTTAATAACTTCTATTCCATTTAATTTAGTCCATGATTCATCATGAACCATTACGCTTAGAAACTTTTTTTGAACAGAAAGTGTAAATTCAGTTTCAAATGATTGTGTAATATTTGTATCTAATTGTTCCATATTAACTCCATATTGCTCTTATCAAAAATATAGAATATAATTTTTAACTTAAAAAAATAAATTAATTTTCTAAATAGTTTATTTTTTTAAATCTTTAATTAATTGTATAAAATCTAAGACATTATTAAAAATTTTTACTCCAGAATCAATCATAAGTTTTTTTCTTTTTTCATATTGTGTCGCAAAAATATAATTTCCACCTACATCTTTAAAATCTATGACAAATGATACGTTTTGTCCATCTTTCTTTTTACGACTAGCTCTTCCAATTCTTTGTATTCCAGATATTGGAGTTTTACCTGCTGACCATAAAACTACTGCTTGAAAAATATCAATATCTACTCCTTCATCCATTACTGTTGATCCAAATATAATATTATAATCTTCTTCAGACATAGCTTTCTTTATAGTTTCAGTATCACCTTTTCTTTTGTCTAATTTTAAACCTCCTCGTGGACCATTAATCCATTCATAAATAGTTTCATCACCACATATAAATAAAGATTTTATACCAGCTTCTTTTAATTCTTTCATACGAGCTTGTCCTGGTTTAATATTATTAACTGAAGCTAATGTTTTAATATTATATTTATCTAAAAATTTTAACATTTCTATTCCTGCTTTATTACGTTCTTTATTATATGTTATATTTGCTCTATATATCATATAATAATTGTCTTTAAATTGAGGTAAAACAAAAGCATCTTTATTTTTATAATTTATAAAATATCCATAAGGTTGAGCAATATTTTTTTCTTCTATACTTGTTTTCATTTCATATGTAAAAGTCGGTTCTCCGAGTATAGCTATTGTACAAAAATCATCAAAATCTTTAAATGGCTCTTTATGATTTCTAAATGGACTTCCACTATATCCAATTATATGTTTTAAATTATCAGGATTTATATAAAATATAGGTTCAAAAAAAGTTAAACTTTGAACATGTTGACATTCATCATAACATATTGTATTTACTTCATTTTTTAAAAAATTTATATATTTTTCATCTTGTCGATTAAGACGTGAATCTGATCCAGCGGTATTAAGTATTACTATTTGTTTTGTATAATCTGGTTCTTCACCTTTTTCCCAACTTATGTTATTCAGACCTACTGATTTTAATCTATCATAAATTTGTTGTAATATAAAATTATTATTATTTAATATTAAAATTTTACTATTATTTAATACTTTACATACAATAGACATAATACTAGTCTTTCCACTTCCCACCCCGGAGTAAATTAAACTTCTAAAATTATTTAATGAGGCTAAAGCAGCTTCGACTTGATAATCTCTTGTTTCAAATTTTGAATTAATTTTTTCTATTTTTTCGCATACTGTTCTAACTTCATCTTCATCGTATTCATATTCATGCCATGGTTTATATTCGATACTAATACTTAAAATATTCGATAACCAAAAAGATAATCCACCTGGAAATCTTATTGTCTCATAAATAATATTTTCTATTTCAATTTTAGAAATAGTTTGCCAGTATATTGCAAATTTTTTTTCTTTTGTTTGATAATCATAATCTTCTTTAGTTAAAAGTTCTTTTACTTTATTTATAATAACTAAAGGTTCATTTATTATATAATCCCAGAATTGATTAGTATGTATTATAGGCATGATTTTTCTTCCATTTATTTATATTATTTCTATAGAATACTCATAAATCTCGGTTCTAATAAATAATTGTTAAAAAGGAGTAATAAAATGTTCCAAAAGTTGAAAAAGCTTTTTTCTAAAAAAGAAAAAACAGATAATTTAATCTATACTAATCAAGTAGTAAATTTTAAAGATTTAGCTTTACAAGATATTGAAATCTCTATTCAACCTGATGGTAACGGTACAGCTTTTGTTATTAGAGAATTAAAAAATAATTATAAGATAGTATTAGATAAAGAAACATGCTTATTATTAAGTTTAATTTTAAGTCAATATTATAAAAAAGAAAATATCAGTTCATTAATGAATTTATTTGAAAAGGATTAATTTTATGGAAAAAGCAGTACAATTATCTGATAAAATTATAAAAGAAATTGAAGAATATTCAATAAATTATACTACAAATGAAGGAAAAATTGCTACAACAAACGTAGCTCTTCAAAAATTGAATACTATAATTGAAGATGGTTTTGTTTTATATAAATATATTGTAGAAAAGAAATTATATGAAAAATATTCTTCTCTGACTCCATTATTAAATAGTTTAGCTGATACAATTAAAAAATTACAGATAAATGAACAAAATGCAAAAAAATTAAATTTGTCTTCTGCAACACAAATTTGGCAACAAGCTAAGATTTCAATAGCTCTTTTAGCCTGTGAAATATTAGATTTAAGTGATGAGGATAAATAATGTTAAGAGTTGGAAATAGAATAAGTTCACCTGTTTTAAAAGAACAAGCATATAGTGAAGATATTTTACAAAGACAAATAGTTGCTAAATTTAGAGCACATGGCGCTTTTGTAATTATGACAGATGCAGTTGGTCCAGCTTTAAAATTTATTGCTGATCCAAAAAAGCGTATGGGTTTTATTTCTTGGTCGAAAGCTAGAGGTTGGGAAAAAGGTGTACCAGATTTATTAATAGTTTGGAAAGGAAAAGTCTTATTTTTAGAATTAAAATTTGGTAAGCAGGGTAGATTAAGTAATGAACAAAAATTATGGCAAAAGAAAATCATAGATGCTGGTTATGAATATGCTTGTTGGCGCACATTAGAAGAATGTGAAGATTGGCTTGTAAAACAATTAGAGGAATAATTTATGGCTATTTATAGGGCAGTATTAAGATCTACACCAAAAGTAAGTCCAAAAACACCAACTACTGTATTGATTAATCCAACAATAAGTAATTTAGATGTACAATATTATGCTGGTACTCGCACTATTACTTTTTATGGAAGTGTTAAATCACATAATCAGTTCGGTAGTTATAATGTAATGTTAACTTTTAAAAACGTTAAACCTCACGATGGACTTACCAATGAAGAAATAGCTCAAGGTTTTAAACCGAAACCAACTTTAGGCGAAAATGAAATTATGGGACGTTGTAGTTGTCCAAATTATAGGTTTAGATTTGATAAAGCTAATAGAATGCATGGAGTTGGTACAGGTGCTAGATTTGGTTTTTATAGAAGAAAAACTAATCGAAAACCATATAATCCAAAAAATTTAATTGGTTTTTGTGCGCATTTAATAGAATTTGTAAATTATCTTCAAGAAAATGGATTTGTATTATAATGATAAAAGTATCTATAATAGTACCTGTATATAATACAGAAAAATATTTATCAAGATGTTTAGATTCAATCATTAATCAAACTTTGAAAGAAATAGAAATTATTTGCATTAATGACGGCTCAATTGATAAATCTTTTGAAATATTAACAGAATATGCTAAAAAAGATAAAAGAATAGTTATTATAAATTTTAAGCAAAATCATGGTGTAAGTTTTGCTAGAAATAAAGCTTTAGAAATAGCAAAAGGTCAATATATAGGATTTGTTGATAGTGATGATTATGTGGATTTGAAATATTATGAAGAATTATATAGTTATTCTAAAAATTATGATATAGTTAGAGGTATAAGAGTAATAGATAAAGATAGTAAAAGAGGTAAAAATCCATATGGTTGTATTATACCGTCGATTATAAGAAAAGCTGTTATAACAAATAATAAATTGAAATTTCCATTAAATAAAAAATTAGGTGAAGATAGTACATTTAAAAGATGGTTATATAAAAAGACAAATAGTATTTTTGAATGCCCAGATAATGGAATATATTATCATTACATGAGAAGAGAAGGATCGCTTTCAAATTATGATTCGAAGGTTTTATTATGAAAAAATGTTTTATTTTTGCACATTATGATAAAAATAATGAAATAAAATCGTACATAATAAATGAAATAAATTTATTAAATGAGTTAGGTGATGTTTTATTCATATCTGATTGTGAATATATTTCTAATATCAAGGATTTACCGAAAGTTAAATATTTACAAATTTCTAGACACTCATTATATGATGCTCATTCTTATATTTGCGGATATAACTTTTTAAGATTTTCTAAACAATTAGATTATTATGATAGTATTACTTTTGTTAATAGTTCAATTATATTTCCAACATGTGATAAAGAATCATTCATTAATAGTTTGATAAAAATAGATTTAGAAAAAGAAAGTGTATATGGCATGTGTAAATCTAGATATTTATTACAAAGTTATTGGATAACTTGTAAACAAAAAACTTATGAATATATAAATACGTTTTTTGATAATTATATTCCAGCAACTTTTGAATACGTAAACGAGTGGTGGAAAGAAAATGAAAATAAACATAAGATATTGATAAGATTTAAAAACAGTTTTGAAAAAAGAAAAATTGAAGTTGGAGAAGAATTAGCGAAAAAGTGGATGTATACAGTTGTTAATTTTGAGCATGGATTTAGTATATATTTATATAGAAAAGGATTTAATTTAATAGCTTTAGATTATTGTAATTGGCCAAAGTCTAGATTTATCACGAAAGCTCCAAGATAGAAAGTTCTATTACTACATAATATAAATAGTTGAGAATAAAAATGCCAGATATTACACTTGATATACCTTCAAATACTAAATTTAATTCATCATTAAATGAAATAGACATAGCTTTTAAATCTATTTTAATAGAACAAATGCGTATAGCTGATCCAAGAGATAAATCTAAAGAACAAAAAAGTTTAGGAACAGCGGAAAAAAATAATTGGCTTTGGGATAAAACTAGAGTATTTCAAGTTGATGAAATGACAACTGAAGAAATATTTGATGTTTATCTTTTGCGAAAAAACATAAATGGTGAAAAAAATACTGATGTTTCATATCCACTTTTAGCTTATATGCAAGATAATATAGATAGTGTATTTTGGGGTACAGGTAATCGTGATAAGCAATGGCATTTTGAAATACCACATGAAGAATCTGATTGGGAAGTAGGAGATACAGTTATCATAGCTACAATGAATAGTCGCTATAGAGGTATAACTGGTACAATTGATAGAATAAAAGAAGAAAATAATCAAAAATATTGTGCTATAAATATAAATGGACATGTTATTACTAAAAAACCATATGATTATGTTAATGATAATACAATTGTTTGGTTTCCAACTTCTGAATTAAGAATGGCTGGAGCAAAAACAGCCGGTACATTTAAGGGTAAAGCAATTACTTGTAAATATAAAGCTGTTATTTTATGTGATAATAAAGATGAAATTCAATATATACGTGATAAATTAATGTTACGTGTGTGGGATGCAAAAATATGGTGGAGATATAAATCTCCAACAATAAATAATTGTGAAAATCAAATATTTACAGTTTTTGGTATTCCTAATATTGATAGATATCCAGCTTCAACAGATAAATTAAAAGGGCAAGGTTTTATATATGGAACAGCCTTTGATATAGATACGTGGGCATGTATTACAGATGAGCCAATACCTGGATCTTTAATCGAAAATATTCGGATGAATATAAAAGTTGAAAATGATGGTAGGGAAAATAGAATAGTAATAAATTAATAGCTTTACAATTAAATATTTTTTTATTACAATAAAATAAAACTGAAACTTATGGAGTAAGAAATGATTAAAATAGGTGCTAGAAAATGCATCATTAATGAACTAACAGAAAAAGATACATCAGAATTTTTAAATAAATATCATAGACAAAAAAATATAACAGCTGTATATCATATAGGTTTGATATATAATTCAATTTTAATTGCTGTAATGACCTTTGGATATCCTCGCTATAATAAAACATATCAATGGGAATTATTGAGATTGTGTTTTCATCCAGATTATAGGATAATCGGAGGGGCTACGAAAATGTTTAATTATTTTATAGATACTTATAAACCGTGTTCAATAATTTCATATTGTGATTATAATTATTTTACTGGTGATGTATATAATAAATTAAATTTTGAATTGTTACGTATATCAAAAGGTAGCAAAATTTGGTATAAGAATGATAAGTTTATAACTGATAATCTTCTTCGTCAATTTGGTCCAGATAAATTGATAGGAACTAATGATGGTAAAGGAACTGATAATGAAAAAATAATGTTACGTGAAGGTTGGAATTATAAAATTGATGAAAAAGGACAAGGAACTTATATATGGAACGGAAATGGAAAATTTGGATATATTTATTTAATTACAGATACTCTGCATAATAAACAATATATTGGACAGCATCGTGGTTATAAATTGAATGATAACTACTATGGATCAGGAAAATTGATTTTAAGTATAATTAAAAAGCACGGTACATCAATATTAAAAAGAGAAATAATAGATTATGCTAGTTCACAAAAAGAATTAAGTGAAAAAGAAATATTTTATATAAAAAAATATAATACCTTATCACCGAATGGATATAATTTAACATTAAGAGTACAAGGAATAGATGCATATATACCACATGAAGCATCTGAAGAATTGAAGCAAAAAAGATCTGAAAATGCAAAAGAATTGTGGAAAAATGAAGAATATAGAGAAAAAATATCAAAATGTAGAAAAGAAATGTGGAAAAATTCTGAGCATAAAGAAAAAATAAGGATTTCTATGAAAGAAAGAATGTCAAAAACAGAAGAGAAGCAAAAACTAAAAGATGGTTTATATAAATTTCTTTCTGATGAAACAAAGAAAAAAGAATGGAATAAAAAAAGAACTGAAGCAACTAATACTATTGAATATAGAAATAAATTATCAAAAGCTGCTAAAGGCAAGCACTGGTTTAATAATGGCAAAATATCTGTTTTAAGATATAGTATTCCAGAGGGAGATGAATGGTTACCAGGTAAGCTATGTGTAAAAAATAAATAGTTCTAAAAAATAAATAATTTTCTAGTTTGTATATAAAATTTTCAACTCTAGTTTTTAGTTATAAATAAATTTAATTTTTTATAGGAAGTGTTTAAAAATGACAAAATTTTTGAATCGCTTAGCTTGTCGTATAGCTAGAGCTAAATTAAATGAATCTAAAAACTGGATGGTAACAAGAAAATTAATCTGTGAAACAGACGAAGGCGACGTTGAATTTGATGCCGGTGAAATGGTAAATGTCGGTGGTGATGACGAAGGTAATTTGGTATTAGATGGTTCTGCAGCAGTTGTAGTAATTTCTGATCCTGAAATTGCTTCTAAAGTTGCTGATGTTTTAGCTTCTGCCGATGAATTATCAGATGTAGATTTTGTTGAAAAACCTGCTCTTGATGCTGTTTTAGATGGTGAAGAAGTTGAAGATGTTGTTGATTCTTTAGGTGATGCTGAAGATGACAAAATTGAAGTAGCTGAAGTTGAAGTTGATGACGAAAAGAAAGAGTCTGTAGAAAACAAATATGCAAAATTTGCAGAAAATACTATTAAGGCTCATAAAATGTTAGCTTGCGAATCAGTTGCTATTGCTGAAGAAGTTGCTCCAATTAATATGGCTAATATTAAAACTATGTCTGTTAAGAAAGAAAGCTATAATGATTATAAAGAATTTACAAATCGTGTATCTTCTTTAAATGGCTCAATTCAACCAGGTAAACATGAAGTAGCTTTAAATGAAGCAGGTAAAGTTATGGGTGAGTGGAATGAAGATGATAACTATGGTGAAATTTATCCTGAAGAAGAATGGGATGATGTAGAAGCTATGGAAGATTTTGATGCTGCTCCAGTTCCTGCTGTTGAAGATATTGCATGGGAAGATGATGAAGATGTTGAGCAAGTTGAATCTTGTTTAGGTAAATATGAAGAATCTGCAAAATCTGGTAAAGATTATATGATGATGGTTGAATCTTTGGAAAAAGCTGGTGTTAAAGAAGAAAAAGCTGCTAAAATTATTTCAACTTTTGGTGAATCATCATTAAAAGAATGTGTACGTGTTTATGATACTAAATATGGTAAATATTGTGCTACATTTACAGAATCAGTTGATGCAAATAATTTTATTGCCGAAGCTGATGAAAAGCGTTTCACAAAACGTTATTTTGCTTAATTATAAAATAATATAATTATAAATAGAGAGTTGGATTTAAATATTTAACTCTCTATTTTTTTATGTTCTAATAAAAATAATTTGATTTTGTTAAAAGGAATATTATGTATTTAATTCGTGAAAAAATAGAAAACGATGAAGTTGTTGGATATTATGTAGATGAAAAAATATCAGGTGTTCTTATTGAAACACACGAAATAGATAAAACTTTACACAATTGTTCATGTAAATATTTTGCAGAATCTAATAATTGTTATAGTCATTTTCATATCAATCTTTGTAAAAATTGGATAAAAAATGGGAAGCCAAGATGTGCAATGTATGCTAAATCAAAAGATGGTAAAATTGTAACACTTTGTCCTGGTTTTATTCCAAGTAAATAGAAAAGTTAATATATAAATATCATTAGTTCTAATTAACAAAGAATAAATTTATTTTTTTTTACATTAATGGGAATATTAAATATCATGAGTTTACGTAAACAATTAAAAGAAGCTGCATTAAATGTATTACAAGAAGGTACAGATAGCTCTAAAGAGATTTTAACTCAAAATATTGTGAATTCTTTTGATGAAATGGGCATGGCTACTACAAATCCTGGTGAATTTTCACAAGAAGAAATTACAGATAAAAATAATTTAACTAATGTATCAGCTATGTCTAACGATACAGATTTCGAAGGCAAAATTGAAAATCCTCAAGCTAATGAAGCAGAAGATATATTAGATGTTGGTACAGATTTAATGCATACTCTTGTAGACATATCTGATAAATGTGATAAATGTAATGATGAAGATAAAAAAGCTGAATTACATATATTAGAATTCGGTGAATCTTCAATGAGTAAAATTATAGATAAAGTTTTAAGTGGTAAAACATGTGAACAATTTTTACATTCTTTAACTGAATCTGATTATGCAGGTCCTCGTGATTGGAATCCAGATACTCGTATTAATGTAGCAAATGTTCTTACTACTTTAAAAAGAGAAATAGGTAAAGGTTCAGAAGGTATTCATGTAGATCAAGTTTATGATGACCAGCATAATGATGCATACAAGGTATCTCAAATTGATAAAAATTTATTACCAAAAGAACTTAAAGTAGAAACTATTGTTTTAAAATTAGGAGATGATAATATTTATTATAAAGATAAAATGAGTAATACTTATCCTCTTCCAAAATAAATTATAAATACATATGATGTAAAGAAATCCTCAGAATTAACTGAGGATTTTTTATATTAAAAACTATATTTATATTAAAAGTTCTATATAATAAGTTTTAATTTTTAATTTAAGAAGTGTATATCTATGCGTTTTATTCCAAAGAAAAAAGAAACATTAATAGAAGCTGAAGCTAATCCATTAGAAATTAGCTCAACAGAATTATCTTATGACGAAAAATATATTCAAGCAATAACTAAGGCAGTAGCGAGCGAAAGTGGTGCAATTGTTGAATATGAACAAATATTAGCATTAGAACCTCATATAAAAGAAAAAGGTCTTGTAGAAACTTTTCATGATACTTTAATTGATATTAAAGATGAAGAAATAAAACATCTTGCTCAATTAAATACAAAATTAAGTGAAACATCTTTTTTTAAAAATTCTTATGAAAAAGGTGTAGACGAAGCTAAATCTGGAATAGATAAAGAAGAACAAAAAGAAAGTGTAGAATTAACTGAGTCTATTGAACGAATTGTTGAAAATGTTCCTCAAAATCGTACATATGATTCAGATAATATTGCTCAAATTATAGCTGCTAAATATGAATTAACGGATGAACAATATGAAGATATTCTTAATTTATTTGATCCTTTTCACATTGATGAAATTTCTGCAGAAGATGTTGACAAAGGTTTGGAACGAGTCTCTAAAAAATATGAATTTACTCCAGAAGAGCGATTAGAAATCGAAAATGATATCATTGCTAATGCAAATAATCCAATGGGAGACAGAAAAGAAGAATTTGATAGTGATATTAATTTTGATATAAATACTTTAGAAGATATATTAGAAAATCTTAATACTTATGCTGCACAACAGCGTATTAAAAAAATAATAGAAGAACTAAAATCTATCGAATATAATGGTGAAAAAGATATAGCTTGGAATCCAAAATATTATGATATGAATAAACATAAAAGAGGTTTAATACAATAATGTCTATTTCTACAGTATTATATGAAGCATTAGATCCATTAAATAAAATTGCAAACAGTATAGTTAAAAAACTTAACTATATTGAATCTAGTCTTATTTTAAAATCTAAAAATTTAGATGATTCTTTATCGTATTTAGATAAAACTGCTTCGTATCATTCAAATGCTTATGATGAATTAACAAAAGAACAACAAAAAGAAGTATTACATCGGATATGGAATAAAATTCATAATATTTTAGGTAAAAGTGAACAAGAAATAAATGAAGAAAAAGCTGATTTAGAACAAATAATATATGATTATTTAAAAACAAATTATTGGTCAATGTATCCATTAGAAAAAACCGCTAAAGAATTGGCAGATAAAATTAAAAATAACTAATTTTAAGGAGAGTTAAGGTGGGATTAATTGGTCCGTCTGGTACTATTAAAGCAATTACTAGACAGTTAGAAAACATTAAAGTTAGAACAAAATTATCAGATCGTGCTTTAGATTTGATTATACAAACTAATTCTAAAGAAAAACAATCTTTAGAAACTGATAAATTATATGATTTAGTTTATATTTTAAAAGAATCAGAAAATAATCCTGATTTAATAATGTCTTTACGTTCTATTGAAAAATTTTGTACTTATAGAAATGTATGGATTATTGGATATAAACCTTCATGGTTAAAAAATGTAAAATATATTCATACTAATCAAAAGGGTAATACAAAATGGACAAATAGCTGTATAAATTTTAAAGCAGCTTGTGAATGTGAAGATATATCTGAAAATTTTATTTTAATGAATGATGATTTTATTGCATTAAGACCTATATTAGATTGGAAACAAGCTTTAAATGTTTGTTTAGGTAGTATAACAGATGAATCAACACGTTATCGTAAAAAATCAAAAGCCTCAAAATGGCAAAATGGATTTATATATGCTGAAAAATTATTAATTGAATGTCATGCAAAAACATGTTATAATTATGAAACACATTTACCGATGATAATTAATAAAACAAATTATCTAAAATTCTTAGAAATACCGGCTATTAAAAAATTTATGCAAACATCAAATGTATTACATAAAAGATCTTTATATAAAAATTTATTTCCAGAACCAGATACATCTTTTCCACATAAAATAAAAGATGTAAAAATAAATTTAGGATATGATTTTACTGACAATTATTTAAAAGAAAATTGGATTAGTGTATTTGATAATGTTATAGGAGATTATTTAAAATTTCCAAAAATAAATAAATTTTTAAATAATATGTTTCCTAATAAATCTAATTTTGAATAATAAATCTATTTTTATTAAATAGTAATGTATTTAAAAACAATCTAGAGTATACAGAGTTCTATACAAAAGAAGAATTTATAAACTAGTATAAATTAGATTGTCCTTTTGTTATATCTAGTTAAAAGTTCTAATAAATAAAATATTAACTTAACTTTTTATAAGGATAAAACACTAATGGCAAGCTATAGATTTCCTGGCGTATTTCCATCAATTAGAGATCAAAGTGGTGTTGTAGCGAATAATACTATTACTTCTGCTGCTTATGTTGGTGAAAGTGAATATGGTCCAGTTTTCAAACCAACATTACTTGCTACGTTGCAAGATTATACAGATAGATTTGGTAAATTAAATTCTAGATATGGTTACGCTGGATACTCATTAGCAGTTGCAGCAGAAACTATTAATCAACATTATTTTGTACGTGTTGTACCAACAGGTAATCCTGAAAGTTCAAATCGTTCAAATGATGCTACTTGGGCAGCAGCTACAGTTTTAGTTGATTGGGATGAAGGAGAATCTGCTCCTGTTTCTAATGGTTATTATTATGAAGAAATTACAGCTGCTGAAACAGCACGTGATGCAGGTTTAGATTGTGGATTATTTAAAACAGTTGAAGAAGATCCAGAAACACATGAATCATCAATAGTATATGATGTAGATTCAGCATTTAAAGTTGTTGCTACAAATCCAAATAATAGAGATTTATATATTACTGTAGCAGATTCAACAATTAATGAAAATAGAGCATATGCTGTTACAGCAGAAACAACTTTAGTTCCTAGTGATGAATCTGGTGAAGAAAATGATACAACTGTGGTAATAGTTACTGTTCCAGCAGATGATTTTAAAGATACTCTAGTAGGTGATAAAATTGTTGTTTCTAGAATGACAAATACTGCATTAAATGGTACATTTACTATTGAAGCTATTGAAATTGAAGACAATAATGCTAAAATTTCTTATATTGTTAAAGGTGTTCAAGAAACAGCTGGTGATGCTAATGCACGTGTAGGTATGTATCCTGCTAAAAATCAAACAACATTTTCTTTATCAGTAGCAGAAAAAGTTGGACGTGTTATTACAACTTTAGAAACTTTTGAATATTGTACTTTATATAATGCACAAGATAATTATGGTAATTCAACATTTGTTGAAGATGTTATTAATGGATCTTCAAATTATATTCAAGTATTTGTAAATAAGAACTTTACAGAATTTGGTCCAGATGCTGATCCTGATGAAATTATTATTCCACAAAATGTTTCTAATGTAAGATTAACTGGTGGTAAATCTGGTACTTGGACAAATGCTGGAGATAAATATAAAGCATTGTGTGATGCATGGGAATTATTCCGCGATCGTTCACAAGTTACAGTATCATTATTGATGAACTCAGGTTATGTATTAAAAAATAATGTTTCATACCAAGCAAAAATGTTAGAAATTGCTGAAGCTCGTCGTGATTGCTTCTGTTTATTTGATATTCCAATGACAGAAACTGATTATGAAGATGCAATTGATTGGAGACGTAATATTCAAGGATTTAATACTTATCGTGCAGCTTTGAGTTCACCATGGGTTAAGACTTATGATTCAGTTCAAGGACGTGCTAATTTCGTTATGTGTCCTTCTGCATATGTTGCAAAAATTATGGGTGCTTATGATCCATGGAAAGCTCCAGCTGGTTTAAATCGCGGTGTATTAACTGCTTCTACTGTTTCTCCTACAGGATTAACACAGTATTATAATGATACGCAAGGTGGTAATTTATATACTGATAATCAAATTAACTGTATTATTAGAAGTACAGCTTCTGGTTATGTTAACTGGGGTCAAAGAACATTACAAGCTAAACCTTCTGCGTTAGATAGAATTAATGTTGCTCGTACAGTAATTTATATTGAAACAGTATTACGTGATGCAGCTCTATGGCATGTATTTGAAAACAATACAGCTTACGAAAGAATGCAAATTACTTTACAATTTAATGCTTTCTTAGATCAAGTACTATCTTCTGAAGGTATTCAAGCTTACCGCGTGATTTGTGATGAAAGTAACAATACACCACAAGTAATTGCTAATAATCAATTAAAGATTGATATTATCTTGTGGCCAACATACACTTCAGAATACATTATTATTACATCTACTGTTGCCGGTGCTGATACATCAGTTACTATTTCAACAAGTAATTAAAATATTGAATTTATTTTATTTTAAGGGACTGACTAAACAGTCCCTTTTTATTTTAAAAAACTTATTTACAAATTTGAATCTAGTTATTATAATGACTACAATAGTTATTGGTTCTAATACTAAAATGGAGAAACAATGATGACAAAAGATGAGTTTGTAAAGATAGTTAAAAAATTCAATGAAGATAAGATAAAATTTAATTGGCAAGAAATAATAAATCAATTTAAAAATTTTACTACACATGTTTATGATAAATATATATTAGATAAACCAAATTATTACACATTTAATTCAGGAAAAGAATTTAAATATTGGATTAATCATTCAGATGATTTAAATTTTTGTGAAAATAGATTTTGTCCTATTTGTGGAAAATTTATAACTAAAATTGTTAGAAAAGATTGGTTTTATGCCAAAGCATGTTGTGAAGAGCATTCTGCACAATTAGCTATCACAAATGCTCAAAAAACAAATATTGAAAGATATGGTTATAAAAGTCCAATGTGCAATACTGATGTACAAGAAAAAGTGCATAAAAATTGGAAAAACAAATCTAAAGAAGAAATCGATAATCATGTTAATAAAATAAAAAATACTAAATTAAAAATTCACAATGATGAAAATTATAATAATCGAGAATTGGCTAAAGAAACATGTTTAAAAAGATATGGTGTAGAAAATCCATTACAAACAGAAAAAATAAGAGAAAAAGTAAAAAATACAAACTTAGAGCGCTATGGAACAATTGCTCCTATACAAAATCCTATAATTAAAGCAAAAATTGAAAAAACAACAAAAGAACGATATGGCATTTCAAAAATCGGTCATGTAAAAGAAATTAGAAATAAAATAAATAATACAATGAATGAAAAATATGGAGGCAGTGGCTTAAAAAGTAATGTTATCAAAGAAAAAATAAAAAATACAAACTTAGAGCGCTATGGAGTTCCTTATCCGACTCTAGATTTAGAAATAATGAAAAAAGCTAGACAAACATGTATTAAAAAATATAATTCAAAGTATCCTCTTCAAAATAAGGATATATATCATAAAACAATTAAAGCAAAAAAAGAAAATGGTACACTTAATACATCACATAATTTTGAAGATATGCTTATACAATATCTAAAAGATACTTATCCACAATATACTATTTTAACACAATATAATGAAGATCCACGCTATCCATATATGTGTGACTGCTATATAAAAGAACTAGACTTATTTATTGAGTTTCAGGGCTCATATTTTCACAACTGGAGGCCTTTTGATTATTCTGTCACTCACATTAAAGAATATGAAGAAATGATTACTCATGGAGGCCAAAAAGAGACCATAGCAAATGTTTGGCGTTACAAAGATACTGAGAAGCGTGAATGTGCCAAAAGAAATAATCTAAATTATCTTGAATATTGGGAAAAATTAATAATTTTACCAGAAGAAATTCGAAATAATCAAAATAATTTAATTTTATATTATCAGCAAAAGTTATTTTATGCAAAAAACAGAGAAGAATTATTTGATCCAATTAAAAGATGGGAATATTATAAAAATGCTATTGAATATAGTAATTTTTATAAAAATCATAGTTATGTATCACATTTAACTCTTTTACGTAGACCTTATTTTTTACATCAAATTGGTTATTCTTCATTTAATATCAAACTTTGTGAATTTATTGATAAAAAATATACTATATATGATCCTTGTGGTGGATGGGGACATAGATTATTAGGCTTTAAAAATCATAAAAACTATATTTATAATGATATTAGTTTACCTACTTTACTCAACTGTAAAAAATTAGCAAAAGACCAAAATATTGTTAATTGTAAGTTTTATAATCAGGATGCCGCTTTACCAATAAAAGATGAATATGATATAGTATTTACATGTCCACCGTATTTTAATAAAGAAATTTTTACAAAAGCTGGAGCTGAAAATTATACTGAAGAACAATTTATAAAATGGTGGAATAAAGTATTAAATAACTTAAAACCAAAAACTGGTGAAATTTATATAGTAATAAATTCAAACTATTTAAAGTATTTTGTATCTAATGATTATAAATATGAAATAGTAAATACATCTTTACGTAAATCTCATTATCATAAAAACACAAAAGAGTCAAGTGAAATTATAGTTAAATTCATCAAGTTCTAATTATCATGAAAGAATCTACTAAAGAAAAATTAGAAATATTAGATACAATTCTTAATATAATCCTTTCTATTGGAGCAATAATAGGATTTATTCTTACATATAAGTCTGGATTTTTTCATAAATTACATAAAGTAATTGCTTATTTTCATAATCAGATAGATTTATAATATTCTGGTTTATTTTTTTGTCTATTTATAAAAATTTGGTTTAATATTATACTTTTGTATAAGTCTTTGTCTATTTATAAACATATCTATTTGATCTGAAATATAATCATATAATAATTATATAAATACAATTTAATAAAGTAAAACTATATTTATCTATTATGTTTAGATTTATTGTTTATAATAAATTTATCTGATAATTTATTATTACCTTTAAAATATAATTGTCTATCTTTTTTAATTTCTTCGTCATTAGTTACATAAATTCTAGAAACATCTGTTACTCCGTATTTATCATTAACATAAAATAATGTTTGTGATGGATAAGCTGGCTCTAATTTTAAATCTCTGGCATATTGTGAATAACCAACAGTAGTTCCATTAGCTATAGTATGTTCTAATTGCATCGGAGTATGAAAATGTCCTATTAATAACCAATCTATTGGTTTACCTATTTGTGCATAAGCTTGACGGGTTTTATGTTGACCTCTAGCGATTGTTGCAGAACAGCCAATAAAACCTTGCCCACCTCTACTTCCTATTCTATCACCATGAGTTGCAAGAAAATTATGACCATTTAATTCAAAATAGGCTTCACCAGATTTTGGAGTGTAAAAAGTAATGTTTTTGTTATCTTCTAATTGTTTTTGTACTATAGCTGCAACTAATGAATCATAATTATGTTCACTAAGGCCTTTAGATTGTGGTTTTTTAGTTGTTCTTCCATGATTACCCATTACAGAAATAACCCAAACTTTATTAAATTCTTTTTCAAAGGTTTTTATCATTTTTACTTTTTCTGTAGCAACTTCCATACATGCATTTATTGGAGTTTTATCATTAGTTTCTTTTAATTCATCATGTATATCACCAGAAATATCATCACCTAAAAAACAAACAACTATTCCTTTATTAATTTTACCTTTTGCTCTAATTTTTTGTATAGTGTTATTTATTAATCTATCCCATCTAGCCTTTGCTACTTCTGGTGAATAACAATTACCATTTGGTACTTCTCTTGGATTAACATTTTCACCATAGTGTAAATCAGAAACTATTAATACAGGTATACTATTTGAAGTACTATTTTCATTTTCTATTGGAATAGTCCATTCAGGAATAATGGGATCTGTTGTAACAAGACCTAATGTTTCATCTAGTCTAATATTTAATTTTGCAATTTCTTGTTGAGCTTTTGCATAATCTTTTAATAATTTATTTAATTTATTTTTATAAATTTCAAGATATATATTATCTTTATCTGAAAGTTTTTCAATTGTTTCCTCTACTTTTTTTTCAAAATTTTTTTCATCAAATGCCATTTCATTTCCATTTAAAAAAATTTAGGTAAATTAGATGAATTTCATTAATTAGAACAGGATAAAAAAATATTCAATTTGATATCCCTATTAGTATAATTTTATAATATATTCATATGTTTTTAGTTCTAAGTTCTATATTTATAAGAATAATAGTTTCCTCATAATATAAATCATATATGTATATAAAATGCTAGGTAAATTAAATGAAATTAGAGCATTACAGGATCCTGTAAAACAATCACAATGTGAATTTGTAATACAAGATACTCCTGGTTTGCTTTTGAGTAAATTAGAACAGAAAATTGTAGGTACTTTGTCTGGTAATAAGGCTTGTGCATCATCGCGTGAGTTAAGATTACGCTGTACTTCTTATTCTTATCCTGGTCCAAAAATTGGTCAAACTTCTTTAAACATTATGGGACATAGACGTAAATTAGGTACTATACAAAATAAATCTGGAATATGGAAATGTAAAGTTACAGAAGATTATCAAGGCTCTGTACTTAATGTAATTCAGGCATGGTGTGATTTGATTTTTTCAAATGTTACTGGAACTAGATTACCATCTATATTATATGTTACTTCTTGCAATGTATTACTTGGCGGTAGTACAGAAGGTGGTAAAGTAAGAGATAGTAATTTAAAAAGACGTTCAATACATCTTATGGGATTTTATCCAATAGGTTATACAGTAAATGAAATAGATCCATCTAGCTCTAATCCAATAGATGTTGATATTGAATTTAACTATGATTATTATGCCGATAACAATTATAATCTTTTATCACACTTTTAGAAAGGAAAGTTAAAAATGTATGGTTATATTTATAAAATTACAGTTAATGATTCGAGTAGTACATTATATAATTGTTATTATATAGGTAGGCATGTTTCAAAAAAGTTTGATGATGGTTATTATGGTAGTGGAGTAATAATAAAAGATTATATAAATAAAAAAGGAACAGATTTTTTAAAAAAAGATATACTATGTATATGTGAATCAGAAAACGAATTAAATGAAAAAGAATTAAAAAGTATTGGAAATTTATATCAAACTGATTCTTATTTTAATGGTGGCAAATGTTTGAATATGAAAGCTGGTGGTGATTGTGGATTAGCTAATGATGAAGCTAAACGCAAAATGTCAATAGCTACATCTGGTTCAAATAATGGATTTTATGGTAAACATCATTCTCAACAGTTAAAAGACTATTATTCTGAATTATTTAATGGTGAAAATAATCCAATGTATGGTAAACATCATTCCCAAGAAGCTAAAAATAAAATTCGTAATTCTCATTTAGGTACAAAACATACTCAAGAAACTATTATAAAATATAGAAATATTCGTCAGGGCTTGCATTGGTGGCATAAAGGATATGAACAAAAATTTTGTAAAGAATGTCCAGGTAAAGATTGGAAAAAAGGACGTTCTTTTATTAAAAAAGTAACAATAGAGGAGTAAAACCGTTGGCTTTAAGATTTCAAACGGCAATGCAAGTAGAAGCTTTACCTGATGAAGCTATTGATAGTACTTTTGAATGTATTATGCCAAAAATTGATATTGCTAATCCTTATTCTAGTATTACTAATGGTGGTTTATTAAGTATGTTTAGTTCAAGCTTAACTTCTTATCAACCAATTGTAGAAGAAATTGTTTTTGGTGTAACAAATTTTAAAACTAATACTAGACGTGTACGTACAATGTGGTGTAATGTACCAGAAGATATAGAAAACTATCATGATGCTTCAATAACATTTTTTGTTTCTGCAAATATGCTTACTCAGTATTATTTAGCGGCATGGAGAAGTTTAGTATATAATGAAGAAGGTGAATATTATAATCCTATGTCTGTATATAAAAAGAATATTGAAGTATTTATATATGGACCAGGTAATGTTAGTATTCCTGGTATTGCAGCTGCACATTTTACATTAAAAGGATGCTGGCCAGCAACACAAGATAATTATCGTTTAGAATATAAAGATGATCCACAACGTATGCGTATTACTGCACAGTTTAAAGTCGATAAAGTAATGTATAATGGTATGACTGCTAAAACAGCGATGCTTAGTGAATTAGTTACTTCACCAACATCTATTTTAGATAAAGCTACAACTATGTTATTTAATGAAAGTTCTAATTATAGTACTTATGATACTTATGGTTACACAGGTATAGAAAACGATATAAACACTAGATAAATTTAAAAAGGAGAAATAAAAATGGCATTTGAATATTATGCAGTAGATTTACCAGGAAAAATTCTTTATCCTAAGGAATTCGGTGCAAGTATAAGACGTATAACACCAATTGAACAAAAATATATTTTGAGTTTATCTCAAAAGCAACAACGTACAAATAGAGATTATATTGAATTTCTAAAAAAATTAGTTACTTTTGATAATCCAGAGATGACTTTTGAACAATTATATTGGTTTGATGTTCAATATTTACTTTATAAAATACGTTTTACTACTTATGAAAAACATCCAATTAAATTAGTATTTAAATGTGATGAAGAAGGATGTAATGAAGAAATAAATGTAAATTTAAATATTGGTGATATTGTTCCAACAGAAGCATCTGATATTAAAGGTTTAGTTACTGGTATTCATTTGGATAATCTTGGTGATTCACCTATCCGTCAAAAAGTTATGGGTGATGATTTAGTAATAGACGAATTTAGTAAAAAGCATCCAGAAATTGACATTAATGATATTCAAACACGTTTGTTATTATTAGATTTGTGTTTAATTTCAAACGGACGTACTTTGGATGAAATGTGGACATTAGCTGGAGATGGAACTTTAACAGCAGAAGATATTGATAAAATTGAAAATTGGTTTGCAAAAACTATCTGGGGTGTTAAAGAAGAAGTATTAGTTACATGTCCTAAATGTGGAAAGGAGAGCTCACGTGCTTATGTTTTAGCATTAGAGGACTTTTTTTCCGCTATTTGATTTGAATGATATTCTTGAACGTGAATGGTGGTTAATGCATCATCTCAATTTAGGTTATCAAGATATTTGTTCAATGCCATGGGAATATTTTGAGTGGTTTTATAATAGACATACTCAACATCTAATTGATTTAGAAAAAGCAAAGAGTGGACAACAACAGGTTGATCTTGGATAACAAAAATGAAAAGTAATAAAACTGGCAAAATTGAATTCACTGAAAATAAAGCTAATAATAGTGATGCTAAATTATTAGCTGCTATTGTTAGTCTTAATAATGTATTAGATAAAAATTTTAAGACATTATCTAATGCATTAAAAGAATCTTCTAAATCAAAAGCAAAGAATATTGATAATGATATTAAAAAAATTAAATTAGAAAAAGAAAAAGCCTCTGCTATTTATCAGTTAAAAATGCAGAAATTGCAAGAAAAAAATCTCGAACAACGTGTACAATATGCAAAAGAACTTTATAAACAAGCATCTAATAATAAAACAAATAGTACAAGTAGTTTAATTTCTGCACCGTCTAGAATTTATAATAATATTAAAAGTCAAGGAAGTAATGCAGGTTCAGCTCTAGCTTTATCTTTAATGACTGGAGGTATTATTAATCCTGTAATAGCTAAAGAATTTGGTTTAGATAAAATAATTACAGCTACAACTAAATTTGGTGGTAGAGTAGTTGGTAAAATTGCAGATACTGCATGGAATATGACAGGCGGTTTAGCTTGGAATAATCTTAAACAGCCTTTTACAAATCCTAATTCACAACTTAGATTAGGGATATCTAAAGGTAATACTAAAATATCTAATATGTTTTCTAATCCATTTTCTAAAGATGATGATTTAGATGGTAAACAAGCGGGAGCAATAGCAAAAGATAAAGATAAATTAGCCAAAATAGAAAAAAATACACAAGACATGGTTAATTTATTATCTAAACCAAAAGATCAAATTAAAACAGAAGAAAAAGAAAAGAAAAAAAGTCTCTTAGATAAAATTTTTGAAGCGATAGGAGGTATGGGATTAATTCTTAAAGGTGCCGCAGTTGCTGCTATTCCATATGTTATTAAAGAATTTTTACCAAAGGCGACTGCGTGGTTAGACGAAAAATTTAAAGGATTTTTAACCGGTACTGTCGGATTATCTAAAGGTGGAGCTGAAGTAGCAAGTCAATTAGTTAAAGATGCTTTACCTGGTGCTCTATTTGGTCTTACTGTTGGTGGTATAAAAGGTGCTATTGTTGGTGGTATATTAGGTATAATAGGTAATAAACTTGGTCAATGGACAGCTAATATAACTAATTGGTTGACTGAAAAGGGTGTTGATCCAACCAAAGCGTTTTTTACAGCATTAGGTTTAGAAGGAATTACTTTAGCTGGAAGTATAATTGGAATTAAAAAAGGTCTAGGTGCTTTAGGTATTGGCATCAGTAAAGCAGGAAATATAATAAGTGATACTGCTACCTCAGTAGCAAATAAAGCTAAATCTAGTTTGATATCTAAACTTGGTGATGCAGGAAAAGCCTTAAAGGATTTTTCAATTAAAATTGGTAGTGTAGCTCTAGACTTAACTAAAAAAACTGGAAAATTTGTTATTTCAAATTTAAAAACTGTAGGTGGAGCATTAAGTAAATTAGGTGGAGCAGCTCTAAGAATGGCTGGACCTTTAGCTTTATATGCCGGAGCTTTAAGTGCTGGTTATGGTTTAGGAAAGTTACTTGGATTAGATGATGAAAATTCTTATTTAGGTTCAAAAGTAGCTAAAGCTGGTGAATGGGTTGGTGATAAAGCACATAGTATTTATAAGTGGTGGAAAGGTGATGAAGGCGATATATCAAAATTATCACCAGAAGAATTAAATAAAATTCGAGCTACTAATGGTCTTAAATTAGATGAAAATAAAAAAGATTTAAATGGTGGAGGCTATGGTACTTTAGGTAATATTAGTAATAATGGTATACTTCATGGAACTAAAGTAACTGGTCTTAAAGATATGGGATTAAAAGGAAGTGTTGTTTCTTCTAATAGTATTCCATATATCGCGTCTCAAAATGAACAATCATTAAAAACTTTAGATCAAACTTTATCAGATTGGGGCTACGAAGTTGTCTATACTTCTGCAATGGGTGGTCATAGAGCATATACTGGACACTGGAAAGGTAATAAAGTAGATTTACAATTAAAGAAAAATGGTAAACCTACACATTTGTCTTCTAGACAATTAAATATGCTCGGTCAAGCAGGTTATTGGGGAAGAGGTACAGGTGCTTTAGGATGGGAACCTGTTTCTGGTCAAGTTGGTGGTGGTCACTATGATTTATTTATTGGTAGTAGTAATAGCGGTACAGTTTTAGCATCAGCGGCAAACATTAAATTACCTACAAATGATATGCCAACATCACAAGAAACTCAAGTATTTGCAATGAATGATATGGCAGAAACTACACAAGCAAATGCAGAAAATATAGCTAATTCAAATGATAGTATTTTGGGTATGTTAGATAATATGAATACTAATATTGCAAGTAGTAATTCTATCGGTAGAATAGGTAATATAGGACAAGCTATTGATATTTCAATACCTTCTACACCAGGTATATCTGTTTCTTCTAATACAACACAAGGTGGTGGCGGAAGTCAAACAGGTAATGTTTATGCATTTGGTGATGTAGCTAAAACACCTATATTATATACATTATAAAGTTCTAAGATATAAAGAAAAATAGGAAAATTTTAAAATGGCCTTAGATTTACCAGAAAATTTATCAAAATATGCTCCAAATCAGACAAAACAAAGTGATGTTGTTTCAATTGGTAATGATTTTGATAAAATATATGCAGATTTATTAAATAATCAAGGAAAAGGTATTCATTATCATAAGTCATTAGATTTTTCTAATGTTGGTATGCCAACTATAGCAAGTAAAGCTGGTACAGATGGTGTAAAATATTTACGACAATTTCATCAAACACGATTATATATTCAAGATTATGGCGGAATATTACGTCATGGTAAACAAGATTCTGCTATTAAAAGTGAAACATATCTTGTATCAGCAAATCTTCCAGAACAATTTTCTTATAGCATAGGTTCAGAATGGTCTCAACCTTTTGGAAGTTTTACTAGTGATAAAATTAATGCTCTTTTACAAATGGGTGGTTCACAATTATTAAATGATATAAGTGGTACTAATTATGGAGATAAATATAAATCAACAACTGCACGTATATCAACAATAATGGCTTGGAATGGTTCAAAACCATTATCATTAAGTTTACGTATACCTGTTATTGATGATGGACATCCAAATGAATCTACTACTGGTTCTGGATTAAGAACTAATTTAGTAGAAGCACTTGAATTTTTAGGATCATTATGTTTACCAAAGCAAGGAACAGGTATGTTAGGATTTTATGAACCACCACCTTCTCCTTATGACTTTAATTTTACATATAAAGATAGCAAAGGTGATTCTAAAACAATTACAGCTAAAGGAAATGGTAATCATGCAAGAATATTACTTCAATTAGGAGGAATATTACTTGTAGATAATGTTATTATAAAAGGTATTCATGTAGATTATCCTAATACGAAAACTATGATACGTCACTGGTATAAAGAACCTTCAACAAATGCTGGAGCTAAAGGATCATCATATTTAACACCTTTATTAGCTAATGTTACTATTGATATTACAACTTCTGAAGCTCTTACAGCTAATACTTATAGTAAAATGTTATGGCTTAAAACTCAAGAAGATCAAGGTTCATTTAGTGGAAGTGAAGCCGAAATGAGACAAGAACAATCTGAAGCAGTCAATTTCTTTAAAGGTGTGTGGAATAAAGGCAAAGATATATGGAAAGATGGAATGGGATAGTTTAAAATGGCAAATGATGTAAATTACGATTCATATTTTAAAGAAACAATAGTTGATCCAAAAGGTGTTACTGTTTGCGATATGAATGCAGGTTTAAATAATTTATATAAATATTTTAACGAAACGGCAGACCAATTAGATACTGTTCAAAGATATTTTGTGCCAGAATACCAAGAAGGCTATCCAGATTTAGTTGCAGCACGTTCAATTCTTGGTTCACAAGTATTTTGGTGGTGGGTTCTATTAATAAATAGACAAGATGATGCATTCGAAGGCTTAAAACAAAATTGGGTATACTCTGTTATAACAGGTACACAAATTTCATCATTTATTCAAAATTCTACTTCTACAAATGAAGCTTCAAGTAATAATAGAATAAGTACAGTAATTGAGTTAAATTAATATGAGAGTACAAGGTATATATGATTTAGATATTCTAATAGATGATCTTAGCATATTTAAGGCATCTAATACTACACTTGTACAAGCAAATATTTATGAAGCTATAATGAATCCTATTCCTACTTGTTCAATTGAAATGATTATTCCATTATTATGGTTTGATAATAGAACATTAGCTGATGGTACATTAATAACTTTTGAAATAAAGAGTAAAGAATTAAATTTAGACGAAAGATGTTACTTTAGATTATTTAATATAGAAGAAATACATTTAGACCAACAAAATGCACATATTATATTAAATGGAGTTATAGATTGTTATATAGGTTATACTCCAGGTAATGATATGAATATGTATGGTTCTTCATCAGAAGTATTTCAAAAATTCGCTTCACTTGGAAAATTAACTCCATGTATAGATGCTACTAATGATAAACAACTTTGGGTAGCCGGTGAAAAAAATATGTATCAATTTCTTTCTACAACAGCTTCTAGAGGTTGGATAGATAATACTTCTGCTATGTTTTGGTGCATCGATAGAAAAAAGAATCTTTTATATAAAAATTTAACAACGTTATTTAGAAATAGACAAGATAAAGTATATCATTTTGTACAAAAAAGTATTTCTGCATGTGAAGACAAAGAATATGAATATTCTGGTGTAACTGGTTCAATTCAAGCTGGATCAAATAATCTTAAAAATGAAGGTTATGGTGGAGAAGATTATTATTTTGATTTGCTTTCATATGGATTAAAACCTGTAGCAGCAAGAAAAGTTATAGCAGAAAGTAAATTCATAAATATCTCTAAAGAATTATCACATGGATTATCTGATTGTCAATATCCTTTTGATATGGGTAATTTTCATCCTAATCATTTTTTAGCTAGAAAACAAAATAAACGTATATTATCTACTTATTCTACTTATATGATATTAGAAACGCAGCATTTACAATCATTTAGACTTGGACAAATTGTAACATTTGAGTTTATGGACTCTCAGACAAGAAATAATGAATCAAAAGCTATGTCTGGTGTTAATATGATTGATGCTATACACACTATAATTACAAAAGAATATATAAAATCTACAGTTGAAATAGTGTCTCAAGGTATGAATGGTATTGTAACAACAAGAGAGGTATACTAATGAGAGATTTTTTTCAACAAGATGATACATTAACAAATCCATTTTTTGTTGCTAAAGTTGAAGATAATAATGATCCTACTGGAAATTATAGAGTAAAAGTACGTATTCCTCAAGTTCATAATACTAATATTTCAACAGCAAATTTGCCATGGGCTGCCAAATTAGGTACTTCATTTTTAGGCGGTGGAGGTTCTGGTTCAAATCATTGTGTTCCAGAAGTTGGTTCAGAAGTACTTGTAATAGCTGTAGGAAATAATCTCAATTCATTAATATATATTGGTATTTTATGTCATAAAGAATCGGTAACTCCTTCTGGAGGGTCTTATGGAGGTTCATATGGTATTTATATGGCAAATGGTCAATTTCTTGGTGTAGATAAAATAACACAAACTTTACAAATGATATATGAAGGTCATATAAATATAGATAAAATATTAGATGGTAAAATTAATATTTCTGATAAACTAGAAGTAACTTGTCCAAAAATAAATATAACTGGTGATATAGACATTAAAGGTAAAGTACATGTTACTGGAATGATATTATCTGATACCGAAGTAAAAGCTAAAACAGTTACTCTTACTGGTCATACACATCTTTACAAACCTGGTTCTGGTGGACCTACTCCATCTGATCCTGGTAAAGGATAATAATCTATTTATTCTTAATTACTTTTAACATAAAAAGTTCTAATAAACAATACATGTATTAGAAATTTATGTTATTTTTCAAAATATGGCAACGTATACAGATTTAAATGCAGAATTTAGGACTACTCCTGCTCAATCTAATGTCCTTATTACTGATGTCCAAAATGTTAAAGACAGTTTGGAACGCTTACTTTTAACTGGAAAAGGAGAAGTTCCTTTTAATAGGAATTACGGTACAAGTTTAAAATCACTTTTATTTGAAAACAATATCGATCCAGCAGATATATGTAATTATTTATATATGGATATTACAACTTGGGAACCAAGAGTTAGTTTAAATCCAGCTGATATTATAATAAATCAAGTGGATAATAATACATATCAAGTTAAATGTACATTTACTGTATTAGGAGTTAATGGTAATCCTCAAACAGTAACAGAAACAATAACAAATGGATAAAGTAAAATGAAATTAGATAATATAATTTATGATGTCGATTCTTTACAAAATGCTATAACTCAACAATGGTCTGCAGATTCAGAAATTTTTGCTTCTATTTACCCATCTGATACAGCTGCAGCTCTCATAAATGGTATGGCTGCATATGGTAGTATGCTTCAATATTGTATTGTTTCTGCTTTAGCTAATTGTTATACAACAACAGCTTTTTCTGAAGCAGCTATTTATCAATTAGCTGATACATTAGGTAATGATTTACATGGTAATGTTTCATCACAAGTTATTGTTAATATTACAAAAAATAATTTTATTGGTACACATACTGTTATTCCAGCCTTTTCAAATTTTGAAATAGCAGGAAAGAAATTCTTTAATCCTTATGCTATCATTATACCCGCTACTACAAATAAAGCTCATACAATTACCTTAGTACAAGGTGAAATAATTGAAGTAAATAAAACTACTTCTGGTATTCCAAATGAAAAATTTTATTTTTCTTCCGATTTTAAGGCTTCTCCTAATTATATTCATGTTTATTTAAACGGATCTGAATGGAGTATAACTGATTCATTCTTAGGCTATGATAAAGGTTATGTTTTAGCAAAAGAAGATATGGATTCAGTTATATTAAAAACTGATCCAGATGGTCGTTCATATATAAAAGTTGGCGATGGTCAATTAGCTACATTACCTTTACCGAATAGTATTTTACAAATTAAATATTGCTCTAATGATGGAGCTACTGGTAATATAAATGAATCTGGCATTTATGGTACTTTAACTTCTCAGTTAGTATTTGTAGATACAAATGGTAATGAAGATTTTCTCGATGCAGAAGTATTTACAACAACTACTGCTTATGGTGGTTTTTCAAAACAATCTTTAGAAACTTTACGTTATACTTCACCATATGTATTTGCTTCTGGTCATAGATGTATTCGTCGTCAAGATTATAATGCAATGTTACAAAATAAATGTGGTTATATTACATCAGCTGTTTGGGGAGAGTATGAGCAATCAAACAAAGTTGGTGCATATGATTCAATTATGATGAATATGGTTTATTATACTGGTGTAAAAACATTTGAAACATATCCTTATTTTAAAATAGATCCGCTTACTAATCTAAACTATTATAGTGGAGCTTTACATAGTAATTCTGGTTTTTATGGTTCATATGCATTCAGGGTATCAAATGTTTTAGGATCTACTGAAAAAATATATATACAAGATACTGGTGGACAAGGTTTTCTCTTTATAAATGATAATACTCAAGATCCAAGAGATAGTTTATTACCTGATTGGATTGCTTCAAGTAGTAGATATTATTCTAATATATTAGGGGAAATAAAATCATCTGGATTACAGTATAAAGTTAATGATGAATTATATTTGCATAAAGGTATGACAAATACTAAAACAGATATAGTCATAAGAGTTACAGAAGTAGATATAACGGGTAAAGTATTAAAAGCTGAATTAGTATCACGTACAACTACAAATAACTATAATATTACAGAATTTACAGAATCTAAAACTAGCTATTATAAGGCTGCTAGTCAACAATCTAATGGTACTGGTTTAACTATAGAATTTAAACAATATAGGTATGGTACATCAAGTATTATTGATACTAATGATTTAGAAAGAGATCCTGAAATAAGTTGGGAAACACCTATTATAAATGCTCGTTCTGATAAATTAAATCCGATAGCTTATTATAAATCAGCATTTGAACCAAGTTTACAATATCCTGTTCAAATAAGATTTACTTATCCAGAAGAAAAAGCTATTGCTGGTGTTAAATTTCAAGCAGTTAATCCACATGCTGATGTAGAAGGATGTCCATTTATTGGTACTATTGCAATGTTTGGTACTAATTTGGAAACTACAGATGAAGATTTTAGTTATTATAATATTCGTAATAGTGAAAAATGGGATTGTATAATTGAACGTAAAGAATTAACTTCTCCTTGGACAGAAAGTGGAGATGATGATCATTGGACAGATTGGATTGCTACTAATTGTTTTGGTATTAAAGATGTAAATGGAAATAAAATATATATAGATGAAGAAGGTAATCCAATTTTTAAAAAATATAAAAACTTAGTTATTGAATTTTATTCAACACAAAATATTGGTGTAAATAGTCCAAAAATTAGTTTTAATGCTATTAAAGTATTATATGGTGAAGATGCATCTGAAATAATTTATACTGGTAATGGTGAAATAAGAATTAATTTACCTGCTGCTGGAAGTCCTGGTCCAGGAGGAACTGAATTAGGTTATTTGACATCTAGTCTCATTAATAGTACAAATTTTCCAATGTATAATTATACAACTGTATTAGATGGTATTACAGAAGCAAATGGCTATAGAGATGGAGATATTTTGTCTTACTTATTTAATGGTATAAATGAAAATTTACTATTTAATGTTCAGATTGCTTCTATAGCAAATAAACAATATATTATTACTGTTAAAAAAATGAGTGATCCATTGGATACAGGTAATAGTATTCTAATAGGTACTGAGTATATTGCTATGTCTTCTCCAGCACCTCTTAGTGATCCTACTAATCATAATTTATTATACACCTATGTTTTAAATCCAGATAATAATAGACCAGATTCTGGAAAAGCTGGTAGTGGTTATGCTGTAAATGATATAATTACAATCTTAGATAGTTCTGGTAATAAAACTGAATTAACTTTACGAGTAGCAGCTGTTAATAATAATGGTGAAGTTTTAAATTTGGCTTGGTTAAATAATACTTCTTTAGTTACCCCATTAGCTGAAAATACATATTTTAATACACATTGTGATCATTCTGGTACAGGATTACAATTAAAAGTTGTAGCTACACCTGCTACAATTGGTACAGGCGCTACAATACTTATTACATCAAAAAATAATTTAGATATTGAGGCCAGTTTTACAGGTAATAGAATAGATACAGCTGATGTTAATTATTATGATGAACCAATTATAAAACAATATAATCATTTTACTACTTATTTAGAATTTGTACAACCTGAAATTATACAACAAACAATACGTGTTCAAGTTGCTATTAAGAAAAATGCAACAGTAACTTCTGGTATTGTATTACAAAATGTAAAAAATAGCATATTAAAATTATTTAATATTACTCCAGATTATATTGGTAAAGGTATAAAACTTTCCGATATATATAAAGCTGTAACAGATACAGAAAATGTAGATTGGTGTAAAGTATTAAGACCTAGTGATAATATAGCAATAAATGTTAATAGTTTATTAGTTTCATCAGATATCATATTAGAAGAAGTTGTACTTGAACAACAATAATAGATTTGGATAAAAAAGAATGGCAATAGTTAATGAAATAAATCAAATATATTGTAATGAATCAATAACTGTCAATCAAATAAATATGACATCATTATTATTCATTGATAATAAAGTCGTATCTAAATCTAGATATTCTATAGTTGATAATTTTATTAATTTATTAGATGCTGCTGAAAATACAATTTGTTTATATCAGCATAAAGGTTCTTCTAACTATTATGAATATAAAATAAATCTAAAAAATAGTAATACTATAATTTCAGGCAAAGATGTTAATGGTAATATATTAAAAATTGTCAATAATAAAAATAATTTGATGGTTTTTGTTGATGGTTATAAATTATTACCTTCACAATTTGAAATTAATTCAGAAACAAATTCTATAAAAATATTAAATTCATATGTAGAAAAAGAAATATATACTGTTATTATATATATTTCTGATAGTTTACAATATTTAGGTAAAATTGAAGACGATTTAACATGGAAATATGATACTCATTCATTTACTCTTGATGACTATACTTATTTAAGATATTTGTTTTTCAAAAATGGTGAATTAATTACGCGTGATTATATACATAAAATAAATGATATTGTTACAATTAATGTTGATATAAGAGAAAATATTGATATCATTGAATATTATCGTCTTCCTATAGATACAGAAAATGTTTTATTTTATGCCGATCCTGGTTATTTTTCATATGGACCAGAAGACATTTCAGGATTACCTGTTCCTGAAATTCATGATGCAGAAGTAATTTTTCAGTCTATTGTTAGATTAGCAATAGATGATGTTAGACCAGGTTTTTTTATAAGAGAAAAAGATGGAGATGGCTGTTTATTATTAACAGGAGAAGATTTTGAAACAAAGGTTGCTTATTGTACAACTATTGTACCATTTTCAAAAACTTCTTATACAAAATCTGATTATTTTATTCAGGTACCAAACGCAAGGTCAATTTTAAAATATATTTCTGAATATGATTTAAAACGTATGTTTATGCCAGAAGTATTAGGTAGTTTTCAAAAACTTTTGTTAAATGAAACATATGATAGTATTCAACGACTTAAAAATACACGTAGCATAAATAAAGTCAGTTCCTCTCAAATTGGAAATCTCATGAATTTCATGGGTTTAACTTTAAATTTAACAAACTTAGAATTAGATAAAAAGCACGCAATATTAGAAGAATTAACTAATTTTTATAAAGTAGTTGGTACACGTGAATCATATAATTTTTATAATACATTAACAAATAATGCTAAAATCGTAGGGTTAACACAATTATTTACTCCAATTAAAGATATAAATAATACTGGAGATCCAGTACAAAGATATGTTGATTTTAGAACAGCTGAAGAATTAGGAGCAAAAACTTATAAACGTTACGATTATCCACTTATGGATTTAGGACAAGTTGATGAATTAGCTACAGTTACTGATTCTTTCACAAATCAACCACGAGATGAAGGAATTTTAAATTATCATGGTTATGAAATAGTAGGTACACCTACTATAAATGAAAATAATATTTTAAGTGATTTAACTTTAGAAAATTATATACAGGTATTAAATGTTCCAAAATTAGAAAATAAAGATTGGGAAATAAATGTTAGATTTAAACGAACAGAAGCTAACGTTTCATCTACAATTTTTCAAATGTTTAATGAATTTGTTACAGAACGTACAATAGATATTTGTTTATATATTAATCCTGATAATACCTTACATCTTGACATCGCTAAAACAGATGGTTCTGGAGATTTAACTAAGTTATTACTTTTAGATATAGTTGAAAATAAAAATTATTATATTAAAATAAAACGTATTGCTGATACTATCTATGCTTCATATTCAAATAATGGTATTGAATATTATGATATCACAAATGAAACTTTACCATGTCAATTACCAACTAATTTTGAAATGATGAATTGTCAGAGCATTTATATCGGTATTTCACGTAGAGCTTTAGATAATGAAATGGCAGCACCTTTTAAGGGTGAAATTTATTTAAATGATACAAATATATATGTAAATAATTCTCTTTATTGGGAAGCTACAAATAAAGATAGATTACCTGTTTTAAAATCACCCCGTGAAATAACATATGCTATTGAAGTAGAAGAAATTACTCCAGAATATGAAAAATTACCACATTTTATAAATGAAGTTACAGGTAAAAAATGTGTAGTCATTACTGAAAACGTAGATACTCCAATAAATGAATATATTATACCACCAACACCTGGTCCAAATAAACCATCAATAGATCTTGGATATGTATATGAAGAAGCTACAAGTTTTTATGATTTTGGTCTCGTAACAGATATTATAAAAGGTAAGTGGGTTGAATGGACTGTATGGGATAGACCTACAAATTGGTATCCAACAAACCATGTTGATGTAGATGTACAAATTCCTCCATATGTTGAATATGAAACATTTATGACAGAGTTTAGAAATACTTTTTATAACATTGCCAGTGCAGTTCTATATATACATAGTATTGTTGAAGTATATACTTTTGGTAAAGATGATCCATATAATACTGGAAATGAAGATGAAGCAATTGGAGGCGGTGCTAATTTTGATATGCTTTCATCACCAACATATTATACATTAGAATATACATTTACGAATGATCCAGCTAGACAAGATTATAGAGGATAAATTTTATAAAGGTTAAAATAAATGATAGTTTCAAGAAATCAATTAATACAATATTCAATTCCAGAAGAGTATTTTTTTCATATACGTAGCGGTAGTGATAATTATAGAGATGCTACAGCTTCAGATTATTGTCGTGATGCATATTTTAATAACAATCCAACGCGATTAGAAAGATCAATTTATTGTGCGATTGGAAGCGATATAGATGGATGGGAATTAGAAATGTATAATGGAGTAAATTGGGTAGTAGTTACTCCTGATCCATCATATTCTTTAACTATCACTAATAATGGTTTAGCTGCATTAACAAATATAAAATCTGGTGGTATTCAATTACGCTTTTCTGGTATAAAAATTATTGATCAAACTATTCTTAATCCATCTACACCATTAATTACTTGGACAGATGCTACTTTTCAAGCAGCTGGAGCAGTTGTATTTTCTGTTGGTACAAATGGTGCAAAATGGTTAAATGATGAAAATGGAAATCCTTGGATAAATAGACTTCTTAAATGGCGTTTCAATTCATCTTCTGGCGGTTTACAATATATTTTATCTTTACCTGCTGAAGGTTTAGGTTCAACGTCTGATAATGGTGATACAAACTGGAATATTGGTGCTATAGGTTTATATGTTAAAGATCCTACTAATAATGCAAGTGATGTGTTATTTGCTCTCGCTACTTTACCAGAAATTGTACATAAACATGCTTCAACAGTTAATATGATTGGTAATGCAATTAAATTATACTTTAATACAGTATTAACAAATTTAGGTATAGTGTCTAATTTAAATGTTCTTCCAGAAAGTGATGTAAATTTACCAGAAGTACAGAATGAGACATTATTAACTTATCCTACTGATCCAAAAAAACGTCCATTTAATTGTTATGTTGTTGATAATTTATATGGTACTAATATGCCAGCATTAGCAGTACAACGTAAATTAACACCAGATAGTTATCCAGATATAGATGACGAAAATGATATGGATTGGGCTTGGTTTCAACCTGCAGATAATTTTATTTCTGTTCCTGCCTCTTCTTTTGATTCTACTGTCGCTAATTATGATTTTGTATATTGGGATACAAGTGCAAGCCTATATAAACAAGCTTTAGGTCAAGTAAATAGTACAGCTGTAAATGCTAAAGTGCCTGTTGGTATTAGAGTTGGTAATTCTGTAGTATTTTCTGGTACAGTTATAAATAATTCTTTTTCGTATCGATATGATGTTGAACTTACTTCTGTTGGTGCTAATTATGCAGTTGGAGATGAATTATTAATTCCAGTTAATGCAAGTTTAGTATTTAAAGTTAGAGTAGAAGCATTGAATGCTTCTGATGGTATAACTAGCTTTAGTTTAATAGGTCCAGGTGTAGGTAATGTACCTATTACGGGAACTTCTATTATATTACCTGCTGTATATGATCCTCGTTCACAATTACCTAGATATGGAAATAATGCAAGATTTAAAATCACTTCAACAAAGATAAATCAAACAAATTGGAATTTCCCTGCTAGTTATTTAAATAAACCTATATATTGTTCAAATACTAATGCAGGTAAAGTTACGAATACAGAAACAGATTCTATGGTTGGTTGGGTAGTTGCTTCAAATGCTATTAAATTAGGCTTAGATATTCGTAATGAAGCAACTAGCAGTAGACATGGTACTATGCGTTACGCTACAAATGCAGAAGTACAAAAAATAGTAACTAATAGTTCAGCAGCTAATAATACAGCAATTTGTCCAAAAACTTTAAAAACAAATTACTTACAAATTACTATGCCAGATAGTGGTACAGGTACAGATAGAGCTGGTTCTACACAAGCTAATCCGATTCTTGTTGATACATATGTTAAATTTAATAAAGTTGTTTTAGGAAGACATACAAAAAGTCCATATAATAGTACATCTGATAATCCATATGTTACTGACGCAAATATAGATTTTTATGGCTGTGCATATAGAGCATGGTATCAAGATTTAGCTGAGTATTATGAAGCAGATAAGTTATATGAACCAGGTACGCTAATTTGTTTTGGTGGTATTAAAGAAATGACAATTGCTTCAACTGAATGTGATGCAATTATATCTACAAGACCTGGTTTTGAATTAGGTACTAAACAAGGAGAAAATTGGCTTCCTGTTGCTTTAGTTGGACGTACTCCAGTTCTATTTGATGGTAATTGTATGCCTCGTTTTGGTGATAAAATATATTTATCTAAAATTAAAAAAGGATGTGCTTCAACAATTCCTAACGGTAAATGTTTAGGAAAAATTATTACTAAATCTTTTGCCCCTTCTTCAAAATTAATTGAATGTGTAATAAGAATAGATTTTTCAGAATAATATAAAGGAATATAGATAATGGCTTCAATACAAGAAACAACTGCAGTCAGTTTACGTAAAGGAAATACGGCTGAAAACGATGCTTTTACAGGTATACTTGGAGAAGTAGTTGCAGATTTAGGTATAGATAGTACAGGTGTTGATATTAATACTACACTGCGTTTACATAATGGTGTAACACAAGGAGGTATTAAATTAGCCAGAGCCGACTTAACTAATGTTACTTCAAAAGCTTTAGCTACAAGTCGTAATTTATATGGTGATAAAAATCTCGCTTATGCTGATTTAAGCAATATTGAAGAATTAGTTGATTTAGACCAACAACATGCAGTACGTGATTATATGCATGAATATGGTTTAGCACTTAATTCACAAATTGATGAATTAGATTTAGCCAAAGCTAATGTTACAATGAATAATGTAGATACTGCAAGTTTAGCAACTGGTGAAGGTCAAACAGGAAAACACTCTGGTAAAAATTTAGCTTATGCCGATGCAAGTAATATCAATAGTAAATATTTAGCAGATGCTCAATATCGTTCTGGTGATGATGGTGATAAAGCATTAGCTTATGCCGATGCAAGTAATATCAATACAACAGGTTTAACAAATTCTAATCATAGTGGTGGTCCAACATTAGCTAGAGCTGACTTAACTAATGTTACCAATGCAAATTTTAAAAATAAAACTGATGCTGTAAACACAGAATATATTACTAATAAAATTAATCAGATTAATCCTAATTCTTCTAGTACTTCGACTGAATATCCTACAACTGGAGCAGTAATTGAATATGTAGCCAATGAATTAAATGAATTAGATTATATGAATCCAAATTTAGATAACGCTACATCTTGGGAACCATTATATGCTAATATAAATACTCCATATTTTTATGATAATACTAGTACAAATTTTACAGCAACTGGTTCTAATTTTACTACAACTATTGTAGAAGATACAAATACTTTACCGGCTTTAATTCCAACAAATAGAATTTTAACTGGAACAGAATTAAATCTTCAATTAGCTGTATATGGTTTATCTTCTGAAGATCCAACTAGACCACAAGATAGCAATAAACCAAACAGTGTTAGATTATATCCAGAATTTGGTACAACTAATTTACCTACACAGAGAATTACTTTTATAAATAATGCAGGTAGTAAAGCTACTGGTACATTAGTATCAACTCCACATCCAAATCTTTCTGGAGTATATCATTATGCAATAGGTTTAAGTATTGATGATATCGTAGGTCCAGAAGGACAAGCTATAAGTACAGGTTGGAATGCAAATAGTAGTACAAATATAACAGAAGTACCTTGTTATAAAAATATAAATAATATAACAGTAACTCCAGTTTTAGTACTTCAACCGAGTACTGTTTCTAGTGGACATATTACAGAATTTGAATTTAATCCAGCTGTAACAAATACAGAAATAACTAGTGCTGTTAATATTACAATCGGACATCCATTTACTGTAACAACAGCAAAAGATCCTGTTACTGATGATAAAATTCCTACTGCAACTATTCAATCTGGTAGTGTAGCTAAATTTAATCTTTTAACTACGATTAATACTGCTATTCCAGAAATAGGTGGAGCAGGATTACTAAAAGCAAATCTTGAGAATTTACCTGGTATGACATCTACTGATATTATAGAAAATGGATCTGCGGCATGGTTTATAAATAAAACAAAAAATGTACCAGATATAGCAGCATCTACAATAGATGCTTCTGAATATGAACGTATTGCAACGATTGGACAAGTATGGGAATGTGCTAGACGTATTGATTCAAGAATTACTTTTAGACAATGGTCTTAAAAATTGACCATATAGAACATTTTTATTTTTTTATATATTCTCCTTATAAAAAGCAAAAGGGCTTGCTATATGATTAAAAAACAAGCCCTTTTATATATTTTATCTTAAATTAATTATTTATTAAATTATTAGTAATTTTATTTTGTGCCTTTTCAGCAGCATCTTGCTTTTGATAACAAATTATAATTTGAGTAAAAGATTTTGTTCCATCTAAGCAATTATAATCATAATCTGTTTGAATAAATTTATTTGTAGAAATTATATTAGTTTTTTGTATAGTACAGCCAGTTATTGGAAGTAATAAAAATACAAACCATAAAAAAATTATTAAACATTTACATATAAATTTGATTAAATTAGACATTTTTTCTAAAATACTCCAACAATTGTTTAGAGGGTTTTATATCACCGCATGAATCGGCAGGAACATTTTTGATTTTTTCTTTGTACTTTTTTTCTATTTCTTTAATTTGTTCATTTTTTTGATTATTATATTTATTTAATTTATTATTATCTTGCTGTAAAGCTTCTATTGTTGCATTAGCATGTATTAATTCAGCTTCTTTTTTATTTAATTTATCTGCTGTTTTGTTCCACATAAATCCACAGAAACATATTATTAAAAGAAGAATTAATATAACAACATAAGAAATCCAAGATTTGTTTAGATTCATTTATTTTACCTTTCTACGTGTCTTTTTTATGTCTTCAACTTTGATTTCATGACCTATTGCTTGAGAAGCTAAATGACGTATAATAACTTTTGATAAATCAGCGATATAATTTACTATAGAAATACCCATAGTTCCTGAAATACCAGCTGCTATCATAACTAAGTTTTTATGTTCAAATTCAGGAGCGGCTAATCCAACAAGAAGTCCACAAAAACCAGAAATTACTACATTTGAAAAAAATCTTCTAGCATTAAAACAAGTTTCAAAATTAGATAATTCTTTTACAACTCCACCAAACATTGCAATTATTGAAGCCATAAATATTATTAAATATTCTGGTTCATGTCCTGTATTATTATTTTCTAACATTTTATTTTTTATCCTTCTTTTTAATAATACATGATCCAGAACATAAATATTTCCAAAACCCAACTAAAGCCCAATTTAAAATAGCTGTTATCAATAACATAATTCCAATCGCTATTTCTAATTCTTTATCTATTGGTTCTTTTGGATAATTTGTTACTCCTGTAATAACTAAGAATTTTTCATTATTTGTCGAAAAATGTCTAAATTCCCAAACAATTTTATCTTGGTTTTTCTCTTTTGTTATAAATGAGCCACGTTTATTTTTTATAAGCTTATTTTTTATAATATCTGATTCATGTGGATGAATTTTTAATAAAAATGGACATTTTGCTGAATGATATATTTCATTTTTAAAATCTTCTGATAAAGTGTTTTCACCATCATCATATAGCATATAAGTATATGTATTATCAAAAGTATCTAATGTTAAAATAGATTTTTTTACATCATTTATATTAGATAATGTTTCAGTTAAAGTTATTAATTGATTTTTTTCACTAATTTGTCTAGAAAGATTACGATCGTTTAATCTTTCAAATAAATTTATAAAATAAAATATACCAATTGTAACAATTAGTAAAGGAAAAAGCCATACAAACCTTTTCATAATAGTTTTATGTTTAGATTCCATCCTGAATAGTCCTAAAATAAAGCATTATATTAGATAAATTACCCTCTATCTTTATTTATTAGAACTTTATTCAATATATAGTTTTTGTAAAAACAAATTTAATTAAAAGTTACATCATAGTTGCCTTGAGTTCCTGTAATGGTGAATACGTTTTCATCAACACCGTAACCCATTTGTTTAAGTTGTTCAAGTGTTGCACCCATTGTTGATAAACCCTCGTCATTCATACAGCCTAATACTTGATATACAACTATTGAATAATCTCCACCAGACATAAAAGCTATCATATATGCAGGACCTACATCTTCAAATATAATATTTTTTACTGGACAATAGTATTTATCAGTTGTCTCTGGCATCAGTTGCACATCTGCAAAATCGAATATAGCATCTTTATCTCCAATTATTTGCAAAGCTTCTGTTCTTTTAGTTTCATCAGTTACTTGATTAATGAGGTCAACGATATACGCATTATTAAGCGTTAAGGTTTGTGTAGCTTTATCAAAAGAACCTTTTTCTGATATAGGCTGAACATCATCCTGTTCAATTACACCATCCTCAAGGATTGTTAAAATACATGGTAAATAACCTGTTTTAATAAAAAGATTATTTCCAATAGCTTTATAATCAAATTTTTCATTATTATAATTAAATACTGCTTTTCCTATTTTTAAACATGCAGAATTTTGAATTTGTATTTTATAAGTTTTTCCCTCTAAAAATGTAAATCCTGTGACTTCTTTAATTGATAACCACTCATCATGAGTATTAATCGTTCCTGTATAACTCGGAGACGATGGATTGATAATCATATTATATTTTCCATCTTTTTCAGCAATACGACAAATATTTTTAGTTTTTAATACAGAACCTTCAAGATTTACTATTGCATACTCTTTAGTACAAATATAATAGAATCCACCCAAGTCGTATAATGAATAGAAGTTTTCACCTTCCATATAAAAAATACGCATAGAGTCAAGATTGTCAAAAGTATATATTTTAACTTCTTTATCATTAAAAGTATCTGTAATATATTCACCACTCATATTACAATCAGCATTTTCACCATTTAAATCTTGGTAATCAGCTTCTTGCAATACTGTTTTTAAATATGCATTATTTAATGATAAATATTGTCCTTCATAATCAAAATAACCTACGTTCATTTTGTTTTCTCCCTAAATAAAATTATTCTTTATATGGATATCTTGTTTTAATATCATTAGAAATATCTGTCATAGTCTGGATAAACTCTACTTCATCTTCTTCAGTCCAATCATTGATAGCTTGTTTACGAAGTTTACGAGCTACCAAACTATCAGTTTCCCCAGCATAAGCTTCTGAACGAAATTGTCTCATTGCTTCATTATAGTGAACCTTTTCTTCTTCTTCAAAATTAGGATTGTCTATGATTTTTTCTCCATCCCATTTATACTTCCATTTGTATCTTTCTGATTCCCAAGTTGGATTATCATCATAACATACCATATCTTCAGATACTTCTGCATTAATAATATCAGCATCTAAGCATTGTGCTTGACCACAACCAATAATTTTACCATTTCTTATGTAAAAATAATGTTTATCCATTTTATACTCCTATGTAAACAACTTTAACATAACCATTACCGCCAGCTGTGGTATAGCTATTACCTGCGTTTCCGCCTTTACCGTAACCACCGTATACACTAGCACCACCAGTAATATTTGAATTATAAATAGTAGTTCCAGCATTACCATTTTTAGCAAGTGAATAAGATTGAACTTTCGAGGAGTCATAACTTAATATACCTCCAGAACCAGCCGTTTGTGTTGCATTATGAATACCGGCTTTTGCTGAACCACCACCGCCAGCAACAATAATACTATCAATAGCAGATTGTCCACCAGCTGTTGATGTTGCAGAAGTTTGTCCGTTTGTTTCATAAGCTTTGCCACTTCCACCTGCACCCACTTTAATAGTATGACTACCTGACGATAAATTTACAATTCCGTTAAATCCTGCTCCAGAACCACCAGATGCACGACCGTCACTAAATTTAGACGAGTATACATAAGCACCACCTGAGCCACCACCTACACAGATCACTTGATATCTTCCGTCTACTTCCAAAGTTAAAGTAGTACTGGCTCCTCCTGTAGATGATTCATATAAAACTTGATTTGGAGTATAAGGTATAGTTAGAGTAACATTTACTTCTTTATTACTATTCATAGTTACAGAAGCATTTTGAGCAGTATATCCTGATTTAGTAACATAATAAGTAACAGAACGTCCAGCAAGTACTTTACAAGTATTAGTATCCACAATAGTACCACCATTAAATGATACAGTTGCATCAGAAGGTGTTGGATTAACTTTCAAGGTATAATAAGTTTTATCTGTATCTATTGTTCCTACTCTACGATAACCCCACAAGTACAAACCAGAACCTCCAGTACTACTACCACTAATTGTAAAAGTTAATATTCCATCAACTTGTTTAGTAGCAAGTATACCAGAATTAGCACTAGTTACATTACTTGAAGTTCTTGTCCTACAATAACCCATTACTAATGTAAGTTGACCATCAGAATTGTTAACCCACCAAGCACTAGTATGTCCAGCAGTTGAATCTGTCCCTGCATAACATCCTATTAAAACTTCATATGTATAAGTATTATCTGGAAGGTAATTAGATACTGAAAAATTATATCTTCTATTTGACTCATTCCAAGTTCCACTAGCAATAGTTACAGTTTTATAAGTCCATTGACCATCTGCGATATTACCACCTAATTTTGGAGTAACTCCATTTACTGTAATATTACTAAGCATTTGTACCTATCCTCCTATATCCTCTACCATAAACTGTTACTGTGCCACTAGTTGCATTTCCAACATTACCTACATATAAATTTCTTGCTTCAACTGGAATAATTATATTTCCTCCACTCATCATCGTAGATGCAGTTCTTGTTACACGTCTACATACCTGTGGATTATTATTAAGTGTTGTACTAGTACCTAATCTGATAGCTACAGTATTACCAGCTGTTGCTCCTGTATTAGCTGTAACGTTGCATAAAACTTCATAAAAATAACCATCGTTAGGAAGATAACTACTTAAACTAATTGTTGTTAAAACACTTTGTTCTAAAGTTCCACTAAACAATGTTGTCGACTTATATACCCAATCTCCATCTATAAAGTTACCATAAATTGAATAACTGTTATTAGAATAATTTATTGATGAAATATAGTTAGCAGAAGTTCCATTCTTACCTATTCTTCTATATTTCTTTGCATATAGTCCTAATGTAGACGTATTAACTGATCCTGAATAAGACCTCGATGTTACATTTCTATCACTATTTAATATCGGTAATATAACTACCATAGTTCCTATTTGAGTTGATGCATCTCTTGTACGTTCTCTGCATGTTCTATTGTAAAAACTGGAGGTTGTAGATCCAGAATGTAAATAACTCTCTAGATAATCTCCATTTGTACTTCCTGTAGTGACAAGATTTTCGAATTGAACTTCATAATCATAACTATCATTAGGAAGATAACTTGACAAAGAAAATGTAGTTTTAGCATCAGGTGCTAAAGTGTAGCTAGAACTTATTGTATATGATTTATCAATCCATTGTCCATCGAACTCATCGCCACCAATTTGCTGAAAGTCATAGTAATTCATACCCTTCCAGAATTGAGAACTATTCACATTCATATAACTTTCATTAAGGTCAATAGTACCTGTAAAAGTTCTACCTAATAATGCACCCATAGATCCATTTCCTAGCCTGAAAGGGAATTGCTTTGAAATATCTATTTTTGTATCAGTAAAACTTGTGATTTGTGTCCAAGTTTCACCGTTTGTAGAAGTATAATAAGTTTTTTGTTGTCCAGAATGAATAGATTTAACATAATATGTTTGTGGATAGTTCAAAGAAGAAATTAAAACGATATTACTTGATGTACTCCAATTATAAGTAACTAAACCTTCAGCTGGAACAATATCTATAGCTTCATAAAATTCTGAATGTGTTATAGTTTCAGTTTTTGTTATAGCTGTATTCGGGGTTGTAAATTTAATCACAAACTCTGAATTATCTTGCCTACCTCCTGGGACCTCAAAATATGCACTACTGGAAAAACCACTTAAAATTCCGTTTGTTACCGTAAGATTTCCTCTAATGATCCCCTGTGGCTTTAAACTATTTGTTTTTACTGCAATATTTTCAATATTAGCCATATTTTATCCTATATAAAGAGTTGAACTTGCAGAATCATAATATGTATTTGCTTTTGAAATAGCTAATTCTTCAATTATTTGTTTTAAATAATCTGCACGCATAACTCTAGAACTAGTTGCTGTTCCAGTTGTACCTTCAGAAACTGACATAGCTGAATAAGTCGTATTTTCATCATATCCATGACCAGCAAATACCCAATAAGTACCATCATAAACAAATATAGATGGAACATGTGCTTTCCAAACAATACTATCTGTTGAAGTTGTAATATTAGCATTGTTATAATGCATAGTTTTAGCTGCTAATAATGTAGTTGATGATTTTTGAACAGTTATAGTTGAATTAGCAACCGTTGAGGTTATTGTTGGTGTAACAATAAGTATTTGACCAGCTGAAATTGTTGGCGTAGTTGCATAAGACGATGATATTTCAACTATTTTTGCTGTAGCATCAGCAGCTGATGTAGAAGTTCCATAAAGAACCAAATAAGGACTAGAGCTTAAAGTTGAGTTTGTAGCATAACCTTGATTTTTAACAAAAGCTGTCGTAGCTATATTTGTAGAGTTATCGGAAGTAGCAGGAGTAGGAGCTTCAGTAAAAAAAGTTCCATCTTCTTTAATTCCAACTTCTAGACTTACATATTTATCTACTCCATTTATTTTTCTTGTTGTTTGCACACCCGTTACAATACTATTATTAGAATAATATACATTTCTTACGAATCCTGTTGTTGTTCCATTACTATCTTTAAAAATTATAGGTGTATTATAGTGATTTGCGCCATCAATCGTTGTTCCAAACTTTCTTATAATATCGAGAGTAAATGTCTTAGTTCCACCAATATTTTGATTACCGCTTGTTTTTACAACGTCAGAATCAGAAGCGTAGCCTTGAGCTTTGACATAAGCCGTCGTGGCTATCTTGGTAGAGTTATCAGATGTCGCAGGAGTTGGGGCATATGTATATGAATTACCAGAACTATCATATCCTACACCAATTCCTGTCCAAGAATTATCAGTAGTAGTTCCTTTATAACAAATCAAATCAACTCTGTTTTCCCTAGTAGTATAATATCTATGATATATTCCCCAAGTAGATTTACCTACGCTATCATGTCCAATTAAATTAACAATGTATTGATTTGCACTAGGAGCAGTACCTCTAATTATATCAGTATTTTTTAATGTAAAAATCGGGCTACTTTTTTTTACTACTGGATTTTGTATAAAGGTTTTAATTCCATCAATCTCTTGGTCACTAGTTGTTTTAACATACTGAGCTAGTTTAGTATTTCTGGCACCTACTGTATCAATTTGAGTTGATGAAGTCGTATCTTCTGTTGGTATCACTGTTTCCGTATAAGCTGTTCCATCTGGGTTTTGGTATATAGCTATTTTAGAAAAATTATGTGTGGATAAAGCTCTTGTTTGTATGTTTGTTTCAGCAACTCCAGTTGATAATCTTCTGTACTGTAACAATGCACCTTGGACATTATTATTATCAACAAATCGCGGTCCTACCCAGTTTTCAGCAGAAGTAGCTTGCTTTGTTAAATCTGAACTACCTTTCTTAAATCTGACATCAACCCCACTAAATGTTTTTATAGAAGTAATATCTTGATTTGTATCAATTGTGACGTAATTTGATAATAAAGAGTTTAACTTAGTATTTCTAGCTCCAACTGTATCTATCTGAGTTGAGGATGTTGTATCTTCAAAAGGATGTGGACAATAAGCATAAGCTTTTTCTTCTGTTTTATTCCAAGCTACAGCTAATGTTCCTCCCCAAGAACCGGTATTCGGATTATTTATTGCAAAACCAAGATTGTTTTTCACAGAATCATTATGAAGATTCATCTCTCCAAGTCTTATATTATTTGTGTCATTAAATGCAAAATATGAGTTAAAATTGTTTCCTGCAGTTGTTTGTGTTCCATCCCCACTCATTTTTACAACCAACGCATAACCATCAGTAATTTGGGAAGAATCAATAGTTTTTAATCCTGTTATAGTTTGGGCAGTATCAGTTGTTACATAATTACTCTGTATTTCCTGAATATCCGCCCTTGCCTGACTGTCCTCAATCTCATAGGTGTTAGTGCCGTCTGAAAGGTTGGCAACAGTTTGTGTGGTCGTTACAACGTCTTTTGAACTATCTCTTGTATAGACAACACCGTCGACCTCAAATTCATCTGCACCAGTCCAAACAGGATTCCCGTCTACTATTGTTGACGTAACATCATCTGCCGTTCCGTTCTGATAGTTTGCCCAGTAAGGAATATCTGTCAAGTCAACGGATACGTCTATTGTCCAAGTATACAGCGTTGATGGATATGTTCCTGAATTATCACTACTCCACGCATACATTACAGTCGGCAGGAAATTGACAGCCGTTGTACTGCCTACTATTGCCGTCTGCGGTATGAAACTTATATCAGGATAGCTGTCATCGTATAATTCAAGACTTACAGAAGTTCCTGATATGAATGAGGTCGATTGATACACAGAGCCATCAACTGTGGCGTGGGGCATATCTACGGAAATAGTGCCGTCAGTTGCATATATATGACCATCGGGTCTTGCGGGTGTTACATTAAATGTCCAAGGGTCGCCTGCCATAATCTTAACTCCAAGTTAATGTTTTAGTTGTAGGGTCATAGGTAATGGTTGAACTTCCACCACTATCTAAATCAATCGAGGCGTTTGTAGACTGGTTCAATGTAAACGAACCCTTAGTCGTTCCGCCTTGTGTAATTGTTATTGTCGGATTGTTTACCGTTGGTATTGTCGGAGTGCCTGTCAAATCAGCATAAGCACCCGAAGTCGCAACTGCAGACAATGAAGAACTTAAAGCATAAGGGGTCAAAGCACTTGAGGTTATATAGCCAGCAGGGTTGCTTGAGTTATACGGTGTATATCCCAAAGCAGTTGTAACATCGCTTGAACTAATCCCTGTTATATACCCCTTGTTGGTTACCCAAGATTCTGTTGCATATCCACTCAAAGCAGAAATGGTTATAAAACCACTATCATTGGTCAAGTCGCTTGTCGCTGTCGGTATACTTGGTTTGTTATCCAAATCAATATAGTCATTGCTAAAGGCAACTGCTCCGAATGCACTAGTGGGAGAGTAGCCATCAATACCACCTGGAACTTTCATCAGACCGTTCTGATTGTTAATTGTTGGTGCTGTTGCGTACGAAAGATTTGTAGCTCCAACATAAAGATGACCAGCATTCTGTGCTCTCTTTGTTGTGACGATCGGCATATCTATCGAGCTTGAAGTACTTGTGTCATAATATACAGTAATGTTGTCGTTGATATTAAATTTTAAACTATATGTCCAAGGAACACTACCACTCGGAGCTGCACTTGTCCGTAAATAGGCATTATAAGCATTATTTGGATATTGCCCTGATGGGATCATAATGTCGCCGATATAGGTTTGACCACTATAATTACTTCCGATATATCTACACCCATACTGCCAGCTTGCGTCCGTTCCATCTGTATTTAAAAACTTTCCTGAATTTCCTGTCTGGTCAGGAAGTGAACTTGGTATGGCTATATTTGCAGTTGTGTTTCCTGACTGGTTAGCTGTAAACGTGGCAATGCTTGAACCATTAACCTGAATGTCTAACTGTCCATTATTAACTGTCGGTATAACAGTTGAGCTTGGCAATGCACCTACATCGGTTGCGGTCAAGGTAATATCACTTGATAATGCCTTATTATTGACCGTTCTTGTTTGAGGTACAAAGTTGCTGTCTGCCTCGGCTTTTGTATAATACGCACCCTCACTACCGATATACGACCAACTCTTTACATTGTTGGTTTCAATACAACGATAGTATGTAGCTGCACCAGAGTGTGTTTCGTCTACTAATACTTTAATAATATCATTTAGTGGTACAGTTGAAATATCATAAGCTTGCAATTCTGCATAAGTACCTACAATATCAAATACGTCAGAAGCAGATACTATAGCATCAATTTGACTTTGTAGATTATTATCAGCAGATTCTCGATTTCCTGTTTCAACTGCAATAGCTGTTGCTACTTGAGTTCCTGTTTGAAAATCGCTGTTATTAGTTAATTCATTTGTAGTTGTAGGAACAGTAATATTAGCCGTAACATTAGAGCTTGCGTTAGCCGTAAATGTATTGACCATTGTACCATTCTTTTGAATTGTTAAAGTAGCATTATTTACCACAGGTAAACTTGCAGAAGTTATATAACCGGCATCATTAGTTAATTCTGAAATATTATCATTTGGTTGTAATGCTGTATCAGCTAAAGCACCTTGAGCAGCTGAAGCAAATTCATTAATATCATGAGTTACGACATTTCCATATGTGGCAATTGTATCACTTGCTGATTTACCAGCTGTTGCATTTGAACGAATTGTACTTAAATCAGAAATTGTATCTTGTTTAGTTATTAATTCTCCTGCAATAGCTACACCTGATTGAGCATTAGTTGAAGTTCCATCAAAAGTCTGATCAACTGTACCTCCACCTGCATCTAGATTGATTGTAGTATCTCCAGATTGGTTAGTTGTAAACGTACCTTTTATTTCTTCACCTTGTGTTAGTGTGATTGTACCATTACCAACAGTTGGTATATTTGTATCTACATATGTTTTTATAGCCTTTTCAGATGGTACATAATAATCTGAATTACTAGATAATGTTTCATCTGTATCTAGGTTATAAAATTTACTTTTGACCATGATATTTTTATTCCAATATATAAATAAAATGAATATTCTAAGCTTCTATTTTTTATTAGAACTATAAATAAAAAAGTTAGATAATCTAGCCTTATCTAACTTATAAAATGAATAAAATATTTAAAATTAATTATGACCAAGAAGCTTGATATAATACAGAATGGTTTTTAATTGAATCAGTTTCTTCTTTTAACTTATCAAGACGCTTTTGTAAAGCATCAGTAGAAATTTGAAAATCAGCATCAAATTTTACACCATCACGTGCTTGAATTATACTTTCAATAAATCTATATGAGATTAATTTACAAGCAAAATCTATTTTACTCAGCTCTATATATTCTGGAGTATCGTATCCCCAAAGTGTATGAAAAGTTAATTGGCCAAGGCCAAAAGGTTGTGTAATATAAACTCTTTCATCTTCTGTAGATATTGTAAATACTGGTTGACCTGTTGCTAATTCATCCAATGTATTTTTATATAATAATCCTGTAATATCTGTATTTGTTGTTACTGAAGCAGGATTTGCAAAACCAAACATCTGTAGTGAAAAAAGGGAAGGATTAGAATATTGTGTAAAATATGGTCTTTCTCCATGCATTATACCAATAAAATAAGCATGATCTAAATCTTTAGCTGCTGGAGTACTTCCTGTTAATAACTCATCAAAAGTTACATAGGTTGCTCCATTTTCAGTATGAGGAGGAGTTACACCAGACCAACTAAATGTATCATCAGCATTACTTGTAGTACTATATGTAGTAATATACATACTTCTTCTTGGAAAATATCTATAATAATCCATTGTTCCAAGTAAAATAGCTCTTTCTCTTAATAAATTTTCTTTTTCAGAAATAGCAAGATTAGGATTGGCTAAGTCTAAATCTAAAGCAGCTTTAATTGTATTCATAATAACATTTCTGTTTGCCATTTTACTTTATCCTAAATTTAATTTATTCTTCTTTATGATCTTCCCACCAAGCATCAGCCGCGGCTAACTTTTGATCTTCAATATATTCTCCATAATCCCAATTTTCAAATGGATATACTTCTTCTTTTGTTTTATGAAATTCATAACCATCTTCATCTTTAGCATATACTTTTACAACTGTTGTTTCTGCTTCTGGATGATATTGTTTCCATTCCTTAGCAAAATTTTCAGCATTTTGTTTTGCTTCTTCTTCTGTATCTACTTTACCATATTCGAAAACATCTGGAGTATATTTTTGATCATCACCATAAATATCTGCTGTTAAAGTATATTCAGGATTATTTGGAATTGTTTTATCCGCACAAGCAAATAAATCTTTTCCGTTTTCATCTTTTTTTACAAATACTGCATAACCCTCTTTATAGTCTTGATTATCTAACCAATCATAATATTCATCTTCACCATCGTATGCATTTTGAGGATCATTTGTATAACTACCACTTTTAGTATAATATTCTTTAAGACTATATCCATTATTTTCTAAAATAGTTTCAACCATTTGGCGAAAAGTAGATTTTTTTTCTACAGATTCTTTTTGAAAACTAAACTTTGAACCATTTATACGTGAATAATATGGTTGATCTGGATCAGAATCAAATTTATTCATATTAGCCATATCACCATAACCGAAATTAACAAGTTTACGATCTTTATTATATAAACCAGATGGATAATTTTTAGTACTCATATATATACTATCCTGACCATATTTTTTACACATATTAAACATAAAATTTTCAAAAGCTTCTCTAGCTTTGTCATCATCCATGTTTTTATTTACAACAAAATAAGACCTTTCTTTTACATTTTCTAAACCACCATTTAAATTTTCTTCTGGATATCCACCCATAGTTTGAGTATACCAATATCCTGCTTTTTCTATATCTTTACCTAAATCTGAACTTTTAGTTCTGTTACTCTTTTGCCAGTAATGATCACTTGGAATACTTAAATCTTTATCTAATCCATTAACTTTATGTCTATATGCAGAAATCATACCAAGATCATATTTATTCCATGTATCAAAAAGACGAGATAGAGAAGTTTCTTGTAAATTTTTCATCAGTTTATCCTAATAAGAGTTTATTTATTACATAGAACTAATATTAGATTCATTTATGTTTTATATCTATAATTTATGATACATTATAACTTTTTTATAAACATCATGTGGCGCATATTTATAACTTATTCCTGTATATTCAGCTTTTTCTATTTGATAAACATTTTTAAATAATGCTCGATTTATAAATTTAAAAATATCTAAAGATTTATATGTTTTAACATATAATAATGATGAATTATATTTATGTAATTTATTACCTTTTTTGACTAAAATAAAATTCAACTTATAATTAAAATCTTTATGATAATTTATTAAATAATGTAATATATTATCATTTGGTAATAAAGAAATCTTATATTTATCATTAATTATACCATATGATTCTTTTCTATCATATGTAAACATTCCTGTATTTTTATCACTAACAATTAATAAACAATCATGTGTTAATAAATTATTAATTTCAAGAAAACTATCAGTTAAACATTTTTGTTCAACAGCATTAATTACTTCAAAAAAATCTTCTTCAAAATAATCTATATCACTATTTCTAATTAAAAAAGTTTTTTTATCTTCATAAAAATATATTATAAAAGTTTCATTATATATTTTAGTTAAATATAAAAAATATGATAAAAATATATTTTTATTCGGAATATTATTGAATTCTAAACAAAGACTATTTTTTGTTATATTTTGACCAATTTGACCATAAAATCCATCATTTTTAATAATTTTAAAAGAATATTTATTTATATCACATTTAGTATATTTATAAAATTTCAATATAAAATCAAATTGATTTTTTTCAATTTTTTTTGAAAATTCATGTGTTAAAATAACACGCACACCATTTAATTTTTTTGGTATTCGCTTAAAATTTTTATTTATTTCTATTTTACGTATTTCCATAGCTTTTACCTTTTTAAATAAATAATATAATTAAATATATAAAAAGTAAAGCCATTATTTATGAAATTTTAGTAATTACAAACCCATCTCTTTCAATTCCAAGATTTATCATAGATTCTTTTACTTTATCAGCTGTAATATATACACTATTCCATATAACTATTTGGTTAGTATATTGCTTATAATTATTATCGTTAGTTTTTATTTTAAAAGAAGCTTTATATCGTACAGGTTCACTACCAATAGCTCTTAATTCAGAATAATCACCAGATACTGGATTTATAACACAGTATATAGGTTTTCTATAATTAGAAAATCCTCCTACATAATTCATTAATTGATTTCCTGTTGTAGAATCTTGTTCAGATATTATTATTTTTCTTGAAGGATAATTATCAGTTGCCATAGTTATATTCTCTAATTACTATAATGTGGTTTTGAGTCATTACCAAAATCATCACGTCCTCTTTCTTTATCAGCAAAGTATACTTCTCTATCATACTGCATAGATTCAGGAGCAGATTTATATTCTTCATATGTTAATTCTGGATTTTCATACCATTTATTAAATTCATCCATATTAAATATCTCTATATATTTATATCCGAGATCTTTAGCGATTTGTCTTTTGAGAGGATCTAATTCAGTCCAAGTATAAAGAATTTTATTATAAAAATCACCTTTTTTTGATTTTAACCAATCTACATCTATTTGACAATTCGGATCTTTAGGATTATATGGACGCTTTCCATGTTTTATATGTTTATTAATCTGAATCATCATATTTTCAGATGGAACAAATATATCTACTTGCCAAGGCCTATGATTCTCAGGATTTCTAAAATCTTCGAAAGTTTGTGATTTTAAAGCATCTGGCCATTTCTTTTTTATCATTTCCCAATAATAATTTTCATCTTCACTTACATTGTAACCAGAATCTTTATCAAAGATTTTTTGATCTCCCTCATCTAATGAATAGCCATTTTCAATTAAAATTTTTCTGACTAATTTTTGAAATTTACTCATATTAATTTATTCCTATTTCATAAGAGTTTCAAATGGATTGTTATTATGTTTTTTAGGAGCATCATATTGTGCTTTTGGTACCCAGAGTTTATATTCTGGTTTACCTTGTATACTTGATATATTTGCACTATATACATTTGGATCAAAATCTTTTAGTGCAGACATAACAATTTTTTCACCTTTTCTGTTACCTAAAGAATTTAGATAAATTTTTGTTACGCCTTTATATAGAGCAGGTTGTTCTTCTTCCATAATTTGTAATACAGTGAGTACTTCATCTTTTGTAAGTTTTATCCAATGACCTTGAGTACCTGTACGATTTACTTTGTTACTACTCTTAGGACCATTTATCATCATACTTAATGCTCTTTGTTCAAAAGCTTCTGGAGTATTCAATTTAAGTGTGGATGCATCTGTATATGAATAATTTATTTCACGTATTATATCATTGATATTCATAACAAAATCATGATGTTTTGCATGTTCTTTATTATTTTTATCAGTCCATGTTTTATCATCACTATTATATGTTACTTCTCTTACCAAGAAATTTGTAGGATTTTTATCTTTTTCCATACCCATAACGATATAATAATGAACAGGTTCCATATTTTTATCATTTTGTTTCTTTTGATTTTTCCAAGCTCTTGGCTCAACTGCAAAAGGTATATTTAAAATATTTTCTGGAACATATTTGTCTAATTCTTTTTTAATAATATCATAATTCTGTGATTTTAAATACCAATCATCTGATTTAGCCTCATCTAATGATTCAAAATTAAGATTTTTAGGTATACTAATTTTTTGAGTAAATCTATCTTTTTTTGTAGATTTCCATTTTTCAATAGCATTAGCTTCTGGCCAACCATTATGAACAATATCATTATATAATTTAACACGATATTGTGGAGGATAGCTAGGCAAATCTAATCTTTCCCAATTATCATAACACCATTTACGATAACGCTCATTAATATTTCTAGCCTTTTTTTCAATTGTATCTATTAAAGAATCCCAATCTTCTGTCTGTCCTTTCATTACCCAATTATACCATTTTTTATTTTTTGGATCATTAATAATCTTTTTAAAATCCTCAATTGGCATAAGATTATTTCTTTCATACTTTGGATAAATAGCATTTGTTTTTGGATCACGTACTGTAATTACTTTTGAATATAATACATTTTTTGGATCGTCACTTTTTTCAATACCGTCTAAAACTACTCCTATTTCTTTACCATTTTCATCTGTAGCAGCTAATTTTGGATGTTTATATTTAAAGTTTGGATGAATTTCATTATAACAAAATTCAAGCATTTCATCAACTTTAGCAATATCTTTCATATTATCAATATAAGATTCAGGAGTCATATTTGATAAATTTTTTCCAACATATTCTTCAAGTTTATTAATTGTCTCTTTAGCTAATTTACGACATGTATTACTAAATTTTGTGCTTTCTTTAATCTTTTGAATAGTATTTTTAACTTTTTCTTTATAACCGTCATTACAGGTAGCTAAAATATCTTCTAGTTTAGATATGGCTTCATCAGAATTTGTATATTTACTCATTAAGCCATCAGCTAATTCTTGTTCAGATTTATTTTTTAAATCATCTTCAGATATTTCTATATCTTTTTTATCTGTAAATTCAGCTTCAAGTATTGATTCTAAAGATAAATCTTCACTTTCTGCATCATAATAAGCATCTTTTAAACGTGCTAATATGCCAGAATTACGTAAATGCTTAAATAAAGTATTAGATGGACCAAATTCACCTTCATTCGCAAGACCTTCTTTACGAATATCCCATATCATTTTAATGATACCTTCTAATTTATCTTTATCTTTTTCTGAAATAGCATCTTCAATTTGTATTTGAATTTCATCAAAATAAGGCTGTTCTGGTTCTTCTATTTCAATATTAGCATTTTCTGGTTCTTTTACCCAAGAGTTACTAATTAAAGAATAAATACCAGATGTAACTAAAGGTTCTGCTTTATTTTCAGCTCCAACTTCAACTGGAAGACCTTTAACTGTAATATCATGAGTATCATTAAAAATACGTTTAGCAGATTGTAAATATTTTGATAAAATCTCAGCCATTTGACCAGCTTCTTCAAAATCATATACCAAATGTACATCTATATCACTATTTTCATTATAATTATAATTTGCTTCACTACCTGTAAAATAAATATCTACTGGTTTAATTGGAAGTTTTAATTTATCTTTAAATTCATTAGCAATTCTAAGTAAAGCTTGACGTACATCTTCTTTTAATTCTTTGTCATCAAATAAATCTTGATTAAGTTTTGAATTAGTTTTGTCTTCTACAATATTATTCATTTGTTTTACTTTAGCTAAATCATCAGTATAATGCATTAAAGCTGTAGCACCATCATTTACAAAAGCCTCTGTTTTTGTATTATTATCTTTTAATTGTTCATATGTTTTATATAATGCAGATAAAAACTCAGATTCATGTGCTTTATCATTAAAATAATCAAAGCCGACATTTATTGGCTGAGCATATCCTTTAACTGGATCAGCTATAGTATGGTCATTATCAATTAATTCATTCGCTTTATCATTAACTACTGCAAACATAGCTTTTTTAAGTAATTTTTCATCAATATTTTTAGAAGGATCATTAATTATGTCATTAATTATTGTATCTACATATCTAGGAGTAGATTCTATAGGTTTTGTTTTAATAAGATTTTTCCATTTTTCAACAACTTGCATAGCTAATTTTTGTTCAGCTGATGTATATGTTCTTGGATCTTCTTTATCTAACATATTTTTGAGTATAGTTGTAGTATTAACATCATTGTTTTTTATAGATCTATTTAATTCTTTTTCTAAAGATTTACGTAATTTATTCTTATCACCAATTTTAGATATAAATTCTCCACTAAAATCTCCACCGAATATAGGATTACCTGGTTTTTCACCTTTATTTAATTTATATCCTTGCTGAATAAGTCTTTCTTGATTATCTATATTTTGATTAGAATAATACATTCCTTGAATATATTTTATTCTATTTAATATATCTTCAGTTTGTTTATCTTTTTCTTCTTTGGAAAGACTATCATCTGCTTGAATTACATCTAATTTAGAATATAACTCATTTACATTATATAAATTTTCTCTAGCATTAGTTTTTATATCTTCAGCTTGTTTATTTAATTCAGCTAATTTATTTGCTTTTTCTTCATCTGATAAAGAATTATCACTATTGATTTCTGCTTTTTGTATAGATATATTATCTAATTGCTTACGTGTTTCATCATCAAAATTAAAAGCAGCACTGGTTTGTTTTCCAATTCTACTTACAGTTTCCTTAGTTTTTGCCATTTTAGCTTTAGCTGCTTTTAATTGTCTTTCTAAATCAGCTTTTTCTTCATTTGTTAATGTGTCATCTTCTAAAGTAGATTGTAAGTGTTTAACTTCATTAATTGCTTGAATATTCATTTCATTTGCAATTTTAAAAGCGTCTATAGATGTATCTTTAGATTTTCCTGGTACTTGATACTGATTATTTTCTAAATGACCAGCTGTACTATTTAAAGCTAATTTACTAGCTATTATTGGTTGAGAACGATTATCATCAATTACAAATGCTAAATTTTCATAAGGTACATAGATACCATCATTTTTCATGGTTTCATTACGAATATCACGATAAATCAATGGATTAAATATTTTATTAAGTTCTATTTTTCTTTTTGTTTTATCATTTGCTTTTTCTGGAACTTGAGCATTTAATAAATGATTATATAGGTATCCTTCTTCTGGACGCTCTCTATCTTTATCACCATAAACTCTCAAAAGCTTATCATACTGAGGTTGTCCATTAACAACAGGATAAACTTTAATTATATGTTTACTTATTTCATTATCTTGTTGTGCTTGTCTTAATATTTGTTGAGCCAGATCATAATCAAAATCTTCAGTTAATGTTATATTTTCATTATTTTCAACTGATTCAAAGCTAGCTTCAATACCCATTGTTTGTGGATCTCCTTTACGTCCTTCACGGTTAATATATGGTAAATCATGTAAAAGTTTTTTATAATATCTTGATAATACATTATTGTTTATCCATTTTGATACAGCTGTACTAAGCATTAAATAGCCATCAACTGGAGTTTCTGCATTTTTTTGAATCCAATCCCAAATTCTTGATTCATAAGCTCTTCTAAGGTATTTATCTTGTTTTGTCATTTTTTCATACATATCTTTTTTATCACGAAATTTACCCGTAACTATATGAAATTTATTTTCTTTGGTATCAAATACTATACCTGTATAATTTTCATATGCAGATTTATGAGGATTAGCTTTATCATCTTCAGTTAATGTTATTCGATCAAAACTTGGAAATAATGTAATAGTCATTGTTAAAAAACCTTAAAATTATATAACTTTATACTAGAACTTAATTATATTATTTATAGATTTTATTGTTTATTTTTGGAAAATTAAGGTTTTACTTTTTATAAATTTTATACTATATATTTAAATATATTTTTAAGGAGTATATAAATGCGTGTTATCAATCTTGATGCAACTGGAATTAAAATTATAACATCTGATAAAAAACAAATGTATTTATCATTAGCTGAAGTAAGAGATTTTTTAGACAAAAAATATAAGTTAACTGAAAATATTTTATCTATTAATAATAAAAAACTTATTTTATCTGATAAAGATATAGACGAATTTCCAAGCATTGTAACATACATAGAAAATAATTTTAAGAGTTAATTATGTTTAAAAGAAATAAAGAAAAACCGATATATAAAGAAATAGATGAAACTTTTCTTAAAAAACTTCATCTATTTGAATCTATTGATGGTAATTATAATGAATTAGGATTTGAAATTGTATATACTCGAATTCCAGGCGGTTTAATTCGTACTATTATTACTCCTGAAGCATTAGATCAATTATTTATACCTTTACCTGCTTCATATTTTATATTAAAAGATTAGTTTACAAGATATTCTATCTGATTTGGTGATATTTTTAAAATAGCTAAAATAAAAGCTTTAACATCACAAGTCAATCTTTTATCAAATATTTTTTCTATATCTTTGAGAATTAAATAATCTTCTTCTGAAATTAAATTTTTAATATTTTCTAATTTTACTTTATCTAAGGCTAAACAACGTAATGAATCTACTGCAAGAAATTCAAGTTTCGTTCTTTGTTTTTTCATAATATAACCAAAAGCTTTATTCCAAGCAGTTGTTTCATCTATATTGTTAGTTTTTACTTTTATTTTAACATTTACAGAAATTTTTGGTGTTTTTCTTCCATCTCCAAATATATCAATTTTATTCATAAAATTAGTCCTTTTTATAATCTATTCCAAAAGTTAACCAGTTAAATTTTTGTTCACTATTTACAATATCTTGAACTGCTTTACTTGTCATATATTTATTCATTTCTTTAAAAAAGTTGTCATCTTTAGTGTTTATAATTTTTACTTTTTCTTTATCAAAATCTATTAAAAGACGTTCACCACAATTTAAAGCTTCTAAAATTTTTTTAATTTGTATTTCATTAAAACTTTGATGTAAAAATAAATCAAAATCAAAATATTTCATTGTTTGACTTAATTTTTTATCATTATCTTTAAGCCAAATTAAATTATAATTTTTTTCAACTATATATATTCCTTTCAAAACTTTATTCATTTTAAACCTTTTCAGATTGATAAATTAAAGTAACAGATTCTTTTAACGTCATATCTCTACTTGTAATATTTTCATAAACTTCTTTTAATAATTTAGTTTGATAAACATTTTCTTTGTTATAATTATCTGATTTTACCCTATATTTTACTGATTCACCTAATTCTGAATCAGAAATAAATTTAGATGGATCTTTAACTTTTTGACCATTTAAGAAATTAGCTAATTCATCTGTGCTAGTTCCTAAAACATTAATAGATGTATTACTACATATTAATGAAGCAATGTCTGCTGGTAAACCGAGTTTAATTAATACTTGATATTTATTTACAGTTGTCATAGCTGGGTTTAATTCCATTAATGATTTTAATAATTCACCAATATCATTATATTTTTGTATTACATCAGCTGGAATTTGAATAGGTTCATTTAAACTTACTTCTATATCCATTCTACTAACATCATAACCACCATGAGTTAAAATATTTTCAATAAGATTCATCATACAATTTAATAAACCTTGTTTTAATGGAATTAATGTACGTTTCAATTTAAGGTCTTGAGCTTCAAGAGTTTGAGCAGTTGTAATAACATCTTCACCAACTAAATAACCTTTTGGAAGTTTAGAATTACGTAATATTTTATCTAAAAAGTATTCTACGTCTTCAGTTTGACCTAAATCAATATTTGCTTCAATTTTATCAAATGTAACTTTTTTACCATCTGCAGCTTCTGGTAAAGTTAAAATAGACATGGCTCCAGGTAATTTACGTCCGAGTTTTGGAGCATTTGTATCACTAAACATTGAATTAAGATATTGAGTTCTAAACTCATTTAGAAACTGTGCTGAATCTGGTAAAGATATACCATTAGGAAGAGGTACATAAAATACTAATCTTTGTAATTTAGAAGCACGTGAAATACCAAGTAAACCTTCTAAGGTAGTTAATTGATCAAAAGCAGAACGCATTGACCATAACATTGATTTACCATAAGGTTCTGTAAGGTCATCATACAATTTTCCATGTACAAATTGCCAAGGTTGCCAAATTCTTTTTTGTGTTTTAGCTGTAACACTCATAGTATTAACATAATTTGGTTCGCTTTCTACTTCATAATTAATTACATTAAAATATTCATCAGTGTTTACTCTAAATCTATGTGGATTAACATAAGAAATAATTAAATCTTCTAATACATCTATTCGTTTAAAATCTTTTACATCTTGTTCTGTCATCCATGTTTCAAGATATGGATAAGATAAAAGTAAACCTATATTACCATATTTTGCTAATGAACGAGTTAAACTAGGAAGGCGCTGATAAATTTTATTTTTATATAACACTTTTTCTACAAAAGTTTGTGCATTTTTATTTGAAATTTTTATATTTAATGGATTTTCTACAAAACCTTGAGAAAGTACTTCTGCTACATATGTATCTAAAATTAATGAAATTTCAGATAAATTTTCATCCATAGTATCTACAGTTTGATATATATCTTTCAGTGTTTCATAATTTTTACTAAAAAACGTGTAAGTACTTAAAAAATCATCATATAATTCAAACATTTCTTTTGTATGTTTGAATGCCGTAGGAATAGAAATATATTGACCAGATTTAGTTTGACCAATAGTAAAGTTATGTTTTTTAGCTAAACCTTTTAATACATCAAAAGATATACCTGGTTCTGCTAAAAATAATGTATCATTTTCTTTATCATAAAAACCATTTTCTGTAATTAATTTTGCTATTCTTTTTGCATCTTTACTAATTGCCATTTATTTAAATCCTTAACTATTCCCAAGTAAGATTGATAAATACATCAAATCTATTATCAGTTTTTGTATCAATACAACTTATTTTACCAGATTTATAACATAAAACTATAAATCCAATAGATAAATTATTCGAAAGAATTTGTTCAATTGATTTTAAAATTTGTATACCATCAGTTGTTTCATATTGAAATTTTGCCCATCTATTATAAATAAGTCTACCACTCACAAAGTTTAAAACTGGGTATTCTTGTTCCCATTCATCAATCAATTTAGTAGTTATTAAAACACCAGAATTAGTATCTTCTATATTTTGGATTTCAATAACATCTCCTCTAGCAAATGGTTTATCACAAACAATACGAATACAAACTCCGCGTAACCAAAATTCATAACTTTGCTTTCCATCAAGACCAGATTTAGAAGAAGCATAATATGAGATACATCTCATAGGAAATGAAAAATTAGAAATAGCCATGTAATTTTATCCTAAAAGTATTTGTCTAATTTTAATCTTGCCAGATTCAGTTAAAGTAGCAACTAAACCTTTAATTTGATTAACGGCTTGAATAAACTCTTGTTCTGTCATATTTTCTAAATCAACTTTAATAGTTTCTTTAACTACTTTTTCTATTGATTCATTCATAACTATTTTATTTGTATCCATATTAGTATATCCTTTTTATCTATTAGCTAAACGTAACTGTATCATATTAGTATTAAGAGACATTTTTTCACCAAATTTTACTGTTTCAGCAGGTTGTAAAGGTAAAACAATAATTAACTTATATTTATATTCTTTATCATATTCACTTTTTTTATAACGATAATATAAACCCAAATAATTAATTGTATCTGTACCAGTTGTCCAATCTTCTTTTGCTTTTGGCCAATCTAAAGAATCTATATTTCTAATTATACCATTTAATGGTTCACCAAATTTTACTGGTTTATCTAAAATAGTAAATCCTTTTGAAACAGGTTCTTTTGTAAAAATAAATAATTCTTCATTAAAATCTATTCCTAAACCAGCATAAACATTAGTAGTTGGAAAATCAAATGAAGGTATGCCAAAATTATTATCTAATAAAATATTTGCAAAATCTGGATTAATCATAAATCTAGAAGTTATCATTTATTTTTTCCTATAACATAAGTTGTTCCAGATACCATAGAAATTCTATAATAATTAAAATCAGAATCTTCATCTACTTTTTCAATTGATTCAATAAAATTATCATTTAATTCTATCTCTTTAGCAATAACATATATACTTTTTTTGTTAATTATAGAATATTTTAATTTATAAATATTATATTTTGTCATCTTTAGTTCCTTAATAATCTGATAAACTCAGTTGAATAGTGTTAGGTCCAAAAATACATGTCTCTCCTTTTAGAACTGTCTCAGATTTAGGTAAACGTAAAACAACTAAAGGTTTTGAATTTTCATATTCTTGAGTATCAAAAATACCAACCATTTCTATATATTTTTCTGCTTCCGTCCAATCTTCAGAAGCAGTATTAAATACTACTTCGCTTACATTAGAAATATAACAATCAGCTGCTTTATTAAAAATTATACGAGCTCTTTGATAATTTCCTAATGGACGACCTCCAAAGACTTCATCAAATTCATCCATAGTAGCACGTGCACCAATTTGTGTTAAGCCTAAACCCAAAAATAATTCTTTTTGTGTTAAATCTGGTAAATCTCCACCAAAATAATCTTTTAAAAGCTTATTCATAAAATCTACTTGTAAGCCATAAATTGCCATAATTTTTCTCCGTTAAACCCTAATTAGTTACAGCTGCTACAACTTTTTTACCCATAAATAATACATTAACTTTATATGCATTTAGATATTTTGGTTTTGTTATAACTTCTGTATCAAGACTTTCTTTATAAATATCACCACTTGCTAATACTGTTACTAAATCAATAATAGCAGGGAAATTTTCACACTTAAGTAATTCAACTCTTATATTACCATTAGAACCTAATACTGTATAACCCTTTTCAACATTTAATTCAAATTTTGTTATTCCTCCAGTATCATTAACTTCCGTAACTTTTAATATAAGAGGAATTTTTATTATACCTGCTTGATCTGTTTCAATATAAACTTGATTTCCTTCTTCATCATATATATCAAATTCATCATTTACCATAAAACCAACACCAGGTTTTATGATATGTTTAGATCTTGTATCATAATAATATGGAATTTCAATTTCTTCATTGATTTCAGGAAATTGTGGAATTTGTTCAAAAATTGTACTATCTAATACTCGTACAGATTTATCAATACTTACAGGTTTATTAATAAACCAAATTGTACCTTGTGCACGAATATTTTTATCAATGGTGATACATTTTTCATCACAGTGATGATCAAACCAAATTGTATGAATATCACCAAGACTAGTTGTATTATATGTAATTTGACGAGCAGGTACACAATTAGCAACATTTGAATAAGTCATTCCATTACTAAGTTGTTTTCTCATAGTGCCTAAAACTTGCCATTCACGTGCAACTTTATTATCATTACAATCACGCTCATTTAATATAATACGGCTATCTCTTGGAAGATGTAATTTTGAAGGAAGTATAATTTGTAATGGATATAGGCCATCTGTTCCATCTGCGGTTAAACCATGTTCTGATAAAACTTGACGATATTCTCCAAATAATGGTATAACTGATTCTGTAGTATCTAACCATTCTGTATTGACAAAATTATTATATTCATCAACATTATTATCAAATACTTCTTCACTAATTAAAGGAATTCTTATAAGAACTTGTAAAGAATAATTAGAAAACAGAGCTTCATCGCGAATTCTACTTACATAATCTGACATATCCGTAATTAATGCATCACGAAGATTATATTGAGAAAAGGCTGTTTCTTTAAGTCTTGAATTACTTACTTTTTTTACCATTATTTTTTATCCAAAATTATAATATATACTAGAACTAAATTATATGGATATGAAAAAAGGTTCTTAGCTTGTAACCAAGAACCTTTCACCTCCTTATTATAAAATAATTACATCATTGGCATACCTTGCATATTTAAATTTACGCCATTATTTTCAACAGGATCAGTTGTAATAATTACAGATGAAGTTAAAGCAACTGACGCAATAGATGAAGCTGCAAAAACTGCACCCTTGACGGCCTTAGTTGGATCAATAATGCCATCTTTTAACATATTTGCAATTTTCATAGTAGCTACATTATAACCATATTCTAAAGGTTGAGCTAATACTTGTGGAATAATAACATCAGCATGTAAACCTGCATTTTCAACAATAGTCTTAAATGGAGCTCTTAAAGCTGTAGCAAAAATAGTATTACCAATTTTTTCATCTTCATTATCTGTATTAGAAATAACTTCATTTAATGTATCAGCAAGTCTAAGTAATGTTACACCACCGCCTGGTAAATAACCTTCTTCTAAAGCAGCTTTAACTGCAAATTGAGCATCTTCTAATCTATCCCGTAATTCTTTGATTTCTTCTTCAGATGAACCACCAACTTTAATTACAGCTACTCCAGTTGTTAAAGCAGCTAAACGTTTATTCAATACATCTTTTTCCCAAGTTGCATTTTCTTTAAGATTATTGATTTCACCTTTAATTGCTTCTACTCTAGCTTTAATGTCATCTTCATTACCATGACCACCACTAATAACTGTTTCATCACGTTTAATGATAATTTTATCACAAGAACCAAAATCTGCTTCTGACATAGCTTCAAATTTAATACCTAAAGGATCATCACCTACTCTCGCTCCTAAATATAAAGCCATATCACGTAATCTATCCAATCTGGCATCACCATAAGAAGGAGCTTCAACACAAGCAACTTTAAGCTGACCACCAGAACGAATAATATTCATAGCAAGACCTTGTGTAACTGATGTATCAAATGATTCAGCAATAATTACTAAGGGCTGACCTCTTGATAATGTTGTTTGAATAATATCTGCTAATGTTTTAAAATTTGAAATTTTTGAATTACATAACAAAATTAAAGGTTTATCAAATTCTACTGTTTGATTTTCGTGATTAGTAATAAAAAATTGAGAAGTCCAACCTTTATCAAAAGTCATACCTTCTTTAAATTCAAGACGAATATCTCTATCCTTTGTTTCTTCAACAATTACTACACCATCTTTACCAACTTTACGATAAGCTTCTGCAACAATACCACCTAATTTTTTATCTCCGTTAGCAGAAACAATCGCAACATTATTTAAATCTTCATCTTTTTCAATATCTTTACTCATGTTGTCTAATTTTTCAATTACATAATCACGAGCTTTTTCAATACCATGACGAAGAGATGTACGATTAATAGTATTTTCTGATAATTCAAGTTGACGTACACCTGTATTTACAATTGCTTGAGCTATAACTGTTGCAGTTGTTGTTCCATCACCAACTGAATCGAGTTGTTTTTGTGCTACAGAGATAGCTAAATCTGCACCAAGTTTAATTTTTTCATCTTTAGGAGCAATTTCTTTAGCAACACTAATACCATCTTTTGTAATTAAAGGACTTTTATCTTCTCTTTGAATCACGACTGTTCTACCAGCATATCCAAGTGTTGTTTTTACAGCATTTGCAACTAAATTAATACCATCAACTAAAGCATTTTGAGCTTCTTTATTAAAATAAGCCGATCTACTCATTTTATTTTCCTTTTTCTAAAATTTCACCATTAACTTCTTTAGCGATAATATCAGAAGCATGAACTTTGATATATTTTTTACCACCTAAACTAATTTTTGTACCTGCAACTTTAGGAAAAACAATAATATCTCCAACATAAATATTATTTGGAATAAAATTGCCTTTCTCCCAATATCCTTCTGAACAAGATAAAACTTCACCATATGTAAAATCTTGTTCTAAAGAATCAGGTACATATAAACCACCAATTTTTTCTTCTTTAGTAATTTCCCCAACAAAAACGTTAGGACCCATAGCTTGATAAATTTTACTCATATTAATTTTCCTCTTCTTCAAAATAATCTATAATATTATCTTTACCTGCTAAAACAGTATCATCATCTAAAATTAAAGATGGTGTTTGTTTAATATTATATTGCTCTACTAAATTTTCATGTTCAGTTACATCAATAATATCAATATCTATATTATTTTCTTGAAAATATTGCTTAACCATTTTACATGGCATACATCCAGGCATTGTCAATAAACGCATAGTCTTTTCCTCTCTAAAACCAAATGATATCTTTCATTGTTTGAAAAAGATTTTTATTTTTCTTTTTTTCTTTTTTATCCTGTTGAGTTTTTGTTTCTGCTTTTACTTCAATTGTTTTTTCTAAAAGTTTTGTATCTTCATTTTTCTTAGATACTCTCTTAGATATTGATTGTTTAGTATTTTTCTTTGTAGTCATGACTAATCCTTATCCTATTTATACTATATTATAGAATTCATATAATGAATTTAAAATTCAAATTATTTTTCCAATTATTTATATTATAATTATCTGAGCTGTATTATTTTCATGTATTAAAACATTAGCGTGTATCCACTTAGTCATACCTTTTTGATTATAATTTACAATAAGTTTGGATAATGTACCAGCATAAATAGTATTTCCATTTATAGCACAACTATGTGTATGACCAACAATACAATTTTCAAAAGTTTTATTAAAGGCATTTGGACTACCAAAAGCACCAGATATACCTGAATCACCGTGCTCAGAAAGTTCAAAACCACATATTTCAAAACTTTCATTTCTAGGTAAATATTCAAAATTATTTGGTAGGTGAGGATCTAAAATATGCTTTCCATCGCAATAATCCATAAAAAGTTCTGCACCTATTCTAGCATTTGTTTTATCTTTTACAAATTCACCTGTATCCAACCATTTTTCAACAAAAGTATCATGATTTGAATTGACAATTTTAAATTTTGTGTTAGAACAAACTTGTGATAAATTCCATATTTTATCAACAACTACTTTCATTTCATTACCTAGACAAGCATTTTCAAAAGTTATATTTTGAGCATTAAATAAAGCTTTTCCAAAATTATGATGACAAATACTATTCCAAGAAGCAATATCATGTAGCATTACATATTCAGGATTATATTTTTTTATAAATTCAATAGTTTTATCTAAAGCAATTTTATCTTCATCAGGTAAATGTAAATCACCTAAAACAATAGCCGGTATAGTTTTATTTTTAACTATTTTATTCATATAGTATTTAATATCTAAATCACAAATACAATTATCATTAAATACTAAATTACGTATTACATATCTGTTTTTTTCTTGATTCCATTCTAAAAGAATTGCACCATATTTATGATATTTATTATCAATATTTCCAGCAATTGTATCTTTGTATTCTGGTAAAGACAATGTACCTGTTGAACATCCTATTCTATAAGGCATATATTGCTTATATGGAAAGACTTCTAAATATTGTTTAGTTGAACCAACTATTATAGTTCTTAAATTTGTTGATAATTTATCTAAATTTGATAATGGATTTTTTTGTGTAATAGGAATAAGAAAATCTTGAGCAACACATGATTTATCTTTTTCAAAAACAAATTTCGTTGCTAAATATGGTTTCAATAAAGCAAAAATATCTTTTGAAAAAGTTTCATTTTTTCTAATACTTTTACCCCATAAAATACCTAACTCTGCTTTATTAGTTTTACAGTAAGTCATTAAACATTTATAAAATTCTAAATTTATTTCTGAACCATCATTTACATGTGTAATTACAATTTTATCTATATTTTTATCAAATACTTTTTCTAAATTTGTGCGTGTAACTAAAAGATTTTCTTCAACTTCTTTGACAAAATTTGTCCAATTGCCCCAAATTTTTTCAATTAAAGATGATGAATATTCTGGTTGTAATTTACGATATTCACTTCTAGATAATCTTTTATTACTTAGTTCACATAAATGTTTGAAATAATTAATAATTTCTATTCTATTCATCATTTTTTACTCACTGTCTTAGATTTCTTTTTGGGTTTACTAATAATTTTCTTTTTCTTCTTTTCTCTTTCTGCCTTGGCTAATTCTTTAATATGTTTTTGATAAATTTCTTCAAAATCAATTCTTGCTTTTTCTTCTTCATTTTTTAATACTAAATCATGCTCAATAATATGATCACATAAACCATATTTTAAACATTGATCTGCATTTAAAATTCCTCTTTCGTCTTCATATAATTTATCTAATAAATTAATAGATAATTTACCATCACTACAATCTAAATATAAATTTTTAATATTTTCTGTATATTCTGTATTTTGCTTATAAATTTTTTCTATTTCTGTTTGTTTTGTAGTAACATTAAAAAGTGTGCCAAAATGTAAATGATGTGTAGCTATTTTACTCATAAATCTTTCTGTACCATGTACAGCTATAAGTGAAGCAGCTGAAGCTACATGTCCTAAAACAAAGGTTTCTAAAGTAATATTATAAAGCTTAGCTATATTCATAAGTCCAATAATATTCATCATTACAAATGATTCACCACCGGGCGAATTAATAAAAAATTGTAATCTTTTACCCATATTATCTGGATTAAATATAAAATTACTTAGATCACCAATTAAATATGCACAATTTTCAGTAGTTATTTCATCTAAAATAAAAACTTTATCTGTAAACATATAATTTCTAGGAACTTGTTGCATAATCGTATCTGTAGTTCCTGACCACATATTATTAATTCTCCTTTTTTAACTAAGATATTATATTGAACTCTAATAATAGTTAAACAATCTTAAAAAATATTTCCAATATTTAATATAAAAGTTCTATTTATAAACGTTTTAATTAATTCTGGAATTATATCAATGAAAAATAAAAAAAGCTTCAAAACCATGCTTTTACATACTATTTGTGAAAACATAAATAAAAATATTCTTAATGAATATTCTAATTTTCAACCAAATCTATTTGACCAAAAAGATATTGTTACTCGTACAGGTGAATTTGATGTAAATGGTGAAAAAGTAATTATTGAGCCATCTAAATTTGGTAACTATAATGTTTATAAATTTGGTCCAGTGCTTGGTGATTATCTTGCTCAATTTGATGAAGATAAAATTGCTCAGCAAATTGCAGAAATGTATTTAGATGATGAAAATGAAATGTCATCTATTTTAGAATATGCAAATTTAGATGATGTTTTATTATTTCACACATCTAAAAACAAAAATATTGAAATTCCATTTAAAGAAATTAATCTTTACATTAGAGGTATGAATGCTTTACAAAATCGTAAAGATAGATATAGTATGGCAGCAGAATCTATTGATGAAGATTTAGAATACGAAAACGATCCAGCTGCAGAAACTGATACAGATGCAGATTGGATGATAATGTGGAAAAACAATCAATTAAACAAAAATGATAATGAATCATATTTTGATTATTTAAATAGACTTAAAGATATATACTAATTAGATAAAGAGAAGTTAATTATGAAAAACATTTTCGAAAACACAAAAAATTTAATATCTGAAACATTAAACAAACTTATATTAACTGAAGATGAAGATAAGTTTGTTTCAGTGATTGATAATAATAAATTTGATTCCTCTAAATTGAATGCTAATATTTATGATACAAAAGATAATATCGATCCAGATAAAGAAGAAGAAAAAAATAAATTAACTTCTCAAGCTATTGAAAAAATTAAACAAAATCTTAAAGTATCTGATGAATTACAGTCTATTCTCAATAGAATAGATAAATTAAATAAAGATATAAAATCTAATGATTGGCAAGTTAATGAAGAAAAGAATACAGCTATTTTGAGAAGCAAAAATGCTAGAATTTTTAAACAAAATAATAATCTGTGTCTATCTCATAATGATAAAGTTGAAATATTTAAATCTGTTCCTGAATTACATGCTTGGTTAAAGAAAAATAATTATCCTTTACCAAAAAATATTAAATTGCACGAATCAAAAGATAATAATCCTTATATTTTATTAGGCAAAATTTGTCAACATTCAGATGAAAATTCATGGATTCAAAAAAAGGCTCTCGAGCTAGCAAATGGATTTGAACATAATGAAATTGATTATAATACATTTTATAATAGATTAAATGACTTAATTATGTTAAATAATTTTAATATAAATGAAGCAGTATTAACCGAAGAAGATGAGATTCCTGATGAAAATGCTCCTATTTATGATTTTGTTAATGATGATTCTGAATTAAGTAGATTAAAAAATCGTTACAAAGATACAAGATGGGCTCAAATCATAGGTAAAAGATGGGGTGATTTAGGAAAAGTTATTGATGTAATGACTCCAGAAGAACGTGCAGAACAACAAAGACAAGATTCATGGGCTAATACTTATAATAGTATAAATAAAATGAGTCGTGAACAAGAAAAAGATGCACGTAGAATGAATGATATTAAATTAGTTAAAAATATTTTTGGTGATGGACCTAATATGGTATATAATGATTTACATTCTTATATGGGTCAATTTGCTAATAATGAAAAAGCATATAAAGATGCTATTGAACAATTAAAACAAAATAAAGCTGAAAAAAATAAGGAAAATACAGATAAAGAACAAACAAAAACAGAAGCTTTTGATGATAATCAATTAGATAATGATGAAGTATGGTATTTAGAATATCAAACTAATATTCCGGGAGAAACTTCTTATCTAAATAAAGCTTGGAGAGAAGCTGATTTACTTTCTGATAATTTAGATCAAGCTGCTAAATTTATTTCTCGTGATAATGCAATGACTGAATTACAAGAATTATATGCATCTAAACAAACTTCTTTTCCATTTAAACCGATAATTGGAGGAGCTTTTGAAGAATGTGGAGCATGTGCTACAACAAATGCGAGTTTAGGTTCAGCTGTACAATATGTTAGTAATAAGAAAAAAGAAGAAAGTTTCGATGAAGAAAAATTAACTGAAGATCAAAGACTTGATGTAAAAGATCGCTCAAAATTAAACAAAGAACTAATTAAAATAGCTAATATTAAAGATTTTGCTGGTAACGTTATTGGCAAAGCAGGTAAAACATTCCAAGAATATGCTGATAATAATGAATTAGGCTTTAATTATGATGAAAACGGTAATATAATATTTAACCAAAATGATAAAACATTAAGAGTTGCGGATGAATTGGCTAATCGTAGAATAGCTTTAGATTATGTTACTAATCAACCAATAGGTATGATTGACACTATTGGTAAAGTAAGAGATTTACATGGTAAACAAATTGGCTATTCAGATACTCGTGAAGCTGCAAAAAATCGTGGTATAGATTTAGATAAGCTTGACATAATATCTACTCATGATGATAATTGGCAATATACACAAAAAGCAGGTTCACATTGGCGTAATGATGCAAATGCTATAAAATTTATGGATAAAGAAGGTAACATTAGAGATAAATATGCAGATGCTTGGCAAACTATAGCGAAAGATAATAAAAAATTAAGAGATAATCCAGAATTATTACAAACAATGTTTGGTGGTTATTTCGAAAAAGGACAAATCTTAGATCCAAAATCATTTAAACAGCGTGTATTAGAAATAAATGATACTTTTGGATTAGAATTAAATCCTGATGAACCAATGATTCCAAGTCAAATGAAAGCAGGTGGAAAACAACAGCAGGAATTTTATAAATGGCGTGATAATTACTATAAACCTTTATTTAATGCTTCTCGTAGAAAAAATAAAGCTGCTGATAAAATTAATGCTGATAGAGAAAATTTTAGTAAAGAACAAGATGAGTGGAGAGCTTCAGCTAATGATCGTGCTGAACAAGAACAAAGTATTCAGTATTTTATAAATGATATGCAAGATGCTAATAAACAATTTATGGATGGTAAAATAAGTGGAAAAGATTTAAAAAATAAATTTATGTCCATTGCCTCAAATGATGCTATTCCAACATATATTAAAAGTAAATTAGCTAAAGATACTTATAATGCATTCGCTTCTTATGATGAAGATATGGCTGATATGTGGAAAGAATTGAATAATCAATATTTTACTCAACAAGAATCTGTATTAACTGAAGATGATTCTCCTGCTGATTTTGCAGATGGTCCTATATCATCAAATATGACTGGAACTATATCAACTACAGATCAAACAATAGATCAAACAGATACAATTTCAGATGGAATAGATGATTATGGATTAGAAGAACCTAATATGAGTGGAGGAGCCAGTTTCGGTGATATAAATATTAATGCTGGGCCAGGAGAAAATGATGAAGCTCCTATTCAATCTACTGAAAACAAAAGAATTATAGATGTATTAGTAAATGAAAATGATCCATCTCAAATTAAATTAAAAATAAAAGATATGGATACAAATAAAATTGAATTAAAAGATTTATCTGAAATTGATGTTTAATCTTTTTTAGCTAATTTTTTATTTTCAATCATTTTAGTAAAAATAAATTTACCTATGTCTGCTGATAATCGGCAGACATATTCTTTCTGTAAACCAATCGTACTATTTGTTTTTAAATTTTTTATATAAAAATATCTAGAATTATAACTTAAATTAAACACATCTTTTTTATCATTTTTAATAAAATTAAATTCTAAAAGATCTTTTAACTTTTTATGTAAAATTAATAAATTTGTATAATTACCTATATGAAGTGTATAGTCTTTTTTACGTAAAGCGTAAGTATCGAATTTAACTATACTGTGTTTAGATTTATCAGCTTTAGTTTCAACTATACTAATATCATAATCTTTAGCTGCAGCCATTGTCATATTAAAATCTCCTTTTTAATTTCATCATATAGAATATAAGTTTTAATAAAAAAGTAAATAATAATTTTTCCAAAGTTAAGAAATCGCCTAACTACAAAGAATTTAGCTCGGCTAATCTTAGCTATACATTTTTTATTTTTAACAAAACAAAAAATATAATATAATAATATATAATTAATAATATAATATAATATAATATAATAAAAAAAAACAAAAAATTATTTTAACTTTTGCATTAACACTAACTTTGGCTTTTTATTTTTAAAATTTTTTAAATTTAAATATTTATGTTTTTTTGAAATAAGTTCTAAATTCTAAAAGGAGAAAATTATGCAAATTTATGGTAATCCTAATTTATCTGATAAATTTTTTGTTTATTTAGAAGATAATAGTATTAATTATGTAAGAGATTTTGAAACAGCTAAGGGTTATATTCAAAATCCAAATTATAAAAAATGGTTTGGAAAAACTTTATATTGTACAAATGAAGATATAGTAAAAGCTTATGATGGTAAATTGTACTTAAAAAGCAAAGTTCCAGAAAATCCAAATGAAATAAAAATATATGATAATAAATCTTTTTTTATTAATAATTGTAAAAAATATATTGAAAATACATTAAATGATTTGAGTATTGAATATGGTTATGTATCTTTTTATCAATTAATATCTTGGAAAGATTCAAAAATATTAAAAAACAAACAATTAGCTGAAAAAATGTTAAATTATCGTGATAAATTATATAATTTCTATTCAAAAATATACAATAAACATAAAAAACAACTAGAAAATACATCAGAATTATTAGATTTATCAAATATTTACACAGAATTTTTAGAAAATATTCCAAAATTTAAAAAAGTTAAAGAAAATGAAACAAACAATTAGATTATATATAATACCTACTTATAAAAATCCTTATGTAGATGAATATTATCTATTTGATCAAAATAATAAAAATACACTAGATGTAGTATGGTTAGATAATGCTTTAATTGAATTAAAAAATAATTATAATATTTTACAAACAGAAATTTGTGGGGGAGAAATAACAGTATTATCTGATTTTTATTTTAATATTTTGTTTCAATTAATAAAAATGAATTGTAATAAAATTATTGTATCTACAAATTTTATAGATTTTAATAAATCTATAATAAATCTTTGTGATATAATTAATGTAAAATATAATTTTAATGGTTATAGTAAATATAAAACTATTGTTTATAACAATATAAAGGCAGCAATAGCTGAAAATAAAATTATTAATTTAAAATCACTAGATATATCTTGTAAAAACAATCATAAATTAATTATTGAAGACTTAAATAGATTAAAAATAAAATCTTGGGAAATTATTCCATATCATCAATCTATTTATTCAAAAGCTATTCCATTAAATTATACTGAATATGAAGAATTAATAAGAAAATATTTATTTTCAGCAAAAGATATGAAGTTTGCTTTTCAAAATAAACTTCAATTAGATGAAATCTTACCAATAGATAACTATAATATTAAAAATATTTATATTACACCGAATAATAAATTTGCCATAACAGAATTTAACAAAAACAATAAATTTAAATTCGTTGAATATGATAATTTATCTAATTTACAGAAAAAAATAGAAGAAATGGAAAATTTACGTGATAATTTTTGTTATAATTGTGATTCTAAATTACGATGTCTAGCAAATAGATTAATAAATTTAAATTATACTGGTAAAAGTTGTAGTGGTTTTAAAGATTTAATAAAATATTATAACAAATAAATATCCTTATGGAGTAGATAGATGAATTTTATGTCAGTAATTTTAGAAGAGCGGAAATTAACAGCAAAAGATACTAAAAAGTTTGGTTCAACTATAGAAAATTTAAAAAACATAATAAAAAAAGAAAAAGTTAAAATTAGCAAAAATATTAAAAAAGTAGGTAATTCAATGTATTGTGTAAATGCTTTACCTTATATTGCAAGTACTAGAGATGTATTAAAAAAACCAGATATTGTATGTTCTATACGTGTAAATTGGAAACAAAAATCATATATTGGTATGTCTACAAATGATATTATTAATGAATTAAAAGAACAATGGTGTTGGTATACTTCTATTGTTGATGAAGAGCATAGTCGTAATAAATTTAAAAATAAAGATATTATTTGTGTTGTATTTGATTCAAAAGAACAAGCTGAAAAAAATATGGAAATTTTTAAAAAATTGTTTATGACAGCTATTGAACAAGATTGTGTAGAAGAATACAAAAAGTTTAAACAAAATCCAGATAAAAGAGTTCTTAGTTTTGATAAACTTGTAGATAATGCATATGAATTATACGAAAAAGTTGATAAAGGTGAATTATAATTTTAATTCAAGGAGATACTAATGACAAAAGAAATTAAAATTTTAGTTAAAGGTAAATATGGTATTGGTAAAACTACATTTATAAATACTATACGAGATATTTTAAAAAAGAATAAAAAATTTAAAGAATTATTTGAAGGTTATGAATTTGATGTTTATGAATTTACTACAGATGAAGAAAAAGAAAGTCAAGCGGCTACAAGTAAAAAATGGACCATTACAGAAGGTAAATTTGAAGAACAAGAATTTATGGTTGTAGCTTATAAAAAATCTTTTTTCAAAGGAATTTGGTTAGCTATAATTAAGATGTTTAAAGCAATTTTTAAACTATTTATAAGATAAATTGGAAATTTAAATAATATTTTTTGTTTATTTTAAGACTTCTATATTTGTGATAGTACAATTTAGAGGTCTTTTTATATTATGAAATTTAATATACGCCGGATAGAAATTGAAAATTTTAGAAGTATACAATCTAAGGTTACAATTAATATTAAACCTGGTCTATATTCTATTGAAGGTATAAATAATGATGAAAAAACCAGTACGAATGGAGCGGGAAAATCTTCATTAATTTCAGCTTTATATTGGTGTTTAACTGGCAATGCTTTAACAAATGAAGCATTAGCCGATGATGTCATAAACGCTAAGGTTGGTAAGAATTGTAAAGTAAGTGTTTTTATTGAATCATTACAAGGTGATATAAAAATCACTAGGACAAGAGGAGATTCTGAATTTGGTAATAATTTATTTCTTGAAATAGCAGATCAAGATTTAACTTGTCATAAAGTTGCGGATACTCAAACAAGAATTAATCAATTGTTTAAGATTCCGTTTGATTTATTACATAGTACTATCATGATGACTCACGACATTAAGTCTGCTTTTTCTGAACTTACTCCACAACAACGTGTACAAACTTTAGAAAGTATACGTGATTATTCTATTTGGGATAAAGTTAGAGATGAAGCAAATAAAGATATCAAAATATATAACAAAGAAATACAGGAGCTTAATTTGAAATTAAGTAACATGAATGGTAGTAAGCAAACATATGAAAAAATGATTGCTGCTGCGGGAGAAAACTATAAAGTAGTTGTTAAATCTTTTGATAAAATCGAAATTGATAATAAAATTAATAGTCTAATAGAAGAAAATAAAAACTATGCTATTGAAATAGCAAATTTAGAATCTGATATTAAGGAATTTAATAATTTTATTGAAAAAAATACAGATAATTCTTTACAAAAAAGACTTAATGAGATTACTGATACTGCTAGCAATATTAAACTTTCACTTCAGAGTGCGGAATACGAACGGAAAGAGAAAGTAAAGGATATTGATATTATCAATGCTTGGTTTAAAAATGATAAATGTCCTACCTGCGGTCATTTATTGGATAGAACAGAAGAAGAAAAAGCTGTAAAATCTAGCCATCGTGATGAATTAAATAAACAGCTCAATCTAATTGATGAAAAAGTAAAAAAATTAAATAATGATATTGCTTTAAAGCGAGAAGAGTGGGCACAAGTAAATACTCAATTGAAGGTTAGTGAAAAAACTTTAACAGATTTTAGAGCTAAATTGAGTGAAAGTAATAATAAGATAAATATTCTTAAGAGTAAAGAGCTTGCAAATACGCGAGAGTTAGCTAAGCTTGAGTTAGAAAAAAATACTCACTCTTCTCAAGTAGATAAGTTAGACAAAGATATTATCTCTTATAAAAAAGAAATAGAGTCAATCTCAGCTGGCGAAGCTATCATCAATGAACAACTTAAGTTACTTGAAAATAAAAAAGAGTTATCTGATTACTTTTTTAAGTTACTTGGTAGTAAAGGTGAGTTAAGGCCTTATCTTTTAAAACAAGATATTTGTTATTTAAATAACTGTATGCAAACATATATACATCAATTTTTTGAAAATACTGAAGTTGAATTACGTTTAGAAGGTCCAAATATAGAGATTTTAATAAATAGTAATGGTATTAAGAAAAAAGTAACAAGCTTATCGGGTGGTGAAAAAAAGCGCCTTAATATTGCTATTCAACTTGGTCTATATGATTTAATACAAGCTACTTCACAAGTATGTTTTAATGTACTTTGGTTAGATGAAATTGAATCAGAATTAGATCAAGCAGGTGTAAATCAATTAATTAATATAATTGAAGATAAATCTAATGATGCTGAAACTGTATTTTGGATTACAAATCATCCAAACGTTAAGGAAAGTATTACAAATAAAATTATATGTACTAAATCTTTAGGTGTAACAACTATTGAGGAGAGATAATTAATGAAAATAATGGTTTTTGGAGATATACATTTTCATAATTCACATCGTTTTTCAAATATTGAACCTCAAGGATATACAACTAGAGAAATTGAACAATATAATTGTGCAAATACATTAATTAAAATAGCCAAAGAAGAAAATATTGATAAAGTTGTATTTTTAGGTGATGCTTGGCAAGCTGTTGGAGATACAATTTCTGCTGAAACGCAATCAATTATGATTGAATTTTTTGCTCAATTGAGAAGATATTTACCAAATTTAGCAGTAATTCTTGGTAATCATGATTTAATTAATAATGATCCAACTATAAATAAACTTAATTTTCTTAAATATATGCCTCCAATTGAATTTTTTTCAAAACCTGAGGTAAAAAATGAGTTTGTTTATATGCCTTATTGTTTAAATGACGATGAAGCTATTCGTTTTTTAGAAAATATTTCAGAAAAACAAAATAAAATAGTTTTTTCACATTTAGAATTAGGAGGAATAAATTTGGGTAATGGTATTTTTACTCAAAAAGGCGTTCCATTAGATTTACTTAAACAATTTAAAATGACTTTACAAGGACACTATCATTCAGGTGGAAGTTATGGTCATAAAATTCAAATAGCTGGTTCTACACAAAGGCTTTCTTTTAAAGATAAAGGTATTTCACGTAATAATATTATTATTTATAATACTGATACTGATAAAATTATTAGAAAAAGTTTTGAAAGTCCAGATTGGTTAGTATTTGATGATGATAACATAGAGAATATTCTTAAAATAGACAATAATAATTACGTTAAGGTTGATTTAACCAGTGATATTTTATTAACATCTGAAATAAAAACTAAATTAGAACAAGTAAAAAATAAAACAGTACATATAGATTTAACACGTATATCTATAAATAAACAAATTACAGAAGAAATATCAGAAAAAGAAGATAATTTAGATGTAATAAGAAAATTTATTATTAAATCTAATAATACAGATGATAAAAAAGAACAATTAATACAAGAAGGAGTAAGATTATTAAATAAAATTAGTTAAATTGGAAAATTTATTTAAATATTTTATGGATTATTTAACTTCTATAAAATGTAAAGTTTAATTTTTTGAATATAAACATGTTTATTTAAAAGGAAAATGTAAAATGGAAAAAAGTTATAATGAAGAATGGATGAAAGATATTTTAAGTAGGAGTAAAGAAGCAATGGATGATTCATCTGGTTCATATCCTTCAACTGAATGGGTACAATATAAAAAAGGTTTCAAAAAGAGTATTACTTTTAAATTGATGCCTGCAAATAGTAAAGAAAACAATGTTTTTAGTCATATAGTTGCTCAACATTGGATTCAAACATCAGATGGTAAAACAAAAAGATTCGTTTGTCCAGAAGAAACTGTACATTTGAAAGGTCAACATGTAAAATGCCCAGTTTGTGAAGCTAAACGTAAATTAAAAGCATTAGGTTTTACTGATGAGCAATTGAGTGTTGAAGGTAAATTTGGTTTAGTACCTGTATTTGATCCTAAATTTACTTCTAATGCAAAAGTTGTAGTTCTTCAGTCTGATGAAAAACAAGATTGGGATAGAGCTCATATTTCTGTATTACAACAGAATGGTACTTTCATGACTGTTTGGTTAGCTCAAAAATATGCTAGTAACGAAATTCCTAATTTTACTGAATTAGCATCTAGTAATCCTATTAAATTTTCTCGTCCAACAGATTCAGGTAAATGGGAACGTGAATTTAGTTTTAATGTATTTAATCCTTCTAGTGATGTTTTAGCAAAATTAAAAGAAGAAAATGAAGCATTAACTTTACCTGATTTGTGGAAAATGCCTTCAGATCAAGAGTTTATTGAAATTAGTCAATTGATGGAAGATATGCAAAAAAATTATCTTGCTGCTAGAGATACAATGACTAATACTTCTACTGATACTTCTACTGTAGAGGATGACATTCCATTCTAAGTCATCCTAATTGTGGTGGTGTGGCTGGTTTTTTACATGAGAGTTTCCTTCCAGCCACACCAGAGGAATTTAAATGTTAAAAAAAGTACCTTTAAAAAATAAAAATAATCAATTGAAAAAAACACCTTTAAAATCTAATTCAAAAGGATTAAAGGTGAATTCTTTTTTAAAGAAAAATAAGGAAACAACACTTAATAATAATTCAGAATTAAATAAACAAAACGAAAAAGCAAAAAAGAAATGGGAAAAGGTTCGCAATCAAGTATTAGAACGAGATAATTATAAATGTGTGGTTTGTGGAAAACCTGCAACTCAAGTACATCATATTCATCTTAGAAGTAAACGTAAAGATTTATTATATGAAATGAATAATTTAATAAGTTTATGTGATAGACATCATTTTCATAAAAGTAATGAAAAATATGAAGAACAAAATGAAGTTATTGCTAAAGCTAAACATATAACTATTGAAGAATTGTTAAAATTTGCAGAAACAAGAAGTGAGGAATAAGTTATGAAAGAAGTGATTGTTTGGAAAGATTTTCAAGAAAATCATAAATGTCAATTGAGATTGGTAGACAGTCATTATGGTTTAGGTACTTATTTCAAAACTTGGAAAGAAGGATATTACAGTACAATTAAAGGTATAAATGTAGATTTTATAGTCTATGTATATACTGGATATCCTTGTGGAGCTTCAGAAAAACATTATTGTAAAGAAAAAGAAACTTATGAAAAATATTTAGGTAAATGTTACAGTATTGAAGAATTGTATGAAGATGCTGAATCTTTCGGATTCAATAGAGAACAAGTAGATGCTTTTATAAGTCAAGAAGAAAAAAGATGGGTTTATGATGATAATGGTCGTTTAATAGAATTTAATGATGGCTGGAGTTGGAATGCTAATCAATTAGAAAAGGAATAGATTATGGAAGAGTTTGATATTGAAAAGGTAGAAGCTTTAGATTATGAAGCCATTAAACAACAATTATATCTTATTTTTAAAGAAGAGAAGGATGTAGTTGCTTTTGTAAATTTTTTACAAAATGTTCAAAAATTTGCTAGTTTATCTACAGATAAGCGTCATATGAATCTTGTTAATCTTGCATATTTTCGTTCTCAAATTCAACTTTATGAAAAAAAGATTCAGTCTCTGATAGATAAAAAAAAGAATGAACAAACACGAGCTGCTATTAAAAAAGCTAAAGGTATTGGTGAAAAATTAACAGAAAGTGTTATTTTATATCATACTGAAGAAAATGAAATATTAGATAGTTTAAATGAATTACATAATCTTGTATATGCTTGGTCTTTATATATGAGTGATTTATACTTTATTTGTGGTCAAACTAATAAAAATTTGGGAGATTTAAATATATAAGATTATTTACTATTTGGAAATTTAATTTCTCAATGATTTTACAAATTAAAGTTTTTAAATTAATTTATTATTCATAAGTGTATTTTAATAAAAAGGGAATTATCATAGATGCTAAATGGAATTAAAAAAGCTAAAATTTCTAAGCGCACAAATAGAAAGCAAAATTTTAAAAAGTTTATAGAATCTAATTATACTGATATTCAAGCTTTTTTAAATGCATGTCATAATGATGAAGATTTGCTTATTTATACATGTCTTAAGCCAAATGAATTACAAGAAATTATTGAAAAAATTAAACCATTAAAAACATTAGAAGAAAAGATAGATTATTTAGTTAATAATCAGCCAATTATGAATTCTGATCCAGAACGATTTGATAGATGTGTACAATCACTTGTAATGTATCTTAAAGGATATATTGAATATAATGGATATAAATTAGCTAATTCTAATGGTAATTATGAAGACCAGGCAGCTGAATTTTATCTTAAATATGTAAAAATTTGTAATTTTTATCGTACTCGTTGGTTTTATCCAGAAACATTAAAAAAAGCATCAACTGTACAATATAATCCAATGCTTTATAAAGAGTTTTTATATATTATAAGACTTTCTATTTCTGGTGATAGAAAGCATAAAGCTTTTTTAGCAACACAAGATGAAAATGCTTCAATTTTTAAATTATCACTTGATTCTAAGATAGATGATGGTAAAGGTGAAAAAAGATTAGGAGATGTTGTTCCAGATACACAGCATAGTATTGAATATACTCAAAATATAACAGAAGTGAATAATATTTTAACAAAAGCATTAAGATTAATTAAAGAATATCCAGATGCTGTAAAAAACTATAGTAAAATAAAAGAGTTTTACGAAAAACAAGATCCAATAGGATTTGATAAAAAAACAGTATTACTCGGAAAAATATTTTTATATAAAGCTGGTTTAGTCAGTCCAAAAATTTTACAATTTATAAAATCATTATCTTCAACATATAAATTAAGATATAATATTTCACAAGCACGTATTAATGCACAGATTCAAGAACAAAAGAAGATAATGACAGGAAAACCAATAAAAAAAGTAAAGACTGAAGATTTGACTTATAAAGAATTAATTTTTAAGAAAAGAGGAGAGCTATAATATGACTAAAGTAAATATGATTGTTGCTATTGGTCCAGATAATATAATTGGATATAGTAATAAATTAGCTTGGCATTCAAAAAAAGATCTTGAGCATTTTAAAAATATAACTTTAAATAGACCAGTAATATTTGGAACAACAACTTTTTTTGGTTTACCTAAATATCCATTACCAAATAGATTAAATATTGTATTAGATAATAGTGAATATAAAGTATTTAATATCAATGCCATAAATGATAATAAAGGTGGTTGGATTGAAGCAACTTCAGTTGAAAGTGCCTTAGAATTTTGTAAAAATTTTGATAATATATTTATTTGTGGAGGAGCATCTATTTATAAATATTGTTTAGAAAAAAATTTAATAGATTGTGCATATATAACAAAAGTGAATTGTAAATTAGAAAATAGAGATGATTATATAAAATTTCCATTTGATATTAATAGATATTTAAATTATGAAAAATGGGATGCTAAATTAGAAGAAACAGTTTTTGATGAAGAAATTCAATTAGAATTCTGGAAATATATTAAAAAATAATCTATAAGTTCTAAATAATGTCAATTGTTTTATAATTGATAGAAGAGTAATTAAGGTTTCCCCCTCCTTTCCCTGATTACTCTTCTTTTTTATATTATTATAGTCTTATATACAGTTATTTTTGCATAGTTTTCTTATTTAATCTAAAAATAATCTTCTAAGTTCTAAATAAACAAGTAACATTTATAAAATTTTAAGTATGTTAAAATGATAGTTGGACAAAAAAGAATAATACATCGTTTTATACGACCAATAGCTGATTATGAAGAAGGTGGAATTTATTATAATCAAGTTATACCTATTGATACACAAGCTTATGCACATTATCCTAAAGAATATGGTAGAGATTATAATTTATGGTATGTATTTGGCGATGGTGTTCATACCTATACTGAAATTAGAGACGGTAAAGGTCTTGTTGATACAGCTAAAGAATATCCAATCTTTACACAAGAATATATAGAATCATTTGTTACGTTTGATAAATTATATGAAATACTAGATGAAGAACTCGTTGCCGAAAATATAAAATATCAAAATGAATATGATGATTATAAAAACGTTAAAGAAGGTTTAGATGCACTTCTTTATAAAGAGCCTATTGTTACATTATCTGGTGGTAACATATATGAAAAAGGAACTGTAGTAGATACAGTTAATTTAACTTGGGAAATAACAAAACCAGTTCGTTCACAAATATTGTTACCAGATATTGGAGATATAGATAGTAATTTAAGAGAATATACAATTGAAAATGCAAATATTTCTGAAGATACAACATTTAGTTTAATCGTAAACGATGGACAAACAGCAACAATTGGTGAAACATCAATTATTTTTAAAAAATATATTTATTATGGTAGTTCAGCTACATTAAATTTAACGAATGAAGAAATATTAACTTTTTCAAAAAGTTTTGAAACAATTACAGAAAATTTAATAACTTTTGATTGTTCTGGTGGAAAGTATTTATATATAGTTATTCCAACAGAATATTTGAATAATATTATACTTAAAATAAATGGATTTATTTTCAATGATGTTACAAAATCTGAAATAAATCTTATAAATGAAAGTGGATATGAATCAAGCTATGTGATTTTAAAATCGAATAATATTCAAACATATAGTAATCTTAAAATGGAGTATTGTATATGAGTGATCTTTTGGGAACAAATATAGCAACCGGCATAGTTCCTTTTACTACAGAAGATGTATACCCTACACATTACTCTGAATATGGAAAAGGTGGCTGGAAACAAGTAGCTACAATAGTAGAACGAGATGCAATTTCATTAGAAAGACGTGAACTTGGAATGGTAGTATATGTTTTAGAGGAAAATAAAACTTATACACTAAAAGAAGGTCTATCAAATGAATATTGGGTTTTAATGATGCCAGTAAACAGCGGTGGTACATATATTCATACACAAGGTATTGCTTCTGCAACATGGGTTATTGAACACAATCTAGAAAAGTATCCTAGTATTACAGTAGTTACATCTTCTGGAACAATTGTTGAAGGAGATGTAGCATATAATAGTAAAAATGTTATCACCGTAACATTTAATGGAGCTTTTAAAGGAAAAGCCTACTTAAACTAATTTATTAATATTGTATGTGCAATATTAATTAAACTTAAACAAAATGGAGAAAAAGACAAATGTCTAAAAAGTTTTTAGTTGATATTGACCTTAACGGTAATGAATTGCAAAATGCCGTAATACAAAATCTGGCTTCTGCTCCTGAAAATCCAAAAGAAGGTCAACATTATTTTAATACTGTAGATGAGGTAGAATATTATTGGAATGGCACACAGTGGATTAATGTTGCTGGTGATTATACATTTAAAAATGGTATTGAACAAGTTTCTGGCACACGTGATGTTCAGATTAAAGTAGCCACTGGTAATGCTGCTGGTAATATTGCAATTACTGCTAATACAGATGGTTTAGCGGCAACAGTTGCAGATGCTTCAACTACTACAAAGGGTATTATTGAAATAGCAACTGATCAAGAAGCTGCTACAGGTACTAGTGAAGTTTTAGCAGTTAATCCAAAACAATTGGCAACAAAAGTTGATAAATTGACTTCTGGACCAACTGCCGGTACATATACTAAAGTAACAGTTAATAGTGAAGGTCAGGTTACTGCTGGTACAACTATTACCTTATCTGATGTTACTGATATCACTGCAACTGCTGCTGAAGTTAATATTTTAGATGGTATTACAGCAAATACATCTGAATTAAATATTTTAGATGGGGCCACTTTAACTACAACTGAATTAAACTATGTTGATGGTGTTACTTCATCAATTCAAGATCAATTAGATAGCAAAGTTGCAAAAAATGCTGATATTACAGCTTCTACGACTGGTAAAACAATAATTACATATGATGCAAAAGGTCTTGTTACTGGTGGATCAGAAATTAGTATTGATAGCAATTCAACAAATTATTTAGAATTTGATACAATAAATCATAATATTAAAGCTAAAGTTGATACTACAGTTACAGATCAATCAACCAAATTAGTAACATCTGGAGCAGTTTATACGGCTATTACAAATGCTTTAGTCGGTGGTGTTATTTATCAAGGTACTTGGGATATTACATCAGCTACTGATTTTTCTGGTATTACTCTTCCTGTTAAAAAAGGATATTTATATTATGTAATTGGTACAGGTCCTAAAACTATTGGTGGAATCGAATGGAATGCTGGTGACTATTTATTAGTTAATGATGATGTTGATGTAGGTGGATCATTAAGTGGAAAAATTGAAAAAATTGATAACTCTGAAGCCGCTGATATTGTAAGATTAAATGCCATTCAAACTTTAACTAATAAAACAATTGATGCTGATGATAATATAATTTCTGATTTAACGACTACTAATTTAAAATCTGGTGTATTACAAACAAGTATTCGTGATGCTTTGACTGCAACTGATACTTCTTTGGCTTCAGAAAAAGCAATTCGCACAGAATTGGATACAAAACAAGATAAAGTTACTACAGCTGTTGAAAATAATTTAGCCATATGGAATGCTTCGGGTAATACAAAAGATTCAGGTAAAGCATTTGTAACAAGTATTGGTCCTTCTAGTGGAACTGGAGCAGCTACTGATAATCAAATTCCAACAGCTTTAGCTACTAGATCTGCAGTTGATACAGCGATAAGTAATAGTAAAACAACAATTAGTTGTCCAACATTAACTGCTTCTTCTGGTGTTGCTACATGGTCAATAACAGGTTTAGCAAGTGATCCTTATGCAATTACTATATTAGATTCATTAAATAATGAAGTTATTGCAGATATAACTTATGGAACTAAAGCAGCTACTATTATGTTTAATACAACAACAAATATTGAAGCTGATAGTTTTGTTGCAAAAATACTCATGTAAGAGTAATCTTTGTTTTTGTTATTTCAAGAGAGTCATATTTCAGACTCTCTTTTTATTATAATATAAAAGTTCTATAAAATAAATATGTTTAAACAGTTTTTAATTAATAAAATTAGGATCCTATAATGTCAGAAAAACAATTACTTATCGAATCTTCTGATTTTAATCTTACTTGTAATTTATCAGAAAAAGACAGAGAAAATTTAACTGAATCTTTAAAAATTTCTGCAGGTAAACATGGTAATTTGATTGTCAAAAATATTCCATGTACAATACTTGATAGACGTAATCAAAATGGACGTATATATCCTACAGCTTTAATGCAAAAAGCAATTAATGAAGCTATGCCAAAAATGAAAGCTAAAATGTTAGTGTGTTCTGCTTCTGAGCATCCTTCTGGAAGTTTTTGTGAACCAGCTAATATTTCACACGCTGTTATTAATGCATATATAAAAAATGTTGAAATTGAAGTTGAAGGTAAAAAAGAAAGACATAATGTACTTTTTAATGATTGGGAAGTATTAAATGAAAAAAGTCAAGTTGCAGCTCATGTTCAGCAATTAATTTTATCTGGATTTGGTATAGGTACATCTATTCGTTCACTAGGTTCTTGTGATCCAGATGGTACAGTAACAGAATTAGAATATTTAGGAACTGATATTGTAGGACAACCTTCATCTTCTACTTATGTTAATATGCCAATTAATGAATCAGTAGAAGTAACAACAATTCCTTTAACAGAAACTTATGTTGTATCAGCTTCTGCTACAAATGTTGTAAGAGATTTAGATTCTGCATTAGCATTATCTCAACAAATTGATTCTGCTAATTTTGGTACTGTAAAAAAGACTTCTACAAAACTTGATTCTGAGGTTGATCCTAAAACGGGTGCAGAAACAACAATGGTTACATTAGAAACTGAAACAGAAGATGAAGTATCAGAATTAGATCAAGCATTAATGATGGCTAAACAAGCCATGTTAAATGGAAAAGCTGATATTGATTCTGTTACAATAGAAAATATTAAAGAAGAACAACCAAAAGAATCTGTTGAAAACAAAGATGATGAAAAAGCATTAAATGAAGAGAATAAAATAACAGAAAATCATTTTGCTCCTTTACCTCATATTACTTCAATTACAAATCATATTTTATTGAATTATCCAAAAGAAAGCGAAGCTTATAAAGTAGCTTTACATATTCAAAATGATTTAATTACTAATAGATTAAAAGATAGACAAGCAGCTTTAGAAGAATTAAAAAAATATGTAGATATAACTAAAGACGAATATGTACCTGAATCTGTTATGAATGAAGTAGGTGTTGATAAGTTAATGGATGAAATTCGTAACATTATGTATAATGAAGGTTTGTCTCTTGAACAGGCTTGTCGTAAATATTGTGAACATCATGAAAATATTCCATATGAATATGTATTGGAATATATGAGAACAAATCCAGTTACTGAATCAATTACAGAAGCTAAAGAAGAAAAGCAAGAAGATCCAAATGAAGGTAAGCAATATGTTTTGAAAACTTCTCAGGGTTTTGTTGCTATGGATGGTAATGCTATTTCATTTGTAGATAATCCTAAAGAAGCTATTCATTTTATTAAGGGTAAAGAAGAATCAGGAGTTGTTCATTTATCTGGAATTAATAAAATTCTTGAAACAATGGGTATATATGATGTACAAAAATATTTTAAAAAAGGTACAACAGATATTTCCGCACCAAATGATATAAATATACAAAATGCCAAAAATGCAGGCATCGAAGTTAAAGAGTGTGGTAATATAGATATGCCAATGACTGAAGATAATGGCTCAAATACACGTTTTAAAGCTACTGTAAAAATTACTGATGAAAATGGAGAGTCTTCTGAAGATATTCCTGTTTCAGCAATTGATATGGAAGGTATTAATGCTGAAATTTCTAATCTTTATGATATGAAAAAACAAAAAGGTAATCCAGTTATCACTGTTACAGATACTACTTCTGGTCAACAATTTACATATAATCCAGAGTCTCGTCAAATTGAATTAATGAATATACAAACTGAAGCGAGTGGTGATTTAGAGCAAGATGGAAATAAACTTTCTATGGAAATTGATGATAACAATAAAGTAGAAAAAGAATTTAATTCACCGGTACAAGCCGCAGTTGCAAAAGCAGGTATTGAAGCAGGCAAACTTGGTGGTGATGTTCTTTTGAGTGAAGATGATGAAGATTCAGATACAGCTAAATGTGCATGGTGTGGTGAAGAATTTGAAAAATCTGCATTACGTAAAGAGAAAGATTTAGGTTATCTTTGTAACACTTGTGCAAAAGGAATTCAATCAAGAGAAGGTTCATTAACATTTGAAGAAGATTTAGCAAATGATCCACATATTTATAATCAAGGAAAAGATGAAATAGATAATGGTCAAGAACCTAATATGAATAAAATTGCGGATTCTATTCGCTATATTGCTAAAAAAACTGATTGCTCACTAAAAGATGCAATGGATATCTATGAAAAGATTACAGGTTTTAAATTTGATGAAAAAGATTCTATTTCAGAAGAAGTTCATAGACCAAATTATGAAGATATAGAACCAGGATGGTATGCAGGAGCTCAAAATATTGGTGTTACTGGACCTTATGAATCAAAAGAAACATTGCTTGCAGATTTAGGTGAAGTAGCAGATAAAATTGATATTGAATATATTTCACCAGAAGATTTAGGGCTTGCTGCTGAATCATCTAAAATAGATGAAGTATTATATAATAAACCTAGTAAGGCTTCTGATCCATTAATTAAAACACCATTAGAAGAAGATGATGATGAATCTCCAGCGGTAAATATTTTATTTAAAAATATTGATTGGAATACTAAAGACTTTATGAATTCTATGATGGCTAATATGGAAAATGATGATCCTGTTAATATAGAAGATATAAAGTCAAAAGTAAAAGATTTACCAGATGAAGCAACTATTACTGTTAAAGTTAATGAAATACCTTTATCTGATGATAGTTTACTTGAAAAATTTTTATTTGATAAACTTGGTAAAAAGTATGCCATGAAAGTAAATAATGCAGAAATGGCAAATATAAGTTGGGCAGTATAAAACAGTTCTAATTTAATAGTAAATAATTTTTATTAATCTAGATTTTAAGGAAAAACATATTATGACAAAAGAAGAATTTTTACGTCTTTTAAGTGAATCTGAAGTTAAAAATGCTGAAGATACGCTTTCTAATATTGAAACAAAAGAAGTTAAAGATGTTGAGCCTGCTGAAGGTATTAAAGGTTTAGATTCTGAATTACCTACACAGAAAGATATCGAAAAAGAAGTAGCAAAAGATGAGGGTCCGGTTGTTCCAGCTGATAAAGATGGTGTTTCTAAAAACGGTGGTGAATGTGACTGTTTAGAAGCTGGTAAAATTGAAGCAGAACGCAAAAAAGAAGATAATAGCATGAAAGATGTTATTAACGTTTCTAGTCGTAAAGTTGAAGAAAATAGTGAAGTAAGTAATGAATTGTTAGCTCAACTGAAAGAAGCTGCTGCTCGTGAAGAAGCTATGAAAAATCAAATTACTGAAATGAAAAAACTTTGTGAAGAAGCTTTATTAGCTCAAGAAGCAGACTTAGTAAAGACTCACGCAAAAGAAATGAAAAAAGTATTTGAAGCAGTAATTGCTGAAGGCGAAAAATTTGAAAAAACTTTAACTGAATCTTCTGCTAAAAATGAAAAATTATATAAGAAAGCTCAAAAGATGTATGAAAGCTCTGCAAAATTAAATAAAATTTTGTTAGAAGCAGTAAAGAAATCTCAACCTGAACAAAAAATGGTTCGTTATCAATCTGCTACTGCAAGAGCTATGGCTTCTTTGCGTAAGTAATATATTAAATATATTGCATTTTATTTTCTTAAAAAAGGATCGGTTATTTTATCGATCCTTTTTTAAACTAATTTAAGGTATAATGTATGTTTATAAAAATAATTAAATTCATGTTTAGTTGGTTTAATAAAAAAGAAAAGATCGAAGAATCAAAACCTGTTGAAGTACAAGAAAAACAGGAATCAAAACCAATTACAGTATCAATTGAAAAAGAAAATGAAAAAATTAAATTAACATGGTTATTTTTACGTGAAACATTATATAAAGTTAATAATAATCTTAATAAGAATGATTGTGATTATTATTATGAAGCTTTAAATAAAATACTTCCTCAATATGAAATTAATACTAAACTCAGAGTTTGTCATTTTTTGGCACAAATTTTACATGAAAGTGGGCATTTAAAATATAAATCTGAAAATTTAAATTATTCTGCGAAAGCTTTACGTTCTGTTTTTGGCAAATATTTTAAAACAGATGAAATCGCAAAAGCATATGAAAGAAAGCCAGAAAAAATTGCTAATAGAGTATATGCTAATCGCATGGGTAATCGTAATGAAGCGAGTGGTGATGGGTATAAATTTCGTGGGCGTGGACTTATTCAACTCACTGGAGCTAACAATTATAAGATTTGTGGACAAGATTTAGGTTTAGACTTAGTAAAAAATCCAGATTTAATTATATCTGATCCAGAAATTTGTGTAAAAACAGCTTGTTGGTTCTGGAATAAGAACAAATTAAATGAATTAGCAGATAAAGATGATATAAATGCTATAACAAAATGTATTAATGGTGGCTTAAATGGAATCGATGATCGCCGTAAAATATTAAATTTAGCTAAAGATAAAATAAATATATAAAAATGGAAAAATTTTGAGCTATTTTTTTAAAATATATAAATTCTAATATAGAGAAATAGTTTATGTATAATAAAGGAAATAATTATAACTATGGCGAATAGATTTATACCAGATGATTATGATCATAATTTAGAAAACGAACTATTTGATGAAGAATGGTACACTAAAGTTTCTAATGCTATAAATTATACTTTTGACATATTAGAAAATAATAATAAAAGAATTGTTATCAATAAAGAAACTATTGCAAAAGCTATTATTGATTATAATATAGAAAAAAAACTCAGTGAAAATATTGATAATTTACCAATTCCTACTTTATTAGATTGGTCTAAAGCAAATAGTGTACAAATATTTGATGAATTTGCTTCTATAGTATGTCTTTGTAATAAAAATGATAAATTTAAAAGACATGTTGTTAAAATAATATGTAATAATAATAAATCAGCTATCGAACAATTTAAATTTTGGGAAAAAGTTAATAATGAAGAAAAAAATAATACAATAATTTTAGATAAAATTCAAAAAAATAATACAATAATTTGTATTATCAAAAGAAGGACTTAAATTTTATGTCAAATGAATTAGTATTAAATTCAGAATGGACGCCTTTTTTAATAGAAAACAGAGCTTCTATTACATTTGATAAATTTTTAGATTTAATTAAACAATTAGATAACAATAGTTCACCAAATTTATGGACAAAATGGAAAAATTATGCTAATCAAGTAGTTATAGAAACACCAAATTACTATTTTAAGTTATATGAAGATGATTATTTATGTGGTTCATTTTGGTCATTAATTCGCTCTACTTTAGGAGAGATATATACAAAATATTTTAATATTTTGTGGGATGTTAATATTATAAAGCAAAATAGTAAAATATATACACTCGAAAGACGTCAAAAATTAAATGTATGTATACCGAATTCAATTTTATATACTGATTTACTTCTTAATTGGTCAAATACACTTAAAAAACTAGAAAATGAACTTTTATTATCAGAAATATGTCAACAACTTAAACCATATATTCCAGAATTAGCAGAACTTAAGTTGATACGTAATTGTATAAATAAATATGCAGATTATGCTATTACTGAAGATAATAATATTGTACTTTTAGATGATTCCGATTGGTTTATAGCTATGGTTGATAAAAACGGTAAATGGTTAAATTCAAAATTTAAAGGTTATAATATAATTTCTAGTTTAGGAGAAACAATTTTTGCTCCAGAGGGTTATTTTGATAAAGGAAATATAACTAAACATGAAGAATTTACAAATAAATGGCAAATTTATATGGAAAATATTAAAACTACAGAAATAGAAGGAATTTTATTTGATCAACGTGAACAAATGCTCAAAGATAATATATCTTTGATATTTAATCAAAAACTTTTGCCTAATCAAAATATAAAATCTTTTGATTCAGTAGGTGATTTACTTAAAATTGGTTTTGAATAAATTCTCTATCACAGATAACACATTCATCAGAATCTATATAGGCGCAATAATTTAGTTGATGTCCACATTTAGCTGTAAGAAATTCTAAGCAATTACCTTCTTTTTCATTTAATTCATTTCGTGTATGTTTATTTCTATGATTTAATTGCATACGATGATTATCATCTGATTCATTGAAATTTCTATACAAATCATCTGCACGATAAATTATATTAAAAAGTTTATCATATAAACCTGGGCAATCTTCTTTAAATTTAATTAAAAATTTTAAAAAATCTTCTCTTTTTGGAAAAAAACCCGGTAATCTTTTTTCCATTAATTGTTTAGCTTCCATGTATTGTTCAATTTTTGATAAGTTTTCATGAATAGGTTTAATTCCACCTGGAGAAGGTTGTTTAAAAAACATAGAAGTATGATATTTATTCATAAAATCATTAAAAGAAAATTCACCATTCAGATATTTGGTAATTATATCTTGAGTTAAAATGGTACAAGTGTTAAAATTTAATGTTGGATATTTTTCATGTAAATTTAACATGTTATTTGACCAATTTTCTTGCATTTTTGGTAAATGAAAACGACCGATCGTATCATAAGATGTAACAAGCCATACTTGATTTATTAATTCTGGTTTTCCGGCTTGAATATACATTTTTTTCATAATATCCAAAGAAGTATATAAATCTTTTTGTGAACCTATTGTAAGGGTACACATAATCCATACTTCACGTATTTTACCTGAAATTTGTAATTCTGCAGTTTTTTGCATAAGATTAAAAAATTTATTTTTGACTTCATCTACATCAAGTTGACCTTGAAAAAATTCTCCACCTATATAAGATACTGTGTTATATGGAATCATTTTTTTGTTATCAGATAAAAAATTATAAGCATCATCAAGTGCCTTAATTTTTAATTCTGTTGGTGTAAAGCTATTACTGTTTGCATTATAACAAAATACACATTTTTGATTACATTGATGCCATAATTCAAACTGTAAACTCTTTTTTTCATTTATATCCATCATTAGTCTCCTATCATTTCTAAAAAGTTTTCAACATCACTTCTTGGATGTATGTTAGAATCAAAATATCCATAATTGTTTTCATCACAATAGGTATTCTTTTTATTTTCTGAATTATGTCTATCATTCATAATATAAAAATCTTTATCGTCAAATGAAGAATAACATGTATCACTATGATTTACAATATTTATAAAATTTTCTAAATCATCTTTTGTAAACATTTTTGTTTCATAAGTATATTGTAAAAATTTAAGAAAGGTTTCTCTTCTCGGAAAAAAATTAGATAAAATTTTATTTTCGAAATCTTCAACATTTTTACATAGATGACCATAACCAGTCATTGGTAGCATATAATTTGTAAAGCAATTATAATTTTCATTGAATTCTTTTAAATTTAAACGATTAGACAACACTGCTTCTAACATAGCTTGAGTAACAATCATTTCAACATGAAGTTTTAAATTTGGATAATTTTTATGTAAAAATAACATATTATTTTGCCAATTTTTTAAAGTGTTATTATTAAATCTACCAATTATATCCCAAGAAGTACAAATCATAAATTGATTCTGAAAGTTCTTTATATATTCACAAAATTCTAATAATTCAGAATTATCATCAAACATTAAAGCTGTTGTAATAAGACAGCGTTTAGCTATTCCCATTTTAATTTTATTTATAAAACAGTCTATAATTTTATAAAAGTATTTTTTAACTTCAGCTGTATCTATTTCACCATTAAAAAATTCTCCACCGATTATACCAAAATCAGAATATTTATCAGCTTCTTTTGTATTAAGAATATCTAAAACTTTTTTCATACATTTAACTTTATCTCTATGTCTAGGTATACCGTTATTATAGCAAAATTTACATCCAAATGAACATTGTTTCCATAATTCAAATTGTAAAAACATATTACTCTCCTAGTATAAGTAAATCACAAAGCATACATTCATCTGAATCTGCATAACATCTATATAATTCACTATGACCACATTCGGTAATATTTTCTTTACCATCAGATAAAATTGGTTGTTGAGTTATATCATTATTTTTATTACGTAAACCAGTATATTTATAAATCGCCGAAGCGTTAGTTGAACTATACATATTAGTATATATCTGTGGAAAGTTTTCTTTCAAATATATACAAAAATTAAGAAAATCTTCACGTTTGAAGAAAAAGTCATTTAATTTAAAACCAGAATGTATTGGATGAGGATATAAAAAACAAAAATTACATCCTTTTAGTTCTTCTTCTAAAAAATATTTAAAATCAAATTTGTTAGACATAATATCATCAATAAGATATTGAGTTAAAATCATTTGAACTCCAACTGCATAATTATATCTATCTCTAAATTTTTTGATATTTTCTAAAGCTAATAATCTTTTTTCTTCTGAAGGATATCTATATTTTATATCATAAGAAAAATTTACATCTATAAATCGCATGTCTCCTGTTTTTTCTTTGATTCTGTCTATAACACGAAATAAAAATGCTGGATCATACATTCCATTAGTTACAGTTGAATAGCGACATCTATAAGAAGTACTAACTAATAATATTTTATTTATGATGTCATCTATTAAAAGCATAAATTCATCTTGTATATCTTTATCGGTTATAAAATACAATTCACCACCTAAAAGAGATATACCATCAGCAAATTTATCTTTCCAATCAATATAATCCAAATTTTTTCTTATTTTATGTATTTCTTCAATAAGTCTAGATTTATCCCAAACTTCACGATTTTTTCGTAAACAGAATTTACAGTTATTGTTACAATTTGGCCAAAGTGAATATTGATTCATATAATGTTTAATTTCTAACATTTACATTTTCTCCATTATTTCTTTTAGCACTTTACAATCACAAACAAAACATTCATTTGAATCAGAATAACATTTTTTAAAATTTTCTGAATGACCACATTTACTTTTATTTGATGAGATATCAACTAGTTTTCCATTTTCAGATTTTTGTAAAATAATATTTTGATTTAAAAGAAAATTATTACAATATTCTGTACCATAACCTGGAAGTTGTTCATTAAGTTTTAGAATAGTTTTAAAAACAGTTTCTCTTGTTGGAGCTTTTATGTCTTTTCCAAATTTTATATAGGGTATTGTATTTACTTTAACGTTATAGTTATTTTCATACTCAGCTATGTTAAATTTTTCAGATAATACATCATTACAAAAACTTCTGGTTAAAATAATATTGACATATATAAGTAACTCAGGAAATAAATTTCTAATTTCAGTGAGATTAAAATAAAATTGTTTCATAGAAAAAGAATTAGAAAATCTTCCATCTCCATCACCAGAAGTAGTAAAATGTATTCTATTTTCTAATTTATAATCTTTTATCATATTTAATATTGGTAAAAGAAGTTCATGAATATCATATAAAATATTTGTATTAATATAACATAATTCAATTTCATTTTTTAACATTTTTTCACAAGTTAATTTGAATAATTTAAATAATTGTGAATTTATTATTGTATTTTTTTCTGCAAATATTTCACCACCAACGAATAGTATATGTGTATCAGTTAAGTCTTTTACTGCATTATATATTAATTTTATCGATTCAAGTTGTTCTTCATGAGTTTGTTGTTTTTCTCTTTTTTGCCAGCAAAATTTACAATTATTTGGACAATTATTCCAAAGAATGAATTCATGTATAGGTAACATTTTAACTCCTCTTTAATTTATATTTTAGAACTGAAATGAGTTCTATATATCATATAAAAAATAAAGGAGAAGTTATGGAAAATATTAAACAATTAACTAAAGATGAAAAAATAGAAAAATTACGTGCTTATATGAAAGGTGAAATTTTAGATAATGATTTAGCCTTTAATGTATTTTTATTATTGTGTCCACCAAAAAATTTTGGTCAAGATTTTTTTGAACATGAAAAAGTAATGTATTCATCTATTATTGAAATATGCTCTATAACAGGTTTATTAAAACAAGATATGATTGATTTTTGTAGTCAATTATTAGGTATATATGAAGCTTGTTTTAGATATTGTGTACCAATTAAAACAGAAAAACAAGAAACTAATGTACCAGAACAATATTTAAAAATTTTTGCATTATTAGATTTTCAAAGAATAGCCAAATTGTATGAAAAATATGAGGCAGCTAATATAAATTGTAAGTATGGAGATGCTTATAAAGTAATTTATCCGTTTATGAGACAGTTTAATTTCTATGAAGATTTAATGTGTGAAAACGGATTTGAATTTGGAGATAATTGTGACTAATAGTACAACAAATATTGATTCTAATGAAAAAATAACTTATGCTGTATTAACAACAAAATTTTTAGAATGGTTAAAAGCAAGTTGTAAAAATATAGGTACAGCATATGCATCAGATGTACCAGATGCAATGAAAAGTACAACATATCATAAAGATTATACCGGTACTATATCTGTTCCAGCTGATTGTAAGCCAAAATCAGCAAGTAGAAACACAAATTATAAAATGAGTATGAATATAAATAATACTTCATTACCAAATAGTTTTCCATTAGTTACTATCTCTGATATTGAAACAGATTTCAATAATTTTATGCAAGCTAGAGGTATATATACTAAATCAGATACTCCAGTTATAGCAACTGGTTTATTGGCTTTTTGGAATAATGTTGCATCATTTTGTTCAGCACGTATATATAATGTAGCTGGATTAAATGCTACAAAGGCATTACGTATGTATAAAAAATTAGGAAAAACAGTAGCTGAAATACAAGCTGCAGATAGTGGAAATAATCCATATTATAAAAAAGTTTCTACTATGACTCAAGGGTTTGTTCCAAATTCTTCACAAGGTAATTGTTTTAATAAAAATGATGTTACAAAATTATTAGATGAATTAGAAACAATTATTGGAGAGACAAATAGATTATATACTGTCACGTATGTTTTTTCAAATAGTTTATGGTCATCATCTTGCTGTTCAAGTTCTTGTTCTTCTAGTTCATCATCTAGCTCAAGTAGTAGTTCATCATCTAGTTCAATGTTTATAGGATATATGAAATTATATTAAAAATATTCTTTAATTGCTATATATAAATTAAGTTCAATAATATAAATCATTGGAGTTTATATTATGAAAGACAAAAATTTAATAATTAAAGAATGGTTTGATATAGATGGTTTTTCAGTTAATGAATTACAAATATTAAAAGCTCATCGTCCAGAAGTAATAAAAAATTATAATATCGATTTAGAAAAATCAATGATAGATAGATTTTCTAAATTATTACCTTATAGTCATATAAATTATGGCACACATGAAATTTCTTTTTTTGAACATGCTACAGATATAATAAATTGTTTATTTTCACAAAAAGTTGATGATAATACTTTAGTTATTGTATCTAATAATGAGCATGAAAATGTAATAAAAAATTATACACAATGCAAGAATATTTATGTTTTAGATTTTGATACTGAAATAATACCATGTAAATTAGATAATTTATATGCAGAATGCAGTAAATATAGAAAAGTATTTGTATATATAATAGGCACACAAGTTTCAAATGGAATAATTACACCACAATTATTTTTTGAAACATTAAAAACTTGGCTAGTATCAAATCAAAAAGAGCATGTAATGATAATTGATGATGTGCATGGCTTATTTATAGTACCTAGAGATTATACTATATTTGATTACATCATTTATACATGTCATGCTTTAATTACACAATTTGATATGGGAATTTTAATTGCAAAGAGACCTTCTGAATTAGTAGGATATCATTATTTAAATTGGGGAATGGCTTATTTAGATGCTATAGAAATAATATTTAATCATTTAATAAAATTTTATAATTTCAAAAATATAATGTGCCAATATTTTGAAGAAGAAATTGCTGAAAAAAAGTTGACATTAAATTCTAATACAGCTCCACATATTTTTGCACCAGAAATTCATAGACTTAGATTAAATAAAAATGATTTTGATGAGATATTTTATGAATTAAAAAAGTATGATATGCGTATTGAGGGAGGATTTGATGAAAATGGTAAATGTAATTCTAGATTATATCTTCGAATAAGAGAAGGGCAATACTTTACACATCCAGAAAGATTAATTCCAGGTTTAGAAATAGCTAAGTCAATTTTTAGTACAATAGAATAAAGTTCTAAATTTATATTAATATAAACAAATAATTTTAATGGTAATATTATGGCAATTGATCCTACAAATACACTTACATATAATGAATTAAAAACTGATACTTTAAATTGGATAAAAACTATTCCACAAAATGTTGGTTCATATAAAAGTACTGTACATGCATCTTTAAGAGATCCAAATTGGAGTAAAACATTAACTCAATATAATTATAATTGGGAATATAGATATACATATAATAAACAAGGAAATCCAACAAAAGCTGATAGATATCGTACACATATTGATTTGATTGCCAAAATAAATACAGCTACAATTATTCCAGTAGTAACAGCAACACAAATTGAAACAGATTTTAATAATTTTTTAACTACAGCTAATATTAATTCACGTTTAAATGGAATAGTTACAACATCTGGACTTTTAAATTTTTGGGATAATGTAGTATGTTTTTTATATAAACATTTGGTTAGTGTTTCTAGTAATGATGCACCAAATGGTGTTTTAATGTATTGGTCAACTTCAACATATAATTATAAATATGTTACTAAATTATCAGATAACTATACTACAGTACCAAGTGAAACAAAAATTACAGCACAAGATATGTTAGATATGTTAACCACATTAGAAGAAACTTATAATTTTGCACATCGAACACATATTGTTACTTATTCGATAACAAAAACGACAACTGTTACAAAATTAGCTACTGGTGTTGCACCTGGTACTTATGAATCACCTGAATCATAAAATTTTAAAATTCTTTTGTTTGTAACCAGTGTTTTCTACAAACAGATTTATACACTATATTATCTTTTTCGATTCCTATAACTTTATTTGAAGTATCTGGTTTTCTATTTACATAACGTAAATGATGTGTTGCTTTATTTGTACAATCTGGTTTTTCACATAACATTTCTATTTCTTGTATTTCATCTGCAAATTCAATAAAAGCTTTTGTACCTTCAAAAAGATTTCCATTAATATCATTTTTTAGACCATATGCAATAATATTTATATTTTGTTGTTCAATTAACTTTGAAATAAAAATTACATCATCACGAGTAAAAAATTGTGCTTCATCAATAATAATTATTTTATCATAATTTATATTGTTTAATTCATTTTCAAAATTTTCAATATAATAAGCAGGTATTTTTTCTTTAATCAGTCTAGAAGTAGTATATCCCCAACCTTTTTGATTTCCATCTCGTGTATCTATAACTGGTTTTATTATAATAGGATTCATGTTTTTATATTTGTACATTTGATATGTTTTTATTGCATTTACTGATTTACCTGCATTCATACATCCATAATAAAACTTTAATTTTGTCATTTTAAAATTATCCTAATAAAAAATAAACACGCATATATAGAATTCCTATAATACACGTGTTTATTAAAAAATTAAAAGTCAAGAGACAAGTTTTGTTTAACACCTAAGAAAATAACTTTACAAGCTTTTGCCAGAATGTATCTGGATTTTTAACTTTTGCAACTATTACCTCTTCTTTTTTATTTTTAATAATAGATTGGCCAGAGAGTAAATAGTTTTTAAGATCATCATACTCAGCATTATACCTCGCTTTATATTCTGGATACTTGATCTTTCTATATGTATATAATTTTTCTAAAAATTTTTCTTTCGTAAGAATATTTTTATTAAAACATATACTTTGGAAGATTTTATAAGCACCACCTTGTCCATGTTGTATAATAGTAGACTTAACTGCTGCTTGAATAGCATTATCTTCAGAAGCCCAAGATGTTAATTTATTAAAATTACTATTGCCGTTTTTATCCATACGAATATAAACAGGAATTATTTCTTTTTTTAATAAAAAATTATCATATGAATTTCTAAAAGATTTTTCAGTAGCTATTTTCTTCCATATATTTATAAAATTTTTATTACCAGCATATGCAGCTCTATAACCACCTGCTTGTATTAATATATCATAATACTTATAATTATTATCTTTTAAATATGTTAAAAAGAAATCAAAAGTAGATGGTAAATTGTTCTTTCTCCAAGTAGATATTTGCCACTTTCCATAAGAATAACCACCATATCCATCCTTACTTATTGCTTGATACCCTAATTTACCACATTCATATTTTGCTACAATATCATGCTTTGTATGAAGAGCATCATAATTTGTTTTGGCTTGAACTGTTACTATATTTCCAAAAATAACTAAAGTTATATAATAACTTAACCAAAAGATTTGTTTAATCATATCTTAAATCCTAGTATCACTTGCCTCTTAGTTTGCTTGTTCAACTATTTTCATCAATAAAGATTAACTTTATATAGAACTATTTAAAATTAATGTAAAGCCTTAAGTTAAAAAAACTATATTTTGTAAATAGTTATCTAGAAACAAACTCTTATATATTTCTAAATAAAAATAAGTTCTATAAATCAATGATTAATTTATTTAATTTCAATTTATTCATAGCTAAAAATTTATTTATTATAAAATAATTAGTTAAATATAACTTTAACTTAAAGGATAAAATAATTACCATGAGTACTACTGATACAGATGTTCAAAATTTAGTTGTTAATAAACTTACTCTTTCAAAATATACAGAATTAAAAAAAGCGGGTACAGTAAGTGCAACTGAATCTTATGAAATTACAGATATTGATTCAAAGATTTTAGATTTTTATGGTACGTGTACTACAGCCGCAGGAACACAAGCTAAGGTAGTTACTTGTCCCGGATTTATTTTACAAGAAGGTATATCAATAAGAGTTAAATTTACAAATAATCAAGATTATAATGGTGTACCTACTTTAAACGTTAATGGAACAGGAGCAAAAAATATTGTATCAAAGTCTGGTACAAATGCATTTAGATATTGTTGGATGGCAGGTGAAGTTGTTGCTTTTACTTATGATGGTACAAATTGGATTATGCAAGATGGTGGAATTGCAACAACTACATATTATGGTACAACAAGATTACAAACTTCTACAACTTCTACTAGTACAAGTTTAGCAGCAACTCCAGCTTCAATAAACAATTTAGTTCAAAATATGATTGAACCATATGATATTTATTCTACTTCAAGTACTTATGCTATTGGTGATAGAGTAAGATATAATAACAATGCTTGGGAATGTAATACAGCTATTAGTACAGCAGAAGCCTGGACTCAAGCTCATTGGACAATGTTAGATCCTATCCAAATACAATTGGATGATAAACAAGAAACACTTACTTCTGGTACAAATATAAAAACAATTAATGGTAATTCAATATTAGGTTCTGGAAATTTAATTATTGAAGGAACTGGAGGTAATGCTACTTGGGGTAGTATTAATGGTACTATTTCTAATCAAACGGACTTAGTTCATTCTGTTGCTGGAGCAATAAATAGTTATTGTGCAACAAATGGATCAACAAATGATAAACCATACAAAAAAATTGCTGAATGGATATTAACTGGAACATATCAATCAGTTATTGTACCTTTTTTATATTGTTTTACAAATGTCGATGCAGCAAGTGCTTTATATTTAGGAAAAATAAATTCAAGGGTTGATGCAACTGCTGGTACTTCAAGTCAAGCAACTTCGAATATTGTATTGGAAACTTTTCCAATTGATATTCAAAATGAAAAAATTACTTTTTATTTATTATCTAAAAATAATACACCAAGTGCAGATAGTGTTACCTATCAATTATGGATTTACATTAATAATACATATAGAGGTGTAGCAATTTTACCATTACGACAAGGAACAGGAGGATCAGGATATAATATTTCTAATATTACATGGGGTAATAATTTAGTAGAAGCTAGTGCTTTACCTAGTGAATATGTTGCAAAAAGTCAAACATTAGCTTCTTTACATGCTTTAACTCCTACCACCAGTGATAATTCTACTAACGTGGCAACAACAGCTTTTGTAAAAAATCAAGGGTATTTATCTACGATGACATATGATTCATCTACAGAAACTTTAGCTTGGAGTTAAAATATGAATGTATAAATCAAGTTTTATTGGTATTTTAAGAAATTTACCACAGAATTTTACTCCAAATATCATTTGTGAATCTGCTAGTACAGAAGTACCTTATATTTTTGATTATACTGCAAATTATACAGATAATAATTGTTGGGATATTACATTAAATGTAAGACAAGATACTACTAATGCTATTAATACCTCAACACCAATCTGGGGGCCGTTTACATTTATTATTACTGCAACAAATTATGCTCCCGCAATTTTAACTAGTTCAACGTATGAAGGAGTTTTTGATATTAAAATGGAACAATATGTTACAAGAATTTTAAATGAAAAAACTAATACTGGATATGTAATAAAAGACACAGAAGCTAGAAATAATATTACTACATTAGATAGTAATGCAGTACATAAAACTGGTAATGAAACCATTAGTGGGACTAAGACATTTACCGATTCTATAGCGTCCCACAGTGGAGTTGATGAAACAAGCAGTTCTGCACAAGAAAAAGACTTTATTAAATTATACGATAATCAAACCAATACCGGATTTATTAGACAATATTGGTCGACAACACAAAACCAATTAAGAATTAGAAATTTAGCAAGACACGGTGAAGCTGCAGGGGCTTGGGGAGATATACAGCAGATAATTGATGCTAACGGGAATTATAGAGTAAATATTGATTGTGCCGGAACATTAACCAATATGGCTCTCACAAGTGCTACAGGTAGCTCAACCGCCACTGATGTACCTACAAAAGGATGGGTAAATAACCCTGCTACAAGTACGAATGTCGTGCATAGAACTGGTAATGAAACTATTGGCGGACAAAAAACTTTTACAGCTCAAGTTACTAAAACAAATAGCTCGACTGGAGCAGATACAATTTTTGTAAATAAAAATACAGCAATAACAAAAGGAACAGCTCCTAGTACAAATGTTGAATCAAGATGGAGATTAACAGATTCTTCTTCTGGAGATAGTAATTCTGCTTTGATAGCAGGTGTAGATTTTCAATATGATACAAGTAATAGAACATCTGCTTTTTTACAAGTAGGTAAACCAGAAGCAGGTTCAACAAGTACTGCCCGTATGGGTATTTTTTATCCAGCTACAGGTAATCCATATACAGAAGCTCCAACTCCTGCAACTTCTGATAACTCAACAAAAATAGCAACAACAGCATTTGTAAATAGTCACATACAGCAAGTAAGTGCACTTCCTGCTTCTCCGCTTTCTAATGTTTTATATGTAATACCAGAGGAATAGAAGATGCCAGTATATTTCGGAAACAGTAATAAAATAAAAGAAATGTATTATGGAAGGACTAAGATAAAAGAAGCTTATTATGGTTCTACGTTAGTTTATAAGAGTACACATTATAAACCAAATGAGGTAATCTATGAATCATCAACAGCTGGAAGCACTACACTTAATTTATTAGATAATGGTAAATATGAAGTCATTTGTATTGCAGGCGGAGGTGGTGGTAAGCAATTTAAATATGGTTCTGATATTACTGATCCAATAATTAATTACGGTGGTGGTTCAGGTTCTGGATTTGATTGTATTTTACAATTAACAAGTGGAAGTTATACAGTGACTGTAGGTGCAGCAGGTGTTAGAAATACGGATCACTCAACAACTTCATCTGGTTCTGGTGGCAATTCACGATTTGGAACATCTTATGCTTATGGTGGAGGTGGTGGTAAATATAATGCAGTTGGACCAAAAGGAGAGGCTCCAAGTATAACTTACACAATAATATCTACTACTTTTAATAAAGCCGGTAATAACGGAACTAGAGATGTTGGTTCGACTGCCGCAGGTGGTGCTTCTGTTTATGATAATACAGCAACCGGCTATGGTGCAGGTGGTAGAAGCAATCAAAATGGCCATGCAGGTTATGTAAAAGTTATTTATAAAGGAAGTTAAACAATTGTAAAAAAGTATATCAAAAGATTGTGTTTAATATACAAAAAACAGTGGATAGAAAACTAAAAAGTTTTAAGGATTTTTAATAAATGGCCAATTATGTTAGTAAATTTTTAAATAATGATATAGAATATACATTAAAAGATTCGAACGCCGTTCATAAAACAGGTGATGAAAGTATTGCAGGTGATAAAACTTTTACTGGGTATATTAAAGGTCAAGCAGCTAATTATACAAACCATGCGATGAAACTCGGCACTAATGGTGTCGATTATATGGATTTCTATGAGTATGGCGGTTTATGGAATTTCTACAAGTCGAGAAGCGGAACTAATACCCTAGTGGCTAAGATTGCAGAATTGACAACTTCTACAAATGATGAAACGCTTGCTACCACAAATTGGGTTAATAGTAAAGGCTATGCATTAGATAGCGATGTTGTTAAAACTAGTGGTAGTCAGACCGTTGACGGGATTAAGAATTTTACAAGTGGTATTAATATAGGTGATTCAACAGAATACAGAGCACAACTTTACAAATTATCTGGAGGTTCTGGCAACCTTGCACTTGCAATTAATAAACAAGATAATTCTGGTTGGTTATCAAGCATAGTGTTGAATAAAGATGGAACAATCAATATCAATCCAAGCACTAGCGTAACCGCTCCAACACCTGCAACAAGCGACAACTCTACTAAAATTGCAACAACAGCATTTGTAAATAGTAGAGTACAAAATCTTTCTTGTGATTTTTCCTCTACTGGAAAAACGACACTATCTTTAGCTCTTAATACCCCATACGCCTTTGCTGTAAGTGGTTATCTAGTTATTACCATAAACGTAAAAGGGCAAACAGACCCTACTGTTACTGTGTTAATGTCAAACACCAGTAATGCTTCTTCATCTTCATTTAAAGTGTGTAGTATAAGTAGTAATGGTGGAACGGCAGAACACAATAATATACCGTTTTCAATATATGTAGAAAAAGGGCAGAGTATATATCTACATAAAACTGGTGGTGGTTCTGCTACTGTGGAAGACGCTTTTATTTTCGCAACAAGATAGGAGATTTTAAATGATAGAAGAAATTTTAGAAGAAAAATCACCAAAAGAGCAAGGGGAAGAAAAGCTTGCTAAAATGCTTGAACAACACCCCGAACTTAAAAACTATGCAAAGTTTATGGTGAATGATGAAGGCGAAATTGTATATAAAGTAATCATAGAGCCTAGTAAATTTGACATCGCCTTTGATGATTATTTCTTTTTGAAAAATCACCCAGAAGATGAAAATGCTAAGTTTATTGATGACTTTTATGAATACGTTTACAACCTTGTATCTAAGTGGTGTGAAGAGAATAAGGATTATACTATTGACTGTTGGCAAAACCACTACACTGTTCGCAAGAGTGATGAGGTTGAAAAAATCCATTATGAGTCTATGAGTGAAGATGAGAAAAAATCATATGATGAAAGAAAACTACAAGAAAAGATAGATTCTAAACGTGCTGAACGTGATAATTTACTCACTATGGTTGTTGACCCAATTGTTACAAATCCACTACGTTGGGAAGAACTTTCAGACGCTGAGAAGTCAAAATATCGTGCTTATCGGTTGTATTTATTAGATATTCCACAGCAAGAGGAATTTCCTGATATTGAGATTAAGTCTTTCGAGGAGTTTAACGCATGATTTGGTTATACAGTATTATAAGTGCACTTACTTTTAGAATAAGAGGCGGGTTAAGAATACTATTTACAGATAAGAAATTTCCTCTATGCAAATGGTGGTTTGCAACAGCTTTTGCTACATTAGCTTGGTTTTTGAAATATAATAATTTTACTTTTGAAAGTTTTAATTATTGGTTAGTGTTATTAATAGCAAGTAGATTATCTACACAAATGGCTGGTTGGGGTGAATATTGTGGTTGTGTACTTGGTATAGGCAAACCTAATCCAGAAAGAAAAGACTTCCCTAAAGTAGATGATTTTCTAGACAATCTTAAATGGGATGCTCATGATATTAAAATATGGAAATGGACAATTCATATTCCAGCTTTTAATTTATTAGATCATCCTATTTTATTCGGATGGTTAGGCTTATCAGCTAGAGGTTTATATTTATCATTTATTATTGGATTAGCCTTAAATTCTGTAATATTTATGCTTTGTGGAATTATGATGGGTACAATTTATTGGTTATGTGGATTATTTGCACGCAAAGTACTAAAGAAAATGGATAAAACAGGATGGAATATTTCTGAATGGGTATTTGGAGGTTATCTTGGCTTATTCTTATATATTTGTATTAAAATAACTATATTTTAAATCTGTTAGTATTAATTATATATAAAATAAAAGGTACTCATAGTAAGTACCTTTTATTATTTTTATCTATTAAAATTTTTTATTTTACACTGTTTATAAATGGAATTGGAGCTGAGCCATAAATATTTACTGGTAATTTTCCATCCCATTTTTGTACAGCTTCATAAGCAACTAAATTTTGATTTTTACTTAGGGCTTCAGAACGAATAGCCATTGACTTAGCCTCTGCTTCAGCAGCAAGAACTTTTTGTTTAGCTTCTTCTTGGACTTCAGCTGTTCTATTCCTTGCTTCTTCAGCCTTTTGTGTTGCTACAACTTTAGCTTCAATTGCTCTTTCAAAAGCATCTGTATATTCAATATTATTTAAAGAAACTGAACTTATTTTTATATAAAAAGCTGTCAAAGTTGTATTTAAATCTCTTTTAATTTCATCTGTAGCTTTTTCACGATTAGCAACAAGATTTGCAGCATCCCATTTACCAATCACATCTTTAACAACAGCCTCAGCATTAGGACGTAATACTTTTTCTTCATAATTTTTACCAATTTCACGATGTAAATTAATAATATTATCTAAATCAAGACGATAATTGAGAGTAATTTTCATATTAGCCGTTTGAATATCTTTTGTATAGGTCTCTATTTCCATTGTATATTTTTGAGTTTTACCTTCATATTCAATTACATTACCACCAAATGGCATATAAAAATATAAACCTTCTTCTAATGGCTTTTCTGAAGTAATTTCACCCCACATTGTCTTCAAACCACGATTACCTGTATCAATTTGCTCACCACATCCAGTTAATGAGCAAACAATAAATAAAACAGTAAAAATTTTTTTCATTTGTATCCCCTTTAATTTATTTATCTTTTTGTGAATAAAGTTTATTTATTATCTTTTTTCTACCATTACTAGTTAAAAATAATATTGGTGAAAAAAGAATAATAAGTAATTTTGTTTTTGGTTTAAACATTCGATTAAATTGCATAATAATTATAAATGCCCATATTGTAATAAAATAAGCACATAAAATACGTAAAATTAAAATACTCATTTATTATTTTCTCCTTTAAAATCCAGTAGCAACTAAAACTAAAGCATTTTCTTTAACTTCAACTGGTATTTCACCAATTGTATGATATTTAAGTGTATGTAATTCATAATAAGCATTAAATTTTCTTTCAGCAATTACATGATAACCGTTAATTGTTTCAAATGTTGCTTTATAATATTTATCACAAAGATTAATAACTTTATCTAATAAAGCTTTACTTTTACTATCTATATCAAATAACCAATATCTACTCTTTTTATCAGAAGAAGTATCTTTCATACAATTACTTGTTAATAATTTTGCATAATTTTTTGCTGAAAATTCAATTCTTTGATTACATAAAGCTGGATCTAATAATTTAGTTATATCATCACGTAAAGTAACCATAGATTTAATATATGATTTTCTATCAGTACACATATAAAGTCTACATTTATTATCTTCTATTACTTTTTTCATTTCAGGTATGTACCAATATAAATCTTTAATACTAGATATTACCCAAGTTTGTATGATTTTACTTTCTTTTTCTAAATAAATTTTTGGATCATCTTTTCTACGCTTTAAAGCAATAAAAAAGTAATAAGAATGACCAATATTGTATTTCATTATGAAATCTAATTTATCAAAGTTATTAATCATTAAAGGTCTCTTTATTGATGGTTTTTAACTATTTCATCAGTAACACCATAATCAATTGCTTCTTCTGCTGACATCCAAAAATCACGTTCACAATCTTTTTTAACTTGATTAATATCTTTATTTGTAGCATTAGCGATCATTTGCATTAACATATCTTGTAATCTGCTAACTTCTTCTAATGTAATTTTCATATCATGAACATTTGCTTGCATACCACTACTAACAGAATGAAGCATATATCTAGCATGAGGCATTATTTTACGCATACCTTTTGTACCAGATAATGCAATCATAGCATCCATAGAGGCAACTTCACCTGATACAATAGTTGATACAGGACATGAAATCATATTCATAGTATCAATAATCTGTAAACCAGCTGTTACACTTCCACCTGGTCCACTAACAATCATTGTAATAGGTTTATCTTTATCTTCTGCTTCTAAATATAAAAGTTGAGCAACAACACTTTCGGCTAATTCATCATCAACTTTACCACAACATAAAATTAATCTATCACGAATTAATCTTGAAGTAATATCAACTTGACGTTCGTTACCATTAGAATCTTTATAAATAACTGATGGAATTCCTATCATTTTATATATTTTCCTTTCTTTTTAATTTGCTTTGAAACATCTTTTATTAAAACCTTTAGGCATAAGACCTTTATAAAAATTTTCACCTATGTGAGTTTTTTTACCATGTTTTACTATAGAATCAATTGTACCATTTGATATATAATATTCACAAGGTGTTTGTTCATGTGTAACATACATCTTAACTAATTTATGAGTTAAAAATTGCATAGTACTCCAAAGAGATACACATTTATAAACACTTCCGCCGCCTTTACCGGCTTCACGACGAGCTCTGTTTTTAACTCCTCCTGATTCACAAAAGTATTGTACTTTAATTTTCCATTCGCCTTTTTCATTTAAACTAAATACTTCACCGTCTTCTCGTATTACATATTTAGTTTTTTTACCAACATAGGCTAAAATCGTGTGTTTTAAACCATTTATTGTAAAGCAATCCACTACACTAATATTATTATATTTTGTAGTTTGATGTCCAGTATATTTATTCAATTTAACGGTTTCTATTTCACCTGTTTCTTTATCAGTTATTTTTTTGTTAATAACATATTTAATATCTAATGTATCATGTTCAGTGTTATTAATATCTTTTTTATCTTTTTGATAAATAAGACATGCATATACACCGTTATCTATTTCTATATATGAAAAATTAATACGTTTATCCCAAGATGTAATAATTTTTCTTAAATCTTCTAAAAATTGTTCTCGCTCAATCTGAGAAAAAGTTATAAAAGATATACCAGGAACTAACCAATCTTTGGAATTAATTTTAATTTCATGAGCAAAAGTATCTTTACCTAAATTAGTTAAAATTAAGTCTCTCAAATCTCGTTGCATTTAAAATTCCTTTCTTAATTAAATTAAACTATGTATTTAATATAGTATTTAATTTTTATTTTGTAAAGCCGTTAAATGTTATTTTATCATTTTTATATAGCATTAAATATTGTTGTTTAGCTAATAAAAGATTTTCATTGTCTTCTTCAGTTGCTTGTTTAGTAGAAAGATTAATATTTAATAATTTTTTAATATTTCTAATATATCTATCTTCTTCCAATCGTAAATTTATCCATCTTTCTTCATCTGTAGAAAAAATACAAACAATTTCATTATCTGTCTTATTATTAAATCTAACATTTTTTATAAAGCTTAAAGCTCTTTTTATACCAAATATATGTCCTTCAGATTCTTCCGTATTTACTACTCTAAAAGCTGATTGAAAACATATTTCATTATTTTCATTAAGCATTACTATACCAACATCATTACTCGTATAATGTTTATTTATTGCTGTATATATTTTTAACATATGATTAATTCCTATAATTAATTGATATAATTAATATAAATATATACTTTAGATAGTAAAGCCATTTTTAAATATTATTTTCTTGTAATTTAAATAATGTGTAATATTCTATTGGATTATCATGACCATAAAAATATAATATATTAAAAGATTTATCTTTTCTTATTCCTTTTAGTCCTTCGTATTTATAGCCATAATAATCTGTTAACTTTTTATCTATTTCAGAGGTCATAAGATCATCAGTTAAAACTAAAAAATTTTTTATTATTTTGGCATCAGATAAGTATTCTTTATCTTTAACATAAGAGCTTAAACATATCATATAAGCTTCTACTGGAATTTGCATTTGTTGTATTTCTTTTATAATTATTGGATCATTGATTATAAAACTATCAAAATTAACAAATTCTATAGATTCTTTTAATTTTTTATATGAAGAAGATTCTGCGAGGGCAGTGTCTATCCATGGTTCAGTATCTCCTTTCACACAATTAAACATTTGAAAAGCTACAGAATTTTTGTAATAACCAACGTCAATCCATTCATAGTCTTTTTGTAAAGGAAAATGTTCTTTTAACCATTTAATGCCATTTAAACCAAAAGTTTTTTCATTTAGAGAATACATCTATTTCTCCAGCTAATTTGAGATAAGTATATATTTCTTTAGCGTTATCTGTAAAATTGAAATGAGTATATTTTGAATTTTTTGTAAAACTTATACCTGCTTTTGATAATTTATCAATTATAATATCATTTAAAATATTATTTTTAATACAAATTTTTTTAAATGCTACTTGTGGAAGTTTTAAATTACCTATTTTATTATCAGGTGTTTTATATGTATAAATTAAATATACTATATAATTAAGTATAATATGTTTATAAGTGTCTGTATCTATTTTACGTTTTCTAAAATAATTTATTAAAGAAGGTTTAAATTCATAATATTGTTCATTTATATTACTAAAAGTTTCAATTTTTAGTTGTTTATAATACTTTTTATTTATTGTTTGAAATAATTTTTCATTAAAAATTCTAAAATAAAATCTATTATACTTATTATCTATTGTTTCAAATGATGATATTTCAAAAAATTCATTTTTCTGTAATAAATATTTATATTTTCGCTCTAAATATTTCAGAGCTAATACATATATATTTGATATTTCTAAATTTACGTGTAACATTTTTACTCTCATTAATTAAATGTATTATAACAAAATAATCAATGAGAGTAAAACCTTTTTAAGCTATAATATTATCTGGTCCATTATTAATTGATAAATCATATTTTTGTTTATAAAAAGGACCTACTTTATTTAGCATTTTTTTAACCGTAGAGTGAATACTTTCATTTTCTAAATCAATTATGCCTTCAGGAACCTCTTGCTTACCACGAAGTAAAATACGAGCAATAAGTTGACCTAATTCAAAGCACATAGATTCATCAAAACCCCGAGTTGTAATCGCTGGAGTACCAATTCTAATTGCAGAAGATTCAGATGGTTTAGTATCACCCGGCATCATGTTTTTATTACAAATAATATGATATGATGTTAATAAGTCTTCAGCCTGTTTACCATTTATACCAGAATTTCTAAGGTCTACTAATACCATATGATTTTCTGAGCCATTACTAATGAATCCTATTTTATTTTCTTTATCGAAATCTCTTATACCATTGATAAGTGCTTGCATATTACAATATACTTGTTCTATATAATCTTTAAATTCTGGTTTGAGAGCTTCAATAAAACATTGTGCTTTAGCAGCAACAAGTGCTTCATTTGGACCACCTTGAATTTTTGGAAAACACCCACTGTTAATTTTACTACAAAGTTTTTGGTCATTCCAAAGAATTATACCACCACGAGGTCCTCTTAAAGTTTTGTGTGTTGTAGAAGTGATCACATCACACCATTTAGTTGGATCATATTTATCTTTCCATAAATGAGCAGCAATAAATCCCATTACATGAGCTGAATCAGACATAAGATAACATTTTGTTTCTTCATCCCTACCAAGATTATATACATCTACCAATTTCCTTATATATTCATAATTAATTCGTTTAGAATAAGCTGAAGCTCCAACAACTAACATTCTTGGATGATATTGAAGTAATTTTTGTTTAATTTCTTCATAATTCAATTCACCATTTTCATCAAGACCATAATATACAGGATTATATATATGACCTGTTAATGAAGCTTTAGAGTAGTGTGTCAAATGTCCGCCATATTCTATGCCCATTCCAAGTACTGTATCACCTGGTTTTAAAAGACCTGCATATACAGCTTGATTAGCCTGAGAGCCAGAATGAGGTTGAACACAAGCAAAATTTACATTAAATAATTCTTTAGCTTTTTCTATAGCATAATTTTCTACTTCATTTATTACTTCACATCCAGCATAATGACGTCCCTGTTTAGAAACTTCATTTGGAAATCCTTCTGCATACTTTACAGATAAATGACTTCCCAAAAGATCAAGAATATCTTGACTTGGATAGTTTTCTGAAGCTATTAATTCAATACCATCATTAAGACGATTTGTCTCTTTGCTTTCTAATTGTTGTAATTTTTGATCAATCATTTATATCTCCTTTTCTATTTTCTTAAATACGTATACCATAACAATAATCCACAAGCACATGATAAACATAATGCTAGAACAAATATTCCTAAGTTATTTGTTATATCTTCTATCATTCTTCTTTTATATTTAAATCAATATCATCATTTTCAATTAACTCTTTAATACGTCTGGCAATAGTATATCTACCATATCCTAATACTCTATCTATAATAATATTTATGTTATATCTTTTAGTCATTTAGAACTCTATCTTCTATTAGAGTATTTTTTAATTTATTAAGCTCTTGTTTTAGTTCATCTAAAGTCAAATTTTTATCATTAGTCATATTAATTCTACCAAGATGCTTATACCAAGTGATTAACAAACCTGTTTCAGTGTCTAAAATGTAAAAATCATCCTCATATCTAGTTAAAATAAACTCATAACTATTATACCCAGATGTCAATAAATCAAAAGTTTACCATATTGTTCATTTGTAAATACTTCATTAAAAGTATTACAAAAATCTTCTCTTTCAAAATGATACTGTTCCATGCTATCAAACATTATTTTCTTCCTTTCATCATAAAGCGAAAAATTCCCACTTCTTCTTTTTACAATACTCTAATGCACTATTATGTAAATTGCAAGAAGAACAATTGTTACATGGTTTTTTATCAACACAACCTGGAGATTGACAATATGAACAATATTTTAATATTTTATGCTCATGTAAATACCACAAAATATATTTCTTTTCAACCCACTCAAATGGTAAATATAAACTAGCATTAGCTTTACTCATTGAGTTTATAGTTTCAAAAAGATTATTAAATTTATCTATAAAGTGCCATATATCATCATTTTTTATATATCCACATGAGATTAAACGGTTATTACCCCTAATTAAATTCGATATCATACTTAAAAACAATTGTGGCTGACTAATACCTCCTCCATTACAATAATCATCACAATCACCATTTTCTTTAATTTCAAATGTAATGTGATTAACTAATATTTTTTGCTTTTTAAATATCTTAAGTAATTGTTTTTGAGCAATTATATCAGCAGGATAACTTCCGAATCGGTCATAATTTATAGAAACAAGATTGATAGTTTTATGGAACTTTTCCCACAAATATAATACTAAAGCTGTAGAATCACATCCACCACTCCATAAAACAAAAATGTCTGAAATATTTTCTGGTATTTTTATATAATTACTATACAAATCATTTACCCAATTAAAAAATTCTGAACCGATTATATCTTCTCGTATATCCATGACTTTCCTATTCAATATTAATCTTTTTCTTTTGTTTCAAATCAACCGTGTTTTAAAGCAAATTTACTAAAAGTAATTAGAATATTTTGTGTTAGTATTTCTTCATTCTCTATCTTTATGGACTGCTTTTATTGCTTGGTTATATAACCACTCTTTATAGCCATCTATACTCATCGAATAAAAGTTTCCTAGACGAGTATTTATAGAGTATTGTTTATTGTTATACTTAAAAGATACATCTATTCCTTTATTTAAATCTTCCCAAGTTGCATTATCAGGAATAGCATCCCAAAAACTATCAATGATGTTGTAGATTTGAAAGTGTTCATCTTCGTAGTCTTTAGTCATTTCAATACCTCATCTATTTTGGTTAAAAGTTCTGCTTTGTTTTTAAAAATATCTACATACCAACAAACTGGTCTTCTACACTCTTTCAGAAGTTCTTTGAGCTGTTTGTTTTCTAAAATAATTTTATCAATATCCTTTATAATAATAGTTCGTTTAAGTTGTGATTCTTTAAGTATTGCCATATAATCATCTACATCAGTCATTCTTCATTCTCCAAACGTGCTTTTAAAATATTTAATCCTTATCTAAAAATTTCTTTTCTGTTTGCATTCTTTCTGGAATTATTTTCCATAATTTATTAATCGCATACGAAGTAAATGCATCAATAACTTTAGCAGTTTGCTTTTTAGTATCAATGACATAAATATCATCTTTTATTTTTACGTATAAAATATTTTCATTAGTCATTTCATATATAAAGTATCCTTTTTTAAGATATCCTAAAGCTTCTTCAAAATTTACGGTAAAATTAAAATCTATTTTTAGATCATTACCCCAAATAAGAACTTTAAATAACCACCAAAATAATTTAATCATCTTGTTTGTCCTTTATATGTGTGATTGATATGCTCCAACCTTTATTTTCTAATTCGACATGATAACTTTCCCAATATTCTCTATCTGTTTCACGAGTCGATTTATCAGTAATTTTTCCTTTTAATACATTATCATTAATAAGTATTTCTATATTATCATTCAGATTCATTTGTTTTAACTCCAACATTACTTCATTTTGAATATTATTAACATCAGTCTCGTTTTCAAAGATTTCGGTAGATTGATTTATTTTTTCTTTTAACTCATTATTTTCTTCTTTTAATTCTTTTATTTCATTTTTCTCTTTTGTACAAGAACAATTACTATGACCAATTGTATATCCTAAAAGGAAACCTGCATTTGCATTAAAAGAAATTGTCATCAAAACTGTTAAAGTTATTAATAGTTTAATCATCATCTATTTCTTTCAATCCTATTAGCTAGCTTCTTGATTTCTTTGCATACATCATCATAATTTATACTTTTACTTTTTAAACACAAAATCAAGTAGTCTTGATTTCTATTAATATTGTTTTCTATTTCGAAACGCCAATTATAAAAGGGATTTAAGTAATTAAAACAAAAATCACGTATAATATCTAAATTCTTAACAGCCATATAGATTTCACATGGTGTTTTTCCATGTCCACAACAACACGAAAGTGTTTTTATACCACTCAATGTATTTAAAATAAAAATTAAATTATGTAATTCTTTATCTATTTCTTTATAAGGAATATTTATATTATCTATTTTATCAAATTCTATTTTTTGCATAATATTAATCCTCAAACCAACAACCTGTTTCTTCAGCTAATTCTAAAAATCTTTTTGTTATTTTTAAAGCTTTTTTCACTTCTAATACATCATATTCATTAGCTAGAATTTCCTCAGGATGTAAGGATTCTTCTGTTTGATATATCATTTGCTCAACACTACAAACTTTAAATGGAATAATTTGGCCAAGCTCTTCATTATATCCAATATTTTCTTTTAACTTATATTCATCTTCTAACATTATTTCACCTCACAAGAAATCGGTTTGCCATTAAAATCCAAATTATTCGCTAATCTTGAAGCCCCTTCTATATATTCTTTTCCATCAATACAAACTATTTTATATTGATACATAGAATTTGTTTTAAGATATTCTATTTTTTCTTGACATTTAGAATCATTTGTATGAGCACATGGATTATCACAACCTGTTATCAATAAACATATAAATAATATTCCGATAAAAATATTATCGAACCATCCATATTTTAGTCTTTTTCTTAAATATTCTTCATTGAACATTTTCTAATTCCTTTTCAATAAATTCGTCACAAGCTCTTTTCATATGAAACTGACTTCTTTTATTAGTTGGTAAATATACAATTTCATCGTCTTTTATAACAAACATTATTGTTTTATTTATACCTATATCTAATTTATGCTTAGGAATAGTATAGTATATCTTATAACCTTCTTTTTCACTTAATAGATCAAATATTAGCTTTTGTTGAAGATTCATTTATTCATCCCTATATCTTAAACGGTTATAATCAATCCATTTACTGTTTTCTTGTTTAACCATACAGCCTTGAATCGGTCCATATGACCATTCCATTTCTTGCATAATAGCTTTAGATTTACATTTATAGGCATTAAACCCTACGGTAAAAGCAGAAAATATTATTAAACATATTATTGTAACAATTACTACTATCCATTCATCTTTATCCATTTTATTTCTCCTAAGTTATATTTAAGTGATCTATAAATGGCCAATCTTCATTATCGTATGTGATAACAAATGGCCAATTTAAAAGCATACCAATACGTTTTATTGGAAATTCTTTTTGTAATTCATCAAAAATTAATTGATTCTTTTTGTGTACTTTATTTAAATAATACCACCATTCTTGTGGCAACCACATTCTAGCATTAGGCATTGTAACTCTTGTATCATCTTCAAACAAATAATGATCTCTATCAAAATACAAACCCATTTTATCATAGGATGTATGTCCTTTAGTATCTGTATAAGGTAAATGTATACAAAGTTCTGGTCTAATATTAGAATATTCTTTTATAATAACAATATGACCTTTTACTTTTAAATTATCTAAAAATCTTTTTATTTGTTCGATTAAAAGATGACAAGCTATTTTACGAGCATCTATAATATGATGTTCTTCCCAGTCCCAATCTTTTTGTTTACCAGCATATTTTAAAGCATTTTCATATATTTCTTTTGCTGCTATTTCATTATATTGACTCATATCTTAAAATCCTCTTTCATTAAAATATGTTATCAGCTTTTCCCACACTTCATCAGATTCCGTATTGTCATCATTTAAATCAAATGTTATTTTTCTTATTTCCTCTATATCCAAAGCGTTTATATCACAAGGATTATATGAACAAATACCATAATTGATTTCTTCTTTTCTTGTATATGCTTGTCTTATTGGTTTAAATTCTTCATAAGTAAGAAATTTTAATTTAAATCCATTTCTATCTACAAAACAATCCTTTTCAGCACTCCACTCAGCTTTCTTTGTTTCATACCTTGTAAACCAACTTTCACTTCTAAATCCATTCCATTTATGAGAAAAATCAAATGTTTCATAATATTCATGATCTATTAATAGACTTTTAGGCATAACTGGAATTACAAAACATTCTTCTTTAGTAATATGATTTTTCTTTTTATATTCAATATATTTGTTTTTTAACCATTTAAACATTATTCTTTATCCTTGTTTTCTTTAATGTTCATGTCTTTTTCGGTTAAAATGATCATTTTTCCATTTTCTGGACTAATTTGCAATACAGCTTGTCTGATGATACAATCGTTACCTAAACTTTGCGGAATATTATACCACCAGTCAATAACGCTTTGACAATCTTCTTCATCAAAATCTCTCAAATCACCAAATAAAGCAATAGTTCGCATATAATCAGAAGCGTCATCATCAGCTCTATCTATGAACTCTATATCAATACTTCCTTCTGATCCTGTTGGTAAATTACCATTATCATTTGGATGATACCAAGTATTTCTCACAAAGATTTTAGAGAAATCAGTTTTGCTGTTTGGTTGTAAAATCATTTTCATATCGTCTACTCTGATACAGCCTGTAATATGTGTCCAAATGCTCATTATTTTGTTTCCTTATATCCTTCAAAATTCCAAAAATCTATCATATTTTCACCATGTAAATATTCAATAGCAAATTTAGGAAAGTGACACCAAGTATTGTCATCAAGCATAATGGCTATGTCATTCTCATCACTTCTTTTTCTTGCAAACAATTTTGAAGATTCACACCAACCAATTATTTTGCTCTTTATAAATTCCTTGTTTTCGTACATATCATAAAAATTTGTACAAAATTCACGATTCCAATTTTCAAAAAGAAATTTATTACTTGATAATTTCGGAATACTATTACTCATACTTTTACTTTCAAATGTGATAAAATATACATAACATGTATAATTCAAACATACTTTCTATAAGTCCAGCCATACATAAAGCTCCTGAATCTTTTATGATTTCTTTAAATCCAAAAGATTTTAGCCATAAATTTACCATTAAAACTAAAAATCCAATCATTAAAAACCTTACAAATGTGAATAATTTACTTTTAAATACAAAATATAATAAACATTTTGAATTGTAAAACCATATTTTAATAAAAGTTTTATTTATGATATGAATATATTAAGAGGTCAAAAATAATACTTAAAATTTTTTAAAATATTATTATAATTAACTGGTTCTAATTAATAGTTATCAAGTTCCACTAATTTAATATTTCTATTTTATTTAACATTTAACTATTAAGATATAAAAATGGATATAACAAATAAACCAAAATTAGATCCAGAGATAAAAGTAGAATTATTAATAAAATTAGCTTTTGGTATATCAATGGATGAATTAGCAAAAGAATATGATTTAACTCGTGCTAAAATAATAAATTTACGTAAAAACAATTATTTAATGTATAATGATTTTTTAGAGCATTGGAAAATTGATAAAGAGGTAGCAGTATTAGGTCTAGTGCCAAAATATGAAAGAGCTTTATCTATTGTCAAAAAATTTTATAAAAATAAAATAAAAATAATATCTATTAATGATATTCTATATAATAATAAACCTTGTACTATGAATAATATTATAGATATGGCTGATGAAATTCTTAAAAAAGATGATATTAATAATTTTAAATCAATGTCTATAAATTTAAAAAACAATTATTAAAAATTAAAAAAGGAGAAAACTATAATGTCTATTTCAGTAAAAAATGTAGACTTAACAGAAACAGAATATAATTCAGAATTAGACTGGGCAGCAGATAAAGGATATTGGATGAATATGCTTGGTGGTATTCGTTATGATTATATTAGACACAAATATATCATGGCACCAATTAAATATTCTGATGTATCTCTTGAAGGAGAATCTATTAAATTTGCTTCTGGACAGGAATTTCAAGTAATTTATGCATGTTTAGCAGCTGAATATAAAAATAAAAAAGAAGTAAGAGATGCTTGGTGGGAAAGGGCTCAAAAAGTTGTTGAAGATTTTAAAGAACAACAAAAAATTCAATCACATATTGATTCAACTAATACTGATTTGAAAAAATTACGTAAAGAAGGGGCTCTTTTAGATAAAGAAGATATAACTGACGGAATGGAATAATAATGGTGGCAACAGCAGGTAAAGTAAAATCGATATCAGAAGATACAGGTTTATCAGAAGCCAATGTTGCTGCTGTATTATATTTATATCTTACATATTGTCTTCAGGAAGCTTTGATTGATGGACAAACAAGAACATTATTTGGTACACTTAAAATTAATCAAAATAATCGTTTTGAATTAGAAACCGATAAGCAAGGTCTTATTGATTTAATAGATAAACGAGATATCAAATTAATTTATAAAATAGCTGAAAATGGACCAGATGCTTCAATATTTGGAAATTTATAATGCCAAAAGTATATTCAAATAAGCATATTGAAGAAGATATTAAAAATTTAATTGAAGAAACATTTAATACTTGCTTATCTAATAGAGAAGAAATATACTGGTTAATTACTTTATTGCGTGGATTTATGAAAGTACCAAACAAAAATACAAAATTAACTCCAGATAATATGCAATTAAATAAATGGCAATATGAAATGACTCCAATTATTGAGAGTTTCATGAAAAAGTGGAAGTTGTAAATGGCTGAGCATAAAAAAAGAGGCACATATGAATTAACATCTGAAGAATTAGCATCATCTGAAATGGTATTTATTGCCTGTACTTTATTAGAAAGTCGTGGTTATCCAGGATTTATGGAAATGCTAAATGTTTTGGACAATCCTTCACTTGTAATAAAATTAATTCGTCTTTTTTATGGTATGACTATAAAATTTCCATCGATACAAGAATTTCAAGATTGTCTAAAAGCTTCAGAATATATATTTACAGATTTTCATAAAAAAGTAAATGACATGCTTGTTGTAAAACCACTAGATATACGTAATCATATGCATATAACAGAGGAAGAAGAAGATAAATTACTAAAATTATTTGATGAATGGGTACTTTATATGCATAAAGCTGGTTATCCAATTGAAAAATTGATGCATATTAATAGAAATATAACAAAAAAACGTATTGAATCAGTTGTAACAGGTAAAAGAGCAAAAAAGAGTAAAAAGATTAGCTAGTTCTATAATATAGTTTAAAATTTAAGGATATATACAATGGATTTTAAAGATACTCCTAAGATTTGGGTTGAAGATACAAATGAAAATGAAATATATGATAATACAACTCAACTTATGCCAATAGAAGAGACTATTCCTTTGCCCACTATTCAAGAACAGCATGATATGTTAGCAGAAAGTACATTATCTGAAGAAGATAAGGGAATTTTAGGTGGTATAATTGAGGTTAATAAAGTTTGTCAATTGTTAGACCAAATTAAAATGGCTGAAACCGCTGATAAACGTCAAGCAGTATTAAATGTATATGCTGAAAATTTTATAATGTCTCATTTACGTAATAATATAAGAGCAGAAACACTTAAAGATAAATTATTACAAAGATTAGCAGATCATATTGATGATTTAGATTTAGAATTAACTTCTAGAATTTTCTTAGATCTACAACAAACTATGGCTCCAGATGTTGCAATTATGAATGCTCGTTCACAAGGAGACAGTGGTATGAATGCTGCAATGGGTAATGGACCGAGTATTAATTTAACAGTTAATAATGCAACTACTGAAGGTGCTAGTATAACTAATAATACATTAGCTGTAAATAATAATCCACAACAATTAAAAGACGTTACATCATTAAATTATGCTATGAAAAATATGCAAAAAATTCAAATGCCTAGACAAAAATCTGAGCTTATAATAAATCAAAATGAATAAATTTGTTAACGAAAGGAAAATATTATGTATGAAAAATTAATAGATCTTAAAGATAATTTTTTATTTTGTATTGCAACTACATTTGTTGGAATTTTAATTATGATAATAGCTAGTGTTATTATAATTATAACACTTCCAATGTATTATTTATTTTGGATAAATCCAGTATTTGAAATTTATCAAAATTTAATTTGGAAAATATATGATATATTATTTCAAATTGGATCAGATGATGAAATTTAAATTAAGTCTTGCAATTCTTCAGAAGATTGATCTATAAAATTTGAATAATCATTTACTTTTTCTTTTATTTGATTAGAAGAAATATATTCATATTGCGGAAAATCTGAATAATTAAGCTGTGCATTATATATAAAACCAACAATTACATCAGCTAAATCTTTTAATTCAGTAGTTCGAGTTACTTTTCCTCTATCAAAAACAAGAGCCGATAATTCTTTTCTGAGTTTTGGACATATTCCTACTTTTACCTGTCCTAATTCCATTAAAGTAGATGCATTAACATAAGGTTCAAGTTTTATATCGACTGAAACTTTATTTACTACTTCGAAACATCCCGATTTAGCTAAATTTTGTTGAAAAATTTCTCCATTCCATTGATCGCTTGATACTGTATGAATTAGCATATTACGTTCAATTACTAAATTTATTAAAAAAGTTTCTATTGCATGTATATCTATTTTATTTCTTGCATTCACAGCTATAAGTAAATCAACTACATATATTGTTTCATTTTCTTTTTTATTTTCATTATAACGCCATTCTTTATGACCAATACATATACCAGCATCACATTGTCCAGAATCACCACCTCCTGCTAAATCTACATGACAATAACGTTTTGCAAAAGGAGCTCTTTTAAATATCCATCTACCATCTGTTAATTGTTCCCATAAATTATATTCATCTAGTAAAGCTAATATATCATTATTATCACTTATATCAGCTTTAATATTAAATTCTGGAGGCAATTCAGCATCTTCAATTTTTGATATATCTTTAAAGACTGTACTGTTATCTACAGTTGTCATTCCTGCAATATCTTGAATAGACTGATCTAATTGTAATTCAAATTTTTCTTTATATACAGTTGGAACATTTATTACTTCACATCCAATGGGTGGTATATAATTTCCATCTTCTAAAGCTTTCAATTCACCAGGATCGGTAAATATTTTAGAAGGAATTGAGCCATTACCAACAAGAACAGGAAATGTAGAGCCATCACCTAAAAACTCAGGATCTTCTTTAACTTCCCAAAGCCGAGGCATAAGAATAAGAATAGATGGATCATTTTTTGGCAATCGACGTATGTATTCACCAATAGGACTATTTGTTGTACGAGCTGATGATACAACTGACTGAAATACTAAAGGACTTCCTTGAAAACGTGAACTAAAACGATTATCAACTGAATTAAGAAGTGCCAAAGCTTCATCTACACCTTTTTCATTGATCTCATCCATAAAGCTATTTACTATATTCAAACCTATAGTATGAGTTATACCTGAACCAGATGTAATAATAATATTGTCTGGAAAATATATCGTGCCTGTCGATTTTTCCACATTAAATGGTATTGGACAATGTGGATCCGATAAATCAAAATTTTCAAAAGATTGCATTCGCATAACTCTTTGAAAACACGGCATTGTTTCCATAAGTTTAACAAATGGTAATAAATTTGTTTCATAAACTTGTTTTAAAGTCATAGAAATAATAACATTTGCTATTGTTGCATCACTATCTATATTAAATACTGCTCTAGGATAACGTAAACATAATATACGATATAAAACATATAAAAAAGCTTTACGAGCAATTGTTGACTTACCACAATTATGTGCAATTATACCAGCCTTTAAAGCAAAATTATGATTTTTTTCTGTAGTTATATCATAAACTTGTTGTTTACCTATATATTCTATAGAAATTATTTTATGATTGTATATTTTTTTACGCTTGTAATTTTCTTTAGCCCCTAAAGTAGGATCATACCAAGGCTCTCTTGTATGAATAAATGCTAATAATTCAATGTATTTTTGATTTTCTTTTCCATGGAATCTTGCAATAGTAGCTAATACTTGTTTAGCCAATATAATTGCTTTTTCTTCAGGACTTTTGTTGGCTTTTAAATTACGCATATTTTCAGCCATTTTTTTAGAAATATTTCTAGCCTTTTCTGTTTTATTTCTTTCTATTAAAGTTTTACTTGCTCTTTGTCTATATTCTTCACTATGTGGACCATTCCAACCGGCAAGCGAAGCTTTTCTTTGGTGTTCTGAATCTTGATGTAGTTTATTCCATCCAATTTTTCTTTTTGCTTCTATCTCTTCATAATCTAAGCGAGCTTTATAGGTAATATGACTTTTTATTCCTTTTTGTCTTCTGTATTCTTTAAATTCATCACCTCTAATTGAAGCATTATATTCTTTCCATCTTCTACCTCCAACTTTAGCGTGATATTCCCAATGATATTTGTGAGGTATAATAGCTAAATTTTGAGGTCTATCATCTAATTTATTAAAATTTTTATGGTGAACAACTTGTCCAGTTTTATATAAAGTTTTCCATTTACCTACTATTTGATATCTTTTTTCCCATTTTTCAGTAGTATTATTTTTTATTTGAATATATCCTTTATCACTAATTTTTGAATAATAAGGCATCATAGATTCACCAGATTTTAATCCAGTATCTATACTTTTCCATTTATTTTTTCTTGTTAAAAATCTATGATCTGATGTACATTTAATTATTTCACCATTGTCTAAAGTTATTTTATACACATCTTTTATACCACTACAAAATACATTAATTATCTTATCTGGTTCCCAAGTTTTATTAAATGTATTAAATGATAATACCCATTCATTATTATAATTATTAAGTAATTCATAAATTGTTTTATTACCATTTAAAGTAGCTACTATCGTATCACCGGTTAAGCAACCAATACTTCCACCAAATATAGTTTTTCTTACTGGTGAGCCTTCCCTAAACATATATTCAAGTTGTTGTCGCCAATAAGGATATAATGTAGCATTACTATTATACATATAAAATTTACCAGATAAAAATTCTTCAATATTAGGCATAGGTCGTCTATATAAAAGATTATCAATTTGATCTGTTAAATCAGAATCCTGATTTGTTAATGTCAAATATAAAGCAATACGTTTTTGTATTTCTTGTTGCTTTTTAAATTCATCTGGCATATAATGCTCTTCATAATATGCTAAAATGTCTATAAAATCTTGTGACATAATAACATTTTGAAGTTCATTTGCATTATTAAATGAAACTATTGGAAGATTTTCTAATTTTTTTGCAATATCAGTAGGAAGTTGTTCCATTAATGTAATTATCCCTCTAAACTTTTTTAGATATTATATAGAACATAATCAAAAGTAAATATATAAAGTTCTATTTAAAATAGAAAAGTATTAACAGAAAAAAGAACTTAAAATAGCATTGTTCTAATTTATAAAGAATTAATCCCCTATTAAGACATTATATTTATAAGGAATAATAACACATGTTAAAGCCATTAAGTGCCGTTAGAAATCTTAAAGACCCATTAAAACAATTTGTATGTAACTTTAGTTTAGCATTTCCGGCAAATAGCCCATTAAATCAATATATTGATACAGAAGATCTTATTTTACGTGCAACTAGTTATGGTTTACCAGGTTTTAAAGCTGATGAAACAGTAGTTACTTGGTCTGGTTTTGAAAGACATTATGGTGGTAAACAAACACGTCAAGGTAGTTGGCAATGTACAATTGTTGAAGTATGGGATGCTCGTATTACAGAAATATTTAAACAATGGTTTAATGCATACCATCGTTATAAAGAAGGTACAATCGCATTATTAGAATCATATACAGGTACAGTTAATTTAGCATTAGTTGATCCTGATGTATATGATCCAAAACCAGATGGAATTGGTAAATATGATTTACGTTTATATGACGTATTTCCTGTATCTTGTGATATGCCAACTATTGACGCTTCTAGTTCAGAGACTATTAATATTAATATTAATTTGAATTACAACTACTTCTTAGCAGGCAGTGAAATAGATGGTCAATAATTAGACTTTTACATTTTGTTATTCTTTTTGAGGGACTTGAAATATAGTCCCTTATTTATTTTTACGGTTTTACATTTTTTATATTTAGTTCTATTATATATAAAGTTTAAATTAATATTGATAAAGTGAGAATATGAAAAATATTTGTAAAAATTGCGGCAAAGAATATGAATTTGAACCAAAGCATGGAACCTATAAATTTAAGTATTGTTCTCAAGAATGTAAACATGCCTTTGCGAAAAAAGATGAAGAACCACAATATAGGATTTGTGAATATTGTGGTAAAGAATATTGGTGGAGTAATTCGTTTAAAAATTATAAAGAATATGTACATATAGATACAAAACGTTTTTGTTCTGCTGAGTGTAGTAAAAATTATAAAAAAGAAAAAATTAAACAAACATGTTTAAAAAAATATGGTGTTGAATATATTTCACAAACTGCAGATGTTAAAGAAAAAATGAAAAATGCATGGAAAAATAAATCAGAAAAAGAATTAAAATTGCGTCAAGAAAGTAGAAAGCAAACTAATTTAAAAAAATATGGTGTTGAACATGTATCTAAATTATCTGAAATTAAAGAAAAAGTAAAGCAAACAAATTTAAAAAAATTTGGTGCTGAATTTTATACACAAACAGATGAATATAAAGAAAAATATAAACAAACCAATCTTAAAAAGTATGGTGTAGAGCATTGTTCACAAGTACCAAAAATAGCAGAAAAAATAAAAAATAGTCTATTAAATAAATCTAAAGAAGAATGGGTTAAAATTATAGATAAGAGAAAGCATACTAATTTAGAGAAGTATGGTACAGAAAGTGCTTCTCAGAATAATGATATAAAACAAAAAGTAAAACAAACTAATTTAAAAAAATTTGGAAACGAAATAGCAATTCAATCAGATATTATACAATCTAAAATTAAACAAAATAATCTTGAAAAATATGGTGTAAAATATAGTATAGCATCTAATGAAGTACAAGAAAAAATTCGTACTACAAATTTGAAAAGATATAATTATGAATATCCATTTCAATCTGAAGAATTAAGAAAAATTATGGAAGAAAATAGAAAAAAGACGAATCTTAAAAAATATGGTACAGAAAACATTAGTCAAGTTAAAGAATTTAAAGAAAAAGCAAAAAATACATGTTTGAAGAAATATGGTGTACCATATAATTGTATGACTGAAAATTGTTTAGAAGTAGGACATAGTACTATATCTAAAATAAATTTGGCTTTTAAAAATAAATTAGATAAATTAAATATTCAAAATAAACTAGAATTTCATATTGATAAATGGAGTTATGATTTTTTATGTAATGATAAGTTTTTAATTGAAATTAATCCTAGCTATACACATAATTCATCTAATACTAAAAAACGATTGGAATTTATGAAGCCAAAAGATAAATACTATCATTTTAACAAAACTAAATTAGCTTATGAAAATGGTTATCAGTGTATTCATATATGGGATTGGGATGATAAAGAAAAAATTTTAAATATACTTGTTGATAAAAAGAAAATATATGCTAGAAAATTAATATTAAAAAATGTATCAAATGAAGAATGTAATGAGTTTTTAAATTCATATCATTTACAAAATACATGTAAAGGACAAACTATTAGATTAGGTTTATATAAAGATAATGAATTGATACAATTAATGACATTTGGAAAAGCGAGATATACAAAAAATTATGAATATGAATTATTAAGATTATGTACAAAAGCAGAATATAAAGTTATCGGAGGAGCAGAAAAATTATTTAAACATTTTTTAATTATATATAATCCAAAATCTATAATTTCTTATTGTGATAATTCAAAATTTTCAGGAGAAGTATACAAAAGATTAAATATGAATTTGAAAGATTATGGAACACCAAGAAAGCATTGGTATCATATAGAAAAAAATAAACATATTACAGAAGCACTTTTACTTCAAAGAGGTTATTCACAATTACACGGTGATAAAGAACATATAAAAGGTGAAAATAATGAAAAACTGATGTTAGAAGCAGGATATGTAGAAATATATGATTCTGGTCAAAGTACATATGTTTGGCATAAAAACTAAAAGGTTTTACATTTCTATATAAATGATATATATTTAATTAAGTATTAAATAGTGGCAAATATAATATGAATAGAATATATAATCTTGTACGTGATGATTTTAATTTAAATGATAGTAGTATTTTGTGTAGGCAAAGTACTTTATTTTGTATCTTAGAAGAAATAGCTACTAATGATTATTTTTCTGCTAAAGAATTTTTTATTAAACCTCAGGATGGTTATTATGGAAGTCGTGTCACATTAAGAAGAGAATCATGGGGTTATAAAATAGCAATAAAGCATAGTACTTTACCAGAAGATCCAACACAAACGTATAGACTTTATATGACTAGAAAAGAAATCGTAGAATTATATACATATTTTAAGTTATTTAATTTAAAAGTTATTAATCTTATTAATCATATTCATATTAATACTAGAGAGGCATATTTTTAATGAAAAATTTAAGAGAAATTGCTAATGATATAGCTGATAATCTAGGCATTTTAAGACCGACAGATAAACTTTTAAACAAAAATAGTTTATGGTATGATGTTTTATATAATACTTTAAAAACTTTAAATAAAGAATTTTCTGAAGAACTTGAATATTCTGAAACTATTGTTTTTGATAGTGAAACTTTTGAAGAAAAATGTATATTAGAAAAAGAAACAGATTATCCAGTTTTTGATGAATATTTATGTTTTTTATGTGGAATATATTTTTATTTACGTTATACAGCTCAGCCTTATGCTAAAGCTTGGGCTGAATATAATAATGAATTAGAAAAAAGAAAAGGTCCAAAAAAGCTTTGCTTGCAAGAAAATCATCTCTATAAGCATGGTACTAAACTTTATTATGTTTCAGAATGGACATCTGGTAATGAAAAGGAGCTTGATGTTGAGGTATTTGAACAATGTAAGAAACCAAATGAAAATATTTATGAAGATACATTGTTTGATGATGATGTACAAATTAAAAGTGTTGAAGATTTTGAAAAATATATTGGAGACAGAAAGCTTGTTGATTTAGGTTTACTTGAAAATACAGTATATAAATTCAAAGAGGTTCCAGGATTTGGACGTTGTACAAATAAAGTGCTTGTATATACATGTAGTTATGATAAAGATGATCTATGGAGAGCAAAATTAGAAAAACAAGAAATGCTTGAAATATTAGAAAAATGTAAACCTTTAATTACATCATATATTCAAGAGCTTTATTCAAAAAATGATGTGAATTATAAAGATTGGGAAAACGTACTTAAGGAGATAAATAAATGGATAAAAAAATAAATGTATGGATGTCTCCAAAGTGTGGTGAAAATTGTTCAATATCAATTAATAATAGTATATTGTTTACATTATATGATCCTAAAGAAATGTTTTTAATTAATTTAGCTAATATAATTGAAATGAAAAATAATAATAAAGAACAAGAAATTAAAGATAATACAATAATTACTCTTCAAAATATTAAAGATGATATACAAATAAAATATTGGTTATTAAATGAAGATAACAATATAGCAACAGCTTTTGTTGAAATGGTAATTAAACAAAAAAATTATAATGAACTTTATGATATGTATAGTTTATTTAAAATGAATAAAAATTATATAAATAAATATATAAATATTATAGAATCTGATAATTTTAAATATAATGAATTAAGACGGTTATTTCAAAATGGATGTCTTATTTTAAATTGAGTTCTATGAAAAGTTAGTTAAGTTAAGGGTGATAAAATGACAGAACAAGAAGAAATTGAAGAAAAAATTAAACAAACAGCTATTAGAAATAATTTTGATTTATCTGATAATTTACATAAAATTGCTAAAGGTAAATTAATGTTTTTTGGAACAAAAATGTGGATGAAATGTCCATGTGATCCAGATAGTGATAGAGCTTGTATAAGTAAACATTGTAAACAAGATATTGAAAATGATGGTATTTGTCATTGTCAGTTATATAAAAAAAGATAACTGATTAGAGTGTTATTTTTTATAAATGGAAAAATAATTCAGTAGAATATTTTTATTACTTTTATTCTATATAATACTTTTAATTATAAAAAGGAAATTAAAATGGCTAAAAAAATAGAAAAAAAAGTTCAAAAGGAAAATTCTCGTGTAACTTCAGCATTATCATTACTTCGTAAAAAATTTGGTGATGATGCAGCAATGACTTTTAATGACATAGGTGTTACAAAAGTAGATGTAATTCCTTCTGGTTCTTTAAAATTAGACAAGATATTAGGAATTGGTGGATGGCCACGTGGCAGAGTTACGCTTTTATGGGGTGATTATAGTTCTGGTAAATCAACGATATGTTTACAAGCCGTAGCTAATGCACAAAAAGAAAATTTAGTTTGTGCTTATGTTGATATGGAACATGCTTTAGATCCTATTTATGCTGAAGCACTAGGTTGTGATATGTCTGAATTAATTTTACTTCAACCAGATGGTGGTGAACAAGCACTAGAAGCTATTAAATTATTAGCACAAGAAAAAGCAGCTGATTTAATTATTCTTGATTCAATTGTTGCATGTGTACCAGCAAGTGAATTAGATGGTGAATTATCTGATATGAATATTGGACGTCAAGCAAAGTTATTTAGTTCATTTTTTAAACAAGTTACTCCAGCACTTGAAATAGCAAATTGTGCTTTAATTTGTACAAATCAAGTTCGCCAAGCTCCAGGTAAATATGGAGATGCATCTGTTTTACCTTGTGGAGAAGCTCAAAAATTCTTTGCTTCTATTATTTGCCGTACTCGTAGACAACAATCTCAAAAAGAAGAAAGTAAAGAAGGTGATATTATTGCAAATCAAATTAGTGTAACTACAGAAAAGAATAAATTGGCCCCTCCATTCAGAAAAGCAGAATTAATGATTTATTATGGTAAAGGTTTTTCAGCAGATAATGAAATGTTAGATTTAGCTGTAGAATTTGGTATATTAACAAAAGCTGGAGCATTTTATAAATATAAAGGAGAAACTATTGGACAAGGATCTGCTAAAACTAAAATTTGGTTAGAAGAACATAAAGATATTAAAAATAATATAATGGAACAAGTTAAAGAAATTCTTATGAAGCCTAATAATGAAAAAATGATTTTAGAAAAAGAAGCAGAGTCAGAGTTAAATTATGATCCGGATACAGGTGAAATAATAGAATAAGGAGAAATAAAATGCTAGAATTTTTAAAAAAATTGTTAAGAATTGGCGAAAAATGTTATTGTGAAGGTATATGTCATTGTAAAAAGATTACATGTGATGGTCCAGATTTAGAAGAAGATTTTGATGAAACAATTACACGTAAAGATTATAAAATTACTATACCTTATAGTATAAATGCAGAATTAAAAAAAGAAGGTATTTCGATTTCAGCTACAAAATATAATGGAAAACCTTCGTGTGTACAAATGTTTAAAGTAGTTGATGGAAAAGTAAAATACATCGGTACATTAAAAACATATATGAACGTTAAATCTTTTAAAGATAACAACGTTTGTAATTTTAGTCGTGAAAACTTAATTTATAAAGAAAAGGAAAATTAAAATGACAGAACAAGTAGATGTTGAAGTCGGTGGTTTAAATACTGAAAGATTAAAATCTATTATTGAACGTATAGAAAATGTAGATAATGAGATTAATGCATTAAAAGAAGATAGAAAAGGTATAATGCTTGAAGCAAAATCTGCAGGTTTTGATACAAAAGCTATTACCCATGTTATTAAACAAAGAAAAAAGAATAAAGCACAGCGAGATGAAGAGGAATTAGTTTTCGAAACCTATGAAAGAGCTGTTGGTTTATAATACATTATAAATGGAAAAATAATTTAAATAATTTAGTAGAATCCATATAAAGTATGGATTCTATTTTTATATTTAAGTTAAAGGAGTCAATTTAATGGAAAATATTATAAAGAATAGAAGTAAAGATGAATATATTTGTACACTTGGTCCAAAATTATTATTAATTGCACTTAAACCTTTAGATAATGATAAAAAAGAAATATTTGATTCAATACAAGGTATTGAATATTTGAGTAATTGTTTCAAAAGTAAGTTTAAATCCGCAGAAACTCATGTTACATATTTATTAGATACTGATTCTAATTCTAATTTATTTCAAAATGGTTTTTATGATATATTCAATTATTACAATAAAAAAGGTACTTTTGATCCTAAACAATTTATGATAGGATTTATAGGTCAAAAGTCTTTTGATGAATTCAAATATAAGTCTGACTCCCTTGTATTTGATGGGGTATATAGTGTAGGGCTTCGTGAAATTACTTCAAGCATAAGAATTTATATATCTGGAATTAATGGAAATAAAGATTTTTATGCTCCCTACATTATATTACCTGATGTAACTGAAGATTTTTCTAAAACTAATGTTTTATTAGATAATACAAAAATAGCCCAATCTATAACTACTTCACCATATAGTACAACAAAAGAAGTAATTGATCATTTTAAATTATTAATTGAAAAATATAATGCAGGTGATATAAAAGGGTTTAGATTTAATTCAAAAATAAATTTTGATTTACCTAAACCGAAAACCGAATATTTCAAAGTATATGATTATGGTACAACACATGAATTAGTTTATTGTCCTTCTGATATTATTTGTGAAAATGATACTTTAGAATTAAAAAATGAATTTAAAAAAAGTTTAATTGAATTATTTAAAACTGTACCAATTTGTGGAGATGATATAGAAAAAACACTTAGTTTATATAAATTTCCTGGACATGAACAAATAAAAATTGTTGAAGAAAAAGATATTATTCCTGATCCATATGAAATTATATTAGATAGACCTTATTTTAAAATCGTAGGAAGCAGAAATGGTACTCCTTCTAATTGGTATACTAAATGGAGAAATGAAGTATTCTATGGCTTAAATTTAGACAAAAAAACAATAAAGCGCGAAGGATATGACGATAGTTTAAAATATGAATGGATTTATGATATAGAGGTTTTTAAAAATGATTGGCTGTTTGTTGCAAAATCAATAGATGGCGAAAGTAAAGTTGTTTGCTGGAATGATCCTATAAATTTAGCTAAATGGATTAAAAATAAAATTTTGATTGGTTTTAATAATGCTGGATATGATGATGCTGTTATTCATCATGCATTAGTTTATCCATATGCTGTAAAGGGTGCTTTAACAGTTAAAGAATTTTCTGATTTAATGATTTATGATGAATTAGATAATGTAAAAAGACGTCCTGAAATAAGAGAAGAATTTAAAAATCAAAGATTAGTTTTTGATCCTCCATTTTTGTCATGGGATTTAAGTTTTCATATGCCATTTGATATTAGACGTAATTCATTAAAAAAACTTACAATGTCTATACTCAATAAACGGAATTATGATTCAAATGTACCATTTGATACTCCTAGACCACTAACTAAAGAAGAGCGTAAAGAAGTAGAAAAGTATTGCGAAATGGACGTTGATAACACTCGTGATTTATTTTTACCAGATCCAGAAGATGTTAAGAAAAAAGAAGAAAATCCAAAATATAAAATGAGAGAATTTGCAAGAGATTCTTATGATATTAAATGGAATTTGATTGTTGAATATAAAATGACTGCAAAAACTCTTATTACAAAATCTTCATCTTTTGCTGGAAAAGTGTTATGTGGAGAAGACGCTAAACCAAATCTTCAAAATACCTTTAAGCTAGTAGATGGCAAAAGACAATATTATCTTATTCCAGAAATGGCATATAAAGAATTAGAAGGAACACCTGTTTTAAATTTTTATATTAAACATCAAAGTAATCCAGATTATATAAAAGAAAAATTTGAATATTATATGGGAGGAAATGATGAAAGTCATAAATATCAATTTGGTTTTGGTGGACTTCATCAAGCTTTAGTTAATTTTGGATCTACTAATCTTTGTAATTTTGATGTAGCTAGCTTATATCCATCATTACTTATTCAATATAATCTAATGTCACGAGGTGCAGAAAAAAATCCAGATTCTTATAAAGAAGTGTATCATACACGTATAGCAGCTAAACATGAAGGTAAAACATTATTAAATCTTGGTTTAAAATTAGTATTAAATGGTGCTATAGGAGCAATGTTAAGTAACTATAATCCATTATATGATACTTGGTCTAATTCGAGCATTTGTGTACATGGACAATTACTTTTATTTATTCTTTGCAAGCGTCTTTATGAAGCAGGATTTAATATTGTTCAAACTAATACAGATGGTATTATGGTAGAGCGTAGAGAAGATATAGACTTTATGCCAATTTGTAAAAAATGGGAAGAAGAAACAAGACTTGTTCTCGAATATGATGACATTGCGATTTTACAACAAAATAATGTTAACAACTATTATTGTCAATTTACAAATGGAAAGGTTAAGTCTAAAGGTTTTTATTTATCAAATGAAAAATATGGTAAAGCAACAAGTATTATTCTTTGTAATATGGTAACAGGTAAACCATTATTAGAAGGAACAGAACCTAGAGACTATGTAATTTATAAACGTCATAGTATTGGTGAAATTTATGATGGAAAAACTAATCAAAAATTAGAAGGTCGTAGTTTAGCATTTGTTGTTGGTTATCCAGAAGATTCTAGAACACAATCTTATTATAGTCGTAGTCGTAATGAAAGAGAAGTAGTTAAAAAAGATGAAAATGGAAAAGCTATAGTAGATGAAAATGGAAATAATGTAATGGAAACAATAAATAGTATTTCTAAAATTAATGGTTTTACTGAACATATGCTTTTGGTAGATGATACAAATACATTAACTTTTGATGAAATTAACACAAAAGAATATATAAATTTTGCTAAAAACTTACTTG